CAGGAGGGAAATATTCCGAGTGGGTCTTTTATTTTTTTTTGTAAAACTTTAGTTTCTTATTAATATATTATTAATGTGAATATATGAGATTTATATTTTAATTTATTTAGGAGGGATAGTATGTTACACGTGTATGTAGTTGAAGCATCTGGCTGGGTCGACGGACAATTTATACATATAGCTTCTGATTATCATCAGTCCTTAGTGGACTGCTATGACGATCTAGCTGAAGCCCCTCAGGGGTTATGCTTCGAAGAATTCTGTTATTAATTTAGGAGGTTAATGTGATATGAAATTGTATAATTATTGGGGCTTCATTGGAAGCCTCGCCGAAATCGAAGATTATGTGAGAATCTTCGATGATAATTATTGGAACGGCGAACCAGTTCCATTTGAGGCTGATGTATATGGCCTCATCTCAGGCAGGCATGAAATGCCTGTAAAAAAATTTATATTAAAAGATATAGTTTTTGGACCAACTTCATATATTAGCATGGAGGAAGAAGCCATTAAAGTTTTGGCATCACAAAAAACAAACAATGCCATACTCATATATGTAACTGGTTATACGCCAGCTACAATAGCTGCTATAAATGCAGCAAAATCAGTGGGATATTCTCAAATCATTCTGAAACACCATGATAAAGATAGTAATCTCTATCTCGATCAGTGGGTGTATTAAGGAAGGTGAATATGATGAAAAATGATATTCTTATAACTATTTTACTAATAATAATCTCTATACCCGGGATTATTATAACTTTAGCAAAGCTCAAATTAGCTTTGCTATTTTTACAATAAAGGAGAAATAAAATGAAGAAAGAATTGTTTAATGCTAAAAATATTATAGCGATGACTGCTATTTTTATAGCCATCATCGGTGGTGCATTCTACGGCATTTATGCCCAAAAAGCTGATGCCGATACAACAACTTCACCACAAACAAAAATTGAAGCTCGACAGAAAATTGAGAAAGAGGCAATTAGTAATCAGGTAAAAAAAGTATCCAATGAAAAAAAGATTCACGCTAGTGAATCTACTATTCACGTTGGCAAACCAACCTCAAATAACGGCCAGTTTGGTCGTACCCTAAATACATACTGCTCAATCCCAGTACAAAATGATTCTGACTGGGCTGTTCTTGTCACTGTTAAGTTTACAGTGACAGTATATGATAGTGCGTGGAAGAGAGAAATCACGCACGAGGAAATTATCCAAAAGGCAATCCGATCACATACTAGTGATGTAGTTGAACTCAAGAAGTCTTATACGACTTCTGAGTTCATTAGAGGGAGTTATGATATCGTCGAAGTTCGCGAGATCTTCGGGAAAGGAGTAAACTAATTTATGCCTGACTTTTCTACAATATTATTTATTGCATGTATTCCGTTAGTCATGTTGATTATATTATCAATAGACCGATAAGAATAATAAGAGGAGATGGGATAAATTCCCATCTCCTTACTTATATTTTTTTTTCGTCATTTTGAACACTCTATTAAATTAAAGGAGGTTTAATATGACTAAAGAACGAGCTAAGGCAGAAGAATTAATCTATAAGGTTATGGATGCTTTAGATAAAACTGGTAGTATGTCAAGATACTATGCTGAAAAATTTAAACCTATGGATGATAAAGAATTTCTAAAATATATCTCTAAGAAATTCCCATATAGATTTCAAACCCGTATATTTAAAATAGAACCAACTTTTGTTGAAATAGAGAAAGCTGCTAAGGTACTTGGAGTACCATTGATGGAGAAAGTATCCACTCCTGATCTATATAAGAATAAAGATGGAGTTCCTGTAAGTACTAAAGAAGCATTAGTTGTATATATTCATTTAAAGAAAATGAAACAGTTCTTGACTAAGAAGAACTCTATCTCTACTAATATTGCATCTAGAGATAATAAAACTGGTAGACTCGTAGGTCATGATAAAAATGGTGCTACATCTGACCGTGAAATGGAATCTCTAGTTGTATCTGGTATGGATAATACAATTCAAGAACTTTCTAGAGCCCGTGCTGATTCACCAGAAGCTAAACAAGCTATGTATAATACAATCTCTGCTCTAGGAACAGTTTCATTAAAAGACATTCCTGAAAGTAAAACTGATGTACTTTCTAAGAATATGATGAATGTCTATATGTTGGGATCCCATATCAATACTAACTTGATTAATATAGATAATATGACTCCTCAAACTATAGCAAATAAGCGTATCTCGAGACGCAACTAAAATTATTCATAAGCATTTTAGATGCAACCAACAAAAGAATACCCCATAGGAGTTCAACTCCTATGGGGATATTTTATTCATTTTAGACTACGGTATCGGCTACCCATAACTAGATGGGTAACCTAAGACCGCAGTCTCTTATAATTATTATTGAAAGGAGGTAAAATATGAATTAACCAAATTTTACGTCTAAATATACAGTAACTGCATATTTTTACTATAATGTTTATATTATAATTAATTATATATTATAAAATTGTTAACATATGCAGAAATATGTTAATAATTAATAACCAATGTCAAACATTAGGGTAAAATTAAAAATTTCTTATATTTATATGGAGGAAATATATAATGGATAAGAAAATCGGAGTAATTCACGAGATTGGAGACATGGGTCTTGGTTTCGAAGAATTAACAGAAAAAGATCAAAAGGCTCTTAATGAACAAGTTAAAAAAGAGCAAGATAAAAAATCGCAAAAATAATTTGTTTGATTATTTTATGAGTGCGATGGTGGTCAATCCCCATCGCACATTCTTTTTATAAAAATTCCATATTACTAGGCAGTGGTAATATGTTTATGCAATAAAATATATAATAGAAAGGATGTCTTAGAACAAAATCCTGTGTGGATCCTATAATATTAAGGAGCTGATGAAAATGAATTCCACATCAAAACCGATGCGAGCTCTAAAGAGCACGTCAAAGGGTATGAGAAGAATGAAATTTGCATTACTCACAATGCTTATTTGTCTTATATCCATCGTTCCAGTATTTGCACTTAGAGCAGATAGCGACGAACAAAAACAAAATGAAGAACGTCAAGATAGCATAGTGCAAGAGATGGCAGATAATATAGTGACAAATCATAGAGAATATGATCAAAGAATCACTAGAATTATTTTAAAAGATTGGTTTAAATACAAGTTCGATGCAGTAGAAGATTCTTATGAAAACTACTACAAAACTATGGAAGAAAAAAATAAAACCAAATCTGAATTGGAAAAAGTTAGACTAGAAATCAAAGCTAAAGCCGAAAAAGACGCGGCTGAAGTTAAAGCGCGTGAAGATGTATTAGCTAAAGAACAAGCTAGAGCTAACGAAATTAAAAACAATTCTCGTTATTCGGTAGACCGTTATTCCGATCTATCAAATCAACACGCAGTTATTTCAGTTGATGACATGAATAATATTATTTCTCATTGGGAGAAATATAATGGTGGATCCCCATTTAATGGGCATGGAGATATCTTTATCCAAGCATCTCAAGCTTCTGGATTAGACCCAATTTATATCTTTGCTCATGCAAGCTGGGAATCTAATTGGGGTAAATCTTATTTAGCTAGAGACCGTGGTAATTATTTTGGTATTAATGCAGTAGATGTAAATCCTAATGCGGCTCATCATATGGGCTCAACAATGGCTGATGGCATCGTAAATGGTGCAGTTTGGATTAGCCAACACTATTATAGTGAGGGCGCTACAAATCTAAATGGTATGATTTATGGTCATAAGCAGTATGCTAGTGCAGCTGATAAATGGATTAATGGCATTAATTCAATCATGAGTGAATCTTATAGTGTATTAAGACAATCTCGTGGAATGTAAATAATAATAGAATTTACAACAAATATATAAACTTAGAGTATTGGGATGGGCATTTGTCCATCCCTTTTATTTTTTGTCTAAGGAGGATTATAATGAAAGCTAAATTAATTGGTATTGGGGCTGCTGGTAATAAAGCTGCAATGCAAGCAATTGAGAATGGCGTATTTAATCGAGAAGATGTACTTCTGATTAATACTACTCGAAAAGACATGAAAGATAATTATGATGATATCAATGTAATCATCGGAAGTGGTATGGGCGGATGCGGTAAAGAACGTAACCGTGCCAAAAATATCACTATTGATTCTTTAAAATCTGAAAAATTAAAAATTGATCAATTTCCAGGTGCAGATGATGATGCAATCGTAATTGTGTCTTCCTCTGAAGGCGGTACTGGTTGTGGATCTTCTACTATTTTGGCTAAATATATCCGTGAAGTGTTAAATCTAAATGTGCATCTTGTAGTATTTGCAGGATTTGAGGATGATGCTCGTGGATTGCAAAATACAGTAGAATACTTCCAAGAGCTTCAAGATAACTATACAGTTGAAGCTATTAGTAATAAGAAATTCTTAGCCACTAGTAAGAATAAACAAGAAGCCGAGCATAAAGCTAACTTAGAATTCTGTGATCGTATGCGTGTATATCTTGGTTTAGATCTAGTTGATTCTAATCAAAATATTGATGAAACTGATTTATATAAGATTGCTACCACTCCAGGATTTATGACTATTGAAATGGCTAAATTTGATGGTATCAAGAAACAATCTGACTTTGATAAAGTATTCGAAGAAATGATTTACGATACAAAAAGCTTGGATTATTCTAATACTGCAAGACGTATTGGCGTATTTATGTATGCATCTGAACGTAGCCAAAATGTTGGTTTTGATAACAAGAAAATTCGTGAAGAACTTGGTGAACCATTTGAATTCTTTACACATATTCAAACAGTTCCAGCTGGTCAAGAACGAGTTTGTATTATGGCATCCGGTATTAAACTTCCTGTAGAAGAAGTTGAGAAGATCTATAATGAATATAAAGAAAGAACTGCAACTGTAGATAAACAAAAAGATAGTTTCTTCGATAAGATTGGTTCTATGGGTATGGATGAAGATGATAGTATGTTTAATCTTAAAGATGCATCTTCTAAGAATCCTACAACTGATAGAAAAACTAATTTCTTTGATGCAGTTGAAGATAAGAGTGTAGTTACTATCAAAGTTGGTAAGAAAAGTAAGAAAGATGATTTCTTCGATAATTATTAATAATCTTATTAACGTGAAAGGATAATTCTATGGGATTATTTGATAAATATACAACTCAACCAAAAGCTCCAAAGACTAATTCAGTTAGTTTGAAGAAAACTCTAACAACTATAAGAACTGAATTAACTAAATTGGATTGGAATAGTAGAGAAGCAGTATATGAATTCTTTGAGAATAATCTCATGGATTCTATCTACTATCTTGGTACAAACGAAGATCTATATAAGAACTTTGGTATTCGTGGGGAAATATATATCACTATTGATGCAGTATTAACTCAAAATCCAAATATAGTTCTTCCAAAGAATATTGTAATTCACTTAAATGATTGCATGTTTGGATTCTTATTCTCTGTTGATCCAGTTTACTTTGGACCAATCTTTACTAGAACTAAAGAATCCATTATAAATATCTCTAAGCTTATAAATAAGTCTACATATGAAAGATTAGACTTTGTTGATTGCTGTAGCAATGAGCAATTATTAGACTATCTTCCAATTTGTAGAAACTCTAGCTTAGAAGAAGCAGTCAATATCCAACGTACTAATATCATTATAATGACATCTTTGAATCCTAGATTGACTTCAGAAGAAGATATTAAGGATTTATATGGGGAGCTCTTCTATGAAAATTGGGAAGAGTTATTCCTTAATTCTATGACTGAAGTATATCCATCTAATATCAAAGAAGACGATGGTTGGATGTATGATATGATGACAAATGCATTATTAGAAATGCTTAATGAAAAACCAATGTCTGAAATTAAGAGCATTCTTATTAAGTATTCTGAAAAATGCTTAAAGATGCAATTAACTAAGGTTGGTGTACGGTGCTCATTATTTGAACTTTCTTCTGATTATGATAAAATTGTTTATATTGCAGAAGAATTACGCGACCAGGGGATGTATATCATATAATATAAATATACCCAAGGAGATTCAATCTCCTTGGGTTATCTTTTTATTTTTTATAAACTTCTGAACTTATTAATAACTAAAAAAGTATTAATACGCAAAGGAGTATTACTATGGGCTTATTAATTCAACGCGTTGCGGAAGTATCTGGATATAGTCCAGAACAAGGCTTATATGATGTTGCATATCCTACTGGATTTTTAAATTTTGACCATTTAAATGGTTATAATTTGAATACATTTAACGATAAAGGTGAATTAGTTCCAACTAAACATATTGGTTTACTTGATGGGTCTTATAATCTATTGATTGGTAGATCTGGTTCTGGTAAATCCACATTTGCAGTTCAAGCTGGTGCAAATATTATTTCTCAATTTGAAGATGCAGAAATGATGATTCAGTCTATGGAAGGCGGTATTACAGTACCACGTTTAGAAACATTGACTGGTTATGTTGGAAATGAATTGTTTAATAGAATCTCTATTAAGAATAGTGGTATTACTGCAGAATCAATCTATGATGATATTTATAGCATCTATGAAACTAAAATTAAAAATAAGGAAAAATTCTTATATGATACTGGCATGAGAGACTCTACTGGTAATCCTATTATGAAATTTACTCCAACAGTTATGGTTATTGACTCCATTGCACTATTAGCACCTGAACGTATTGCTGATAAGGGCGAATTATCTGGTCAAATGGCGGCTACAGCAATGGCTAAAGCCAATACCGCATTACTTAAAGGTGTAATGCAATTGATCAAAGCTACAAATATCATTCTTCTAGTAATCAACCACATTACTGAAAAGATTGAAGCCAATCCAATGATGCATACTAAAGGTGCATTGATTTATCTTAAACAAGGTGAATCTCTACCTGGCGGTAAAGCTGTTACGTATTTGGCTAATAACATCATTCGGTTTGATGATAGCAAACTCAAAGAAGAGACATTCGGATTTAGCGGTGCACAAGTTGATATATCTCTTGGTAAATCTCGTACAAATAAAGCTGGTAAGTCTACACCATTAATCTTCTCTCAAGAAAATGGGTTTGACTCTTTATACTCTTTAATGGTTATGCTTAAAGATGCAGGTGTTATTGCTACTAAAGGTGCATATTTAGCATTAGATGGATATGAACCTAAATTTAGAACTCGTGACTTCAAGCAATTATTTATGGATGATGAAGAATTTAGAAAAGCATTTGTTAGAGCGGCTAATACTGAATTAGAAAAATTGCTTACTCCAATTCCTACTGGCGGTCAAGCTACGAATGCATCTATTACAAAAGATCTAATTGCTACATTCAAAGCATTGGAAGATTAATTAATACAGTGATTATATATTATAAATCAGATATAGCGGAAGAGTTGTTAAAACTCTTCCGTATTAATTTTTGTAAGTGTTTAAGAAAGGAAGAAAAAGATGGCCGGAAGTCTCAATCTAGAAGATAGAATAAATGAGGTTAGACAGAGATTAAGCAGTCCAGAACAGGTATTAGGGAAAGAGTTGATTCAACCATTTCCTACAAGTAGTTCCGGTAGCCGTAAAATAATGTATAGTGTCCATTCAGAACAAGCAATGGCACTGTGTAACCCAGAAGTACCATTCATTCAAACTGGATTTGAGAATGAGTACGGAAGAAGATCTACATCTTTCCAACAGGCAGAGCAAAATAAAAGGGTGTTGGATAAAGTAGAAAAATATGGAATAAATCCTGGGCATGAATATTATTTGATCGTTTATAACGAAGAAAGTAATACACTTGATCTAATCCATAAATGCGATTATAAGTATATTACAGAGTCATTTGGTTATCAGATCAATAATTCATATCTTGATTCATTAGCCCCAGGAAGTATTATTGAAAAAGATACGGTTATTAGCAAATCTAGAGGGTTTGATAAATATAATAACCGTATGGATGGCATCAATGTTTTACTAATGTATATAGCTCAGAATAAGACTACTGAAGATGCTATTGAAATTAGTGAATCTTGTGCTAAGAAATTTAGATCTCCTTTGGTTAAGAAGATATCATTCATGATAAATGAAAATGATATCTTACTAAACTTATATGGGAATGATGCAATCTATAAAGTCATTCCTGATATTGGAGAAAAGATTAATGATGGTATCTTAGCTGCAGTACGAAGAGAAAATAAAGAAGAAGCTCTATTCTCTCAAGTATATAGCAAGCTTAAAGATATCAATATGTCTGATGAAAAGATTACTAGCTCCGGTACTGTAGTTGGTATCGAAGTTAGAACTAACAATCCAGACTTAATGGAAACATCTATCTATAATACACAGCTTAATATGTATTATCAAGATAAACGTCGTTTCTGTGAAGAAATGATTAGTAAGGTTAATAAGTTGAAGATTCACTATCAATGTGAATTATCTTATGACCTTCAAAAGATGGTTTATACTTGTCAGCAAGTAATTGATGGAGTTAAATATGATATGGATAGCAATGTATATTCCAACTTACAAATGGATGTATACGTTCTTGAAGAAAATGAACTCCACATTGGTGATAAGTTAACTAATCGTTATGGTGGTAAAGGGGTAATCTCAAGTATTATTCCTGATGAACTAATGCCACAAACAGAAGATGGACAATATGTAGAAATGAAATACAATCAAGCTACGGTTGTCAATCGTCTAAATCCATCTCAGTTATTTGAGATGGAAATTAATTCCGCATCAGCATCTATTATTAGAAATCTTAATAAACAAGATGTAAATGGTTCTTTAGAGAAACTAGTTAAGTTTACGAGATTCTTTAGTCCAACTCAAGCTGATGAAATGGAAAACTTTATTAGAGAAAGCAATCCATCTGTAAGAGCAGAATATCTAAATTCTATTATCGAAGATGGAAATCTTACTCTATCTATATTACCAATTCAGGAAGCAACTAATATTGACGTACTTAGAGAAGTACTTCATGAGTTCCCTGAAACTAAACATCGTAGAGTTCTAACTCCTATGCTAGATTCTACTGGTACAAAATATAGATTAGCAAAATCTTTAAGACCTGTATTGGTTGCTAAACAATATATCTGTAGATTGAAACAGTATGCAGAAGAAAAGTTCTCAGCAACTAGCATGTCTTTTAGTAATAACCGTGGTGAAAATAGTCGCAATAAAAACTCTGGACTATATAAACCAGTTTATACTAATACTCCTATCCGTCAAGGTGAAATGGAAATTGGTGCCTTGACTCATATTGGTGATGATATTAATGTAATTATGCTTATGCTTTACAGTACTGCTCCTATTGGTCGTAGAGCTGTAAAAGAATTACTTACTGGTAATCCTAATGATATTAATATTGTATTGACAGATGATGCAAAATCTCGTTCTGCCGAAATCGTTAATACTTATTTGAAATCTATCGGATTACGATTAGTATTTGAGAAAGTTCCAAAGAAACTTACAAATGCATTATTATATAATATTCCTGATGAAGATTTCTACGTTCCTGCGTTTTTGAAGGAAGATGGTTACTTAGGTGAGTTGAATCTAAATAACGATAAGAATTTGAAAATTACAGTTAAGAAAATCAATGGGAAATATTATCCACAATATAAAAACTTTAAAGAACCTTGCGTTCCAGCTATTATGACTGGTGCAATGTCTTCCGAACAACCTGAAGGATTTGATGATACAGATCCATTCTGGATGATGCGGGATATAAAATACTTTAATAAATAAGGAGTTTATCATGATTCTAAGAGATCTATATACCGATCTTCTAAGAGGTAATCTTGATAATGTATTTGATCAAGAAAATGTACAAATTATAAATAGTGTGACTTCTAAATTATTATCCAATCCAAGTTGGACTAATAAAGATATAGAAGATGCTGATCTCATTTTACGAATAAGTAATATCTTATACAATAATACTGACTTCTTAGCATTACCATTAGAAGATGGTATTTATGATTTATTACTTGAAGCTTATAGGAAATATAATCCTCATTTTCAAGTCGGGTCTGAAGTTGTACATTTCAAATTGCAATCTTCTAAACAACCTAAGTCTAGTAAAAATGAGCCTCATTATATTGAAGCTATAGTTAGCTATCCAAAAGAAGCTAAAGAAACTATTTATGAGCAAGTATTTACTGAAACTCCTACTAATAGATTCCAAGAAGCATATGCAACTCATCATGCTACTGTATCTGATAGAGGACGAGATACTGCTCATAAATATCCTAAATTAGTTGGAACCTTAGATAAGTGTAAATTTGTTACAGACAAAGAAGCACAAGATGCTATGGTTTATAAAGATCCTAAAGTAAGAATCTTTGAAAGAGATTTCTTAGCTAAACATCTTATGATGGGTCTTATTGGATATAACCAACCAATCGAAATGGTTGCCGAAATTAAATATGATGGTTTATCAGTTGAAGCTGAAGTTAATAATCAGATTATTAGTGCCAGAACTCGTGGTGATCTTGATGCTGACTTAGCTACAGATCTAACTGATATCCTAGCTGGCTATAGATTCCCAAATAATATTTCTAATGATGAAATTATTGGGATGAAGTTCGAAGCTATTATAACTAAAGAAGATTTGATTAAATTTGAAAATGCCACTGGTAAAGAATATAAGAATATGAGAACTGCAATAGCTGGAATCATTGGTTCTGCTAATGCTAGAGATTATATTAACTTTATTACTTTAGTACCATTGGCTACTTCATTAGAGTTTAATAATCGAATCGAAGAATTAGAATTTATGAATAGATATTTTGCAACTAAAGAACCTAACCGTTATCAATATATGGTTGGGGATTTTGCAAATCTTCTATTCCAAGTTAAGAAGTTCACTGATGAAGCCGCATGGTATCGCGACTATATGCCTTTTGCATATGATGGTATTGTAGTATCCTATATGGATAAAAATATCATCAATGCATTAGGTAGAGAAAACCATGTGAATAAATATAGTGTGGCTATTAAGTTCAATGCTATGGTTAGAACCACAAGATTCAGAGGATATCAATATACCATTGGTAAGAATGGTGTAATTACTCCGATGATCATGTTTGATCCAGTTGAATTTAATGGTACAATTCATAACTTAGCATCAGGTCATTCTTATGAACGATTCAAAGCATTAGCATTAAAATATGGAGATCTAATCGATGTTACATATGTAAATGATGTAATGCCATATGTATCAAATCATAGATGTCCAGAAAATGATGCAAATCCTAATAAATTGGAAAGATTCATCGATATTTGTCCATCCTGTGGAAGTGCACTTGAGGAATCTATTAGTGGCAAATCTGTAGTTTGCCCTAACCCAGATTGCCCTGGACGTGGGCTTGCAAGAATGGAAGATATGCTTCAGAAGATAAATTTCAGAGATTTCTCTGGAGCTACAATACGTGAATTAAATATAACATCATTTACTCAATTGATCAATATAACTAAAGATCAATTGACTTCTCTTGGGGAAGTAAACTCTGCAAAATTCATGGATAGAATTAATGAGCTTAAGACAAATAAGATTTATGATTATAATATCATTGGAGCTCTTGGCTTCTCTGATATAGCAATCAAATCTTGGAAGCTCATTTTACATGAACTGAGACTTGAAGAAATAATGAATCTAGATCCAGCTACATTGGAATTCAAATTATTGAAGATCAAAGGTATTGGTAAAGTTGCTACTGAGACTATAATCAATGAGCGACATTTATTCATGCAAGATCTTGTTACAATATCTGAAATGCCAAATGTAATTAGAACTTGTGGTCTAGTAGATAACCGAAAGAAGATAGTCATCACTGGATTCAGAGATGATACTTTATCTGATTTGGTTTCACCATTAGGATACTTTGTTACTGATAGTGGAGTAACTAGAGATACATCAATCTTATTAATTCCACAGCCTGGATTTGCTAGTAGTAAAGTCGATAAGGCTATGAAATATGGTGTTCAGATTGAAACTATAGTAGATTTTAGGAAGCGATTAGGGTTGTAAAAAGTTACAAAACAAAATACAAAGTATTAATATATTATAGTTATGGAGACATATAGAATTGATCATCTATGTGTCTTTATATATACATTTCTTTTATTTCTTTGCAAAGGAGATTTTTATTATGAAGAAAGATGTTAAGGAAACAAGTATCATTTCTACCGTTGTGGATCGTTTGAAATCCGAAGAAATGATTCTATTCCATTCCAACCAATTTATGCAAGCTGGGAAATGCATCTTATTTGGTGCAGTCAAATTCTTAGCTAACACTAAATTCGAAAATGAAGTGGCTTTACGTATCAATGATAAGAATGGCGTATTTATCATTGCTGTAGTATTGGAAAAAGTAAAAGACGACGAAGGTAAAGATAGCTTTGAAGCTCGTTTTGAAACAAACGAAGAAGGTATCAAAGATATCGCTACTGTATATGATTTGACTGATGAAGAAGTTCAACGCTTCATTAATCGTTTCATGTATTCTATCAGTAATAACAAATTCGTTACAAATGATTTCGTATATAAAGTATCTCGTGTGATGTTTAGTGCAATCATTAACTTCTTATTGAACCTTGGTAAAAATGAAGTTGACGAAGATGGTTATGAAGTGGCATTCGATGAATATCTAACTGCTACTGCAACTGATGAAGATGGCAAACATGCTATTGCGTTAGAACCTTCTACAGATTTGAAGAAATTCATCAAAGATGATAGCCTAATCGACGTAGAATAAGAAATATAAAATGGTGGTTAGATTCAACATCTAACCACCTTATATTTTTCTTTTTAGTATATGGAGATATTAAAATGAAAAAGGCTATTATTAATGGTGAGTTGTATACAATCTACGACTTCGAGGAAGGTATTAGGCATCATGAAGAACCTAATATTGCAGTCGAAGAAGATGGTATTGTATATCCAGTCATAAGCAAAACAAATGCGTATGGTCAGACTGGGGTATTTGTTGACGGATGTATGGCTACATTCGTTAATGCCTCAGATAAACCAGAAAACTATAAAGTCGATAATCTGAAAGTTATTGACTTTAGCAATACAAAAAGCATGAAAGAGCAAATCGAAAAGAATGCTGAACTACGTGAAATGGAAGAGACTGTATTGGTTAGCCCTGATAATATTTTCAATGCTAAACCAAAACCTACAGATCTTCCAGAAATGATTGCTCTTAAACAAGCTGTAAACCAAAAGCATATTGATATTAATAAGTATGCATATCGATTTGGTGATAACTTTAATAATGATAGAAGATTGTTTGAAAAACCAACAATCACTTTATCCAAGTTGAAGACTATTGCTGAAGCATTAGATATGTCTTGTTATATCATTATTGAAGATAAAGATAAAGATGTGCCTAATCCGATCGGTAGCCAAGTTAAAGTTCGGATTACTAATATCGAGGAGGGAGAAGCAGATGATTAATCAGGCTAAGTTCATTGCTGATTACAATGAACGTAATAGACCTAAGTTTAATGATAAATTCTTCCAAAAGTCAGATGATGATATCATCGAGGATTTGAAAGATGTAATTCTATCTTGTCAACGTGATAAATTTTACACGATCCGAGTAGAAAAATTCGAAGTCATCGATGATTATGCAGAAATCCAAAGATTATTGACAGGAGAAGAAACTCCTACAATATCTATTAAGGATTCTGATCTAAAAATTCTTAAAGTAACCTATTATACTGCAATCGGTAATCAAGAAGATACATTTGATGTATTGATTGCAGTACCACGTGTTATTGATGGTGCTTATATTCATCTAAATGGTAATGATTATTTCCCATTATTCCAATTAGTTGATGGTAGTACTTATAATAATACTTCTTCAGCATCGGCTAAGACTCAATCTATTACGTTGAAAACTAACTCTAATGCAGTTAAGATGCTTCGTAACTTCTTTGAGTTTAAATTATCTGATGGTGAAACTTTTAAGAAATTAGCATCATTTAGTGTTTATCTATTTGATCATAAGGTAACTTTATTTGAATATTATCTTGCTAGATTTGGATGGTATAAAACCATTTCCGAATTTAAGTTTGATCATGTAATTAAAGTTACTGAAGAAGATCCACAAGATGATGAATATGATACATTTGTAGTTCAAAACAGTCATATGAAAACTCCTATCTATATTTCTGCAGTTAGAAGTGTTTTAGATGCTGATAGAATTCTACAATCTTTCGTAGCATCATTTATCATCTCTATCAATAAATATGCAACTAAGAAATTTACCTTAGATAATATCTATAATACAGATTTCTGGGTATGTAAACTTGGTTTTAACTTTGTAAGTTCTGAAACTTCAGTATTTACTAAAGGTAATGCAATTATTGAATCTTTAGAAAACTCATATGATATTCCAACTCAAAAACGCTTAAGATTACCAGATGAAATCAAATCTAATATCTATAGTGTATTGAAATGGATGGCTAGTGAGTTCTCTTATATTCGTCTAAAGGATAATTTAGATGCTTCATCTAAACGTATTCGTTGGTCTGAATATATTGCAGCGATGTATATTATGATTATCAATCTTAAACTACGTCGCTTACCAGAAAAACCAGATCCTAATGTAGAAGTACTTCGTATCAAACAGCAATTGAATACGCCACCAATGGCATTGATTGCTGAATTACAGAAGTCTAATCTAAAAGGATTTAGAAATATGGTTAATGACCGTGACTCTTTCTTACAATTGAAATATACCATCAAAGGCCCATCTGGCCCAGGTGAAGGTAATGGTAAGAAAGTAGCACAAAATATTCGTGCAGTAGATATCTCTCAATTAGGTATCATTGATGTTAATACATCATCTGCATCTGATCCTGGTGTTGGTGGTATGCTTTGTCCACTAAACGATAAAGTATTTGAATATAATTCATTTACCAATGAACCAGAACCAAATACTTGGGATGCTAATTTTGATGAATTGCTAAAGATTTATAGAGATCAAAAAGGTTATACTTCTGCAATAGCTCTCGCTGAAGATGCTGGTTTAGAATTAACTGATGATCGTAGTCCTGAATCTGTAGCATTTGATACAGAATATCTCGGTAATCTTATTGGAAAGATTGCTCCAACAAAAGCATTTGAAACTCAACTAAGACCTGCATTCATTAATATGGAAGATAGTGGGTCTATTATCTTTGAAGACTAGAGGAATAAGAATATGCCACAAGACATTTATTATAGATATTTTGTGTTCTCCAGAACACAAATGGAAACAATCAGAATTCGTGAAGAAAAGCTTGGTCGTCGTGCTAAGTTTGGTAAAGTTATTGTCGATGGCGTTCCAAAAGAGTACACTGATATTCTTTTGGATATGTCTGCGGCTAAATATCCTGACTCTATTAAAGTAGCAGAAGGGGATATTAGACGCATCGTCTATACTAAATAGGAGGTATATTTTATGAATCCAGTTGGACAAGCAAGTTGCGATCTTCATAATATTGGTCATTATTTAGCTAAATTAATTGGTAAAGAAACTCTTTACTGGGATAAGCTTAATACTATTGAACCAGATTATAATATTTTGACAGATCATGTAGATGAGTACTTTATTAAAAAGGATTTTGAAAAAGATTCTGAAAATAGATACTCTAATATTGAAATGCAAGCATTTGGTCGTAAATTCAGCGTACGTGGAAAAAATATTATTCTTGTTTTCAATAAATATATTCCAGATAGCGCTGTTGGTGATAACCCATTCAGTGTAGTTATCAATCAGGAAACTGATTCCATCAATACTTTATTGATTCATTTCAATCGTTTAAAATTAATGGTCGGAGATAAGGATTATGCGGCTTTATACTCCTTCTTTAATGCTTTATTCACATACATCTATGATAAAGAGTCTGCTATCGTAACTCTTCATACAATGTATACATATATCGACTTCGTATTTAATAACTTATATATGGAAGATGTAACTGGGTATATTAAATTCCATACATCTAAAGCAACTGAAGTTATTATGAATGAATGCGAAAAACTTAAAATCAATGACTCTCAAGGGTTCTTGCAAGAAGTATTAAATCAATTAGAAGATGAAGAATATAAAAATCTTTTCTATTCTCCTAAGAATACTGCAAGAATTACCGAAGCATCTAATGAACCTAAGTTTAACTTAAAACGCTTATTGAATACTATTGATAAAGTATTCTACGAGCAAAATGTTAATACTGTTCAAGTTCGTGATGCATTCATCTCTTTAGTTAAATCTAGAGATTTGAATGATGTTGTAAAAGTTGCTCAAGTTTATTCTTCTGAAGTTGAATTATATAATGAAATTCCAGAAACTATTCAAAAAGAAGTTATGGATATTATTGTAAAACGCATTGAAGATTTGATTGAATCTGAAGGTATTACAGAAATCAAACCTGAAACAGAAGACGAAAAAAAGACACGTCTCGAAAATGATATTGAAGCTCAAGTACGTAAAGCTTTAGATCAAATGAATAATAAATAATAATTATGGACTTGGGTCAAATACCCAAGTCCTTTTTATTTTTTGAGGATAATTAATATGAAAGAGGCAATTGTAAGTGCTAGTACATGTCTTAAATGTGGATCAAAGAATATGGATCTAGTAACCATTAATGGTTCTATTGTAAAATATTCTTCATATCTAAGCATGTTAAGCAAAGATGAAGTAAAAGATAAACTAAGCAATTACCAGCTATATAAATTCAAGTGTAGAGAATGTGGGCATACATCTTCTATCGACTGGAGATTTGGATTACCATGCCCAACTGAAGAAAAGGCTGATTTTTAGTTAAAACAAAGCAATAATATAAAGAAAGGAGAAACCCTTATGATTACAAAAAATAAAATTTTATACATCATAGGTGCTATAATTTATATTAGTTGCTTTGCTTACATTATATCCGATATGCTTCAAACTATCGAAGGTAGAATCTTATTATTTATTTATTCGACATCAGTCATTCTGACTGCTTTAATTCTATTTCTAGGTTATAAGATATTCAAAGCCCTACTAGTAATTATAGAAAAGTATAGCAAGGAATGATACCATGTCCAATTTAGCATTTACCATACTACTTTTATCTGGTTTGCTATGCATTATTGCTAATATCGGCTTTATATCTTCAATATCGATGATGTTATTGACAGTAATGTATATCATAACTCGTCCACGGAGGTAATATGTCAGTATTTAGTTTTATTAAGATAGTTGGGACCTTATATATGCTTCTCTCTATTTTGCTTACTATTTGTGTAGCTATTATACTTCCAGATGGATTAACTTTAGTGTCTCCTATTTGGATTACACTACTTGTATCTATCGCCGGTACTGCATTTTTAGTATACTCTAAAAAGAGAAAACAGTCTAAGGTTACAGGTAATAAATAATGAAATTAGACTTTATCACTCTAGTAATACTATTGACTATGGCAATTACTTTTTATAAGAATCTAACCACTCCAGGCGAAATTCCTATAGAAGTTATAACTGCATTTATATTTTTAGCAATAGTAGTACTAGCATATTATAACTCTAAGTAATAAAAAAGTATCTCATATTACACATACAAATAGTTTAATATTAAAAGGAAGTATAGAAATGACAGTAGAAGTAGGACTCTTATGTGGGTTCTTATTAACTATTATAATTGGAATAATTTTATTTATAGACTATGTGAAATTATCTCCAAGATATACAATAACAAGTAAACGTGAGGGAAAAGATGTACCTCTCTTTTATAATGTAGAAATTAATGGTGATTTTTCAATACCAGTTTCTAAATTAGATTATGATATAGTTTCAGTCGGTGATAAAATTGTGATAAGCAGTTATATTGGAATCGGCGATAACTGTAGAGTTTACAAAATCGAAAAGGTATAATATGAGACTTATTTACATAAGACTTGAGAATTACATAGGAATCTATAATGGTCGTGGAGACAATATCTTAGAGGTAGACTTATCACAGTCTACCTCTAATATTATTATAATCCGTGGCTCAAATGGTTCCGGTAAATCAACTTTATTGAAAGCTTTATCTCCACTCCAAGATGATAATACAGCAATCATTCCTGGGTTGGAAGGTAAAAAATCTTTAAGATATTTATATAATGGTGAAGTTTATGAGATCGTTTATATCCATCCAGTTAAATCTGATGGATCTAGAGGACAAGTTAAACTTCAAATCTATAAAGGAAATAAGAGAGAAGAATTAAATCCAACTTGGAATGTAACTTCTGGGAAGGATATTATCTTCGATCTATTTAACTTAGATGCTAACTTCTTGACTCTATCTCAATTATCTTCTGAGGATAGAGGGTTAGCAGATAAGAAACCGGCAGAACGTAAGAAGTTTGTTAATAGTATTATTAATGGTATCGAAGTATATAACAACATGTATAAAGTCGTTACCAAGAAATACTCAAACTTCAAAAGTATGATTAATACAATATCTTCTAAGATTGCCCAAATAGGTAATATAGAAGAATTGAATGTTAGATTTAATAATATCACTCGACAAGTAGAATTAGTTTCTGCTGAAAGAGATCAAGCAATATTAGAGACTGCAAAGCTAGACTCTCAAATAGAACTTTTATCTAAAGATAATAACTTAGAAACTTATTATAATGCCGAGAAAAGTTTAAGAGAGCTGAAAGCTACAGTCGATAAAGATATCAATACTATAATTGATATTTGTAAAGGTGAAATTCCATACACTACTGATATAACTGAAATATACGAATTGATTAATAAGAATTTAGAGAAATCTAATAATGAAATCAAACAAGTTATTTCAGATGAAGCTAAAGCTAGTACTAAGCTTGATTCTCTTACAAATGAAAAGACTAAAGTTTATGAAGAACTTCAAGTCAAAATAACAAAACGAGATTCTATTTTGGATAATAGCTTCTCTGAATCTGATTTGAATCTCTATAATGAATCCAAAGCTAAGATTTCAGAAATTGATAGAGAAATCAAATCTTTGAATTTAAATATAAAGAATACATCAGAAGCTGAAAGTCTTATCAATGCAGTAGAAATGATAGTGCCAGTTATAGATACACTCTATAATGGATTAGATTCTACTACAAGAAAAGATAAATCTAACTTTGTAAGATCTACTTTAGATAATAATAGAAACTATGTAAATCAGTTACCAATTATATCTGAAGAGCATAGAAAGTTATATAGAGAATTATTAGATTTAGAATCAGAATTACGTGCTTATGAAATTCTTTTCGATAAAGCTAAAGGATTAGCTCTTAGACCTAAAGAATGTAAAATTGATTCTTGTGCCTATGTAAAAGAAGCTATTGATGCATCATCTAAAAATCCAGAATCTAGAATTGATTCAATTAATAAAGAGATATCTGAGATTAATAAGATGATAAAAGAACTTGAATCTAAATCAGAATTTTATACAGAAGTATATGATTTCTGGAATAGATTTAATAATCTTCATGGAATGATTATGTCTTTTAGAAAGCTATTAGACAAGACTCCAATTAGTTATATTCTTGATCCATATAATCTTTTAGAAAGTTTAGATAATATGGAAAAAGTTAATACTGAATTTAATAGAATTCGCGGTGTCTATAATATAATGATTACTAAAGATAAGTATGAAGATATCTTAGAGTCATTAAAGGAGCCAGCTATTAAATATGAAGCTAATAAATCTCTTATTGAAGAATTGGATTCCAATATAAAAGATCTACGAGATAGTTTATCTAAAATAGATAATGATATTCTCGATGAATCTGAAAGACTTCAATCTCTAAAATATAAGCATGAAGTTCTTGATTATAAGATAGAAGCTTATACCAATAGCTATGATATTATCAATAAAGTACTTAGTGACTTAGATGATATCAAAGAATTAGAAAATAAAATGAGCTCTTTATCAGATATAGCTAAGCAAGTATCTGGATTACAAGTTGATTTAGATTCTGCTAAAGAAAAATCTAATAGATTAAATGAGCAGTTAAATATGATTCTCCAAGATAGAGATTCTATAGCATCAAATAAAACGCTATTAGAAGACTATCAAAGGGACTTAGACCTATATAATAAAAATTTCTCAATTCTCGAAGCAGTACGTTACTATTTGTCCCCAACTACGGGCATTCAGACGGTGTTTATGAGAACGTATATGGGAAATATTATTTTAAAGGCTAATGAATTACTAAGTTTAATATTCAATGGTCAATTTATCATTCAGCCATTTGTTATCAATGAAGCTGAATTTAGAATTCCATGTTTAGGTAATGGATTATTAAATGATGATATTTCATCTATGAGTACAAGTCAGATTTGTATGATTAGTATGATCTTATCATTTGCAATTCTTTCCAATTCATCTACCGATTATAATATTCTTAAGTTAGATGAAATTGATGGTGGTCTAGATACAGAGAACCGTATCCAATTTATAGGATTGCTTAAACAGTTAATTGCTATGGTTGGTTGCGAGCAATGTTTCTTGATTAGTCATAATATGGAATATGATGCAGATACAAGTGTAATTGATATGACTGCAAGACCTGTAATGGTTAAGTAATTAAGAAGGAGGTTCACCCTCCTTCTTCTATTATTTTTTTGCAATCTTAAAGAATTATATATATATATATTATAAAGGTGAAATATGATTCTTAATATTTCTAGTTTATATTTTAATTTTATTTTAGGAGGTTCTCATTATGAGTAAAGTATTTTTTATTGTAGGATTTGTAATTGGTTTTGAGTTATTCTTGGCTATTACTGCTGAGAATATTATTTTAGCTATTCCTAGCATCGCACTAGTATTAGCTTCAGTAGCGGTTTTGCTTTATGTCTATGGTATGGATTTTAGAGCAATTTTTAATTTATTATTTAGAGGAGCTAAACGATAATATGAATCTTGGTGTTTTGTTAGGACTGCTAGTATTTATGCTAGCATCAAAAGATTTTATTGCGACCTATGCTACAACCACAGAGTTAATTCTATATATTATAGGGTTGATGTTGATGGGTTGCTCATGGTTAATCGATTTTCTTTTAGGGATTGATAGTAATTCTAAAAGGAGAAACAATGCTAGAAAATAGAGTGAATGCTATAGAAGGAATATTGAAAGGTATACCAGATGATACAACAGTTAATCTTATTGTATTATATTCCGGTGGCTTTGATTCTACTGCACTATTAGATATAACTATTAGAACTAAAACAGAATTAGAAAATGTAAAGAATGTGTATGCATTACATATTGAAAGTAATCTAATACATGAAGGAAAATTAGAACTAGAGAAGGAATATACTGAAAGATTTATATCTCATATTAATGAAGATAATAATTCAGATGTAAAATTTCTCAAAGTAGTTAGAGATATCCCTGAATTAGATGAATATGCCGAATATGCAGAGAATTCTTATGATCTGCTGATGGTAAATACTATAAATTCCGTAGTTCCATTTATTGGCGGAGCTCATTTAAATATAGTATTAGATGGCACTCTAGATAGAGATTCTAGAGTTTATCATTTACCATTCTATAAAGATATGGTAGAATCATTTAATAAAAACTTCAGAAAAAATGAAGTATGGATGGAATTCCCATTTCTAAAAATAGATAAGATAAGAATATTATCATATATTATTAGCAAAGGATTATACGAATTCTGTACGTGCTGTGAACAACCAGATCTTAAAGAACAATTCTGTTATAGCTGTAGAGATCATGTAAATGCTTTGATAGAACTCTTATTGGAGAATGAAGTGTATGGTGGTATAACTCCTTCAGCGTATCTTGACAAAAAAGGAATCAAATTCATTAAAAGTGAATTAACAAAAATTCTTGGAGGTGAGTGGAATTAAACCGAAAATTGAAGTGATATCTAGCTTAATTTTATTATTTGCTAGTATCGTAGTAATAACAACAACATTCGGATTTTTGATCCGTTTCGTATTTGGTATGGAACTTTTCACTAAATTCGAAGAAGCTATGGTATTTCTTTATGTGATCAATGGTGGTCTATTAGTATTTATGATAACTATAGGCTACATGATTTATAAATATCATAAAGGATAAAGAGGGATATTAAAATGGTTGATAAATTAATAAAGTTATTAATATATATGGTAATCCCATGGATTATCATGGTTCCAATTTATTTATTAGATGGTATATCTGGTACTAGATTAACACCAGTAATGCAACTTTTCTGCGTTTTGGTAGATTGCGGAATTGTTGCATTTTATGTAATTTGGTTAATTATTAAGAAGATCGGAGAAGCAGAATGAAGTTAACTGACTATGATTTAAAATATGGTAAATTATTAGAATATATCCTTGCTGCTGGCGAAACAACCCCAAACCGGACAGGTATTGATGCTATATCGACACCTCAAGTGGCGTTTAATATTAATTTAGAAAACTTGGATATGCCAATCCTTGGATCAAAATTCGTACCGTTTAAAACAGCGGTAAAGGAAATTTTATGGATTTGGCAAAAGCAATCTAATGATGTACGTGAACTCCAAAAAATGGGTGTTCATGTATGGGATGAATGGATGAGGGAAGATGGCACTATCGGTAAAGCATACGGGTATCAGCTAAAGAAATTTGATCAAGTAAATAAACTAATCAAAACTTTAAAAGAAGATCCTCATAATCGTAGAATGGTAGTAACTCTCTGGAATAATGCAGATCTAGATAATATGGCACTTCAACCATGTGCATTTGAAACTATCTGGAATGTACATCGCGGTAAATTAAATTGTACTCTAATTCAGCGTTCTGGTGATGTTGGATTAGGCGTCCCATTTAACACATTGCAATATTCAGTGTTAGTATGTATGATCGCACAATGCGTTGGGTTGGCCCCTGGTAAATTAGTTCATTTCATCAACGATGCTCATATTTATGTAAATCATAAAGACGTTTTAAAGAATCAACTTAAGACAATTTATGCATATGATGTAGTTAAGAAAGAAGAAAGACAATACCCTAAATTAAGATTAAATCCTGAAATCAAAGACTTCTATGATTTCACAATTGACGATATTGTTTTAGAAGACTACGAGCCAGGCCCTAAACGACCAATGGAAGTTGCAGTCTAATATTTTATTTTAATTTTATATTTCTAGTAGGAGAATAGTTATGATTTCAATGATCGTATGTTACGACGCACGCCGTCATATCGGCAAAGATAATGAGTTACTAGTGAAGATTCCAGCAGATCTAAAGCGTTTTAAACAACGTACTTTAGGTTGTAATATTATTATGGGCAGGAAGACGTTTGAGAGTCTTCCTGGATTATTGCCACATAGAACGCACTGGGTTATAACTAGGGATAAAGACTACGTTCCTAAATATCCAGGGCCAAATGTTAAAATATTTCATTCTAAGCAAGAAGTCTTAGATGAAATTAAACGATTAAATTTGGCAAACGTATACGTAATCGGCGGTGGTCAAATTTATGAAGAATTTATGGATGTGTGTGACTGTATTCATGCAACGGTAGTTCATAAAATTCTAAAAGAGGGAAATGTATTTTTCCCAAAAATTAAATCTAGCGAATGGTCACAAAGCCAGGATGGTAAGACATGGACTTGGAAAGGTGAAAATGGTGATATGTTAGAATACACATATCAGAATTTTTATCGAAAGAAAGATAATAAATTAAAAATGGAGTCTAAATTTAACAAAGCGTTATAAGGAGTAATATATGGAAAAAGAACAACAAAGTGTAAAAATGTTAGATACAAAAGCTAAAATCGAAAAGTATTTTGGTCGTTTAGATGAAGCATCTGATGATCGAATCATTCAGTGGTTATGTGATGAATATGGTCTAACTGAAGAGGAAGTAAAAAATACGCATGTATATATCCTTAAAACAGATATTATATTTAAATTTATCGCGGATTGCAAGCTAACAAAACGCGATTACCATTTTAATGCGTTCCCTATTAGTAATAGAGCTAATGCTATTGCTAACCGTATCTCTGAATATAAAAATAATCCAAAACCTAAGAACGAAGAGTTACCGTTCTAATAATGATCTTACCTATATATTATAATCGTGATATATATGGTTTATATATAGGAGGATTTATTATGAACAGGAGGACTTTATTTCTATTATTAATTTTTACTTTTTCACTATTAGTGGCTCAAGCATCTACTGATAGAATTTGGTTTAGCTCAATGACTCGAGATCAAAAAGATCAAACCATCAGATATTTACAAGATTCAAATAAGGACTTATCTGATAGAGTTAATCTTTTAGAAAAACAAGTAAAAGAGTTAAATGAGCAAGTTTCTAATTTACAAAAATAGTATTATTTAATTTTAAGGAGAATTAAAATGAAAACTAACAAAACTTTAATCTTAACAGCAGCAGTACTTTCTACAGTTTCTATGGGTGCATATGCATCTAATGTTGTTACAGGTACAGATGCAGCATCATTTGGTAAAAATAATGTAGTTGCCGGTTCCAGTGCATTTGCCGGTGGTTATAGTAATACTGTAAATAGTCAAAACAGCATTGTTGCGGGAACTTTAAATGAAGTCAATAAAAATACCGCAGGCAACGGATCCTCCTTAGTTATTGGCGATAACAATACTGTTGCAGCATCCAGTGTATTAGCTGGTGGTTATGCTAATAAAATTACAGGGAATAACTCTGTAGTTAATGGTATCAAAAATACAGTAGCAGCTGATAACTCCGTTGTTACAGGTCAAAATAATAATGTAACTGGGCTAGCAAATGATGTTAGTGGTAATACTAACATTGTAGATGGCTCGTATAACGCAGTAAGTGGTTATAAAAATGCAGCTAATGGTTCTAGTAATTTAGTAGGCGGGTATCTTAACACTGCAACTGCTAATAATACATTAGCCGTCGGTATGAATAATAAAGCTACTGCAAATGAAGCATTCGTTGGTGGTCAAAAATCTGTAGCAAGTGGCGAAGGTTCTATTGCATTTGGTTATGAAAATAAATCTACAGGTTTGAATTCTGTAGCATTAGGTAATCAAACTAAAGCAACTGCTGATTTTGCAACAGCTACTGGTTATTTAACTGAAGCTAAAGGTGGCTGGAGCTTTGCTGCTGGTAACCAATCTAAAGCCATTGGCAACGGTTCTGTGGCATTCGGCCACAATAATAAAGCTATTGGTTTACATAGCTTTACTGCAGGCGATAACAACGTTGTCTACGGAGGTAATGCTACAGCATTAGGTAACTACAATACTGTAGCAGGAGTAAGTTCTTTCACTACTGGTCAAAATAATACAGTCAGCAAAGACTTCGGCACTGCTATTGGTACAAATAATGCTTCTAATGGTGAAGCATCTTTTGTAGGCGGTAACGGCTCCACAGCTCAAGGCGATAACGCATTTGCATTTGGATATAAAACACAAGCCATTGGCGATGGTAATATTGCTATGGGTAAATATGCCAGTGCAACTGGTAAAGATTCCTTAGCACTTGGTCGTGATTCTGTAGCGAGTGCAGATAACACAAATGCATTAGGTCAAAATGCAGTAGCAAGTGGTGAAAATGCTACAGCAATTGGTCATGGATCTGAATCTGCTGGCCGTAACTCCAATGCATTTGGCTCTTCTGCTAATGCATCTGCTGACTTCTCTACAGCAGTAGGCAATAGTGCTAAAGCTAAAGGTGTATCTAGCACTGCTACAGGCTTTAATGCATTAGCTAATGGCAACTTCTCTGCGGCATATGGTAACGATGCTCAAGCAAAAGGTAATCGTTCTGTAGCAGTTGGTTATAATGCACGAGCTGAAGAAAGTGCAGTAGCTATTGGTAATAACTCTAATGCAGGTGCAGTTAATGCAGTTGCAGTTGGTGCTGGCAATGCAGTTACTGGTATTAAATCTAGTGCGTTTGGTGTAGGTAATACAGTGGCCCAAGCCAATACACATGTATTAGGAAATGAAATCGTTACAACTCAAGCCAATAGTGTTGTAGTTGGTAATAAATCCACTGATCGTGCAGCTACAGCTGAAGAAGAAGCCGAAATCAATGGTTTGAAGTATGGCAACTTTGCTGGTAAAGGTTCTGTAGCTAATGGCGTAATGAGCATTGGTTCTGTTGGCGGCGAACGTCAATTGATCAATGTAGCAGCTGGCAAAGTATCTGCAGATTCCACTGATGCAGTTAATGGTAGCCAATTATATACTGTGGCTCAAAATGTATCTAATGTAGCTAATAGTACTAAGAATGTAATTGGCGGTAATGCAACAGTAGATCAAAATGGCAATATCACTACTAACAATATTGGTGGTACTGGTGAATCTACTATCGATGCGGCTATTAAGAAAGTTAATGCTAAGGCAACTGGTCTTGAAGCTGGTAGCAATAATGTAACAGTTACTAGCAAAACAAACGCTACTGGTGATAAAACTTACACAGTAGACGTTAATAAAGATCTTAAATTGAACAGCGTAACAACTGGCGATACTAAGATTGATAATAAAGGTCTTTCTGTAGCTGGTAAAACTTATGTATCTAAAGATGGTATTAATGCAAACGATCAAAAAGTTACTAATGTAGCTGATGGTAAAATTGCAGCTGGTTCTAAAGATGCAGTTAATGGTAGCCAATTACATAAAGTAAATCAAAATATCAAAGCATTAGCTGGTGGTATTGGTGAACTTGGTGGTATTGTTAACGAGCATGATACTTTGATTCAAAACAATACAACTTTAGCTAACAATGCTATAGCTGAAGCTAAGAAACATACTAGCGTTACTGCAGGTAATAATGTAACTGTAACTACAAGCACAAATGCAGCTGGTGGTACTGATTATAAAGTATCTGTAGATAAAGTTAAATTTGGTAATGTTTCCTTAGATGACAAAGGTCTAAACAATGGTGGTAATAAAATCACTAATGTAGCTGATGGCACAATTGCAGCTGGTTCTAAAGATGCAGTTAATGGTGGTCAACTTAATACAGTGGTTAATAATATTAGCAACCGTTATGATGGTTTGACTAACCGTGTAGCTAAATTAGATGAACGTGTTAATAAAGTTGGTGCAAGTGCAGCAGCTTTAGCAGCATTACATCCACAAGACTTCAATCCAGATGATAAATGGACTGTAGCAGCTGGTTATGGTAACTACAAAGGTGAAAATGCGGCAGCTCTTGGTGCATTCTATCGTCCTAATGAAAATACCATGTTCTCCGTTGGTGCTACAATCGGTTCTGAAAATATGGTAAATGCTGGCATATCCATTAAATTCGGTCATTCTGATAAATTAGTTTCCAATAGTCGTGTAGCAATGGCTCGCGAAATGCAAGACATGAAAGCAACTATTGAAGCTCAAAATAAGAAGATTGAAATGTTAGTGAATATGCTTCTTGGGAACAACGATAAAGTGAAAGATACTGTGTTCCCAGACGTTCCAGAAAATCATTGGGCTTATACTTTAGTTAATGATTTAGCACAACGTGGTTATGTTGATGGTTACGAAGATGGTCAATTCAAGGGTGATCGTTTAATGACACGCTATGAATTTGCAGCTATGTTAGATCGTGCGGTTCAAAATGGTGCAGCTATTAATCAAGAAATGGCTGATGCTATTCGTGAATTCAAACCAGAATTGGATCAAATCAAAGCAGGTATGCATTTCCATGTAGATCGTATCAGCGGTGAAGATACTGATTTACATAAAGTTGAACGTGTACGTGTAAATACTGAATCCAATCGTGACCAATATGGTACAGTTGTTACTAAATAATTAGGGTGATAAGTATGAATCCTATTATCCCTAATGAAGTAATATACTTGTATATCATATTAGATAAAGTAATTGGGTTAGCCTGGTTACTTATGATTTTAAGTATGTTGCTATTTCTATTCCACATGGTAGTTTATATGGATTATGAGAAAAAATCTGGTAACCAAGATATTGATGTGGTTACGAAATATAATTACGATCATGGTAAAAAGATTAGATTGGGTATAGTGATTGTATTTGTAATATCTATTATTATACTAACAATAACACCTGGATCTGAACAATTCATGCTATTGATCTTAAATAATTATATGACACCAGATACTTTAAATTCATTATCCGATAATGGAAAAGATATATTGAATGAATATATCAATATAATCAAAAGTGTAATACATTAATAAGATTTATTGGAGAAGGGATTTAATCCCTTCTCCATATTTCTTATTTTTTATCTTTGGAGGTTATTATGCAACTAGAAGATATAATAAATATATTCAAATCTAGATATGAAATAGATAGATATGATCCTGAGAATGGATTGCCATTTATTATTCTTGATAGAAGTATTAAAGTTACAGTCCAAAATCATCATGTCTTAATAGAATGGAAGAACTTAGGAATTCCATCATATATTAAGACTAAGAAAAATAAAATGCTATTTGGAATTGGAATACAAAAAGCAATGGTTATCCAAACAGGATTTTATGATTCTGAGCTATTAGAAATAGTAGAAAAATGTGATCTTAAAGCTACTGTAATATATGATAGCGTTATAAAATCTATGTATGGTAGTTTATTATTCTATAAACCAGATGGAACTGTATGTAATGTGTATCATACTGATAATGGTCTATTTGATTTCAATCATCTATCAACTTGGGTTAAAGATTTAACTAAAGATGAGATGATTTCATATTTAAATTCCATAGGATTTAACCATTAAGTCCACATATTAATACGAAATACTATTGATTGTGGGGTAATTTTATGCTTACTAAAATTGATGTAAATAATTTATTGAATTCTTATGGTTATGCTTTACAGACAACTGGTCATTATAAAGATTGCAATATATTAACCTATATGAATTCACTTAAAGGTATTGTTAATTTTGCAGTTGATGAAAATAATAAACCTTTGGCATTCTATATGGATTCAAATATTGTATTCCATAATATCAAATCAGAAATAGATGTAATCTATGCTATGGATCTATATATGGATAAGAATGATAATTTTATGAAATTTGTTTATAAAATTATTTTTACATATTATGATTCATGTGCAAGAATCTATGTAAAAGATGGATTAGCAGAACGTACAGTAATTAGAATTGAACTTCCAGATAAGACAATTGTAATTACTGCAAACTATACTAATATCATTATTCAAGTTAAGTCTTTAAATGATAAAGACAATCCTGGAGAACGTATCAAAGTAGTTGAAGCTGGTAACCATCAAGAAGTATTAGATTTCATAAATGAACTATATTAGAAAAATATCCCAGAAGAGTTTGAAACTCTTCTGGGAATACTTCTTTATTTTTTAATATTTAGATTCTACTAGAGAAATGATTCCATTTTCTCTTACAGCTAATGGGAAGTTCATATTAAGATTAGAATTACGAGCAACACCAGTTTGGAAGTTTAGATTCATATCTTCTAATAAGAATGGATCAGGTAAACTGATATTTTGTACTACTTGACCAGTCTTAACATTCATAGCTACGAATTCTCTATATTCTGTCTTAGTATCATAGACAACTACGGTTTTGATGTCTGGATTAGACTCAGCAATCATACGATTTTGTTCAGGTGTGAATTGTTCACTAGTTACGGCTGGTTGGAATATATCCATACCACCTTGAGGTTGAACCATCAATGGAATATCTCCTGTTTCCAATCTTGGTGGCATAAATCCAGCTTCAAGTTGTTGACGAGGAGTATTAATGATATTTTCATACAAGCTCATAACAGCTGCATCATCATTACCAGCGGCATCGATCTTAAGTTCTTTAGTACGTTTAAGTTCCATATCATGGCATTTAGAAATAACAGAGTTAAGTTCTTTAATGGCAGATAATTTAGTACTAGATAAAGAAGAAATTGTTGTAGAGATATCTGTAAGGTATTGATATTTGCCTCTCATCTTAGAAAGACGAATATCATTAAATTCTTGCTTAAGCTCACCTTGCAATCCTTCGATTTGCATGATCATACCTTTAAGCATACCATTAGTTTCTTCATAGGATTCTGCATATGGTACATTTGTTACCAATTCAGAAGCTTCTCCTTCAGGAGAATCTATATCTCTATTTTTTTTAGGTGGACGACCACGTCTACGTGGTTTAATTAAAGTATTTTCGTCCTCTACTAGCATAGGTTTTACGATAGACTCTGTTTTGCCAGATTTTAGTTTACCAAAGACTGATTTCATACTTAGATCAACTTTTGGTTCTTCTAAAACTGCATTACCAGAGACAATAGCTTCAGTATATTGCATAATAGACCTCCTAGATAATCATTATTAGATAGTTCTAGGTATTATAACCTATATGGCTCAAAATAGGCATAAATTAGATAAATACTAGCCTAATTACATTATATTAGGTATAACTGGGAATGTTATAAGGAGAAATATAATGAATACTCTTAATATTTTTAATCAGTTTCCACAAGATTATGACTTAACTATATTACAAACTTTCTTTGCTAAAGGTGCTAAACAGGATAATGGGCGCTGGTCTACTCCTAGTATTAGTATGGTAGCAAAAGATAATAATACTGGAAAAAAATACTTATGTGAAATAGAAGATCCTGAATATATTTGGTATTTAGCTAAAGATCAGAATCTTTCTTATCATCATGATTATCTTCCTATTGAAGAAGTTGAACCTGTACAATGCACAAATAGACAATTAGAAAAATGTATAGCTGAAAAGACTAATAATCTTAGATTTTATACAAATAATATTAGTAGTGGCCAATATAGAGAGAATGCAAAGTTACATACTTTGAATCAAGTATTCTTCTCTGACCAAAATATTGAAGATCATTATAGATTCTGGTTTAATAGAATCTTTAAGAATGATATTCATTCTACAAGTAAAGCATATCTGGATATAGAAGTTGATATCTCCAATATAGTTGGAGATTTCCCAGAACCAGGTGAAGCTCCAATTAATGCCGTTACATATATTTCCAATGGAGCAATTAATACTTACGTTCTAAGAGACCCTAGAAATCCATTAGTTCAAGAATTTGAAAATAATGTAGCTACTGGTCAAATAGAGCATGAATTAAGAGAACTTATTGAATTTGCAATTGGTGGAGAAGATCGTCAACGTAAATTCAATATTTATGGTATAAAATTTAATATAAAATTCTTTGATGAAGAAACACATTTGATTGCTTCTTTATTCAAACAAATTAACATGGAACAACCGGACTTCTTGATGGCATGGAACATGGCCTTCGATATTCCATATATTATTGAACGTATCAAGAAGCTAGGATATACTCCTGAAAGTATTATGTGTCATCCAGACTTTAAGATGAATCCTAAAGCTGAGTATTTCATTGATACTAGAATGGAAAACAATTATGCTGAACGTGGGGACTATGCATATATCAGTTCTTATACTGTATATCTAGATCAAATGATTCAATTTGCATCTCGGCGTAAAGGTCAATCTGCATTTGCATCATTTAAATTGAATGATATCGGAGCTCAAATTTGTGGTGTGAAGAAATTAGATTATCATCATATCACTACAGATTTAGCTAAATTACCATTCTTAGATTTCAAGACATTTATATTCTATAATATTGTCGACGTTCTTGTCCAAGTATGTATTGAAGAATCTACAGATGATATTGGTTATATTTATAACTCAAGTGTTTTGAATAATACAAGATTCTCTAAAGTTCATAGACAAACAATTTACCTAAGAAATAAACAACAAGATTTCTATTATAACTTAGGGCTTGTTGTTGGTAATAATATTAACAAGACAAAAGAAAAGCCAACTGAAAAGTTTGACGGTGCTTTTGTTGCGGATCCTAACTTGGTTAATGATTCAGCTAAATTAAAAATCAATGGTGTACCAGTTTTCTTATGTGATAACTTAGTAGACTTTGACTTTAGCTCACTATATCCAAGTATTAACCGTGAATTTAACTTAAGTTCTCCATCTGAAATCGGTAAGATTGAATTTGGTGATGATAAAGATGCAAGTTCTGCATTTGTAGAAGATATGGTAACTCAAGACTATTTAACTATTGGTAGTAGATGGTTTGGATTACCAGAATTCAGCGATCTTGTAAAAGAAGTTAAAGCAATCTATTCTTCTGGTAGAATTAAACCTAGATTAGATTTCAAAGTATATAAAAATGGTATCTTAAGTGAACCTGAAGTTACAGAATATAATGAATTGATTCCTGCAATTACAGATAATGGATTCGGTTGTATTCCTGCAATGTATGGTGAACGTAATATCCCTGGGGGTAAAAATGATTAGATACTTTAATTTATCTATTGATGATATTAATAGTTTATTATCAATAAGTAAAGTTCTTAAATGTGATAGAATTATTTATGATGCAACTCAACCATATTCGATTCTAGGTGTAGGTCCAGATAATTCATATATTCAACGTATTATTGGATTGCAAGTTGAATTGCCTGAATATTGTAATGGAATCATGTTTAATGTATTAGAAATGAAGAATTTAGCAAAACTAAATTCTTCAGCATCTATTACATGTGAATCTATGGATGTAGATTATATTAGGAATGCTAATAGTAGATTTCTTTCATTAGAAATAGATTCTAATTTGATTGGAAATGTAGAAAACTATAATGAGCATTCTGATTATCAAACTCTTCAGTCGGCTCCAGCTTCTTTAGGAGCTATGTGTTTATATATAAATAATGTAGGATTCTGGATTCCTAAGACAGCTTTACCTACAACTAAATCTGATAAAGTAAATGTAAATCTTTATACAGATGGTACAACTAAAGTTATTAGAATGAATATATATAAACCTAAAAATATTATCATCCAACAATCATTTATGTATCTATAAACAGTAAAAATCGGCTATAGAGTCTGACTCTATAGCCATTTCTGTTTATTAGGTATCATAAAAACATTTAAATAATTCAAAGGAGGAACGATAATGGCTGAAGATAAAAAAGATAAGAATGCCACTAACGCTGGTAATTCCTTAATAAAAAATCTTTCTAACTTTTATAAACGTACGTTTTTTACTCCTCCAGATGCAGATAGTGAATTAGAAAATATTTCAAATAAAATCAACAACTCCATGGGTCGGATTGTTAATGATATCAACTATTCTACAGGTCTAAGTTCTCTTAGTACATTGTATGCTAAATCATTAGAATATCAAAATGATCCAAAAGTAGCTGATGGTTTTGAAGAAATGTTTAACTCTCTATCGGTAGATGGTGGTATATATAACTCTTTCTTCAACAATAGAAGTTTACGACTATTTGATGCTGAAATCGATATGGTTTGTAAATATATGCCAATGCTCGAATATACCATTGGCACTCTATGCGATAATGTAATATCTTCTGACCACTTCTCTAAAGACTATATTTATATCTCTGATGAGAATGTAACAGTTGAAACTAATAAAGATACTTTCTATGAAAATATCAAAGTATTGAAAGATAAGTATGATTTGTTAGCTAAATTCCAAGATATCATCTATAATACTTCTAAGTATGGTGAGCGATTCATCTATATCGTACCATATGAAAGAGCTATTAAGAAGATTCTTAATAATCCTAATAATCAGATGAGTTCTTTACGAGAATCTCTAGTATTGAACGAGTCTGGTGTTATTAGCAGTAGCCCAGCTTTCAATGAAAATGGTTCTACTTATTCTAATACTAGTATTGATTCTAAAGATAAAGAAAAAGTATCTGTAGATTTTACATTCAATACAAGTAATGCATTATATGGTCCTATTATGGAACGTCATAATGCAATCTCACGATTCCAAGCAATTAAAGAAAGTTCTATGAATTTTAATGAAGCTACGACAAGTACAGTTTCATTAGTTGCTGACGAAAAGTTAGATGCAAGTGGATTCATGGATGATACCGCATCTAATGGTTTGACTACAGTTGGTGGTCATGATATCAATACTAAGGAAAATTGGGGATTGAATGGTTGTCTATTCAAAGAATTGAATAGATATAAAATTATTCCTATTAAGATTGAAGACTTAGTGTTAGGATATGCTTATCTTGAAAATGATAGTGTATTTGGTTTAGAAGATGACTTCCCTGTAAGTGATACAACTACACCAGTGAATGCACTAGGTATTAATAAAAGTACTGATTTAATGGCAACTAAAAACTCTGCAGTATTATCTGATGCTGTAGTTAAAACAGTTGCTCATAAATTATCAACTGCTATTGATACTAAATTCATTAAGCTTAATAAAAATCTTTCTAAAGAAATTTATGCTATTCTTAAACATGATCTACAAGTTGGTAAGAATAAATACACTGTAACTTTCTTGCCTCCAGATGATGTAGTTCATTGCTATTTCAAATTAGACCCAGATACATATCGTGGTATCTCTGATTTATATAAATCTTTGATTCCTGCAAAATTATATGTAGGTCTTTATATTACTAATACGATTGGAGCTATGACTCGTTCTCAAGACCGTCGTGTTTATTATGTAAAACAATCTGGTATTGATACAAATATCTCTAAGATTCTTTTAAATACAATTGACCAATTGAAACGTCAAAACTTCAATATTCGTCAATTAGAATCTATGAAAAATGTATTAAATATCCTTGGTAGATTTAATGACTTTGTAATTCCTACAGATAACTCTGGTAATGCTCCAGTACAATTTGAAGTTATGCAAGGTCAAAATATTGATCCACAAACTGAACTAATGGATAGATTACAAACTATGGCAGTTGATGCTACAGATGTACCTTTCGAAATAGTTCAAGCAAGACAATCTATGGATTATGCAATCCAAGCTACCATGTCTAATAGTAGATTCTTGAAGAAGATCTATAATAGACAAACTATTGCAAATAGATTCCTATCTAAGATTATGACATTATTATACCGTGGTGAATTTGATAGCCCAACGGCTACTATTAAAGTAAACTTACCGGTTCCGATGTTCTTAAATCTTACAAATACAAATCAATTCATAGTTAATGCTAACGATATTGCTACATCTACTGCAGCGGCATTTGGTGCCGACTTAGATGATACAACTAGAGCATTATTTGAAAATAACCTTAAAGCTAGATTGCTTGAAGGATATTTAGATATGGATATGATTACAGCAGTTAAAGATAAAACACGTTTACAAGCTGCTAAATTAGTACCTGATCAAGATAATGAAACTTCTGATGCTGGATATTAAACAGCAAAAACCGGACATAGGCTTGAAGCCTATGTCCGATATTGCTTTGTCGTCATTGTTTTGGATAGGAGATGAAGACTGCAAATAAGGATTTTTAAGTCCGTACAATTTGTTATTATGTGTATAGTGTTTTCCGTTTGGTTTTATTTGTCAGCAGCGAGCAAGGTATTTATATTCACGTTCATTAATCGATTTTAAATGAAATTTTGGTATAAGTAGTCATGTTATTTTATTAGGAGTATGTTATGAAACATTGGCACCTTATTTGCAGTCATTAAAATGTTATAAAAAATTAGTGACCAAATAAATAGGACTAGACCTTTATAGGCCTAGTCCTGATTTTATTTAGTTGGTTTTATTATTTACCTGTCCAAGTAGTCTTAGAACCAGTATTACCTTCACCATTGCCAGTCAATGTACCATTGAAAGGTTTCATGTTAGTAATACCAGAGTAAGTCATTTCGGACTCATCCCAGATTGTACCTTTACGTACCCAATCAAGTAAGCTTTGAGCTTTCTTATTTACAGATGGGTTGGCAATAGGGAAACCGGAGAATTCAACAGACAATTCTTTGAAGCCGATATCTTGGCGGTCTACGTTGTAGATATTCAAGTCAGCATTTGTAGGTTGAGCAGCTACGATGTAGAATGCTTTTTCTACGTTCATCAAAGTATTATCAGTTACGATATATAAGAAGCTAAATACTTCTTTATCGAAACCAGGGTCTGTGATAGTACCATCTTCGATAAGGCCATGATAATGTTTAACTTGAGTTGTTGGATCTTTGATACCACGCAAGAACAATTCATGAACTTTTGTTAAGATAGAACCAGATTTTTCAAAGTAACGTAATGTGAAAGTAGAAGCAGATTGGCTATTAACTTTATTGATTACGTTGATATTTTTAACACCGTTTGTCAATTCTGCAGTTTCGGAGTTGATGTTATCAATACCGTCGAGACCACGGAATTCATATTCAAGAATATGAACGTAAGTGTTAATTAATTTAGCATATTGCTCATGTTTTTCAGCTAACTTCTTTAAGAAGAATGGAATATCAAGTACTAAGAATAAACCATAACCAGATTCAAATTGGTTGAATTGGTAAAGGTTAGCCCAGTCAGTTACACCACGGAATAAAGCATAGTTAGTCAAATCACGAATATCTTTAGTGCCGTCGAAGATAAAATTAACAGCACCGCTTGTACGTTGTTCAGCCATTTTTATCCTCCTTATTAGATCTTGGCACTATTGTTGGTAGTAGCAATTGGAATAGCTACGATACGGAAGATTTCTGCTTGAGCAAAATCTTTGAAAGATACTTTGATTACAGCATATACAATCTTGTTAGCTGCATATACGGAATCAGTTTGGAAATCAATAGAAATGGATGCAAATTTAGAGGAAGATGCATCGATAACTGCTTGAATATCTTTCTTATAGTCTTCAAAGTCTGCACCAGTAATGAATTTATAACGGGATTTAGGACATTGAATACGAATATCTTTAATAAGACCTTGGATATTCAATACGTTATTGATAAAGCTCAATTGTGTAAAGATATCTTGGGATGTATATTCGGTAGCAATATGGAAGATACCATTATAGTATTTACCAAAGTTGATACGAAGATCATCCATTTGGTCTACTTGGTTACCGGCTGGAGTAATCTTAGGTACATAGCTTAAAGTACCTTCGATAATTTCAGGAACTGTCCAACCATTACTTTGACCAGCACAAACTAGAGAACGACCATTAGCAAAGTGCATACAAATCAAACGAGCGATTGCATAGCCCATAGTAACAGTAACTTGTTTTTTAGTATATGGATCATAAGTATCAAAGTATTGACAATAAGTACCGATAAATTTGTTATTGATACCATTGTTAAGTGTCTTAGCATTCTTAATAGCAAGGATATTGGTCAAACCAGTTGTACCCATATCACGGAAGAAGAATACGTCTTGACGGAAAGTAACTAATGCTTCGATAGCACGTTTAGTAATGTGAGGATATGCTGCATCAACTACCACATCGATAGGGTTGTTGTCTGTGTCATAAATTTCATCATTAAAAGTACCATCATATACTTTAGTCATTTCTTTAGCATAAACAGATTGATTATCAGTTACGCCTTTATAAGTTTTGATAGGAGCATCGCCAAAAGTTTCACCATTAAAGCCGCCGATCAAAGGATGACCGTTTACGGAATCAAGTTTAACAGTAGCAACACCGTCAGTTGTAGAAGTTAAAACTTCAAATGTTTTGAAAGTTTCGCCTCTCCAAGTACGTGCAGTGATAATATCAGATTCACGAAGTACTGCTTCATTAATACCGGAAAGGGAAGCAATTTTTGCAAATAGCAAATTAACTTGATCTTCGAAACCAAAGCATTTTACTTGTTTAGAAGTACGTTTGATTACAGAGTCAAAGAATAAGTTAAAACCAGATTCTACTTCATCTGGATTCAAAGAGAATACAATGGATTCCAATGTATTATTGTTTTCTTCGATGTCCAATACATAACGAGTAGATTGAGCAGAACGAGAAAGTGTAGTATCAGTGGAAATGGTAATGGATTTTGCAGATACACCACGACCATTATCAGTGATTAAGAACAAAGGATAACGATTATCTTTGTTATTTTTGAATTTGTTATAGAAAGCTTCAGCTACTGCTTTATAGTCGGAACCATATTTATTTTCAGTTGCTTCAAGGGTTTCTATAGAGAAGTTAACTTGACAAACTTTAAACATAGCAGCAACACCGTCGCTACCTGCTTCAGTTTTTGTGTAAAGTGGACGATCTTCTGGTTTGGAAACTGTATCTACGTCAGTTTTCTTCCAGTATAAATCTTCCATTTCATAACTTCCATCTGGTTTTGTTACAGGAGCACCAGTTACAGTGTCTGTTTTAATTCGAGTTTCTTGACGGGAAATTTCTTTGGTATGAGCTACAACACCAAGCATAGCTAAACGAGAAGTTGGGTCAACAACACGTTTTGCATAAACAATACCACCATTGTTGATTACGTTAGCGGCTTGAAGTAAAGGTTGCCCATGACGTGCAAAGGAAATTTCACCATATTGGTCAAAGAAATCTTTACCTTGCCATTTTGTATATTCTTCAGTGCCTTTGTCGGATGTGAAGCCGGCAAATACAATCGGCCTAACAGTAGAGTCAGCTACATTCAGAGAAGGAATATAACTTTGGTCTTCAAGAATGATTTTTGTACCAATCATAATCTCTTATTTCCTCCTTAATAGAATTAAAATAGTTCTAAACGATCCGATTGGAGATCTATTTAAACTTTTATTCATATGTTATTCCGGGCCCTTTAGGTCATTAGGATCTTTTCCATTGGGCTATCTACCTTATTCTTGTTGATTACTGCGTTTACAACAGCATCATCCCAGTTTTCAGAAGTAATAGATGTGAAGGCGGAAATATATTTAGGAATCATCTTAATTGATACTGGTTTATATTTATGCATGTCGGTCTCTTTAGCCAATCGGAACGGAACTGATTCATCTTTAGTAGATCTGCATAATTCAGAAATAAGAATGCCAAACATCTGAGCAGATATACCGAAGGAAGATCCATTAAATTTAATAGAGTCCATTAAGAAGGTGTGTAATTCATCATAAGGAATTACATTAGGTATATTACCAGTAATCATGAAGATTCTAAACATATTTTCTACGTTCGTAATATCTTCTGGAGATCCAGTATTTACAATAGCCACATCGTCTTTCTTAAATCTAAGAATACGATAATCTACAGGAACTGGAATCTTATTGTCTAGGATATAGTCTTTGACTTTTTCAACAGAAGAAGGCATACAGGAAATTAACACAGGGTGGTTAAATAGTTTAACTCCATATATCGATTTTCCTTTAGAGTCGAAGACCTCATATGAAAAAAGCCCGAGAGTATTAATATACTCTCCGGCTTCTTCTGCATACTTCATATGACCGTCATTCCTAAAATAATTTTCAGGGATATAGTAAACTAATTCCCCATCTCCCTTAAAGATAAGGGAATTCCCATCCTCTTTAAGGAAGGCGTTAACTTTAGTCATAGACATTAGTTTGCACCTCTAGTTTTTTCTAATAGTTCATTGATCTTAGCCATTACATCTTGAACTTCTTTTTTGGTTGCATAAGCAGATAGATCTGGGGCTGCACCACCAACATTTTCTAGCTTTTTCTCTAAAGCAGTAGTTGTCACATAATCATTCAATTTAGTATCTACTTGGCTCTTACTATAGATTGCAGTACCATAATGAGCTGTAGTGATAACAGTATTAGAATTCTTACCATCATATACAGTCAATGCATTAGTACATAAAGCCATAGGTTTATCTTTAGAACCCATTTCTACATTACCATTTTTATTTATTTTGGCAATAGGAATCCATTTATTATCTGGAGATTTACCATATAAATATTGTTGGTTTGGTAAGAAGATACCGTTTTTGAAATGGATATCATTAATATGCTCATAAGCAGATTTAACTGGATCATGAACGTAGATATTAACTGTTCCACCTTCATTAGATGCCATATAAATCATACCGTTTGCGTATGCAAAGTCTTCAATTTCAATACTGGAGTTGATTTCTACTTCACGTAAAATAGTACCAGCATAATCAGATTCAACAATTCGATTTAATGTAGCAAATACAATAGTTTTATCCATAAGTAATGCACCATTAGAATCGTTATTTGTTTCATTTACAGTAACTGTAACTTCTTTTTCTACAGTATTAAGATTAGCATAATCATATAATCTTAATTTACGTGTAGCATTAGTATCACCAGGAACTATAGATAATAGTTTCTTGCTACCTTTATTATAGTCAATATTGAAGAATTTATCAGTATAGTCGGTATAGCCATCAACTGTTAAATCATCATTAAGTCTATAAATTCTATTACCATTGGCTGCACCATTAGTAACTAAGATATGAGTACCATCATATGTCAATGTATTACAATGACCTAAGATATCAACACCAGTGAAAGATCTTTTAGTTAAAACAGAGAAGTCTGTTGGGGATAATTCATAGATAACTTGTTTTGTATTATCAGAATTAACGCATGCGAGAATAAATGTATTCTTCTTAAAGTTATAAGTAAATCCTTGACATTGATTAACATCAGGGTCTAATTTAATATTTGTAGCTAAAGTAATATGATCTGCAGATTTAATCTGTGCTAGATTTTTTAAGATTGCTTCATTAACTTTAGTACTAAGTTTATAAATGTCTTTAGCAACTTCTTGAATTGCTGGGGTTAAAATGCCTTTAATGAGTTGAGTAAGATTCTTCATAGTAATTTCTCCAACCTATTAATCATGGGAAAATATTAAAACTCTATATTTAATTGTTGAAAGAATGAGTAAATACTCAATGAGGATGAACCTCATTGAGTATATTACCTTCTTATTGTTGACTAATAGCACCAATAATCTTCATCTTAGACAATTCTTCTGCTTTAGTTTGGAAGAGTTCAGAATATGGTTTGTTGTCGTTAGTTACATTATAAGAATCTTTAGCTACCCATTGTTTAGTTGAGTAATTATATCGTTTAGTTTCATCTTTATTAAATAAAGGAATACGATATTTCAAGAAATCTTCATCAGACATTGCTGGATTTGTTTCAGAAATACAACAATGAATATATTTAACGAAATCAATAGATCCTTGATTATGAGTAGGATCAAATCTATATCCAGGTGCATTAAATGCATTACTTAATACAGACATCGAATCAGACATTTCATTATAGTTAGCTAATGATGGCATTACAACTTGAACTCCAGTATCTTCAAATATGTATTTAATAGGTTTGATAGTTTTTCCGGAATATAAATTTGATAATGAGTTATTAAATATATCTTTGAATACTTGTGTTCTCATAGGCAATACAACTTTATTTACTTTGACTTCAGATATTGTACTATTAAATACTAAAGGAGCTTCATGGCCAACTAATGTAACCTTTGTAATAACATCATCGCCAGATTTGAATTTAGTAAATGGTGGAGCGGCAAAGAATGCTTCTTTATACCCTAATTCATACGAGTCTGAATCTTTTGATACATATCCTAAATTTATATTGAAGTCAAATATAGTATTAAATGATATATTGCCAAATGGATAAACACCAGCAGCAGCAGTATTAGATACATCAAAAATTACAGGTTTACGTAATAAATATAATTGTAACCCTAGTCTAGAAAGTCCAGTAGAATATAGAGAATAACTTGAACCTAAACTATAATGAGAACTAGGTGCCCATAAAGAATTATGCTCTGTTACTACACTATACTTTCCAAAAATATCATCTTTTGTTACTATAATACCTTCTGAAACAGTACTAGAGTAATCATTCCCAAATTTATAATCAGCAAATAATACAGAAATTTTATCGCTACCTAGCATTTTATAAGTATTGACATAATTATCAAACATCATTGCTGGAGAAATTTCATAATATTTCTTAGTATCAGGAGTCGCAGATGCAACTGGTTCCCAAGTTCTATTAGAATAGTTATATTTTTTACTGCCATCCAAATTATAAATAGGAAGTCTCATTAATATAAATTCTGCGGAATTTTCTTTTTCTTTTATTGTAGATGGATCTACATAAATATGAACTAGCTTACCTAGAGCTTCAGCTAATTTAACGCTAATACCTTTGAAGTTTTTACTTTGCTCTTTAAAATAAAGAGTTTTAGTATCTTCTTGCGTCCATTCACTTATAGTCAATGGATCTGCAGTTCTAACGAATTGAGCTTCTAATTCATTAGTCTTATATTCATAGTTATTTCCTTGGAAGAAATCGCCACCAAGATCTCCGGTTAACTTAACTATGATTGGATCATATTGAGTTGTATCGCCTTCACCGTAATCATTCATTAGACCTTGGTTCTTATAGAATAAGTGTTTAAGTAATCTATAGTCGACTATTACTTCTTTACATACAACTTCTTTTATATATTTATTACCAGATAATACGAAAGCATCACATTTAAATTTTTCAGGAACTTCACCATTTAAAGTGATCTTAGTATTATAATCAGTTAACGCTACTGCACCACCAAATTGTTTACGATCTGGCTTACTCCAGTCATTATCACTATTTGTTTCTTGAGTGAGATCGTAATATTCAGTGCCATTATAATTTACTTTCTTGAAATCATCTTTAATATCAATGGTTAAATTGATATTATTAATATTTTGAGCACCGGCAGTCAAATACATATAATCATTTTGAAAGAAGTTCATATCATGAACTGTCAATTTGACATTTCTATCAGATTGATTATCATGAGCACTCTCTAAATGACTTACTAATTCATCAGTTGGAAAAAACATACCTAATTTTTTTTCTTTAGGAATATTATATTCAGTCATCGTAGATGATATTAATGTATTTTTAGTATCTAAAGTTTCACTAGAAGATGGAGAGTAAGTAAATCCACCAGTGATATCTAAAGTACCATTAACCATACCTTTAACTTCAGTGGATTTCTTAATATTTTCTTCAGCCTTTTCTGGAAGTTTTACAACTTCAGCTGCTAACTTAGAAGATGCACCAGTAGAGCTAATGCCGTTCTTAACTAGAACGGCTTTAACTTCTTGGAGATCATTATGTAAAAGATTTAAATTTTCTATAACCTTATCGGTCATATTAGGAGTGTCTGGCATAATTTATACCTCCATTAAACATTTTTACTACCAATAACTCTCATTTTATTAAGTTCCTCGGCCAATTCTGGGAAGATTTGAGTCATTGGTTTATTATCATTTTTAGGGTCATATTGACCAATTAATTGCCATTGACGTAAAGAATAGTTGAATCGTTGATTGCCATCTAATGTAAATAGTGGTAAACGATATTTTAAGAAGTTCTTATTTTGAAGAATTGGGTTATTAGATCTAATATGACAATGGATATGAGATACAAAGTTATTAATTGCTTCTTGTTGAGTGCAATCAAATCTATATCCGGTATGATTATATACACCGAAGTCAGCAAAATCATAATCATATTCGCTAAGATTATCTCTATAATAAGATAAAGACCATGGTAGAGATTCAGCTATAGATGGAGTATCAGCAAAAATAAACTTAGTAAATCCGGCATCACTAATTTTACCAAATATTAGTCGTCTGAAGGATTTAGCTTTATAAGGAATAATAATTTTATTAACCTTAACTTCAGTAATATATTTATTAAAGAATAAAGGACATCCTTCATCATAAGAAGTCATATCTAGTTTAGTAATATCTATATTATTAGAAGATTTGAATTTTGTATTTATAGGACCAGGTATAGTACGTACATAGCCACGTAAGTTTACATATTCAGAATCAGTATTAATATCATTACCAAATACATTAATACTATATCAATAAGAAAAATGCTGAACAAGAGCATGATCCTAATGCTTAACAATCTCTAATTAATTAAATTCAAATTTAATACTATTGAGGAAATAGTTATTAGAATCGAATGGTGTTCCAACTAATGCTTTATTTTTAATAATATAACGATTATCTGGAGTTTCTGTAAAATAGGAATTCTTTTTAGTTATATAGTCATTATTGTCTAAATCTCGTAATACTATAATGCCTTTATCTCTAGTTTCAGGATTTCTATCTATCTTAACTAGTCCATTACGAATTTTTACAGATTTATCAATACCAATGAGTTGTCCATTATCTACGTCTAACTCACCAGAAGATGTAATATCAAAATAACGAGAAGCATCTTCTGTAGATTTTGATACTTCTTCCCAAGTTTGATTAGTATAATTATATTTTTTAGTATTATCTAAATTATATAATGGAAGTCTCATCAATAAAGGTTTTATAGATCTAGTTAAATTAATTTTAGCTGGATCTACTAGAATATGACACATTCTAGATAAAAATTCAGCTGGAGTATGGCTAAGACCAATGATATTTTTTGCTTTTTCAAAAGCTGCATATTTAAGTTCTTCATCACTAAATAAAGAGCTATTATTTAATGGATCCACATCATCTAAGAATGCCGGTCGTTTATATCTATAGTCTAATGATTTACTAATATTTTCAACATCAGTAATTTCATTATTAACTTTAATAATGATAGGATCAAAGTTTGGGGTTTCTTCTCCAGTTTCATAAGCTGCAACTATCTTATTATATTTATATAAGATATTCATTAAAGCATAAAAATCTATATTAAGATTATTACATACTACTTCTTTTACGTACTTATTAGGCGTAAGAGTGAATGTATCACATTTTACATTCTCTAATACTTCACCATTAACCGTAAATTTAGTATTATAATCGGCAAAGCCAATTTTACCAGTAAATACGGAAACTCCAGGTCTATCATTATTCCCTTCCTTAGGGAAATTTACATACTGTTTTCCGTTGTAGTTTACTTTTATTAAACTTTGATCATTAATATTTACAGTAAAATTAATATCACCAATATCTTTAGCCCCAGTTAAATAAGCATAAGAATCTTGTAAAAATTGTTTATCAGATACATTTAATGTTAAATTTCGTTTATCTTGAGATGTTTCAGATGTAAGAATATTATTAACTAAACTATCTGTAGGGAAATACATTTCTAAATCTTTCCCTTTAGGTAAAGTAAATTCTTTATTCTTATTATTAATTATACAATTTGTTTCAGTTAAAGATGATGTAGTATTTGGGGCATAAGTGAATCCACCAGTGATATCTAAGATACCATTAGCTAGACCTTTAACTTCCCCAGATTTCTTAATAGTTTCTTCAGTCTTTTCTGGAAGTTTAGTAACTTCTGCAGCTAATTGAGCAGTTGTGCCATTAGACTGAATACCATTTTTAACTAGAATATTTTTAACTTCTTCTAAATCATTATGTAGTAAACCAAAGCTTTCTACTACTTTATTGACTAGATCAGTTGTTGTCTGTTTGTCATCTGCCATAATTATTTACCTCTAATTTTAGAAATTTCTTCTTCTATTTTCTTAAGAGTTGTATTTAATTCATCACGAGTAATAAAATTACTAGTATCTGTTTTCTCTGCTAGGCCATCATAAAGTATAGCCCAATCACTACCACCGAGGCAGATATACAATTTCTTACTAGTCGGGCTATAATATAATTCACCAGCATAAGAAGAATAACCTGGCTCTTGGTCATTAACCTGAATGCTTCTAATATTTTTCCATTTCCAGAATCTGTCTAAACAATAAACATCATTAGAGTCATAATCTATATAAATAGAGCCAGCAGTATAACCTTTGGCTTCATTTTCTTCTTTACCATTTTTTGGTATATCATCATATGTACCAGTTTTGAATTTCTTCCCTACAGCAGTATCAACCATAGAGTTTATTTCTGATGCACTTTGGGAATTACTAACATCAGTCCAGTTAGTACCATCCCAAAATTTAAGTTTCTTAGTTGGGCCATCTTCTTTTGCAAAGATTTGACCTATATAATCACCACTAGTTGGTGGAGTTGCACCACTTTTTGGTTTCAGATTAACTATATCTTTCTGCAACTTAGAAACATCTTTAGCTACCTCTTTAGAAAAGGTAGTAAGAAGTTTCTTAATAATATCATTAAGCTTCATAATACCTCCGAAAATATAAATTATAGAGATGGTACTGAATACCATCTCTATAATTAAATATTTAGTTTAAGACTTAGCCTTGTGTTTTAGCGGTGTTATAAACTTCAACTAAGTTGAATGTATCTAGACCTTCCAAGTCTGCAGTCTTAACAACTTCGTCTTTCTTAGCATATGGTTCTAAACCATTAGTTAAAGATGTAGTTGTAACAAAATCAGCTAATGCTTCTGTTTTAGCATAAGGTTGTAATTTTGTATCCAAAGCATCAGTTTTAACATATGCATCTAAAGCTTCAGTTTTAGCATAAGGAGTAAAAGCAGTAGTCAATGCTTCTGTTTTAACATATGCATCTAAAGCAGCTGTTTTAGCATAAGGTTCCAATGCAGTAGTTAATGCAGTTGTTTGAACGTAATTAGCTAAAGCTTCTGTTTTAGCATAATCTGCTAAAGTAGTAGTAAGCGTAGCAGTTTGAACGTAGTTAGCTAGAGCTTCAGTCTTAACATAGTCAGCAAGTTTACCATCTACAATAGTACCAACTTGTTGGGTAGTAGGATAGTTGCTCAAATCTGGAGCTTCACCTGCACCAGTGGAAGAAATAGTACCATCTGGAGAAATAGTGATATTAAGACCAGGTTTAAGTTTATCCTGCTTAGCATCGGTTAATTTTTTAATATCTTTACCAACTTCTGTAGCAAAAGGGTTCAAGATATTTTTGATTTGATCAGCAATTTTAGTAGCCATTAAAGAAATTCTCCTTTCTTGAAAATAGTTAATTATTTATTAACTATTTATATGTTTATTAATAAAGCATATTCGGTTAAATGCCTGTACAGTCAGTATATGGTTAATCTGGGTTGTATTAACCTTCAGATTTACCACGTTTATAAGACTCTAGTAGATCGATAGAAAGTTCTTCTTCGAGCTTATCTCCAACAAAGTTCAAGCCTCTAATTGTCCAGCCAGCAGCTTCTGCAGCTTGTGCAATTGGAAGTAAAGTAGCATTAACATCTCTTGGTTCAAAGGAAATTAATTGACTTTCATCTGGGCCATTATTACTTAATGCATTCAATACAGATGCAACAGAGTTTTCATCTAACGGGCATTTAGTTAGATCTAAACCAGTTTTAAGTTCACCAGTAACTTGCAACTTAGTTAAAGATCTACATCCTAAAAACATATTTTTTGTATTAGTCAAAGAGTTTACATTTAATTTCAATGCAACAAGACTGTTACAATTCTTAAACATGTTTTCGCCACTTTGTACAGATTTAGTATTCAATTCTACATTGTTTAATTTACGACAATTTTCAAACATACCAACTGCAGATGCTAATTTATCACTATTAGATAAAACTACAGATTGTAAGTTTTCATTATCTTTAAACATATAGTCTGCAGAGACAGTATTTGTTAAATTGATTGGAGGCAATCTTAATAAAGAAGTACCACCATCAAACATGTGATCTGCATATTCCATTAAATCAGTATTCAATTCTTTATCTAATTCTGTAATATCCATATAAGTTTTTGGATATAAGTTTCGTAAGAAGTTATAAGCATTCTTAGAAGTTTTATAGAATTTATTTTCAGAATCTTGAGTAAGTTCGGAGTCAGAAATAGAACCGGCCAATTTAAGACGTCTAATATTTCTAACATCAATAGCAACAACTTTATTTTTATAATCCATAGAGCAATCAAAACGAACTACAATTTTTTCATCACGTTCTTTGATTCCATTAGCTCTATATGTAGACAAAGCTACATGTTTATTTGACCAACATTCGAAGCCAGCAACTTTACCAGCAGCACGTTGTAATTCACCATCTTTTACATAATCAATTTCCCAGATTTCGTCAGATCCTTCATAAAGAAGAACTTTATAATTATCTTGAGGATTAGAGAAAGTGAAAGATAGCATTAATGATCTAAGAATTTTAGCTTGTATATCAACAAGATTAGCTTTAGGGCAAGCACGTTTACGATCACCGCTAGCGGTAGTATAAGGATTACAACTAGTAGGATCTACAACATTATCGAAAGCCATATTAGTACCTCCATGATTAGTAATATTCAATTATCCTAATGTTGAAAAAATATATAGGAGATGGACGTACTAGCCCATCTCCAAATTTATTATCTTTGTCGTTTCTTAAATGAATCTTTATATGATTCATAGTCGTTTACATAGTTAGATGGATCATAAACTCTAAGTGGATTATTACTGTAATAATTGGCAAGTCTATTAGTTCTTTTAGAGTTATTAGATGCATATCCCATTAGTAAATCTTGTGGCAGATTAGAATATTTTCTATTATATTCAGCTAACTTTTGAGAATCAGTCAACTCTGGTTTAGTATAAAATCTATCAGTTGTTACATCTAACAATTCTGAGTAGTTATATACCAATGCAGTCTTGATACTTTGATATTTTCTTTTAGAATTTCTAGTATCAACTATAATAGCTCTATCTTTAACAGATACAAATGATCCATCTGTATAATAGAATAAGTATTTACCATCTTTAGTTTCATATGTATCTAATAGAGATACTTCCACATGTAGATTTGGATCATCAGCATTATTACCAATGAAATCTTTTATTTTATTGATTGGATTTTCAAATGGTATTTCAGGAGATATAGTTCTACCATCATCTAGCTTTCTTCCATCTCTGGCATATCTAACTACAACTCCATTAGAGTATGCTAAGTTAATTACCTTCAACTTTTCATCAATAACTACATTATTTATATCTATATACTTTTTATTGTTTATTTTATTTCTAATTGGCTCCTCCGCTGTAGCACTTATATTATTTCCCATGATAATTCTCCTTAGAAAATAAAAAAATAAATAGGCCAATGGTTTCAAACCATTGGCCACCATTATTTATATGTATAATATTATTTACGCTTCTTAGTTTTCTTTTCTGGTTTAACTGTATGAGCAGCCTTATCCCATTCAATAAACCCTTTATCAATATATGCAACTAATTGTTGGAAGTTAAAAATGATTTGTTTATAGAAATCATTTACTTCATCTTTAGTTTCATATACATGAATAGCTGCAGATAGATTCATAATAAAGCTATATAGTTTCAACAAATCAACTTTATTTTTAAAGTTAGTATTCGTATAGATTACACGAAGTAAGATAGCATTAACTACAACTGTATTATCAGGATTATGGTTAAATCTACCAATAGCATCAATAATAGCTGCTACATTTGCAGTCTTAACTCCAATAGCTTGTAAAGCAGACATAATTTCTCTACGATAATATTCTTGATGTTTGAATGCTCGAAGTGCATTGAAATAAGAATTATGCAATTTCAAGAATTCATAGATATCAGAATAATCAGTAGAATCATTCAATGCTTTAATTACAGATTTAGCGAACGCTTTAACTTTATCAGAAGATTGTTCATCGGCAAGAACTTGATTCATCTTTTGAATACGATCATTATGAGATGCTTCAATATATTCATCAATAGAAATGTCTTCATCCAATTTAGATGTAGCTTTCTTAACTGTTTCATCTAATAAAGCTTTACCTTTATCCATGAATGCATTAGTACATGCTTCACGAATAAGACCTTCAATATAGAATTCTAATTCTTTAGCATTAGAAGTATTTACACCTTCTTTGCTAGCTTGAATTAAGAATTTTTCTTTTAAACCAGCTGTAAGTAAAGTAGTTACATTAGCAGTATCATCTTTAATTACTTTTAGATATGTATCAATGATATTTTGAATATCATCATCAGACAAATCTAATTTAGGAAATTCTTTATTTTCAGAGATTGATTTCTTAACATCTTCAACTGAGATTGTTAATTCATCAAATTTCTTTAACGCTTCTTCCAATTCTGGATCGCTAGAAACATTCTCGTTGCTTTCGGAAACTCCATTGGAGCTAACAGTCTCAACGTCTTGAGTGTCTTCTTTAGATCCATCTTTAGCTGGTTCTTCGCCATGGCTTTCATTTGAGGGAAAGTCGGCATCAGCCTTATCCTCCTCAAGAACTTCTACTTTTTCCATAGCATCAATTTCCTCAGCAGTTGGAGGAACTTCTGGAACGATAGCTTGTACGTTCTTATCTTCTAATCTAGCTGCATCTTCTTCTGTAGCAAGATTTAAGTCTTCAACAATATCTAATTTTGTCTCTACGCTCATTTGTATTCTCCTCTAATACTTTGAATCCGTAAACGTAATTCAGTTACATATTCAGGGAATAAGTACTGATTAGAAATAATAGTTTTCATAAAATCTGTAAAGATATTAACATCTTCACTGAAATTAGAAGTAAGCAAATCTACAATAGGTTGCTGATAGCAATTAGCTAAGATATCGCCCATACGAATGTCTAATGTAGAAATGTATTGAATCACTGTTGGCAAATTAGCATTGATTACTGCTAATTTAGAATTATCCATAACTTTCTTGTTATAGATAGTGGAGCTGTCTTTAGATTTCTTCAAGTTTTCTAATTCAAGAGCAGAGTAAATAGAATTCTGCTCAGATACAATTAGATTAATCAAGAAATTAGTCATATGGGAATTAAACCCACATACTAAGAAATCATATATTGTAGATGCCAATAAATAAATATTGTCATCAGATTCATCAATATGGGATACATTACATTTATTACAGATTGTATCGATGATATTTTTATATACATCGAGTTCAACTGAATTTGTATTTTCTACATCCATTGGATAATTAGCTCTAATATTATCAAAGTTGGATCGAAATACATTTACCATATTTGGTTTTGCATTAATAGCAAACTCGTAGCGTTTACTAATATGATTATCAATTACATCATAGATATAATCGCTACTGAAGTTTGCTAGTATTTCAGATAATTGGTGTTCATTTGCTAGTTCATAACCAGCATTCCCGTTACTATAGCCAAACATCGGATTCCTCCTTAAATAGTTAATTTAAAATTTACTGAAATGTAAGTAAATATTTAAATTTTTAGATTTGATTATAGAATCTAGATAGATTACCAGATAAATTGGAATCATTATTTGTTGGTGTATCATTAGAATATAATGAGATAAATGCTTGATCTGGCAATTTACCATCTTGCTGATTACGTATTAGATCTACATCTTCTTTTGTTAGGTTATACTTATATGCATATGCCTTTAAGAATTGAGGATCTTGTAACGCAGTCTCTAATGCTTCTTTTTCTTTAGCATCCTCAGCTTTTATCCACTCTTGATAAGTCATACCGATAGCTCTTTGAGCTTCTTTTAACTTATCCATAGGTGATAATTCTGATGGATCATCTTTAGCTAAGTCTTTTTGTAGTTGAATAGTTTCTTCATATATTTCAACAGTTTCTACTGCTGCATCAAATACTACATCATCTACATCTTCATCAGTCTTTAAGACTGTTTTATTTATACCGAAGGCTTCTTTTAAATTTTTACCTTCATACCATACATATAATGCCATTAGATAGGAGAATGTTAAATCATCATGTGTATTAGTAGAATGCTCTATCTTACCATTACGTTTAACTTCCAATCCAAGGAATTCATCATATAGTCGTTTAGATACAAACTTATCTTTATGATTATCCATACGCTCTTTTAATATTTCCATTAAAAGTTCACGTACGCCTTTAGTTGAATCAAGACCAAATACTTTAGTGAGCTGTTTAATTCTCTTAATAGCTCCAGGCCCTTCAAATCTTTCTTCAATAATCTTATCTTTAAATTCATAGTAAAGATTATTAGTAATTCCGGCTTTCTTAAGTAATGCTATTACTGATGCCCCGAACCCGAATATATTTAAATATAGTCGCTACACTATACTTATGCAATTTTGCATCACCCCCATTACAGGGCGTGTCTAGATCATTTGTCGTCCTCCAACTTTACTTGCTGAGGCCAGGATTTTTCTTCCGCCAATCGCTTGCGGTTCTACTCTCCCGTCAGGAGATGATCGTTGAACGTCCCATCTAATATAAAATTAGATGTGTTCGCTGCTAAACGTAGGAGATAACTTTACTCCTATACGTCAAAGCAATTAACCCTGTTGATACATAGACATTTCTATCTATGCAGTGCGTTCTTACACCATTTCGTTCGACATTAATTACAGCATTACGCATATACTTTTGCGTTAATTCAACTATAATTTTAGCCAATTCTATTTGACTAATATAGTTGCATTTAAAGTCGGCTATTACTTTAGTTGTCTTACTATCTATAATAGAGATAGCAGAACTATCTCTTCTGTACCCACCAGATACGTCGACACCCATTATAGGTGGATCTACTGGTAAACCATTTCTATTATATTCGATAGTATCATATAGATTAACTTGGAACTTGCCATTCAATACATCAATTACTGAAGTTGGTTCTCTAGTCAATCTAGACATTGTTTCTAATTCTTCTAATGTAAATGGTGAGTTATCAGTGGAGTTTGACCATTCAAGCAAAACTTCACGACGGATATCTTCCCATTTATTATTCATGGTTCTACAGATTTCTTTGAACCATTGTTCGCTACAACCAAGTTGTTGATAAGTGAACTTAATATATACGAAAGTAGACTTAGTATTAGATTCCATTATTTCCATGATTTCTTGATAAGATTTATCATACCAAGTTTCACTAAATGGAACTGCATCTTCTTTCATTTGGAATGCAAATACCCCTTCTTGAGAAGTCAAGAAGCCTGGGGTAGTTGTAAATAATATACCGTAAGGTGCACCATTTGCTCTAGAGTTATCTGCAGCTCTCTTGAATGCTGGAACCGTATTTAGATAAATGATTTCATTATATGGTGCAAATCCCCATTCGTCACCCCATAATAGAGGGATAGATTTACCACGTAGCAAGTTCTGAGCTGCAGTTTTATTACGTGCAGATGCTACTGTGATAATTTTATTTCTATTTACTGCATGCTCTAGACGCAATACTGTATCTGAAGCTTTTGCAGCTTTACCATCTTTTCTATTAAATGGTGCATCCATTCTTAGATATGGAGGTAAACATTCACGAAGGTTCTTTAAAGTTTGTAAGTTATCTTTAGAACCATCTTGTGCTTTATGTAAGAACGCAATAGTAGCATTCGAAGTACCAAAGTTAAATAAATATAAATATCGAGCATCAGCAGCTAGGGTTTTACCTTGTTGACGTGGTAGCTCGTGGAAGATATTCATATTATATATTGAGCAGAAGAATAGAGCCATATTTCCACGATGTAGCCTAAATGGTATACCAGTACCGCTACCACCTTGGTCTGGAACTCTACATACTTCTCGAATAAAGTACCAGAAATTTGCCATACATTCGGCTAATACTTTACCCTTATAATATTGGTTTAAATTTGGATCATGTGGGTCTATAGCCGCTAAATCAGGGTCTAACAGAGCCAGCATGAATTTGTTATTCTTAATTCCTATGGATTTAAGATATATATGCATATCCAGAAAGCTTTTATTCCTGGTAGACATCTGATAATATATTTGCATATTTATCACCTTTGTAAAACTGTGTTTTAATAGTTATATATTATTAAGGTGTTATAGTGATAACTATATAGACGATTTAAGAGTTTATATTTTATTTTAAAGGAGAAATTATCATGTTTAATCTTATTATGAAAGCAGATATCGTAACAAAATTTGCAGCACTTGTAGCTGCAATGTTAACTGTAGTAATTTTAGTATTTATTGTTGGGATGACAATCGATCCGTTTTTCGGATTACGTTGGCTTTCTAATCTTTTGACTCAATATATGAGTCAAGATTCTATGTTATCAGTAATTATTACTTTGCAAGTTGCAAAGTATTTTGGTTTATTCTGGTTAGCACACCGCGTATTAATCATTGTACGCAATATTAAGCGTACAGTGAGAAAAAAATAAGACAATAAATACCCGTAGGATTTCTATGATCCTACGGGTATAACTTGTTTATTTTTTTTTATTTTTTGTTAGATTTTTTAGCAGCTTTTTCTTCTGCTTCTGCTACTTTTTCTTCGGCGTTTTCTTTAACGTCTTCAGTTTTTGTTTCAGGACCTTTAGGATCTTCTTCTGTAGTTTCTTCAGTAGTTGTTTCTGTTTCTGGTTCAGTTACAGGCTCTTTGTCTTCTTTAGGTTCAGATTTGGTTTCTTTCTTACCAGATTTTTTAGTTGTTGGTTCTTTTTCTTCTTTAGGTTCTTCAGTAACTTCTTCGTTATAGTTAGTGAAGTCTAAGATACGAGTTCTACCATCTTCAAGAATTTCTTCAACAACACCATGTTGAATGATACATTCGAAAATTTCTTCTGCTTCCAACATTTCTCTGTGGATAGCACGAACCAATTTATTACGTAGTCGAATAGGACGACGGCAAGTTACATTTACAAGTTTAGCCATTGATATTTCCTCCTAGATAGATTCAATTAATTCATCTTCAGAAGTAAGAACGGATTCGATCAAAGCATCATCAATTAAATGATAAGCTTCAGTCAATTCGATATCATCTTCAACTTCTTCAGCAATTTCTTCACTGTCTTTTTCATGTTGTTGGTCAATGTCAGACATCAATTCGAGTTCAGCAGCTTCATCTTCATCCTCTGCTTCGATATCAATTTCTTCATCTTCTAGACCTTCAACGGAGTCAATATCATCATTATCTTCGTCGTCATCTAATTCTAATTCATCAGAAGCATCAACGATAGCATCGATAGTTTCGTCCATATCTGCATCATTTACGTCATCAGTTGCGATTACATCTTCAACTGTAGCTGCAGTATCTTCTAGATCTTGATGGATAGTTTTGTTATCATCCATTTCAATATCCTCCTTTAGTAATCAAGTTCATTATATTCATTATCGTCAACTAAATCATCTAGATCATCACTAGACATAGTTGCTAAGAATATACCTTCATCATCAACAATATCATCGCTTGCCATATCAGCATCAATGGCATCAATAATATCTCGTTTTGCAATCATAGTATCTAAAAATCCGTTCTCGTCAATCATGACATTGAACGCATCTTCGTTATCAATTTGCTCTTTGAAATAATTATCGAGTTCGTTCATTTAGAGTACCTCCATATAGATTACTGATATGTTAACGAGATAGGTTTTTCATTATATTCTTAACCTGTTCTTCTAGGATAAATATAATCACAGGAACGTAGTAAAAAATAATGTTTGCTGGTAAGGAATAGTTAAATTCTTCTAAAGATTTTAGTAAGAATTCATCATATCTATTTAACTTATCTTGATTATCATTAAAGTAATCTATGATAATATTCTTAAAGTAATATGTATCACTTGTGTCATATCTTTCATTATCTCTGATTCTCATTACAGTATCATCATCAAAAGATGGAACTACCCAGTTATCACCGGGTTTATATTGATGGAAGATATAGTAATAATCTTCAATATTATAATATAAGATAGAAGTCTTATCTTCAATCTTCATACCATAACAAGATGGATTATTAATACAAGTCTTATCTTTTCTTTCTAATGAATGGAAAAGAGTTCTAGAGTAATCTAACGCAAAAGATTCTTTAACTGCAAGCTGATGAGAGATTTGCATAAATGGTAAGCTTAGATTATTCATTAAATCATTTCTTTTGATAAACTCAATCATATAACTATCATAGAAATTATGATCATCATATGAGAAAATGAAAGTTTGAGTCTTATTAGAGTAGAATAATGAACGATAGTATGTAATCATATCTGTACAGATATTTTCTAATTGTTTAATATAAGCGTGATCATCATCTTTAATAACTAAAGATAAATTTGTACCAATATTAGTTGTATCCATTGTATAAGATCCAACTACTAAGGATTCGATATCGGTATTATCACCATCATGGGAACTTAAACGATAAGAAATCTTATACATATTAACCCCAGTTGGTAATGTATCTAAAGTAACACCTGTAACTTTAAATAGGTATTCTTCATCTGTATGATTGATTATAAAATAATCTTGTGGATATGGTTTGAACGCATTTGGAAGGACATATGCATCACCTTCAATGGAATCAGATTCAATACCATAATCGCCAGATTCTAATTGGACTTGAATCTTATCTAAGCCAAATAGAACTGTATCTTTAATTTTATTATATCTTAATGGAGAATCTCCATCAGTATAGCTATATGCTTGATCGGTGCCTTCATCTAATGTACTTTCTGCAGTATTAATATTGAAGTAAGTACAAATTGTAGGCGGTTTATCTGTAAATGTATAGAACGTATTATCCAATCTATCTTTCTTAGAGTCTAAGATAGAATTAATAGTCCCAACATAGGTAGTATCTAGGAATTTTCCCATATGTTACCTCCTTTATTAATGAGATGTTTAAGAAAAAAAAATAAAGTGAGCGGATGAGGTTTATCCCCATCCGCATCATAATATTTGTCTTACTGAGTCTTTAATCTTAGATAATGGTACGCCATAATCTTTTTCTCCAGATTCATTTCTATGGAAATACACAGAAGATCCTCTAAAGAATTGGATATTATTATTTATGAAGAACTCAGATTGCCTCATAGATATATCGCCAGCATCATCATTATCAAAATATAAATGTAAATCCATATTCATAATCCCTCTAGAGAGAATTAATGAAATTACATTTGGATATTTATTGCCTGATGCAGCCATATATATTCCATTAGCCCCATATGATAAGTTTGTAAATACCGAAAGAATATCAAATTGTCCTTCAGTAATATTAACTAAAACCTTATCGGTTGTTATAGGAATTTGAGCTGGAATAGAGTAAGTTTTAGTGAAATTATTTTCTGATAGCTTCACTATTAAATATCGGAATTTCTTATCGACTGGCTTAATACATCGCATAATTAACGCTGTATTATTAATCGAGAGGAAACCCACATACTCACGTTGAATTCGCTCATAATCAGATTCTGTTGCTCCCAGAACATGCACAATCTGACGTTTGAAGAACGTAAAATCAAATATAATTTTAAGTTCTAATAAATACCATACTGGTAAAACTACCCCTAAACGGGAATTTACATAGTCTACCTTTTCTTGATAGATTCTATCATCTAAGACAAAATCTTTATACTTTATTATTCTTTCATCTGTAGAAATAGAAGAGTAAGCTTTTGGCTTACTCTTCAACATCTTCTTATTATATTCTTCTATCTCAGATATTAAAGATAAGTCTTTTATCTTTAATAATTCTAAGAAGTTTCTATTTACTAAACCACCTGCTTCACATTTAAAGCAATTATACATAATAGGTTTATCTTTAGATACACCAATATACATATGCTTCTTTCCAGGTGATGATGTGTGCCCGCAATACGGACATCTTAAAACTATTTCTTTTTTACCAGCCGCAAATTGCGAATCTGGAATTGCAGATTTTAATCTGTCCGCTATATTCATTAAAAATACCTATTATGCTTTAAAGAAGTAAATATTAGAATATTCAATAATCTTAGCTTTAATTACCTCATCTCTTGCTTCAGCATGTAAGAATTGTAATCCTTTTAAGATGGAATATTCATTACAATTTAAGACATTCAATAGATATTTTAAAGAACGTCCTTCAACCAATACCATATAAAATAGTTCTTGGTAATTGATTGTTTTACGACCAGTAATATTTATTTCTCTGCCTTCACTAATAAATTTAATATCTTTATCATCGATATTTGTAATAATATTAGTAGGGGTTGCAATTGGGGCAACGACTATATCTTCTTCATTGTATTTTGAAGTGTCATTATATTTTTTATCAATGGTATTACATTCTGTATCGAGAATATATCCTACAATTTGATTTGGACTAAGCTCTGGATATTTTTCTTGAATCTTAGCTAAATTATGGTGATTATTAAATTCTTTTTTAACTTCAATATTATATTCTTTCATTATATTTACTCCTATATTATTCAAATTATTTAGTATGATTCTTTTCATTAAAGATAGATGCTCTTAATGAGAAGAATGGTAACGAATTTTTAATATTAGTAGTATTAATATCATCACCTATTAAACTATATATAAATTCATATCGCTCACATACTGGGCTAGTGACGTATAATCTAACAAATTTGTCAAGTTCTTTATATATATTAGGGTATTTATTAACAGTATCTATTAAATTTTTGATAGTATTAAAACTAGAAATATTATATGTTAGATTATTTTTATTAGTAAAATCTTTAATAATTTCTACTAAGCTATCTACTGTAACATTTTTATTATTTAATATTACATCTATCAGAATATCTTGCATTTTTATAGTATATTCTAGATCATACCTTGCTCCAAATACTTTGAGGCTAACTGCAAAAATAGATATACTCCTATCCATATTATTGTCATTTTCGAACTTGCTCAATGTATGATAAATTTTTACATGATTATTCGCATAGTCTAAAATTTTATCATAATTAAAATATCTATATAATGGATTATTAAATATATGATGCTTTTTATTATTATTAAACTTGCGTATAGCATCGGCTGGATTGAGATTAATAATATCTATATAAGTAAAATCAGAATTAATATGTTTAACCATTCTATCATATGCTGTATGTAAAATATCATAACTCAGTCTTGATGAAAATATTTTAGTAATTATTTTATTTTTACCCTTTAAAGACAAGTTATTTCTCTTAATGAAATCATAATTGATAATGTCTGTTTCTGTTACATTTTTCAATAGTCTTTCCATTATAAAACCTCCTATAAAATAAAATTAAAAAGTTTATTTTGTAAAACTATATTACCTCCAATATATAAAATTTAGGAGATGAGTTTAATACTCATCTCCCATAAAATTATTTACTTAATTTAGATACACGTTTGGTTAGTACTTCATAGTAACCAGTCATATAATGTAACTGCTCAGCTAGTAGATCGAAGTCTTCACATTCTTTATTTTCATTTAAGAATTTGATCAATCGTTCTACTTTTTCACCAAGTTCTTTACGTTCTTCAATTAGTCTTGTTTTCCAATCTTCCATTTTAATTTTCCTTTCTTTTATAATAAGAATAAATATATCTATAAATATAATATATATATATCTTTTAATTTTTACAGATATTTATTTTACCAAATCTGTCAATATTAATAATTTCTCCAATCTCCAATGTAGGAATATCAGAATGACATACTTCCATAGATTTTTGGATTGCTTCACTACAGCTTAAGGGAACTCTATTAAAGTAATCATAACTAGGATAATTATAATACATCCAAGGTATAGACTCTATAGTCTCATTAGGTAGAAAGATTTCAGAAATTCTTGAGGATAAAAGTTCACCATCAAAACTAAGTTCTGTATCTATACTGGTGACTTTAAACATAGCTTTTCCATCTCTCGTTATAAATTCCTTCTTTTCATTTATAATAAATATGCAATCTAAAAACCTTCTAATTTGCACATCCATATCTTCAAATGCTAACAATTTCAAAGTATCTAAAATCATTTTAATATATCTTTCTATCACAAAGACGAACTATTTCTATTCTACCAAATCTATCAATATTGATATAATCCCCGAATGCAAGTTTAGGAATATCACAACTGCATACCTCCATAGATTTCTGAATTGATTCACCACATCTTAGAGGAACTTTATTGAAATAATTATAGCTAGGGTATTTATCGCATAACTGATTAGGTATAAGAATTACTTTTGTATTAGGCATAATGTTTTCAGAAATTCTTGATGATAAAAGTTCACCATCTAAATTAATTTCTGTATCTATGCACGTGGATTTATACATACTTTTTCCATTTTTATGTATTAATTCCAACTTTTCATTTCTAATACATATACAATCATAGACTTTCTTAATTTGTACATCCATATTTTCGAATGCTAATAGTTTCAGAATATCTAAAATCATTTCGTTCTACCTCACACTAATAACGAAATTTATTTACACTACCATATCTATCAATAATAAAAGAATCTCTTGGTGTCAATGTAGGAATAATAATGATAGCATATACTTCCATGGATCTTTGAATTATTTCGCTACATTTTAGAGGTACTTTGTTGAAATAATTGTAACTAGGATATTTATCACATATAGCAGTAACTTTATTGCTATAACTTTCAGTTATATCTGATTTTATAATTTCACCATCATTGCTAATCTCTGTATTGATAGCGGTAGTTTTAAAACCATTTTTTCCATTTTCGATCACTTGTTCTGTCTTACTATTTGTAATACATATATGATCATTACACTTACTAATTTTTACATCCATACCTTCGAATGCTAACAATTTTAAAGTGTCTAAAAGCATATTTTATGCCTCCTGATAAATAAATAGAATACGATAGGAGTTCAACTCCTATCGTATATCATATTTCTTATTATAATATTTACTTCGCATGAATTTAATCATATCAGTAAATGCATCTCTAGCTTCACGATTGAAGTTATCGACATTTTTATATTTACCAGTCTTTTTACTTTGAGTCATAATATTATCAGTATCATCTAAGATATAAACTTTATCTTTATCATCATCTAAGTCTGCATAATAAAATTTATCTTTATTAATACCAAATCTATAACCAGTAAATTCAGATCGGAAATTTTGTCTGTCTGATAAAATCAATGAAGAGATGATTGAATAATATCCAATTAGTTTCATTGTTTCTTTATCCTCTAAGAGTATTAACTATCTGATTTATCATATGGTAATACTAATGTCAGTATTGTAGTAATACGATGAGCTATAACATCTTTTACTTTTGAATCTTCAACTTCATTATATAACTTATGTAAGAATAATAATATGTATTGAATCGATTCATTATCATCTAAATCTATAGCTTTTTCAATATCATCAAGTTTATCATATACAATAATAAGAGACAATAATGAAGATACATCACATTCAAATGGTTTAGGTCTATTTGATGGAAATTTTAATATCTTTTCAGATTTACTATTATCTGTAGTTTTATTAAAAGTTTCTTCAAATAAACATTTGGTAACTTCATCTACACTAATACCTAGAAGTTCGGAAATCTCTTCATAAGATTTCTTTCTATTATAATATAGATGTCTGATTCTTCCGTTCATTGCATCCATTTATATCACGCCTATCTATTATTAATCAAACTAGCATAAATCAAGAATTCTTCATTCAATAGTTCTTGTTGTGGTACAAATGGTAAACCTGTATTTTCTTTATTTTCAAAATCGATGATTTGGAATTTGGAAGATACAATTGTAGCCAACATAGCTATCAAAAGATTAGTAATCTTTTCGTTATGATAAATAGCAGCAACTGCTTCATATGTACTAGAAGAAGTAATCTTTTGAAGCTCCTTCTTGTTCATATTTACACGTTTGATTACTTTAACAAACTTACCAGATAGAATTGCTTCCATCGTATGTAGATTATTTGCTGCAAGTATTCTCTTAGCTGCAATAATAAGTTTAATATAACTTGTTAGATCAATAGATCCTAACGCAGATGGATCTCCAAACCATTTATAAAATAGATAGCATACTAATATCTTTTGATGTGGAACTATTGGAGACTTACGTCCTTTAGATAATTCTACTTTATAGTATTCTATTTCTTCTTTGGAGAATGGACCAAATCTTTCTTCTATTTGTTTCATAGTAGAATGGAAGTTTACTTGATTATGCATAAGTAATGCTTCATTCTTTTTAGAAAGATGAGATTCAAACTTATCAAATTCTGAATTATCATCGTCATCGTCACCTTCATTACGGTCAGACGATAATTGGTTGAAGGAATATTCATATTTAGCTCTAATAATCTTATTAGTGATATTACCTTTAATAGATACATAGATCAAGTTTAGAATATTCATTTCATAAATAGCTTTAGGGATAATCTGACTAATAATAGCCCATACAATTTCAATATTATATGTGAACTTATTCTTAGACCGAATATATTGCTTATCCCAAGACCCACTATTCTTAGACATATCTTGAATGATACGACTATTTGCAGTTTCAGATAATTTAGTCAAGATATCAATATCAGGATGCATATCAATAATAAGAATTTCATAGAATTCCATCAAATAGGCATCGATGTTTTGAATCTTCTTCATATATGCATAATGAGTCAATAATGGAATTAGAATGATTTGGAATAAACCAATTTCCATCAATGCACTTAAATGGCGATTACTATATTGAAGTACATTACCATCTTTCTTATTACGTTTAATATGAATAATGAAATTATCTTCATTCATAGCTTTAACTTTACGAGCGAATGTACTAAATAAAATATCTCGTTTAATATCAGCCATGAATTGTTGTTTTGTATATAATCCAGCATCATCAGTATCAATCATAAACTTCATACGAGCATAGATTGCTAGCAATTCATGATCAGGATCATAGTATTTTTCAAAATAATTCAAATATTGCGTAAAGTGATCTACTTTCTCTTCAGAGGAGTAGCATTTCTTTACACTTAGAATGAATGAATCAAACATAAGCATGTCTTCATCATCATTAGTTAAGATTTTAGCCAAAGGGGCCATAATTTGTTTACCCCTAAGGCCTCTAAATATAATATCTTCTGGATTTGGTACCCATCTATCTACAGGTGGAATAGCATTCACATCAGATATACTTAAAGTATAATTTTTAACTTCTGGAGTTCTAATAGAATAGTCTCTGTCTAATTCCTCTCCTGGAGTTATTTCACGTCTTACAGCTTTACTCGTTAAAGCTTCAGTTAATTGCATCGTGCACCTCCTATAAAACTACACATAGTCAAAATTATAATATATAATTTATTTACGTTTTGTAGTTTTAGTCGTGCGAGTAACCCTAATATTATTAGACTTCTTTTTTTGTTTCTGTTTACTTTGAGTAGTTGCAGTTCTTTTAGTAGCAGAAATGGTTTTAGTTTGTTTTATATTTCCGCCACTATCGTTACGTTTACGTTCAAGTCTATGCTTAAACATAGGATCTACTTTACGTAGATGACTTTCTGCTTCTTCACGCTCAATAGTTTTTAGATCAGACTTAGTTACTAGTTTTAAGAAGTCATCTTTTCTATTAATTTTAAGATTAGATGCTTCATAGTAATGCTTTTCTAGATAACCATGCTGTTTTATATATAAGAAACCAAAGTAAAGAATCTTAGCAAAGTTTATAACCCCAAATGGATTTCTTTCTTTTGGTTTTTGTTTTATTACTTCAGTGGAAAGTTTATTTTCTAATTCCTCTACTAATAAGCCATATTCAATATATGTATGAGCATAAGTGAATGTAAATGCTGGGTCATTAGAGAAGAATCTAACTTCATAATTTTTAAGATCTTTAGCATGTTTAGCATCCCCACTTTTAGGAATGAACTTAAACACTACTTCATATGTAAAATTAGGTACCACTTCAGATGGTACTCTTAGGAGAATGAAATAATTATCTCCGTCTGTGTAAAAGTTATGGTCAATCTTACCATTAACTCTAAGCATGACTTTTTCAAATCGTTGCTTATAGTTTTCTGCTAATAATTGAGATCCCATTACATTACCTTTACCAGCAGGAGATCTTCCATATTCTTCTAAAGTTAAATGTAATTTTGCGGCCATTTAATTCTCCTTAGAGTGAGGTCTTGCAGAGTAGACCTTTTATGGCCTACTCTTACAAGATTGCTCTGGACAATTATTTTATATAGATATTATGGGCAGGAGTTTGACATAGGAATTGTTTAGTAGTTACTAACATGCCTACAACTTTACCCACAATTTCTAACACAGTGATATCAGAACGGATAGAAGATAATACCAAGGAGTCAGTTTGCTTAGTGCGTAAGTTTACTGGGATTCCTTTAGAGTTTGTTTCTTCTACCATAGCTTTAACTTCATCAGAAGCTTGAGCCATACATTCAGGGAGTTCATTTAAAGAACTACCATATAATTTAGAAATCAAATCTAAATAAGAATTATAGAATAACTGAGCAATTGTTTTATAATCACCAGTTGTATTTTCATCAGATAATACTTCTTTGATTGCTAATAGACCTTGTACGTTTGCACCCCAACCATAACCATGTTCAGCCGCAGACATACAGTTTAATACTGCATCTTCTGCAGAGTCAAAACGATTATCACGTTCTTCTGGGGTAGCGCCACCGATATATAGATCTACCATATTAGCTTTCATGCTATGAACACGACGACGAAGATTACCGATACCGGACATATCTTTACCATCTTGCTTAGCTTGAGCTAATTGCATTTCCAGGTTATTCAAGATAGATTTATAGAAATCGGAGAATTCGGTAGTGCCTTCTTTATACATATTCTTAGGATTGATTACCTTAGTTTTGTTATAACCAGCTACTACTGCATCGGCATAACCACACCATTCTTGAATTGTTTCTTCTGTAGGTGCATCGCCATTTTCTTGATCTTTCACTTGTTGTTCTAAGTTACGATATTTACGAATAGTCTTAGCATCACAAAGGTTAGCCAAGTCCATCATGATTTCAGCTTGATGAATATCAGATACTAAGCAGAATGGAATATTAATACCACTAGCTTTAGTATTGATCATTGTCTTAGTTAATGGATCCATAACTGTAGCTACATCAGCAGAAACTTTAGGACAAAGAATAACAGTAGGAATCAATTTGGTTCTAGCTTTTAATGGTTCAAAGATATTATGGTAAAGAATTGCACTTAAGAAACCAATCATTTCTGGAGTATCAATAGGATCTTCGAAGAAGTAAATACGTGGATGGTTTACTTCTGCAGTAGATTCTGCTTCATTAGTTACGTAAACTTTATCAGCATAACCACTATTAAGAGTCATACCATCAAAGATTTTTACATAGTCTTTAGAGTCATTAGACCGCTTAACGTCAATATAAACATCTTGACCATTTTGCATATAAACATCAGCAATCAATTCTGCCATTTCTTCATTGTTGTTTGTAGAAATTAGAGCGATCTTTTTGATGTCTTCATAAGTTTCAATTTGTTTAGCATGAGAAAGAATACGATTAGATACATCTTTCACAAGACGATTAATCATGTATTCAATTTCAGCTGGAGGCATTTTGAAATTGTAAACACTAGCTTTATATGCTTCATCGCTCAAGTTAGGTTCTTGACCAGTAGCAAAGCGTTTATATGCTAATTGAGATAATAAGATAGCACTAGTTGTACCATCTCCAACTTCTTTAACAACATGAGTTGTTAGATCTTCAAGTACTTCTCGAATACTCATTTCGATAATACCATTGAAGAAGATATGTTTAAGAATAGTATGACCATCTTTTGTAAATTTAGGCAATACATTTTCTTTTTTAATTTGAGTAGCAGAACCATATGGTCCGAAAGATGTTACTAAGGATTCAGCAATGATTTCCAATGCTTTCATGGACTGCTCACGTAAATCTTTTTGAGGTACAATATTAGAAAATACTTCCATTTCTAATCCCTTTCTATTTCAGCTAAATCTACATATGGATTACTTACATAAAAGAGATTATTATCAAAATCTTGATGATATTTCTCTTTAACTGCATATATACGTTTATCCATATCATAGTCGACATTAAAGCCGTATTGTAAAACAAATATATGCTTTCCAATAGGCTTAGGATCATAGTTATATAAGTTTTCTGGGTATTTTAGATATATCCCATCATATGAATCAAGATCTACATTTCTTTTATTATAAATACCTAAAGGAGTCTTAGCCCCATCTAAAGTACTTCTAATAATAGCCTCTTGATATTCATTATCTACCATTACATTAACTCTAAAGCTATTACCATCTACTAATAGCATATTAGAATAGAGTTTATGTATATCAGTATAGTATATATTAAGATAAAGTAAGTCTTTATACTTATCTTTAATTTCATTCAATAAATCATCTGCAGATGATTTATATTTATCTTCCAAGACTACTGTTAAAGGATTTGGATCTTCCCTATCTCTTAATAGATAGCTAATCGTTATAGGGTCCTCATCTAATATCCCTGGAATAAAGTATTTTGAATTTTTAAATTGAGACCTTAAGATATCGATAATAGATTTATCCGTATCAAATAAGGAATCATATTCAAATATAGGTCTTATACTTGCCATATAAACTTCCTATAAAGACAAAAAAAAGAAGATAGAAAACTTGTTCCTATCTTCTTTAATTTTATTACATATCGTCTAAGCTTGCACGTTTGAATCCACCACTAGATTCAGACCCACCATAATTAGAATTACCAGACATACCTGTGCTTACACCAAGTTTATCTGCAATTGCTTCAATATTAGCTAACATGGAGCTATTTACATATTGAGCTGTTTCATGAACTGCATAAGCTTGAGCATTAGTCATAGATTTAGCATATTCTTCTAGAACTACTGCTAAGTCTTCTAAGTCCATATTTTTATAAGATTCGAAGTCTTTATCGCCATCGAATTTTTCCACATCAAAGTTATGAACTGCAAAGTGGAAATCAGTACGGCAAATGAATAAGATTTCTTCTTCTACCGCAGATAGATCTTTATTCAATTTACGAATACATACAACAGGTTGAGTTAAACCAAATTCAGAACCATCAGAGATAGTAATGAATGTTTGTGCACCTGTAGTAATGCCAGTGGATTGAATTTCGCCAGCCATAAACTTACGAATTTCTTTAGCTAAGATATTAGCTTTAGTATGCTTCAAATAAGCACTAACTTCATGCTCACGATCTGGCATTGGGTAATCTTGACCACTAACTACTTTAAGTGGAGCAATAGATAATTTAAGTGTACCTTGCCAGAAAGAGAAGCTCATAGAAGAACCGCCATATTGACCAACATCTTTAGAGTTAGTCATACGGTAATTAGAGTAAACATTGATTGTTTTCTTCCCAGTATTGGAAGAGTTTCGATTAAATACGCTTTGTCCAAGAGCCATTTGTTTATCCTCCTAAATATAAGAATATAATTATCAATATGTATTGATAGTAGTATTTTATTACATCCTAACGTGTTATTCTAGGATTGTAAAAGTATACTAATATGATAATATATTATTATTGTGAATATATGATGAGATTTATTTATTGTATTAATTTAAGGAGGTATTTCATCATGAAATTTGTTAATGACGTAGCCGTACCAACAACTAAAATCGAAAAAGAAGTTATAGAAAATTTAAAATATAACTGCATTGAAAAGGATTCAATGTGTCCGTTATTCTTACCATTAGCAGATGAAAATATCTGTAATGGGACTGTAAGTTTTATTAATGAGATTTGTAGATTATACACTGAATCTGATTTCCACTGCGGTACTATTATTAGTTGGAAAGGTAGATGGGACGGTGCCGTTGAAATTAAAGTTCAATACGATGATGGACATATCCAAGAAGAAATTCTTGGAATTCCAAGCAATTTATATGTGTTAATTGCATACTATCGTGGTATCGGAAGACATCGTAAGGTTGCAATGGTATTAAGAAATGGAAATAAAAAAATTTAAGGAGGTATTTCATCATGAAAATGTATATAGCACAATTTGGTAAAGATGGTATTAGAGATCTACGTCCGCGTGTTGACTATACACGTTATGAAGGATATGGTCTGGTTGACAGTGTTGACGGTGAGATAGCAGAGGGAGATGTTTTATACATCGGAGCTATTAGTAAAGGAATTACGGCTATCACTAAAGATTTGGAGTGGGCTAAGAAAAACGCGCTCCATATTGGTGATATTAGTAAAATTATTTACAAGAAGAATTCATTCTTACCTTATGAGGAGGTAGTCTAATGTATGTTGTATACGTTGGAGTCGTAAATCACTTTAGATGTGATAATATGGCCGAAGCCATAGGGATGCTTGAATATTATGGATATCAAACCGGTAAGATATATAAAGTTAAAGAAGGAGGTAGACTAGAACTAGTCTACGATTACCATAAATACTAAAAAAAAAGATTCCCCATGGAGTTCAACTCCATGGGGTCTTATATTATTTTTTTTTCTTAGGATTTAAATCTGGATAGTTGATATAAATTCTATTATAGTCAAAACGTAAAGTTTCTTTACGTGCTAATTCTTCACGAAGCTTTTCATACTTGCTGTAAAGAATAGAGTATTTAGAACGTAGTTTATCATCAAGATCATCTTCTGATAATACACCATCGATGATAGATAAACGAGTATTGATAGAATGAAGCATAAGTAATGCATCATTTTCATCTTCTACGTTGCGTAAGCGTAGTTGATATTCATAGAGATCATTTTCATAATCTCTGACTGCACTATATCTGAAGGATTTCGATGTGTCCCTATATTTCTTCATAGCCCAGTCTATAGGACCTGCTTCTAGTAAAGAGTTGTCATCGATACGACTCAAAGCAGTAATTACACGTTCAATTTCGCGTTTTACTAATCTAATAGAAGTATATTCTAAAGATTTACGTAATCCCTTGATTGTAATAATACGGTTAGATAATACATCATTATACACAGATAAGCACCATGCAATAATAGTAGATGTATCTTTCTTACCGCCAGTTAGATAATTAATATATCCATAATCTTTAAGCTTCTTAATAGAAGTTTCAAGATCCATGCCAAATCCACAACTAATGAGGAAATCATCAGCAAGTAACGTACTATGATCTTTGAACATCACTGAAGTTATCTTCCAAATAAGATCTTTAAAGCCGAATGTCAATAATACTGCATAGTTAATAGTACTAGCTCTACGGATAGTACTATTAGTTTTATCCAAGTATACATCAATTTCAGCTCTAGCGATATCTATAGCAGAAGATGAATTTACTAATGCTCCTACATCATGTAGGATTAAAGCTAAGATTTCTCTATTAGATAAGTTGAGGACTGGATCAAACAACTTAGAATCTAATTCTAAATAATACTTAGTAATTTTAGATTTATCTTGATGATCAGTATCATATGCAAATGGATCACTTAAGATGATATCATAGATATCGTTATCTTTAATAATAGGCATTACGCAGATACCGAAGAAAGCTTTATCTGTATTACGAGTATATAACGCCACATTACAAGAAGAACCGGTGAAAAACATATTTAACTCATGAGCTAATTGTCTTAATAGTTCTGGATCTTGATTAGTGCGGAGTTGTTCAATAATAGATATACAATCATGAAAATCATAATTGTTCATATCTAATCCCCTTTCCTTTAAAGTCAAGGAAATGCCTAGGGTCTAGAATGACCCTAGGCGTATATTTCCTAGATTAGATTAAGGTTTTACATATTCAACTTTTTCTGGAGCTGTGATATCTTTTTTAGCATCGTTTACTTTAGTGTAAGCAGAAGCATTTGGATAGCCACCAGCTGTACCAGCAGAAGTCATAGTATCAGGAATATAAGTAGTGTAATCGTTCATGAGGTTACGTCCGATAGGATCAGTATTTTCATAACGAGTACGTAAACCAGTAGGGTTAATGATCTTAACACGACCTTGAACTGGTTGGTAGCTTACCAATTTGAAACGTTCGAACGCATGAACTGCTGGCAATGCATAGTTTTGTGCGTTGCGAATTTCATTGGATAAGTACAATTGATAATCGTAAATGCAATAGATTACACGATCGCTATTACGAGGGTTTAACAAGATGATCAAGTTTTGGTTGTTACGAAGTTTATCAGATGCAACGAAGTTGTAAACACGTTTATCGCTAGTTACAACTGTACGGTTGAAGTCTAATTCAACAGGACCAATAGAACTTGGAGCTTGGTAAGTGTAAGTGGTAGGAGTGATCTTACGGATCAATGCAGGGTTACCAATTACAGAGATAGTAATGTTAGGGTCATTCAATACTTGGATCATTGTTTGAGCATAGTTGTCCAAAGCATCCATGAATGTTTTGTGACGATATTCTACTTGATCCAATGCATAACCTTCTGGTGGAGCGAAGTCAAATACTTCAGCAATTTTGTTAGCCATAGGCATAGTTTTGAAGTCATTATCCAATTCTTTATGGATTTTGTCATCTTTCCATGTGCCTAAAGCTGTTTTGAACAAGGAAAGGATATTAGTCAATTGATCTTCGTTATAAAGAGCTTGAATATCTTTTACTTCTTCAGGGCTGATTGGTGTATTGATTGGGAATGCATCAGGAATTTCCACGATGTTTGTTTGAGAATCCCAACGTACAGAGCAAGTATTAAGCATTGCAGAGGAAGTATCACGGCGTACAGACAATACAACTTTAGTTACAGCTGTATCAGAGCAGTAAAGCATGAATTTATTGTCTTTCATGAAACCAGATAAAATGCCTTCCAAAGTTTTAGGAGTACCTGCAGTTGCTTCATAAGTAACGGAGAAACGAGTCATCATTTGACGATCGATTTCGCCATAGCTTGGGTCGAAGCGGCATTCTTGAATAGGAAGAGCTACTTCAATTGCAGCACCAGCAGTGATTTCAGTTTGTTCAACTGGTTTCAATTGATGAGTTGCTGTATCTTCTTTCATCATACCAGCTTTAGGAATAGCAGATACGATTACATGAGTTACTGCAGATTCAATAGAGAAGTTATCAATGTTTGGTACAAGACCAGAAGCGCCGAATACAGCTTTACGAATTTCAGTTTGTTTAGCGTCATCACCAGGGTTCAATGGTAAGCTAACTACTACGTCTTTAGTAGGAGCTGCAGATTGGATCGCATCAAACATTTCATTTTGTTGAGTGAACATGTCGATTTCGCGACCTTCTGGAGTAACCAACTTACGAATTTTCATTGTAAGTGTGAATTTAGGAGTTTTAGCAACTGCTTTGTTAATAGCGCCTTTATCGAAGACGTTGTTCATCAACAAGTTTTTGTGCAATGGGAATACAAGACCCATAACTGGATTGTATGCAGACAAAGCGGAAGATTCCAAGAACGCATTGCGGTCATTGTCGAATTGAGCTTCCATCATTGCCATATGGTCAGCATAACCATCTGGATTACCCAATGCTGTAAATTCTTCAGCATCAGCGGAATTTTCAGTAAAGAAATTTTTAACAGTTTCAACACTTGCTGGGTCCATCATAATACGACGCATGTCTGTAAAGAATTCGGAACCAGATTCGTGCTGAATATCTTCAGCCATTTCACGAATAGCTGTAGCGTATTGGCGAGTAGCAGGAGTCACATAACCACGACCCATAACTACGTCAGCGCGAGATTCACCTACAACTGGCATAATCATTTTCTCCTTTCGGGATGTACAATTTATTTTTATTATATTAGGTATCTATAGGGACACCAAAATATTTACTATATTGTTATATCGCATAATTCTATACCATTTACTTTTTAACAGGTTCTTCTGGTGCTATAGACTCAATTAGAACTACAATTCGATCTAAACACCAAAGTGCATAGTAAAAGTCAGATTTATTTTCGATATATGTCTTAGTATGATAAGTTTTAGTGATATAATGTAAAGTCATATCGGCTAGTTTATCTAAAGCATTAGATACTCTGATTATGATTTGCATATTATCACTATTCTTATTGACGTATTCAACTTTTTGTTTGAAAGATTTGATTAGATTGTATAATTCTATAAATTTGTCTTTCAATTCTTTATTTCTGATGGCTTTTTGTTCATCAGTTAAATCATCATAGATTTCATTTTCTAATCCTTCTAATGGATCAGAAGAATTACCGGTGTCTCCATCAGCAGAATCTGGAGATTCTCCATCTCCACTGTCTAAAGAATCAGTATCATCGCCACCATCAGATCCATCATCTGATAAATCATCAGGTTCCATATTATCAGAACCACCACCAAGATCATCGGGTTCATTAGATGAATCAGTATTGTCTGATCCAGAGTCATCACCAGATAAATCATCAGGTTCATCTACTCCACCATCATTATTATCATCTGGAGTATCATCGCCACCTATATCTTCAGTTGGCTCCCCATCACCTAGATCATCTGGTTCATCACCAGTCTCTAAGTCATCAGGATTATCATTAGTATCATCTAAAGTGATATCTTCTTCCCCATCGTCAGACGGTTCATCATCTGATAGATCTTCAGGTTCATCATCGCCATTAGGATCTTCTTCTCCTAGATCTTCTGGTTCATTATCATCATCGACCCCATCACCATCTGCATCAGGATCGCCATCAGTCAAATCTTCTGGTTGATCATCAGGATCTGCGTCAGAATCTAATGGATCATCCGTAACAACTGTAGGAGGAGTTTCCTCCTCCTGTTTGTCGTCTTTTTTCTTTTTTTTATCTTTATCATCATCTGCTTCAGTAAATACCGCAGATGTTAAAAGAGAATCTACATATTCAGAAAAATTCATCTATATTATCTCCGTATTAGTCATCATCGCGGTTACTATTACCAGGGACGTGTTCTCCGTGCTTAAATGTCATATTATAAGCAAGTCTAGCTCTTTGAGTTTCTAGACGTTTCTTAATTTTTAACAATTCACGTTGTTTTTCGAGTTGATTATCATCTTCAGCTTTCTTAAGATATCTCTTAGTCATTTCTAATTCAACATCAATTTCTTCAAGAACTTTTCTACGTTCCTTGGATTGCGCATTCATAGCCATGCCTAGATACCCTAAGATAGCAACAACAGATAATGCAGGATTGATTAATGCAGCAATACCACTAGTGATGGCCAATTTAACAATACGGCTAGCCTTAGGGAGAATATTGCCAGCAATAACTGCTTCTCTGTTTTCAGATTCAAATTCTTTATTATCAATAATACGTTTTAGTTGATCCATTTGAGCATCAAATTGACGGCTAATATTGACAACGCTGTCATCTAATTCACCAATTTTAGATTTGATCTTTTGAGATGCAACTTTAATAGTATTAATGATATCCATTTCATTTACCACTGTAGGATATTTAGCAAAGTCATAAATGCAGTTACTATACCCTTCTAGTACTTTAAGATGAGCAATAGCTTCATCGATATTAGCATTATTATGATCAATAATAGAGCAATCTTCCACATTATCGTTATATTGTCGTAATGCTTCAGCTTTATCTTTTAGATTATCAATTCGCACATAATCATCTGCAGTTTTATGCTTAATCGCACGGCAATCTCTTAGATGGCGTTTAAATACAGCAGATAATTCTTCTGGATCTAAAAGAGAAGGATTATGTTTAGCTATATTAGCAATATTCACAATAGTTTGAGTATCATATCTATCAATAGAATCTTCTACGCATTCAATTAGATTACGTTTATAGATATTTTCCATTGCTGAATTCATTATATCTAATTTTTCAGATAGTGTATCTACATTAATTTCTTTATCTTTTGTAGTATCAGTACTAATGGATTCTACAGTAGAAATAAAGTCATCAAATTTAGCAGCTAGTGCTTCATCGTTATCCATATTTAGATCATTTTTATATTTAGCATATAAAGAAGCAATTAAAACAAGTTTATCTAACTTATCTTTACTTTTTTCTTCCAATACTTTATTATTGAAGTCTACTAGAATATTAGCATATTCAGTTAGATCTGCATTAATAGATTTTAGAGTAAGAATGATATTTTCAATAGAATCAATATATACATCTAGACCTAAATCATTATAAATATTCTTTAATAATAACTTAAAGCAGTCAAGGCCTTTATCGAATTTAAATTGGGCAATATAAAGATCTACTTTTTTACTACCTAGATCAATAACCTCTTTAGGATCAGCTTCGATGATTGTACTTTTTACAATCTTACCAATATCACTATTAGAAAGAGGATTATATTTAGATAATTCTTCTAAAGTACTTTCAAGTACAGCAGTAAATGCAGTTGGATCACTGGAATTGATCAAGAAGTAGTCTTTCATAGCTTCAACTACAGAACCAATTTCATATTTACAACCATTCTTAGTTAATACGTAAAGATATTCTTCAGTTGCAATCTTGAACTTTTGGATATCTCTCATATTGTAAGTATCGATTAGTTTTGCAACTTTAATAGCATTAACTTTAGCATCATCTGCAGTCAATACATTTTCAAGTACAATTTTATCTAGATCAAAGCGTTTACTAATCTTTTCATAGTTGAAAATGATGCGGTCATAAGTAGCAACTTCACATGCTAACTCAAGAGCCATATTTAAAGTTTCCATTTGAGCAGTGGCTGCTTGATCTTCAGATGGAGCATTAGTACCTAAAGCGTCTTTAACTCCATTAGCTGCTTTATCAGTTAAGTCTTTAATCTTTTCGGATGCATCACTTATCTTCTTATTGATTTTATTTTTAAGACGGCCTTTATGTAGTGCCATCTTTCTTTGAAGATATGCTTTGAATTGAGATGCGTCTCTTACTTTAGTAATAGACTCTAATACTTTTTGTCGTTCACGATTGACCTCAGCAGGTGGTACATGGTTGTACAACTCAACTAGGAGATCCAACGATTTCATTATTGCCATATCATGATTAGAGTCCACTTCAAGAATATTTTTGAAAAGCATATCTGCTTTATTCATATCATGAGTTTCATAAACCATATCATACAGTCTGGCAAACGAGCCATTAGACTTGTATGATGTATTTAACTCATGTTGCCGTTTACGTATATTCGTTAGCATTGTATTTAAATCTCCTTTTTCACCTATTTATGGTCAGTTATTATTATAAAGTTCCAGTATTATATTGAATACTTTAAATAAATAAACCCAGATATAACTTATCCTGTCAACATAAGTAATAATAAATATTTAGAGATTAAATGGAGGTCTATAATGGAAAAGTGCATCCCATTTATTATACATGAAGCTCCAATGACTGTTGGAGAAACAAAGATTGTTGAAAATATCAACAATAAACCTATTGCACAAGGTATCCTTCAAGATACAGATGTAGTAAACCGTAATAAACGTACTTATGCTACTAATGACATGAAAGCTCAAATTGCTTGTGAACGTACAAAAGAATTAATTAGAACTGGTAATATGAAGGGTGAAGATGGTCACCCAATGGAATCCAGTGTTCAACGTCAATCTACTATTGACCCACGTTTAGTATGCGTTAAATACTTAGATATCTGGATGGAAGGCACTGATGTGTTAGCTAAATTCACTGGTACAAATACTGAATATGGTCGTAACTTTAATGAAGATCTCCTAGATGGCGAACTTCCAAGTTTCAGTCTTCGTGCTCTTGGTAACCTTGAATCTATGGGTGGTAAATCATATGTAAAGAACTTAAAAGTTATTACTTGGGACCGTGTAATTTATCCATCTCATAAACGTGCATATACTACTAAACTTCTTAATGAATCTGCTGGCGATCTAGCTAATACAAATGAAATTGTAGTTAACGAATCTTATGCTGGCCGTATCATTCCTATCAATAACCCTGCAGTTATTAGTTATATCCAATCTGAATCTGCAAACGTAGATATGATTTCCGATGTAATGGAATTCGGTAAACGTAATATGCAAGTTCTTGAAAATGGTAATGTACAATTATTTGATGAATCTGGTGCTTCCTTGATTATGTCTCCCGAAAAATACATCAAAGATGAAATCATGGAATGGGCTAAAAAACAATATTAATCAAAAAAAAATAAATACAACCCAAGGAGTTAAACTCCTTGGGTGATTTTTATTTCTAAAGTATTCTTTAGATTTTCATCTTCAGTAGATTTTAATTCAATATTGAAGTTCTTATTAATAAATAAGAATTCACAAATATCATTCAATGCTTGAGAGTTGATGTATTGTCGATCTTTAGCCACCATAATTCTATGATTATTACCTAGCTTATCGGTAAAGTCTAAGAAGACATCTCCTTTAACATATAGCTTAAAAGATGGACCAATAATAGATTCCAATTTAACCATAGCTACAAGCTCTGGATATTTTTGGAAATAGATTACATTCTTTAGAGCTTCATATCTTGGTTCATACATTTCTTTAAATACTGGTAATCCAACACTTTGAATGAATCCGATATTATCTAGAATGTATTCGCAAGATTTTTTAACACATTGCTCTTCAATACTTTGACGATATTCGATATTGTATTTAATATGCTTTAGATCAATTAGTTGATCTACATGAGTTAACTCATGAATAATAATTTCCATAGCAAGATTTCTGATTGCATCAGTTGTATGATATGGGTGAGTTGTAACAGTGTCGTAGAATGCATCTAAACTCACATAGATATATCCATATGGTGAAGTTCGAGCTATATTGCTCATCTTCTCTAAATATCCAGAAACAAAAATCAATTTTGTATATGGATCAATATGATTAACTTTACCATTGAAAGTATCATATGTAAATTGCATTGTTTGTTGTCCCAATTCAATTATATCAAACTTATTCATTTATACAGGCCTCCTTCAACATTATAGTATATCATTAAAATGTGCTTTTTAAAAAGGAGCTATGGCAATATATGTATAATAGAATGACAGATGTCGTAAATAAAATAGAAAGACGTTTAGGTACAGCTCCTTTGAACTTGCCTGAACAATTACAGAAGAAAAACTGGGCGGACTCAGTTATTAAACCCGATACATTGACTACATTTAGTCGATTCTTTCCTCATATGGTTAAAGTCCAATTGACTAAAGAAGATATGAAAGATGGATATTATCTATTAGATCGTCATATTCCAGATAATTATGAAATCCTAGGAGTTAAGGATATTCTTTGGAGCGATATTGATAATGAACGAGCTGGTCTCCAACAATATTCTGGCTATGGTATCTATAATGTATTAGCTAGATCTATGAATGGGGATAGCATGATGCTAGCTCAAAGCTATGCTGATGTATCTTCATTATTTAATAGTGGCATTTACTTAGATTTCATTCCTCCTAATATGGTTAAACTCCAAATGGCTTTAGGTGGTAATACTAATAATCTAATGCAAAATGTAACCATTGGTGTATTTGTAAAACACCCTGATAATCTTATGACTATCGAACCAACCAAAATGGAAACATTTGAACAGCTAGCTCAAGCTGATGTCGCCGTATTCTTATATGAACACTTAAAACACTATGATGGAATCGAAACGGTATTTGCTAATATCGATTTAAAATTATCTACTTTAGAAGCTCAGGCTTCAAGAAGAACTGATATTGTAGAATTCTTAAGAGATAACTATGTTAACCCGGCAAATACAAATCAACCAATAATGTATACAGTATAAAAAAATAAAAGACCCATAGGAGTTGAACTCCTATGGGAACTTTGTTTTCGCTAAACTATTATTTGTTTAGTATGCATTTCTTCAACTTATTCTCAAAGATCCGTACTTGATCTTCTGCAGAAAACAATGTACAAATCTTACCATTATTATAAGAGATATATGAAGGTCTAACCTTCTTAACCTCTAATAATTGTAAATAAGCTAATTTTACTTTATCCATTATTTTATCCTACATTTGATAGTAACTAAAGTACTTATATCTGGAGAGAATTCAACTTCAATTGATGGCTCTGGGTCTTTTACTACATACTCATTTTCTAATAGACTGTTTTTTAATGTATGGATAAAATTACCAAATATAAAATGCATTTCATAGCATCTAATAGGTTTACCTTCAAATCTACGTGGAGTATGCTTACCAGTAATAGTTAATTCTCTAGTTACTTCATCAAACTCATTATTAGTATAGAATCCTCCTTCTGGTAGATAAGAAAATAATTTAACAATAGAATCATTTATCTTTTCTTTTACTAAAGAAACTTTCTCTTTCATAAAATCTCCTATCTAACCATACTTGTACGATTACTTCCAAGTAGAGGAGTAGATGCCATATATCTTGCAATAGCTCCAGCATGTAATACTGGATTGTAAGTCATTAGGAATCTACGTAATCCTCTAATACGAGATATTGGAATATCATAACAAGAGTCTGCACTAAATCTAAATCTAATAGCCTCAGTTATATTACCAGTTGAATTATCAATCAAAACAAATGGAATCATATCTAATGTATTCTTCCATCTATCCATAACTTTCTGATATTTAACTTTAAGACTATCACATCTAATATCTATAATTTCTCCAGTATCATCTATAATTCGCTGGAATGGGGTATTAGGATTATCTGGATCACAGATTGCGATAGATCTTTCTATAGCAATAAATAGATCATCATAATTATCCCAATCTATATATAAGATATTCTCTCTATCTCCTTTAGGGGATAATACTAAACGATATCTGTATTTAAGATTAGTTGTTATATTAGATCCACCTATGATAAACTCATTATGAAAATTTTCCTTAATTTCTTCACCAATTTTTCGTTTTCGTGTTTCATTGAAAAGTACTTCGATTTTTAGAGTAAGTCTATAATCTAACTCGAAGACTTGCTCTACAGCTTTAGTATAAATATCGAAGCTAGCCACTTTACCACTCCTGAAATCTTAATTATTCTTTAATATTACCAGTAATATCGATTTTAATTTCAGCACCATTTGGATAGTAATTAGAATCGATTTCTACACCTGTTAATTCAAATCTATCAGCTACCTTTTTACAAGAGTCTTCAATATTCATCTTGACTGAATCAATTGCACGTTCAATAATATCTTTAGAATCACAATATTGCTCTAATTCTACAGGTGTATTATAATGATAAGTAACTGTAGTTTCTCCAGTTACAGTTTCTAATTCTGCATGCATTAAGAAATGCTGAAGCACTTCATTAATTTCGTCTAAAATAATATCTTCAATTTTTCGTTCCATTTTAATTACCTCCTATTAAATATAAGTATCAAAATGTGAAATAAAACTTAAAAAAATAAATCCCATAGGAGTTAACTCCTATGGGAAATATAAACTATTTCATAGTACGTTCATGCAAATCCAGTTTATTAATTTCTGGATAGATGTCGACTTCATATCGACGTTTGTTTTCTTTATCCACATAATTTAAACGTACCATCAAATCTTTACCAGCTTCTTTACGAATCAATTCATAACGAAGCATCTTTTCAGGTTCTGCACCTGGGTTGAATTTGTTTACAAAGTTTTCAAATGCTAATGCATTCTTCTTATCAGATACAATCTTAGCATTTAAAGTTCGTACAGCTTTAAGAATCAATTCAGCATTAGATTCTTTAACTTTATTAAAGGAATCATAATCCACATAGTTATTCAAAACCCATTCAACATCTGGAATTTCCACTTTTACTTTACGTTCGCCATTTTCTGGTTCAGATTGTATAGTAAATTTTACTGGAGATTCAGGTGTTTCGATATTAGGTTGAGTTACTACCGAACTAAAGTTTACAGAGAATAAATCCCCTGTAGGATTTGGAGTTAAGAATGCAGGTTTTGGATCTTCAATGACCTCATTAATGACCTCATCTATTTCAGCGCCAATTTCTTCTTCTGGTGCCAAATCGATATCTTCTGCATCATTATTTAAATCAAAGTTAAGATACTTATTTTGGAAATCATTTAAGAATTTTCCAGTTACATTTTCTAACCCCACTTCATTCTCAATGAATGATGCTGGGTCTTTAAAAATTAGTGTTCTTTCAAGATGGTTTGCCATAATACGTATTCCTCCTTGTGAAATACTATGCAATAAAAATAATATAAAAATGATCAATAGAGTGGTAGAAAGGTATTATAATCATTGCTACTACTATATCTTTTTAAAAGAGGTAACCACTCTATTAATCACAATTATAATATATCATCATTCATCTTTTTGAAAGTCAGATTTATTAAACTTAGGATCATAGGAAATCATACCAAATCCTTGATCATATTGCCATTTAACATTTTCACGAACTTTATATAACTCATCAGCTTTATCTTGTAGAGTTTGGAAAGGAATCTTTATCTCTCTACATTCAGTGGCATATTTATTAAAGATTGGTTTCTTAGCGTTGTAGAATCTGGATATCTGTCTAAATCCATCATCTACGACTTCAATACAATCAGTATTATCATTACGAGTTCTACCAAGAACTTGTTTAGCCAAGATTTCAGATTTGAATGGTTCGGCTAGTACTATAGTAGCTTTAAGGTCTCTAATGTCTAGGGCCGCACCAGCTGATTTGGTTGTTGATAATATTAATTTCTTAGAAAGCTGCTCATGTTTAATATCTTTAGGGGTAAGACTTGTATATACTCCGATATTATCTTTAAACTCAGGATAGTTCTCTTCTATCCATGCTTTCACTATATCTATAGCAGAGTTGGTTGCTATATAGATTAATACTTTACCATCAATCTTAATAACCTTATCCATTACTATATACATCATATCATAGAATGAGTTATTACATACGATATGATTTACATAAGCATTTCGATTTAAACCATATGCTTGGTTAGAGCATTCCCTCATATCTTGAGGAGTCGGCCTACTATTGAATCTTAATGCAGTATATCTAGTATGAGGATCTGAATCTTCATCAAATAAATTTATTGCAGGAATATTCTTGAAATATAATTTATAGATAAAGTTTTCAGTTTCATCGGATCTACCAGGTGTAGCAGTTAGATATAAAGTCTTTCTAGTATTAGTAGAATAATCTACGTAGCATATATTATCAAAGTTAAGATGTGCTTCATCATATACTTTAAGTTGAACTTGAAGTTTGTTAAATAGTTCGCCTATAGTATGCCATCCATTAGTATTACCGAAGCTCTGTAAAGTAGAGTGGGTAACTAAGAATACCTTATATTTAGTTACATCGGTGATCCCATTTAGTACTTTATGGATAGCTACAGAACCATTCAAAACTAATACTTCACGATTTTCATCTATATTAGTATATTCTCCTACACAGTTCTTCCATTGATCTAGCCAACCAGTTGTAGATGCAATAACTATAGTTCTAGCTCTCCAATAAGTTAAAGCCGCTATAGTTACATATGTCTTACCCTTACCAGTCGGTAGATTTACCGAAAGCTGAGTGGCATTCTGATTTGAATAATATTCACCTTTACCTAAAATAAATGCCAATGCTTCTTTTTGCACATCATCTCTAGGTAAATACTTAATAAGGATTTCAGAAGTCAGAAAGAATGGATCACTATTATATTCCCTTACAGGTTCAGATTCAACAAATTTCTTTATAAAGTATACATCTAAACCTCTAGGTAGAAATAGTCTTCTATTCACTTCATCATACATCATTCCTTTATATGATTTAGTATAAGTTATTCTATCAAATATAGTAAAGTATGACTCTAATCTAGGTATATCGCCTAGGTTATAGTCATTAATAACTATAGAGGAATTTCTTAAAACTAATTTATTCATCAAACTTAATCTCCGAATTTAGACACTTAGCAAATCCTTCAATATTACGATAAATATATTCAAGCATAGCATGACAATTTGTTAGATTTTTACTAAACGTAATTGATGCAATTGAATATATTTTGCCCATCATATATTCTAAATCCTTCATGAAATTATTTAAATCTTCTTTATTACAAAGTCTTTCATAATTTTTATCAAAATTATTAATCAACCCTATAGTATGGATATTAAATAATTTATCAAAAACAACAGGTTCGCTATTAAAATATACAACAGTTTGAGTGGTATATTCTATTTTTTCAATGCGTTCTATATTAATACATCTAAAGTATTCTAGTAATTTATTATATAATTCTATAAGTTTAATTGCTTCCATTTTATATCAACCTTACGCAAAAAAATAAATATAAAGAGAAGGGTAGTAATACCCTTCTCTATTAACTTATCTAAATATATATTTCATAGCTCGGATTTTTACTCTAATAGCATTCATTCTACTAAGCGCAAATCCTAATTTTTTATATGTAACTTTATGAACTACGATACCATGCTCAAATTCTTTAGAAGCTTTAATCTCGCCAAGTACTGCAAATAGCTCAGTTCTAATTCTACTATAAGCTTCTTTATCGATAAATATATAAGAATAGTATACATCATCTGCATTTTTTAAGATAGAATACAACTCAAAAGATATAGATGTATCAATCTTAATAGGTGCATCAAGTTTTTGTTTTTTAGTTAAAAGTCCGAGTTCTCGCTCAGACTTTATTTCTCCATCTTTCTCAATATTATTGAAATAGGTATTGGCAAATAAATACTCTACACCTTCTATGAATTTATTTCGATGATGAGCTATTGCCAAACTATTAGATAAAATATTGTAGTCGATGTTTTTCATATTAAATATCCCCTTTGAACTCATCATTGATCAAAGCACGTGTCAATGTAGTATTGACTTCGGCGTTTGATTCTCTTACTAAGTCAGGTGAATTCATAAACTTTTGAGGTTGTTCTTGGAAGAAGTAATCTATCGTAGAAGTTGCATGTTTCTCGAAAGAAGATGGACTCTTCAAAATACGACCTAAGTTTTGGAAATCCAATGTCTTAGTAATAGATGGATTTTCAGCTAATGCTTTGCTTAATGTAAGAATTTGATATGGTTCATATTTATTATTCCAGTTAGGCATGTCATAAATATTATAAGCACTTCTAATTTGATTAGATAACAATACTTCAATATGAGTTGCTTGCATGGAAATACCACCATCAATCAAAGCTTCCATTAAAGCTTGAGCAATTGTGTCTTTGTTAAACGATGCTGTTACATCAGATTTATCCATTATGTCTTTAATCCTACTTAGAGTTTTAGAAAACTCATTATTTATAATAGGAGTATAGAATAATACCAAATCTTCTACAGATGCTAATGCAGTCATTGGAATAATAACTTCACCTTCATCTGTTTGATATCGTTTACGTTTGATAAATTTAGTTAACTCTTTAGAGAGATAGAATTTATCTATTTTATCAATCTCAATCTTATATGGAGTGTCATGATCAATGATATTGATTGCACTTACATAATCGTTATACTCTAACATATCATCTGTGCTATCATCGACATCATCTTCATTTTCCTTAAAGATTTCTTCTTGATTGAATACCAAATAGATATCTTTATAATTCTTATCTTCTACAAGAGTGATAGTTTCTTTATTCTTAACAAAGTTATCTACGAATTGTACAGGTAACTCTAAGTCAGGAATTTCTGTTGCCATTACGTGCTTAGCTGACAATTGTCGCTGAGTTGTATTAGATGTTAATTCTTCGCCTGGACGTTTACCTGGGTCAATATCTTGATTAATGAAATAAAGATCACCATAACAATATCTACAAATACCGTGACCTTCAGCTTTAGATTGACAAGTCATTGGACTTCTTGTATAAATTGTCTTACCAATTAAATGAGTATCAGTTTCTTTAATTGGGCCTAAATCAAAACCATCTTCTTCTAGACGATAATATTTAGACGCCAATAATTCTAATACTTTAGCATCTTTAACTTCATACTTAACGAAGTTTCTAGATGTACATTTATAATTCGGATCTGGATTAAGTTTGGTTCCTTGGTTATTTAGACCCACTTTACGAGCCACCGCACCAGAAGAACCTACATTAATCTTTGAAATAATTTGTGCTGTACGGCCAGCAGATGATTCGATGAAATAATCGACCAAATCATTAACACCGCCGTTGATAAAACTATTAGCAATAATATGAGGGAATACGCCACCATTACCATCTGGCTTAGTGCCAATGGATACAGCATATTCTCTAAGTTGTTTAGTATTAATAGACTCATTAGCTCTAAATGCATTAGTATAGATATGATCATATCCAATAAGCTTTTTAGAGTTTAATACTGCTTCACGCATTTTTCTGATATTATCCATACCAAAATCATTAGCTTTAGCAATATCTACATTAGACATATCTGGATGTAATAGATTATAATATTCAGGCAATGCATCCATCATCAATACATCATCTTGTAAGTTGATGCTATTGGCAAACAATGCTGCAAATTCATCAACCTTACTAATATAATAAAGACTATCAGCAATCATATTATTCTTAACGATAAATGGAATATCAGTTACATGATTACTAATGAAGAAGTCATCAATATATTTCTTTATAGACTTAGCAGTTATTTCTTTTGCTAAGAAGATATGTTTTGGTTCTACTAGATCTCCAGCCTTAATAATAAGAGACCAAAGAATTAGATTCAACCAATAATCATGAATAGTCATCTTTAACTCATGACCACAGATAATCAAAGTTAATTTAGATTTAGCCAAGTCAGGATCATCTATTCCATCCTTTAAGATATCATGAATAGCTTGAAAGTGATTTGACCAGTTTTCCTTACAAATATCTTTGTTTACATCTACTAAAAATTCTCCTTTGTTTTTAATAAAATCAGAATAGATCCAATAATTTTGATAGTTTGTTATATTATCAAACACTGGTCTTTCTCCTTTCGTTTTAAAAACTTTAATATTAAATACTATTACTCACAAGTATAATATATATTCAAATGTAAAAATGACTGTAACAAAATAAACCCGCATAGGATCTTTAAGACCCTATGCGAAGTTTAATTTTTTATTATTTTTTAGGTAAATGTTTAGAACCTTGTGCAGCTTTAAGGTAATCACGTTGACCAGCTTTAGCTACACGAACAGCCATGTTGCTGTATTTTTGAACGATCTTTTTGATCAAAGCACGTTCAATAACGCGGTTTTTAACCAATTTAGTCCACAATGGATCTTTCTTTTCTTTTGCAACTTGGAATGCAGCCATTTTTACACGGCGAGCCAAGTCGTCTTTTTTGCTTAAACGTACCAAAGTACGGCGAGAGATCATTTGTTTTTCCAAAAGAGCTTGTGCTTCTTCAGATTCAGCGAATGCAACACGTTCATCTTGGGAAAGACGGGAAGCCTCAGCGCAAATTAATGCATCAGTATATGCATTAGGATTAGCCAATTCTTGTTCTAAGATTTGGTCTTTTTTGTCTGGATTGAAAAACATGTTTTCGTCCTCCTTAGAGATTATTTTTTAAATATATTTAAAAACGAAATATACGTTTTATTAACTTAATGTTGTTTGTATAAGTGGCTATTTAGAGGCTAAAGGTTAAAAAAGACCATATCGGAAACAATAAATTGTATTTAATTTGGAGGAAAATAATATGAATAGTGAAGTTAAAGCAATTGAATATTATAAAGAAATTGCAAAAAGAAACCTAAGTAAAGTATTTCCTACATTAAGTGAAGATGAAATTTTAACAGCTTTAGATATGATCGTTGATAAACGATATACTAAGAAAGACTGTACTTTAAATAATAACTATACTGAGGAGTTTGTTGAAACTGATGTGGCTCAAATGAGTAACTATATTATCAATAAGTCTCCTATTATGGTGGCAAATGGTTGTTTATTCAAACAATATGAAAAAGACTTAACTCCGATGTATCAACTTATTACATCATTTACAGATAACCGTTCTAAGTTTAAGAAAGAAATGTTTAAATATGAGAAGGGTTCTGAAAAGTTTAATAAGTATAATATGCTTCAATTACTAGCTAAGCGTGATAATAATGCGTTATATGGTGTAATTGGTAACTATAGTAGTGCATTATATAATCTATATATTGCTACCGGTATTACAAGAACTGGCCGTGCATTGATTAGTCATGCAATTACATTCTTTGAATCGTTCTTTACAAATAACGTAAAGTTCCATTCAATTAATGAAGCAATTACATTTATTGATCGTGTATCGAGAGAACCATCTATATTCCCATCTGAATTAGTATTAGATCAACCAGTAGAGATTGATGATATATTCTATAAAATTATGGATACATTTGATAGAAACTACTTTGGTGATTTGAGAGAAGAGATGGAAATTATTTGGGATTTGTTATTGAATCAATCTCAAGAAACTTTAAATAAACTCTTCTATAAAAATAATGCATTACAATTTTGTGATAATTCTTATATGAAGAATTATATTGCAATGACATTATCTAAATTAGAAGATACATTTGTAGATCCAAATGAACCACCAGAGAATATTAAGGATAATTTAGATCACATGTTTGATGTCCTTAAAGAATGGTGTTATATGCGTTATATTGTAGTTGATAAGATTGATCGTTCTGCTACTATGAAACGTGATATTAGTATTATCACTGATACAGATTCCACAATGCCATGCTTCAATAGTTGGTATACATTCGTGCTTAAAGATGTATTGGGTGATTCTAAATATAAAAGTGAAATTAAATTAATGAATCTTCCAGAGACTGAACCTCAAATGGAAGAAGATCGAATTTATAACTTTGAAACCAAACAAATTGAAACTAAGATGATCGATGTTTCTGTAGCAAGTAATAAAGAACCATTAAGATTTAGTATTATTAATATCTTATCTTATATTGCTGGCCGTTTATTACGTGAACACTTTGACTTAGTTTCAGAAAATTATAATACTAAGAGTGATTATAAACCTTGTTTGATTGCAATGAAAAATGAGTTCTTATTTGGTCGTGCGTTATTGACTGGTGGTAAGAAAAACTATGCATCTAAGCAAGAACTTCAAGAGGGTAACCTAGTTCCAGCTGGTAAAATGCTTGACGTTAAAGGTTTACCTATCAATAAATCTACTTTGAAAGAAAAAACACGTAATGAACTTAAAGATATTCTATTCAAGAAAGTTCTTAACGTAGAAACAGTAGATCAACTTGATGTAATTCAATCCTTAGCAAGAGTTGAATATGATATTCGTAAATCCATTGAAAATGGTGAGAAAGAATATTATAAACCAGCTCAAATCAAATCTTATAGTAACTATGATAACCCAATGCGTATTCAAGGCATTAAAGGTGCGATTGCATATAATGCTTTACGTGATAAAGGCACAGAAGCTATAGATTTAACTATCAGAAATCCTGTAGATATTGTAAAAGTAAATATTACAGAGAATTCTATTATCAGTCTTAAAGACACTGAACCAGATCTTTATGAAAAGATTCATAATTTCTTAAAAGAAAATGAAACTGATTATAAAGGTGAAATTACAAGTATCTCTATTCCAATTGATGCAGAAGTTCCTAAATGGATTCTAAAATTCGTAGATTATAATGATATCATTAATGATAATCTTAAGAATTTCCCATTGGAATCTATTGGTATAACTAAGTTTGATAAAGATACTGTAAACTATACGAATGTAATCAGATTCTAAAAATATTCCCCTATGGAGTTTAACTCCATAGGGGATTTCTTTTATTAAAATTTTACAGGTTCTAATTTAGTTTCTGGCATGGTTAATGTCATAGCAAATATAGCCTGAATGGATTCTTTAGATGTGGATATTACTGGAGTACCACCTAAGTTGATAAAGTGAATATTACTATTCAATTGCTTTTTAAGCTCTTCATTAGCTTCATCAGTATAGATACCTTTGATTGTTGCCATATCGCCATCATAGTCACCACCGATGCTATCTAAGTACCCATTACAGATATTTAGAGTATCAATAAATGAGCTAGATGTATCTTTACCAATATCCTCAGGTCTAATCTTAGGATAGTATGGATAGAAAACTCCATCTAAAGTCATTGGTTCAGTTTCATTTGTAGATGATACTCTAATCATTGTACCAAATTCATTATAGAATGTATCAATTGGGTAACGAGTGATTAATACCATCTTGCCTTTAATAGCGTCTTCACAAGCTTGATAAATGATATCACACCAAGTCAACTTACGTTTAAGAGGTGTTTTATTAATATCAAATTTGCCTTCTTCTTGTTTACCAGTGAATCCTCTGAATGCTAAAGCTGCAAGTTTAGTAGTTTTACCATCACGATATTCTACTTCTACAGGTCTAAATCTGTCAGAGTAGCCGTGGATAAATCTATCTAATTCTTTCTTCAATCTATCATCAGAGAATTGAAGTTGGTAATCATTAATTTCAGCAAATCCTTGAGAACCATCTGGATTAACAATTGGATGTCGAGTATTACCAATGAATTCATTTTCAAAGAAACGTCTCATATGAAATATTACAAATGGGAAGAAATTAGCAGCTAATGATGTCATAGGGATTACACTATAATCAAAATCAGCTCTAATTTCATTCATATTTTCTACATCCAATTTAGGTGCAGACATTACTAGACGAGTAGCATAGTCAGTAGTCTTAGCCATATTAGCACGTCTAATTACACCAAATTTACCAGGAAGTCCACCATTAGGATTGGAGTCTGTACCAGTACCAAACCATTTATAAATTTCAAGTAAACCTTCTTGAAGTCTGCCTTCAACAGATTTACTTAAGCTAAATCCATAGTCAGAAGAGTCTGCTAATGCTTTAGCTGTTACGATAATATTAATATAGAGTTTATTAATATCACCTACAGAAATCTTACCACCATCTACTTTGATATCACGATAGAATGGCGGGATAACTAATAGTTTATCAGTAAAGAAGTTCTTTCTATTTTCATTAAGAAATTTAATATATCTTTCACGTTTAACAGAATCTGTTTCTCTAAACTTAATCTTATCGATATTCTTTCTTAAGAAATCAATACCGCTATCGCCTTCTGGATCTTCTACAATATATCCAGATTTATCAATACTATAAGTACCAATACCATGAATAATAGATTTAAGTTTAGAATCAACTTTACTCCATATTCTATAAACTAACGGTTGAAGGAATTTCTTCTTTAAATCAATATATGCAAATGTAGTACCACGAGATTCTCTAGTGATACCAAATAATGTATTAGATAATAATCCATCATCTGTTGGATTCTTATTAGTATCAAATATTACAGGGTTAGTAATTTCTGGTAAGTTATTTTTCTTAACGAAATCATCTATGTCTAATAGGGATACTTGGAGGTTCTCCTCCCTAAGTTTATCAGCCATTGTATACCTCCTTTATATTATTATAATGTAAATAAAATAGGCTAGTGCTCAGATAGCACTAGCCTATAATATTATATTTTATCCATTACGATACTTAATTCTCTAGGAGAAACTTTTATGACTTTAATGGATAGAGGGGTATTAGGATCTTCTATTTTCAGAATATTAATGTACTCTTCATATACGTTATTGATTATATTGGTATCTTTACATTTAACAAGATATTCAATATGTGATACACCTTTTTGTATTTTAGTAATATCACAATTTAAGATATCGTGCTCTTTAAGAATACTATATAATAGATTATTTTCGCCAAAATAATGTGTTATATAATCAAAATCTCCAGTGCCGAATTTACAGAAAAATTCGACTAAATCCATCGGTAGTGCCTCCTATAGCATATCTTCAAACGCATCTTCTAATCTAGCAGCTTCTTCACGTGTCATAGTTTGAGATTCAACTGGTTTACTAGGGCCTTGAGGAGTTCCGCTTATACCAGCTTGTGGGTGACCACGATAAGCTGCTTGAAGATATCGCATTCTCATCATTTCATCTTTTTGATCTTGTTTAGCTTTCTTCTTGGCCGCATCAGCTGCTTCTCGTTGATCCAATATAAATTTCTTTAATAGAAGTAGATCACCTATCGGCATATTCATAGCTTCAATGACAGATAATCTACCTCTATATTCAAAACAAACTGAATCAATTAATTGCATTAATCTAACATGCGAATCAACTGATGACGTGTAAAAACCAAGTCCTGAGCAGACATAGGAATTGCTGGAATTTCAGCTCCGCATTTAGGGCATACTGCTGCAGGTACTTGATATGTAATATTGATATTCTTATTAGTCTTTTCAATATATTCAGCAATGAAGTCTTGTAGTTCTTTGAATTCATAGCCAGAAAGTTTAGAAAGTACTTTATAGATAGAAAGGATACGATATTTATAAGTCTTAACAATATCCGTAGATTTGGTTGTGAATTGAATTGGGATCAATTCTTCATCATCTTCATTGATTTCATATACTGTAGAAATACAGTGAGAAAGATTAATGATACCAGCGTAGTTGTTTCGGAAGTCTTCATCTAAAAGACGTTCTTCAAACATGGAGTTGTACAATTTAGGAATTACGATACCAAATGCATATTTATCATTTGCAACGTAGAGTTCTTCCTCAAAAGTTGGAGGTAAAGAAGGATCCAATTTAATAACTTTATTGAAGTTTTCTTTATCTCCATCTGTTTCAAACTTAACCATATCAATGATATCACGTTTTTCAGAATAGAAGTGATTACATTTAGGGCAAGTGAAAGGAATAATATTAGAGTCATGGAAGTTAGCATTATATAATGCAAAGAATAAATGATTTAGATCTTGGAAATCTAATAGTTTCATCCATTCTTCCATTTTCATATCACGGCAAGCTGGTGCCAAGTGTTTATAGATAGTATCAAATGTAGTCTTAGTACTAACGATATCATTACGATCTCTAGTATAAGGATTGATCTTATCTAATTCGATAGCGGATAGAGGGGAGATTGCTACAGAAATACCTGTTGCAAATAAACCCCAAGTAAAGTATTGGGTTTCACTGCTTGTAGCTAGAACCTTAGTGAATGCTTTAGGACGTTTACGTACTTTAAATTTGGAAATATCTGGTTTTCTAGCACTTGTTTCACTTAATTGAGAGCGAAGCACTTTAGCAAATTCTTCCATATTCTTTTGAGTACGACGTTCTTCTTTAATACGTTCAGCTTCTTCTAAATCATCAGTTAGACCAAGATCTTCAGTTAATTCGTCAAGCTCATTAACCAAGTCTAATTCAAGATCTTCTTCATCATCGGAAGAATCATGTACAGTAGATTGAACTGTAGCAGCTTTTACATTTTCAGTTACACTTTCAGCCGTAGGAACTCCTTCCATGAAAGTATTAACTTTTTTACCATCAGATTCAGATTCTGCGTCTTCTAAGCTTTTATTGAATTCTTCTTCAATATCAGCTACAGATTCAGTTTTCTTTCCTGTAGGAGCAGCTTCAGCAAGATCAACAATATTATCTTGATCTTCACGATCTTTACGAATTTGAGCTACTTCTTCATCAGTTAGATTTGGGTCAAGATCTAAAGTTGGATCAAATTTAGATTTAACTTTAGGATCTTCTTCGCCAGCGGCTTTACGCATTTCGTATTCTTCACGCATATCATGGATTTCTTTTAACGCTGGACCAAAACGTCGTTCTGCAACCGCTTTGATACCATCATCTAAATCTTCCATGAGTTCTTCTTGTGCTTTCTTAGTTGCATCTTCTTTACCAGAAGGAACTAATTGAGATAAATCAACAGAAACCATATTGTTTGGATCAAATGCTGGATCACTTGCACGTGTAGGTTCTTCTGCTGTTGCAGTAGTTTCTTTTTCTTTGGAAGCTTCTTCTGCAAATTTTTCATTCATCAAATCTGTTAGATTGATTTTTTCTTCAGACATTTATGGTTCCTCCAATTATTGCTCTTGATCTAGAGCTATCATTTTTAAAGTTACTTTATCACGATCAAAGTAATATCTAAATTGGGCAGAATTTATTTTCAAGTCCATTACCATTACATTCTGATCAGTAATATTTACATCCATATCGACAACTGCAGTTGGATCTATATAGTCTTTGATCTGATTTTTAACTTCATTAACAAAAGTATCTAACTTATCCGACTGCATGTATCTATATTTACTTATTAATCCAACACCCATTTTAGGTGAATGAGTGATTGTACCTGGTTCTAATAAAATTAGACGCATGATTAGCGTTCCTAAAGCATTAAAGTTTTTATAGTCTAAAGGCGTACCATATGCATTTACGTCTAATGTATATTCTTTTAAAGAAACTGGATTTTCTTTTGTCTTGGCAGTTTTTAATACGATTTCTTCAGCCATAAACAGTCTCCTTTCTTTGAATATTTAGCAATTACTATAAAGTTCAGGCGTTAAAAATATACATATTAACCCATTTTCAACATAGCATTAAATTTACATATGCCTAATAAAAGGAGGAATATGGATGTCAAGTAATAGAAAAATTAGCTGTCCTTTTTGTACTAGAAAAGAGGAAAAAGAAAGACTAATTCGACATATTGAACGAAACCATAAAGAACTAATACCAGAAGGATACGATGCTGAACGTCTATTATTCGATAAGACGCATCCAGACTCTGGTAAATGTATAGTATGTGGAAATCCAGCTCAATGGAATCCTAAGACTGGTAAATATACAAGACTTTGCGCTAATCCTAAATGCAAAGAAGCTTTACGTGAAAAATTCAAGAAGAATATGCTTAAAGTATATGGCAAAGTGAGTCTTCTTGATGATCCAGAACAACAACAAAAGATGTTAGCTAATCGTAGTATTAGTGGTAAATATAAATATAGTGATGGTACTATATTTACTTATACTGGTAGTTATGAATTAGAAGCTATCAAATTTATGGATGAAGTTCTTCATTGTAAGAGTGAAGATATCTTAATGCCTGGACCAGTTGTCGAATATAAGGATAAAAATGGTATTACTAGACAGTGGATAACTGATATTTACTACGTTCCTTATAATTTGATCATAGAAGTCAAAGATGGTGGAGATAATCCTAATAATCGGCAAATGACTGAATATCGAGATAAACAAATCTCTAAAGAAGCAGCTCTAATTAAACTTGGTCAATATAATTATCTAAGATTGACTAATAATAACTTCGTACAACTTATGGAAACTCTAGCATTACTTAAAGATCAAGAAATCAATCCGTCTGATGGATCTGATCTTAATAAAATCATTAGAATCAATGAATCTGTATTATCCGAAAGTGTAAATTCAGATGCATATAATATGCAATCATCCAATTTAGGATTATTCATCAATATGGAAGAATTCGAAGAAGATACAGATAAAGGCCAATTAATCTTCGGAGTTAACAATACGGATATACTTTCCACTCTTAAACAGCTTAGAAATTATAAAGAATATGAAAACCTTAGAGCTATCGATTTTAGTCAAATTTATAGTTTTGCTAAAGGAGAAAAATATCAATCAGTTCATAGCGATTTAGGTGATGATAATGAAGGTGATTGGTTAATAGAACAATATTTGGATTTATATTATGATGGAGATTATAATATCTTTATTACCTCAAATAGTGATTATAAAAAATACCAAGAATCTGATGATGTTACGGATATATATCCAATATTAGAAGATATGATTGATATATGTATGCATCATAAGGGATTCATACTATTCATTTCTTATAAATTATATTTTCATATATTAAATATTTATAATAAAGCATTATATATGCCGGCTATCTTTGGTGGAATATATTATGCATCTGAATATAGCAGAATAAGAAATATTATAGAAAATAAACCAGATCAAGATGAAATGGTTAGATTATCCAAATATATTAAAGAATCTGCATTATCCGAAATCGGAGTATCTGGTGTTAGTGGAGTTATGATTGGAACTATAGATGGAAATATGATGGTCCAATATGGTATGTATCCTAACTCATTTACTGGAGAACGTGATGGCTTCGGTGTAGTTACAGATAAAAAGCAAGATAAGATGCGTATCAAAGATGACAATGATAAAACTGAAATTGTTAATCGTGAGCCATTCTTGCAAGATAAATTCTATAACGCATATAAACATAGAAAACCAGATATTAATAAAGAAGATGCATCTACTCTTTATGAAGAAATGACTGGTAAAAAGTTATTATCTAAAGATCAAGTAGAATATGATAAAGATTTTGAAGAAATAGATATTGAAAGAAAAGATAAACATGGCTTTGGTGATGTTATTGCTACACTCTCTAATGATGTAAATAATTCTTCAGAGTTAGCAGATGATTATCTTCCTATCTGTGATAAGATGGAATTAAATCAAGCAAAGATGAAACTAAGAGAATTCCCTGAAGGTACAACTATCATGGAAGATTCTAAAGGTTATTTTGCTATTGATTTAGAATCTGGAATTCGTAGTAAATCTTATAAACATATTCATGAAATTGAATCTGCACCTTATAAGAAAGCTAAGATTATCTTAGATAAAGATTCTGATTATGTGGATAGTAGAGTCAGAGATATTAATGATACCGGCTTCTATAAAGTTCTAGATGTTGATTATGAATCTGAAGATAAACTCAATGATGATTGGAATGAATTCTTATCTTTGCCTACAGAATTACGCAGACAAAGTGATGATAAATCTATTGCTCTCTATGGTAAAACCAATAAGCAACGATATGAAGAATTATTATCTAAATATTTAGATAGTGATATTGAATATAAAGATCTTCCACTTTCTGAAGGATTGCAATTATCTGATATTGATAAAGCTAAGGATTATGGTATTAACTTAGCTAATAAGAAAGAAGAAATTGCATATCTAAAAGAATGGTCTCTAAATTCTGGTATCTACTGTATTCTCCCATGTGATACAGAAGAAGAATTAGACGTTCAGTGGAATAATTTACAATCTATGAATATTACATTGATTCGTATTTCTGATATGCGAATGATGGAAGTATTCGGTTGCACTAATGAAACCATGTATAATTTCATGAAAGCTAAATTCGGAAATGATAATTATGAAGATGACTATAGCTTTGCTTTAGTTGAATCTACATTTAATCATTCCGATTTAAACTTCAAAGAACTTCCAGAAGACTTACCATTCTACACTCCATATGAAATTAATGCTTTCAAAGAGGCTAAGACATTTACTAATATAGAAAAATCTCCTGAACGGGATAAATGGCTAGCTGAATATGCTAAAGCATTTAATGGTGGAGAATATGATCCAAAAGCTATTCGTCAATGGTTAAGTGAAGTTAGAGAATTATCTTATCAACTATCAGTAGATAAAGATAATGATGAACTTAAACAAGAATTATTAGAATATGGTTGGAATCCTTATCTTGAATTTGATGATGAAAATAGACGTAGTGCTAAACGTCGTATTCAAGAAGCATTCCATGAAAATACTATTCGTAAATTAATTCAAGAAGCCGAGTTCCCAATTCAATTTAAAAAGAATGGGGATCTAGTTGTTTCTAATATTCTTAAGAAGAGAGATTATGAAAATGAATATCAAGAATCTCATAGACTCTTAAAGCAATATGAAAAAACTGAAAATGTAGATCCTATGAAATATGAATTGGCTAAGCTTTTCTATATTAATAATAGAATAGAATCCGATATCTATTCTGAAAATAAAACTGTACCTAGAAAGAAATTAGTTGATATTCGTTCCAGAGTATTAAATGATTTCAATAAGTACATGCAGGTAGTAATGAAAAAAGATAAGCAATTTAACTTTGCTAATTACTACAAGAAGAGTCCATTTAGTGATGAATCAATTACTATTAAAGCTCCAACTTTGAAGTATTCTTTAGAGTACTTTAAACAACTCTTACATCTCTTATAATTTACATATAAATTCAATAGTGCTACTTACTTAGTTAAGTAGCACTATTAATTTTCTAAATAAGTTATATATTATAACTCTAATAAGGAGGATATATAATGCAGAATATAGGTAATAAACTTATAAAGAAAAATAAGGCTGGTCAGATTACAGATTTATATAGAATAACTTCTAGATCAGAAAAAGACTATTATAAAGTAAGTCCAATTATAGGAAGTAGAACTCTAATCCAAAAAGAAACGCTTGATGGGTTCGAATCTATAACCCCACATTGTAAATTATTCATCGAATTATGTACACTAAAGGATGGATCTAAAGATGTATGCTTTAGTATATATAATGAATTTGAAGGATTTAATTTTCCATACTTTGCAAGTAGATTGAATTATAGAATTACCGATTATAAGTTTGGTAAATCTATTTGTAAATATCAATATGCTACAGGTGGACTATATCAATCAGCATATGATATACTGATGTCTGATATAGTAGAAAAAACTAAGGCATACACAATAGATCTATATTTAAATGATTCATTGAAAAATATTATTTCTTTGATCAAATTACAACCTTGGGTATGCGATGCTATCAGAGAAATTAGTGAATCATATAATGCCAATCTAAATGATATTTATCAAGGAATAGAAATAGCTTTAAAAAATATAGAATTCATGTATTGGTTTCATTATAACTTTAAAGTATTTAAAGTATTATTTGAAGTTAAAGCTGGACAAAGAAATCTAAGACCAGGTGATCTATTTGTTTTAGAAGCAATAGCAGAAACTAAAATAGTAGATTACAATATTTTGGAATATTATCATGATATTGAATTATCTAAAATACGAGGTAACTTCTTCTTTATTCAAGATAAGAACGATAGAACCTTTATAGTTAAATATGTATCAATTGATGATCTTCCAGGTCTACATCTTAATTAAGTAAATATATAAATATTTATATATTATAATGGTAGTTAGAGATAGTATTTTAATATGAATCTAACAGAAAAGTAATCTTAAGTTATTTTTTAAGGAGGACTGAAATGTCGACTTTCAACCAACAAGTCCCTCAACCTGAAAATGGCTTCCAAAGCCTAGCTGAAGTTTTTCAACGTGCATCCAGAGGGCAAAAACGTGATGCTGAAAAACAAGGTGAAGAAACTCGTAAGAAATTTGAATTGGATATTGAACCAGAAGAATTCAAATCTGATTACAAATCTCGCATGATCTCTACATCTGAAGTATGTGAATTGTTAACTCAACGTCTTGGAGACATCTTTGGTGACTATGTAGGTTGCCGCGAATTGTCCTATGTTAACTCTCCAGTTATCGGTATTAGCTTGGTATTTGACCCAGCTATCAATCCTGAAACTAAGAGCTTGAAAGCATTGGAAACTTGTGGCTTTGATTCCGGTGTATCCGAAACCAAAGAGCAAGAAATGATTGCTAAATTCAATGGCATCAATGCTATTAAATCTAGCAGTGCTAATGGTATCGTTAGCGAAGAATCCATGGGATTCCGTTTAACTAACGATGCTATTGAGATCTTGAAGGAAACTGTAGTCGACTTCGGTCTCAATGATAATAAGAACAATGACACATTCCGTAAACAATGTGTTCAATATGCATTGTCTGCAGATGGTACTCATAACATCTTAATCGTAAATGGTGCTACAATTGAATCCGTTCTTGGTTTCATTTATGGCAACCAATATGATTATGTAGTAATTCCTGGTGCACCTATTAACAATGGTTCTTTCTCTGGTCGTCTTTTGGATGTACGTCAATTGGATCCAAAAGTAACTAAGAACCTATTGAAAAAATATGTAAGCCGTCAAGTAGTATCCGATGGTCTATACCGTCCAACTAATCGATAATTAATTATCGACGAATATTAAGCCTGGGAAGTAAATTCCCAGGCTTTTTATTTTTTGTTTGGAGGAGTAATAATGCCAGAATTCAAATGGAATATAAAAGAAGATGGAATAGATGAAGTCTTCGATGAACGTGGTAATAGCCTTTTAAAGTTATCAGAAACAAGTTGGAATGATCGTCCAGCAAAGCTTGAACTACGTAAATGGGTTATGGGAACTGATGGCTCTCTAACTCCAAATAAGGGATTCTCTTTTCTAACAGAGCAAGGTCCACATGATCTTACTCATGTTTTATTAGAAAAGGGTTATGGGGATAATAATACCATTAAAGAAATAATGGAAAAACGTGGAGTTAATTTAGATATTGAGACAGAAACAAAGGAGTCTAAGGATGAGAGTGGGGAGTTCTTTAACCCCTCAGAATTGTTAGGTGACTAAAATGAACTCATATAATACTAAACAACTTGACACTGTTTATACTATTAAGAAAAAGCTATTAGAAATCAATTTCTGGAATGATATGGTAAATAATTATTTCCATGATTTTGAATACTCCATCGAAGGAAGATATGTATGGAGTAAAGAAATTAACCGCTCAGAAGGTGCTTGTCTTGAACAAGTGAGCAGAGCGTATTCTGAGAATAAAGGAAATCTTCTAAAAGTGTTGACTACCCGTCAATATGATTTTTTAATGTCTAATATTCAACTTTTCCATTCTGTATATAGAATTGGAGAAAACTTATTAGTTAGCGTTATTTAATAAAAAAGAAGAAATAATATACCCCATGGAGTTGAACTCCATGGGGTATTTATCTTTATTTTTTTTTGATTATTTATAAAGTTCACGAACTTCTTTTTCGTTTACTTCAAAACCAAATGCTTCAGACAATACTAACATAGTTAGCATGCATTCTGCAGTTTCAACAATCTTATCCATTTTAATGGAGTTACGATCATCTAAGAAAGCTTGATGATTTTCGGCGATAACTCGTTTAGAAAGATGGTTAACCATACATTCCAAAATATTCTTTTTGGAATTTTTGATTTTATGAATTTCACGACGAGCTTTCATAATCTTAGATTCTTTGATTTGTTCAGCAACATCTGCATTTGCAGCCTTGATGCTTGCAACTTTTTCTTTAACATCATCTAAGATATCTTTGATTTGTTGACGGTCTTCTACATTAGAAGCAATGAATTCTTCTACGTTGTTTGCTACATGTGTTTGAACCATAGCACCAACGTCTTCGATTTCTTCTTTTTGTTGAGCCATCTTATCAATGAAGGATTCACGATCATCTACAGATACTTGAATATCTTCAGGAGCTGTTTCAGAATCTTTTAATTTTTCTTCATTTTCTTCCATAATAGCACGAGTAGATTCATTAACAAAGTTAGCTATATCTGTTAATACTACATCACGTTTACGGAACTTGTTAAGGATATTTTCAACACCATTTTCTTTAATGAAACCCATGATAATTGTATCCTTAGTTGTTTGAAGTTCTTCTTTTTCAATCTCTTGAACAGAACTTTCATTATAAAAATATTTAATTGCTTCAAATAAGAAAGCTTCTTTTAAATTATTGCGTACAGTTGTGCGTAGATTAAGGAATCTATTAGCACGTTTAAGAGACTTAGATTCATCAAATTCCACTACAGGAACAACTGTTTCATTTAACTGAGATTGAAGCTCATTAACTTTAGCCTGTTTAAGCATACGTAAGTTAGCAGACTCTCTAATGGCTTTTCTTGAAAAATGCATAATACTATGCTCCTTTCATTAGAATAAGGAAGATGCAGCAGAGTCTGGTAAACTATCTGTAACATCATCAATTTTGAATTTTTCTTTAGATTCTTTTTTAATATCTGTAGCTGTTTTATTTACAGAATCTTTGGAATCAATAGACAAGGTATCAGAGATACGGCGGAAACGATCAACGAATTTACGTTGTTCTACCGCTGTTTTAGGGTCACCAGCCATTTCTAAGCGAGCTGCATTTAGAGAAAGCATAGATGCTTGTGCATCAAAATAATCAGCAACACTTGTACGGCAATAATAGTAATAATAGATTACTTCACGAAGAAGAGGAATCAATGTAAAGATTAATGTAATAGATACACCAATAATAGCAATAGCAGATGTGCCAACTAAGTTCTTCACATTAACTTTCGTTACGCTTTGAAGTAAAGTTTTAAGTTTGCCACCTCGGCAAGAATTATTAAAAGCTTCTAAAGTACGAAGAGCTAAAAGATTTTTACTATCTTTAAGACCTGTACGATCAATAGAAACTTCAATAGATTTACTTCTTGGATCTACAATGAAATCAATAGTAGTAGAAATCAATAAGGAGGTTGCACTAATGATAGATAATACTGTTGTATTATATAGTACAATTGGTAGACTTGTGTTAGTCATGAATCCACGTTGGAATTCGATCTTAAGATCTTGTACGTTTTCAACTGCTTCTAAGATTTCTTGAATTTCAGAAGTTGATTGTTTGTATTCATTGTAGATTTTTTTCATATCATCTAAGGATTCTAATACCATTTGAATATTATCAACTTTAGTAATATCACCTTTAGATGTAGGAATTGTACCAAAGTCAATATCTGTAACTTTGGCTTCAATTTTTTCATAAAGCTTATTAGTGATACCTAATAAGATTTCTTTTTGTTCGGATTCATTTACAACCCCTATAGTCATATAGGTTTCTTTATCTGTAAAATCCATAAACTTGGAGGCTTCAACGAATTCTTTTAATTGGTATGCCATTTATTATCGTCCTCCAGCTAGAATTTGAATCATTTGTTTATAATCAACTTTGTCTTCTTTTTTCAAAGATCCAAAGGAATAGAGTTCATATTCATCATCTCCAGTATCGAAGATGAAACGAACAGATTCTGTAGAATCATCTACAACTGCAATTCCGATAAGATTATATTCATCTAAAAGTTGACGAGCAACACGGGAATCTAAAAGATCGATATCTTCATTTTTACGTAAGTATTCAACTTCATACATTGAAATTGCTAATGTAGTAATTGCAGTTGCATCATTACGAGAAGATAAAAGATGGTTAAGTTTAGATGCAATAGATCTACGTTCTAAAACTTTCCAAAGTTTAGAAGAAGAACCACGTCTAGTTGAAGAAATGGCATCTACTTTTGCCTTCTTAAGAGCAAAAATAAAATCACGCCAGAATTCAATTTCACCGCTTGTAGCTTTGATCAAATTATATAAGCTTAATTTATTTACTCGTTTAGATATTACATGATTGATGATATCCATAGAGTCAGCAGCATATAATTTAGTTTTGATACCGATGAATGCATTAGCATCAATAGGTTCACCAGTTGCAGTAGAAACAAATTTAATTTCAACTACAGTTGGTTGAAGCTCATTTGCTTTCTTTACATCATTATTACTCATTAATGCAGGGAAAGTCATTTTACCAGCAACCATAGGTTGTGGATCTTTAGTTGCTGTGACTGCAAATTTATCAGAATCATTTCTATTAGCTTCTTGCGATAAGTGACGATTTCTAATTACTTGAGTTCGATTAGCTTCAGTCAAAGCATTTAATGGTTTACCAAATAGTCTTTCTCTTTTGTAAGACTCGTGAACCATCTTTTCACCAAGTTTATCTCTGAAGTATAATGGATCTAAAGATGCTGCTTCAGTGGCAGTCAAATATCCATCAACGTCAAAAAAAGAATCCAAATCTAGATTTGTATGAATATTACGTAAATGCTCAACAGCATCCTTCGAAGACGTAATAGACAATGCAGATAATAGCATTTGAGTTAAAGTTGTAAATTTGCGTTCTAATGCTCTAGTAACTAACTGTGCACTTTTAGGTTCAATAGAGCTAGAAGCAATGACCGGGAAGATCATAGTTAAGTCTTTATTTGAACGGGTAATAGATTTAATCGTAGGGTTCTTACGAGAAATAAATTTTCCAATTTCAGAATCCTGAGCGATATCTAAAACGTCCGTAATTAAATCCTTAAGGATCATTATAGGTACCTCCTTATTAATTTATATAAATTTAATCTTATGTTGAAGAGGCCAATTTACAAAAAAAAATAAAGCATGCAGGTATTTGTTATATAAAATAACTATTTGGAGTTTCTGAAATAGCTTCATGAAATTTCCAGGTTAAGTCTTTATCCTTTATACCATTAATACAAGCATTATAAAGATTAACGATTCTATCATAGTCAGACTTTCTAACAGTGTCAAATTCTTCCATTACATCATCGCCAGAGATGATTGCAACTGTATAGATTTTTACTGCATTATCAGCAAGAGCTAACTCTTTTAGATCATTGTCATATAAGTGTATAGATTTAGTCATAATAACCCAGCCTTTAAATTGAAATGATTTAGAATAACAATAAGCTGGAAGTTTGGGTTATGATTATCATACACAAACATGCTTTATTTCACTATTATAATATACAATTACGATATTTATTCCCTTCTTCAACATAAGATTAATTTAAAATCCAGGAAAGGAGGACGCCAATTGTCTAATATCGTTAAAAACAATAATGACTTTGGTTTTACTGGTACTGGTGCCAAAGATGAAACTGGCAATACACATAAAGCAAAAAGTATAAATGTTTTAAATAGAGATACTCGACCAATGATTGATGAATCTGGTTCTAATGATGGGCTTTTAAAATTCGTAAAAGCTAATGGATTAGGACTCGGTGCTGGTCGAGTAACACAATCTGAAAAATATACAAAGTTTGCAAGATACGAAAGACTTGATCCACAGAACTGGATGGGTATGACTAGAGAATACGTATTCTTTACAAAACCTGATCTACAAATTTTCAATGGCAATGTCTTAAATCCATCTATTGCAAATAATACATTATTTAGAGAAGCATATGATAGATATCATTCTGTATTAGAAAGCTTAAGTTGGTCTGTAAATACACATAATCCATTTGTAAATTTACTATCTAACTATAAAAGATCTAATGTAGATATTCCAGATATCTCTACAGCTAACGATTATGAGACTTCTAAAAATATATTAGGTTCTTCTCTTTTCTATAGAGGGACTTCTTATGAATCTGATGAAAATCATGAATTCTCTATTGAATTTGAAGATACAAAATATTTAGAAGTTTATATGTGGTTTAGACTATTTGATGAATATGAACGAATGAAGCATTATGGATTGGTTGACTTTGTTGATGATTCATATCTTGATTCTAAAGTTATTCATGATCAAATGAGTATGTATAAATTCATTGTCGGAGAAGATGGTGAATCTATAGTTTACTTTGCTAAATACTTTGGAGTATATCCAAAGATGGTTCCACGTAATACATTCTCTGATTTACCTGCAGATGGTAATATTAAATTTACAGTTCAGTTTAAAGCCTCATTTGTTGAGGATATGGATCCTAATATAATTGAGGACTTTAATGAAATAAGTAATTTAATCACTAAAGGTAATCCTAGACTTGGTGGATATTTACCAGAATTTGGCGGTTGGAGTGGTGAATATATGCATCGTCCATATATAGTAAAGCCTAGCAACCAACAAACTGATATAAATCTAAATATGAATAAAAATCAAAATAATAGTGCATTCTATAAAGATGGTGGTACTACCGCATTAGCTGGATATAGTACTATCCTACCAAATAGAGGGTTCTATAAATTAAAATGGGAGGGATAGATTAAATGGCATCTGATGCAGTATCTGCTAATACAGTAGCTAGAAGTTATTCTGATACCGTTATAAATACAGTAAAGAATGATACAATGCTTAATGCCAATATATATGATATTAATCAATATATTGAAAATATTAAAAAGAAATATATTAGCGAAGATGACCTTACTCTATCTATGGGCATCTTTGGTTATTTAGGAGATGTAAATTCTAATGCTCTTCAAAATGCCGTTTCTATGGCTGCAGAGTATTCTAATGAAGCTATTCCTATTAAAGCCAAGTTTGAAAAGAATGTAATTTCCCATGCATTATCTCTTGGTATAAATAAAATATATGCAGAGCCTTCTACTATGAATGCAATGCTTATATTTTATGAAAATGAATTGATTCTTAACACGGTCAATGATACTTTTAGATTAGATAGAGAAGTAAAAATAATGGTTGGAGATTATGAATTCCATATTCCATATGATCTAATCATTAAACGTATTCTTCTTCCTACTGGTGATTATGTATATACAGGGATGTATGATACAACTCAAGTAAATCCAATAATCACTAGAAATTCAAAAGATGTGGACCCATATCTTAAACCAACTATTAAATCAGAAATTGATGGCCAACCAGTCATCATGTGTTTGGTTGAATTAAGACAATATGAGTTCTCTACAATTCATAAAACTATAGTTACATCTAACCCATTAGAATCTAAAATGATGCAATTTGAATTTGATAATCAATTAGCTGGATTCGATGTAGATGTAAAAGAATACGGTAACCCTGTAAGAAAATTAAAACCAGTTTATAATGGTTTGAATACTGATGGAGTTAACGATTTCTGTAATTATACTTTTATAGATTCTTCAACTATTCGTATTATGTTTGATAATGCTTCTTATTTACCTACAGCTAATACTGAAGTAACAGTAAACTTATATACCAGTCAAGGATCTAAAGGTAATATTAAATATAAAGATACAATCTATTTCAGAGTTAACTCTTCTAATATTAACTATGATAGATTGAATCTATTGGTTGTACCCACAGGTGAAGCTCAATATGGTTTAGATAAAAAATCTATTTCAGATTTGAAGAAACTAATTCCTAAAGAAGCTCTAGCTCGTGGTAGTGTAACCAATAGCACTGATATAAATAATTACTTCAATACCATTGCAGATGAAGATAATAAAATCTTCTTCTTTAAGAAAATGGATAATCCATTAAGTAGATTATATTATGCATTCTTATTAATGGATACCACTACAAATATCATTCCAACTAATACTATTCCAGTAGAGTGTATTAGACGTGACTTTGATAATATTTCTGATAGTAACTATATATTGACTGCTGGCAATTCTATCAAATATGATGGAAAGACCAATGCATCAGTTGTATATAATGCATCAAAGGATGAATTAAAGAAAATCAGCAATGAATCTTTCTTATATATGAATCCTTTCATGTGTATTATAAATAAGAAACCTTTATATGTGTCTTATTATTTGAATATCATGGACGTTAGTAAGATCTTAGAATTTACTTATGTAAATCAAGACTCTAAAGTTCAATTTATTACAAATAATATGAATTGGAAACGTAGCTATCTAACTAAACGTGATACTTACGTTTGTGATATTTCTATTCTTCAGAATATTCAATCTAATATTGGTATTATTCATAGAGATGATCCTTACGATCCGAATAAGATTACAGGGGCAGATCTTAAAGTAATAGCAGTATTTTACTCTGATGATAAATATCAAGTTCCTTATAGATGGGCTGAAGCTAAATTTGTAAACTACGATGAATCTTCTTACAGTTTCGATTATAGATTTGAATTGAATACTGATAATAAGATTGATAAAAATGTACGTTTAAAAGTTAATGATGTCCATGAAATGAAAGCTACCGCTGATAAATTTGAACCTGGATATATGCTTAACAATATGCCAATGAAAATCTTCGTATATTGTAAGAATGTATTCGAATATGATGCTGGTAGAAATAAAACTGAGCAATATTTTGCTGATGGATTCTTAGATGGTTATAGTTTGACTAATGAATATACTGTAAAATATGGTATAGACTTCTTATATAACTATTCTGATTTGATTGAATCTGTAATTAAAATCAAGAAGCAAGATAATGGTCAAATTAGTTACTATATAGATCGTGTCCCAGTTATTGGATATGATTATGTAAATACTGAAGAAAAGATTCAAAACTTTATTAATGAACTAGAGAAGAAACGAATTCATATTCTAGATTGTTTAGAAGTTCTTGAAGATAGCTTCGGTATTGATATCAAATTCTTTAATACATATGGCCCATCTAAAATCTTCTATATCGAAAATAGCGTTCCTATTAATCGAGTTAACTTATCACTTAAATTCAAGATTAAATTATTGACTGCTAGTGATAAATATATCATTGACTATATTAAGAATGATATTAGAAAATATATTGAAGATAAATCTAAGATTACTGATGTTCATATTCCTAATATTATTACATATATCACTCAGAAGTATGCTGATAGTATTACATATTTTGAATTCTTAGACTTTAATGGTTATGGCCCTGGATATCAACATATTTATCGTAAAGACGAATCTATAGTTGGTAAGATTCCAGAGTTCTTAAACATCAACTCTACTAATACTGATGATAATAAACTCGATATTAGTATAATTATTGCATAATTTAATCTTTATAGATTTATTAAGTGCAACAATTTAATAAATCTAGCCTAATATTGGCGAAATAGATAAATTTTAAAATTTATACTTAAAAGTATATACTTTAAGGAGGACAAATATTATGGCATTTTTTGACGGTCATAAAACTGAAGAAGTTACACTTGAAAACTCCGCACTTTATGAAAGTGAATTGGGTGCAGGTGCTCTTGTATTAGAATGCTTACAATTTGAAGCTGAATTATTCAAAGAAGCAGTAAGTGCTGACATTACTGAATATGGTATGGTTCAAGAAGGCGCTGACGTTACTGCTTTCGTTGAAGGTACTTTTGAAAACGTAAAAACTAAAGTTGTTGAATTCTTCCAAAAACTTTGGGCTAAAATCAAAGCTGTTTTCAATGGCTTCTATGCTAAAATTTCTGCTCGTTTGATGAGCGATAACAAAGCATTCTACAACAAATTTAAGAAAAAAGTTGAAGGTAAAAACTTAGCTGATTTGAAAATCAAATATGCTAAATTTAAAGGCTTTAACTTCAATCCTGGCGATGTTTCCACTTGGGTTACTGAAACTAACGCTGAAAAGAATAGCGAAGAACTTAAAGTTGAAATGATTTCTAAAATCACTGGCGTTGCAGTTGATCGTTCTTCTGATATCAAAGCTAAAGTAATGGAAGATGCTTTCGGTGAAGAAACTGAAGTTGCTTACAATTCCGTTGCATCTGAAATCGTAACAGATATGGTTGGTGGCAAATGGTTAGATGATGCTAAAAAAGCAGAAAAAGAACTTAACAAAGCCGTAACTAAATCTATTGCTGATATCAAAAAAGCAAATAAAGAAACTAAAAACCTTACAACAATTACTGGTGCATATGCTTCTGTAGTTTCTACATTAGCTGGTCTTTCTGTAGCTGTTGCTAAGAAACGCGCTTCTCAAGCTCGTAAAGCATTTGCTAAAGCTGTTGCTTTCCATGAAGGTGCAGAATTTGATGCAGATCTTATTGCTGTTGAAGCAGATGGCTTAATGTAATTTTAGGAGGTATATTATAATGGCATTTTTTGTTGAATCTACTAAACCTGAAACAGTAGTGGAAATGGAATCCGTTATTGTTGATGACTATACTAACTTTGACGAATTAGCTCTTGAAGCTTGTGCTGAAGTTGAACGTATGGACAATATGATCATGGAAGGTCTAGGTCGTTATGAATTAGATCGTATTCATGAAGGTGTAGCTGCTGAAGAAATCTATACTGAAGGCGCATTGGCTACAATTAAAGATAAAATTGCTAAAATCTTCACATTCGTAAAGAATTGGGTTAAAGCTCTTTTCAATAAATTTACTGCATGGATCAACTCCTATGTACGTGGCGATAAAGCATTCTTATCTAAATACCGTAAACAAATCTCTGACAATATTCAATACTTGAATACTGAATTGACTTATAAATTACCATGCTCCAAAGAAATCTTCTTAGGCGTTGCTGATACTAGCAATACTTTCTATAACAAATATGAAGTTGATGGTACGTTCAAAAACGTAGATAAAGATTCCTTGGAAAAAGCTCGTGAAAGTGCTAAAGAAAACATGGAAAAATTGAATGAAGACATTTTCGAAGGTGAAGAAATCACTGGTGCTTGGATTAAATCCAATATCAATGGTATCATCAAAGTAATCGAAATGGATGCTTCTAAAGTTAAAAACCTTGGCGCTACATATGTTAAAGCTATTGAAACTTTGGAAAAAGCAGCATTGACTGGTCTTAAAGAAGATACAGATGGTGCTACTATCGCTGGTGTAAAATCCATGGCTAAAATCAAAACTCAACAAATCTCTAGCATTTGCAGCAAACATTGCCAATTGGTTAAGAAATGTAAATCTGCAGCTCGTCGTATGGCCACTAAATGTATTAATGCTAAAGCATTGCCTAAATACGAAAGTGCATTTGAACATTCTGACCTAGATGCTTACATCAATTTATAATAAATAATATTGAGGAGAGGGATTAAAATTCCTCTCCTCTTATTGTATTTTTTAGGAGGCTAATAAATGGAAAGTAATTTAAAAGCTTTCTCATTCGATAACCTTTTATTAGAAAAGATTGATTCCAATAAACTAGCATACATTCAAGGAAGTACTGCTTGTTATACTGGAGTATCTGACTTATTTAAAGGTATCAAACGAGCTCATATGAATGAGTCTCGTATTCTTTATAAGAATTTATTAGAATGCGATACAATAGTTGATGCTAAAAAAGTATATGATAAATTCTTTGATGCAATGGTAAAAATTAATATTTTTTATCATAAAAACTATAATGCAACTATCAACTATAAAGAAAAAGATCATATTAGATATTTTGATAAATATCAAAGTACTATCCGTGATCTACTAGCTGATGTGGATCCTAAAGATGTAACTCAACGTCTTGGTGAACGTACAGTAGTTGAATATAAAATTGACAGAAAACTTCCTAATATTAAAAATATTCTATTTAATATCTTTAAGATGGTTGGTGGAAACTTCTATGAGCTTAATAAAGAAGAAACAACAAAAATTCTAACAATAATTTCTAATAATTATACTGATATTTTAGATAGATTAAAAGAAGAAATTTGTGGTAGTGATGATATCACTAGAATCCCAGATCTTTTCATTGATGGCGATAAAACTGTATTGATATCTAAAGACGTTCTTAATGATCAATTTACATATCTTGAGAATTATGGAATTGACTTCAAATCACTCTTCACTGAAGCTAATAACGTAAGCGATGAATTCACTTCTATCTTAAAATTAATTCAACGATATAAATCTTCTACAAAGATTAAATTAGATAATGCTTTACAAATTAGTAAAATCGAGAAATTAGTTATTTCTCTTATTAATGAAGTAATGTCTTTCCATTATCTAGTATTTACATCTAAAGCTAATGCTATAATGGAACGAGCACGTCAAGCTCAAGCTATTTTAGCAGAATTTGTAGATGCATTTACTGAATCCGTTGAGGTCAAAGAAGCTGCCATTGAAGAACTAAAATCTAAAGATATTGATAAAGGTCTTCTTAGCCGTGAGGAATTGAATAATTCTATCGTTGAATTAAAACATGATGAATTGCTTGCAGATTGCTGCATGAAAGAAGCAATGATTCTCGCCGAAGGTGTAAATGTAGAAGAACGACTTAGTACTCTTCATGAAGGTGTATTCAGTAAGACTATCGAATTTATTAAAAAGATTCGCGAATTCGTTGTTAACTTATTCAATAAAGTAATTGCTTGGTTTGATAAATTTATTAAGAATAATCAAGATTATATTAATAAATATAAAGATATCATTGCTAAACCTACAGCTGGCTTTACAACTGTAAGCTTTGAAGATTATGATAAAGGTCTAGAACGTATTCGTACTGCTCCTACATTAGATCTTGGTGATATTACTAAAGTTAATGCTTCTACTGATATCGATTCTGCAATCTTTGATCTTCGTAAAAAAATAAATCCTGAATTCACAGATGCTAATGGCGATTGGAAAGAAGCTTGTAATGGTTACTTCGTTGGTGGTGCTAATTCTAAGAAAGATAAAACACCTAACGATATTGATGTACAAGCTCTTGCTAATACAGTTCTTAATATCCCTAATGATATTAATAATATCAAAAAGGATATGACTACAATGCAACAAGCATTCAAATCTATTGAAACTGCATTGAATTCTGCATCTACTCGTGCTGGCCAAATTGAAGCTCAAAATAATCAACAAGGTCAACCAACAGATGAAAGTGCACTTCTTTATTTGAATGAAGATGTATTTAATGAATTAGATATAGTTCAAGATAAATCTGGTACTACAACTAGTAATAACCAATCTAATATTGCCAATGCCGGTAATAATGTAACTAATGATATTAATACTAACGGCACATCTACTAGTAAAGATTTTGCAGCAATGCAAAAGTTTGCTAATAAATTGGCTTCTACTATTAGTACTTACTACCAATGCAAATACCAAATGGCAGAACGTATTATGTCTGATTATATGAAAATTATTAAAGTTCACGTATCTGCATATGTAAACGCTAATAATAACAATAATAATCAAAATAATAATAAATAAAAATATCCCCATAGGAGTTCAACTCCTATGGGGGTTTATTTTCTTAATTGTTTCCTTTAGGAATCTTAGCAAAGTTCATACTAGTATTACTTGTAAACTTTTCACCATAATTAGTATAGACTTCTATTTTAGATAATAATAAATATTCACCAGTGTCATCTTTATGATCATCTTTATTATTGATAATATATTTCATATTAATATTGAATAGAGAATTATCTAGCTGTTGTTTGTTTATCGTTAAATATGTAGATTTTAATTCTAATGCATGCTTAAAGTTCTTGATTAAGCCCATATTATCATTAGGGATTCTTATTAATTTGCGTTTTCCTAAGTCCTCTGCTACATTGACCAAATCTAATGCAACATCGACCATAGATTCGCCATTTGACCCCATCTTAGATAAATCACTAAAACTGTTTATTGTGGTTGCACCGCTTTGATATAATGAACTTAGACTGCTTTGTAAAGCACCATAAGATTCTACCACTTTATTAGCAGCTTGCTTAGCATCATTTACTGCAGTCTTAGTTGTATCTTGTAAAGATTTTACATAAGTATTTGCGCCTTCAAGAATTTGTTTAGAGAAGTCTTTAGGGATAGTTTGAGCAGAAGTCTTGATCATACTAGATAATGATTTACCAACATTGTTATTTACTTTTAAACTATTATCCATAACTTCGGTAAAGTTGCCAATAGTTTTAGCTTTATCGGTACTGAAATCTAAGTTCTCTTTTAATTCTTTGAAATGAGATTTTAAAGATCTTAGATCTAGATCAAAAGTTCTTTTTATTTCATGAGACATCTCATCATACTCTAAAACAAATGTCATAGTATCTGGTGCATCTTTTAAAGTATCTACAAGGAATTTATTATTTCCTATATATTTACCATACTCTTCATTGAACTTAACCATACTCTTAGTATGATGCTCACGAGATTCATCTTTTTTAGGTTGAATATTTTTAACTTGATCTAGCATCTCAGATGTATTATCTGTAAAGTTAATTGGATCGATTGCCCCAACTAAAGATTTAAAGTTTTCTAAATGATAGATTTGCCCAGTATACTTTTGTTTAAACTTATTAAAAGTATCTTCAGATCCTTCTACTGTAGTTCTACTAATAGTACTCATATCCATACTATTAGTTATTAACCCTCTAAGGAAATTCTTAATATTAAGATTACTGTCAACTACAGTTTTACCATCAGCTCCACCTAAGATTCTTTTCTTACCCTCGCCAATAACTTCTTCAGGTAAGGATCTTAGTAAAGTTTCAGCTTGAGACGCTACACTATCAACTGTAGATTTAACAGATGTTGCTTGTTCTACTATTTGATTAAAGTGGCCTTTGATATCATAAGTGGTTCTATGAATATTCTTTACAATATTACGAACTCCTGCTGTAGTTTTCTTAATATTGTCAATAGTATTCATAATATTTTGATAAGTACCTAGAATGCCACCGAATCCTTTAGATTTACCCATGTAATCTTGTTGGATAGTTTTAGATGCATCTATTACAGCAGTGAAGCCATTTAGTTCTTTATTAAGTACATTATCTTTACCATACTTAATATCAGTTGTTGGAACGTCAATTATATAAGATTTAGATTCACCATCATCTTTAAATCCTTCTAGTAAAGATTCATTAGATCCTAACTCAGCTAAATTAAATTTAACTGTTTCATATTTATCTAGAGTTCTCAGAGTAGCCTTACCAGCCTTAGATACAAGGTATGTATTCTCGAAATCCATGAAAAATCTATACCCTGTGTTATAGAATACTCGCACAGTATTTAGATAGTCTAGAGTCTTAGAAATGGACTCTTTTGGTGGAATAATAAGTTGACTAACTGTCTCCGTTTCAGTAAATGGTTCTACTAAAAGAGGAACTCCAATATTTAATAAATCTACAACTATATCTTGCATTGATGAATTATATATAGTTGCATTATTTGGATGAAGATTAGAATCTACTAAAGATTTAGAAATAAGACCAATTTTAAGATATCTATATACATCTTCTCTAGTATCTTCTTTATCATCAGTTTTCATATAATCTAATGATTTACCTTTATTAGTATCATCATCAGTAAGATAGCTAAATTCTTCAGTAAAGTATAATTCATTTACTGCAGATTCATTATCTGCTTGAATTTTATATGCAGTTAAGATGAAAGTATTTTCTTCCATCTTAGTAATGATATCATCTGCTAAGTTTTTATCTAGTACTAAATTCATAGTACAGATAGGCATATTATATTTATCATACTCTTTATATATAGTAAGAGATTTTATATTATTTTGATCTATCTGAGTGATTTTGCCATCAGACTTATTCTTATATTTTAGATCAAATGTATATTCATATTTAAGCTGAGCCATTTAATCACCTCAATATTTATCAGCATTTGTAAGTTATCTCAATGTTCAGATTAAGGACTTTTATTGTAATTTGAAAAAAAACAAGTATATATTATATACGTGATAAGAGTATAATAATTTTAATTTATTTATTTTAGAAAGAGGTATTAAAATGGTAGATAAAATTACTTCTAAAAAAATTTTATTAAGCCCAGAAGCATCAAAGTCATTCATTAGATATTGTTTAAAGGATTATAAAAATGCGTATAATAAAACAGATATAAAATCTGTAGAATGCATTTATTATCCTGATAATCCGCGAGAATATTTTAGTGTAAGTGATCTCCATAGTGATAATATTATTATCACTGAACCGGTAACGATAGATCATAAAATTATGATTTTTAAAGATAAAGAAATTGCATCACTTTGTAAGGTAATCCAATTCTTTATTACGATAAAGGATAGATATACGTTAAAAGTTATTGGGGCAATATCTATTGATGAATGTTATACTGACACGCATACTAGTGATCTTTTTAATAAAATTTCTAATATAGCACTTACTGATGAGTATGCATTTAGTGGTCATAAATTTAACATAACTGGTGATGATTGTATTAGCATGAAAATTGATTACGATTCTAAGTATGACCTTAATAAAGGATGTACTGAATTAATTAAATTATTAGAGGATGCATTAGAAAATTACTATGCTTCTTTAAGAAAATTAGCAAAAGGAGAAAATTAAAATGGAAAACACAAAGGCGAAAGCAATATTAAGTCTATCAGGCTATGAGTTCAAAATCATTGAACTCTTAAAAAGAGCAATTAAAGATAATAAAATTAACGCAGAATTGGAAGATGGAAATGTTATTAAAGTATCAGTTAGAAAGGCTATTGATAGTGATCTAAATTTAAATAGTGTTACTATAAAATTCAATAAAACTGGGAAAGAGCAATTAAGATTTTTCCCACTTGGACAGATTGCCTATTTAAGTGATAGTTTAGAATTGCTTCAATGTAATTCTAATTCTGTTTATTTTACAATATCTAGTAAAATGGATGGAAAGGTTACATTAAACCGTCACATTGTTTTTGATATTAAAGTTAACGAATATAACTTAACTTTAGATGCCAATATTGTTCTATCTGAATATGCTGATAGAAAAATGGAATTCATAAAATTATTTAATAAAGTTAACAGTATCAGGATGCTAGATGGTACCGCATTTGATGATACTGGATTTGAATTTACAAATACATACGCTCGAATTAAACTACGAGATAGTGAGTTACCAAAATTCAATATCGCAAATAGTTATAAATACTATTTAGATAAGTTAAATTCGACTCTATATTGTTATTGCGAGTCGTTAAAGGATGAAATCAAAGGAGAAAATTAAAATGAATACTAATTTAATTTTAAAAAGCAGCGGTAAAGAATTTGTTATTATCAATGAGCTAGTTAAAGAAATTAAATATTCTGATGGGGCATACATTAGTAAGTCTAGCCCATTAATATATCAAAATGGAGACAATTCTATTTCCGTCTATACAGATAACGAATATGGAGTATTTCTTGATGATAAAATTAATAATATTTTAAAAATAGTTGATATTTCTGAAACAAAGAATGAGACAGAATTAGACATAAGTGTTGGCATTGTAAGATTGTATAATACTTATGAATTTTCAGTACTTCTTGCAGGTGGTAATAAATATAAAATCAAAGGAAAATATAAGATTAAAGAATCTAAACCTATGAAAGACGTAGGACTTGATTATATTCGCGAGCTCTATGAAAAGATTGAAAGTATCAATCTCATAGACCATAATGTATTTAAAAGCGACCAATATTCATTTAGCGATTATAGATTTACTATTTTAGATGATAGCATCGGTGTTACAAATTTAAACAATTTTAAACCTATCATAAAAAGGTTTACTGATGTTATTAGCGATTTCTATAAAGTTGGTATGACTAAAGTCAGCCCTAAAGATAGTGATAAATAAAAAAAAATAAATATGCCCATGGAGTTTAACTCCATGGGCCATTTTATTATTATTTTTTTTTATAAATAGCAACCGTTTTGAGCTGCAATTTCTTTAACACGATTGCGTAGCCAGTTGCCGCCAGTGGTATGAATACCATCAGTAGTACGGATATGGCATTCTGGAACTAAGATATCTAAGTCCCATTTTTCGCATACATCATCATATAGGTCTTGTCTAGCTAAACATCGTTCACCATGAGTATAAACCTTATTTAAAGGAATACCCCAAGTAACACAGCAAAGATAGATAGCATAAGCTAAAGCATCCAATTGTAGATAATTTACAGGTTCTGGTCCTTCTATGTAAGTAGAGTATCCAGTATATCCATCGCCAATAAGTTGACTATCTTTATTAGAGCATACTGCAATACCAAAATTGCCAGTATTTTCCATATAGCTATGAGCACCCTTTTCATCAAAATTTAACATTTGATGATATTGGGCACCGCCATCAATACAAAGATGATAATCATTAAATAATACAGTATTATCAACACCAGTCCAATGAGCAGTAATCATTCTATTACTATGACCTTGGGCTTTTACAACTTCAAATAGTTCTTCTTTACTCAAAGACATTAGTTTGCCTCCTTTATGGTTAAATAAAAATTACTTATTTTATTGTAGCATCATAATCTATCCAAATCAAGAGGATTAGATCTAAAGTATTTTTCATTTAATAATTTAACCATATCAGGATCTTGTAGATTTACATCCCAAGACTTATCTGCATAATATTCAGATTGTTTATATAACTCAGATTGATATACAATATCAATAGCTCTATATCTATTCCAAATTAATTCAAATTCATCTTCACTAATTGAAGTAGATAGAATACTTCTAAGTAACTCTTTATCTGAAATATAAGTATTAGGTAACTGCCCTTCAGCTATCAGTTTAACCAATAGTTTAACTGTAGATGATACATTTAGAATTGAATAAAGATCTCTACTATAATATCTAGTCAATGCCATAAATAATCCAAGCATTTTCGGAGATATAATAGATGCAGAGGCAATAGTTCTATCAGATAGTTTTAATGATCTTAAATATTCCATCATACCATTCATTTGATCAATGATTGTATAATTTATCATACCATTAACCCATCTATGTTTAAACACAGCTGTTTGTGTTTGAGTCAGTGCTGGAATGATAAATTGTAATTGACTTGTAGATAAAATTATATTAGGATCATAGTTTCCTTTAGCATATTGATCTTGTATTTGGGTATAAATAATAGTTGCAGTCTCAAACGGGGCCTGAATATAATATACATCGGGGATATACTTACATAATTCTTTTAGAATTGCACAGTTCTGTATCATGAAAGTTGTAATCATTTCAGCTAATACCATTTTCTCAGTATTAGTATGATTATATTCTGGATAGAAATGCTCACTTCTAGTCATAGGACCAGAAGTCTGAATAATAAATATTCTAGCATGTACTCCATAATATTTTTTATAGAATGCTCGATAATGACTGCATAGGTTTACTATAGTTGCTGCAACAGAAGATCTATCTCCGACTGCAATATCATTACGATACATCTTTCTAAATATTTGATACAAATCTATATAAATATTAACTGAAGTTGCATCACTATTAGCAAATGCTAAATTAGTCATTTCTCCTAAAGTTTCATATTTTATATAGTTTGCAATAATTATACTTTCAGCATTTAATAAATGCTTAGCTTGATAGCTTCTTCGTTCCATTTAACTATTCCCACAGTTCTTACAATGAATCGCTCTATTTAATTTAGCAAAGCATTCATCGCAAATACCACTAAACATAATTTTCGATGGATGTCCTTGAGATTTACCACAGAAAACACAATGGAATGGAAGTTTTTCAGCTTTAGCTATACGCTCTAAGCAACTATCGCATGCCATGATTTTCATATCTCTGACATCACGCTGTTCAATCTTATGACAGAATTGGCACTCGAAATCCCAATGATCTACAAACTTAGGGGATTCATTTTTAAATACACAAGTTTCATAGATACATCTACCATTATCATTTCGATAAACACATGTAGTTCGTTCACATGGTTCAAACTGCTCATATGGTGGCTGCGTTCTATTTTTTATCTCTTCTTGATTGTCCGGTGTAAATCCCGCCATTTCTTATCAATCCCTTCTTTTCTTTTTGATTCAGCTAAAGTCATAAGATTCTTAGCCAATGTACTTGTCTTTTCAATCTCTGGCCAAATAGCTGCTGCAAATTCTTCTACACAATTATTAACTAGTGTAAGATCAAATTTAATATTCATAATATCTTACCTCCTTATAAGATTATAATATATAATCCTCTAGGATTTAAACTTATTAAAATCGAAATATGTAACCTTAGACGTATCCATATCTTTAGTTTCCATACGTTTAATTGTATTAGTATATTGACTTCTATTATAAAGCATATTCATATACTTAAGATGAACTTCTACTCTAGGTTTAATAGAATAATACTTTCTAACAGTGCCGTCTACTACAAGAGTATCATCCAACCAAATATTAGAGTTAAACATATCAGAATATTTCTTTCCAATATTATCCCAGTCAGGTTTATTAGTTGGTCTAATTAAACCAATTTCTGCTAGGAATACATCAGTTGTATTAAAAGAATTTGGAGTCTTAACGAATGCATTGAATTCTACATCACATGGTGTATATAATAATTCTTGCACTTGATTTAATTCACCAGAATCTAATAGTCTACGCATATACATATTGTCTTCTTTACCAGTAATAGAATATACATGGACAAATTGAGAGTTAGCCATTGCCATATTGGCTAAATTATATCTATTTACTATTCTAAATCTAGGACGTGGAGATCCTTCAGGTTCTTCAAATAGTACTACTTTTATATCAAGGAAATCTAAAGTATTCATCATTCGATTTCTTTTTTCTAAAATTTCTTGTTGCTTCTTAGGAGTGATATTGTATTTATCATACATCCACTCTAATCTATCTTGAAAGTTTTCTGGAATTTCTCCATATTTTTCTTCATATTCATAGAATTTCTGTTTTCTATTTTTCATATATTCACCTCGACAAATAAAACGAGTTAAGGTATCTAGTACCTTAACTCAATGTTTTATTTATACTAGTTTTTACCAAATACACGGTTAGTAATAAGGTTAGCAACGTAGTTGTTGACTCTCGTCGAAATATTATATGGTAAGTTAGTAGCAGCTTGCTCTTTAAGAGCAGCATATAATCTAACTGTACGTGAAATATCAGGCTCATTGATATTTACTCCAGCAATATTAGCTAAGTAAGTCATCAACCCAACATTACCAAATGCATTACCTGGTCCACCTAAGATAGTTTCATTGGAGATTGTTAATTTACTATATAAATCTCGAATATCCAAAGATACATCTACTGTTGTAGGAAGACCATCGATAGTCCATCCACCTTCAGATCCTTTTTGAACTGACATGGAAAGAAGTCCCATATCTACATTAAAGAATCCACGATAGAATGCTCTAACTAGGAATGGAGATACATATCCATTTGGAGATACTTGTCTTGGTGCGCATAATGCAATCAGATGCATCAAAGGTACACCAATATTTATAAACCAAGATCTCCGATCGTAGTCAGGAGATACTAATTTCATATTAACCGAATAGCTAGTAGAATAAGAAGAATCTGCCCATAATTCAGGGAATTCTAATTTACCACCGGCAAACACAGTTCTAGTACCATTCATGATCATACCCATGAATCCAGACATAGTTCCAGTACCAGCATTCTTTGTCATAGCATCGACATTAGGTGCTGCAGCATTAAGTCCTTTACTCATGAATACATCAACATCAAGTCCACTAATACCAGTAAGGAATTGCACTTCCCTACCAACATCGGACATACCGTTTAATTTATCTGCAAGAATACTCTTAGTAGATTCATTACCAAAGCTTTCAGAAATTTGGGTTTCTGAATTTAGATAGAATCCTACCCCACCATAATATGAGTAATTATGAGCAAGGGCATTATTAGATCTTTCAAACCAATTTATGGTTCTAATAGTTTGACCTTGATATTTTTGATCACTAATTCCTAAGAAAATAGATAGAGCAGTACACATACTGTTTACGTATCTGTAGTATTCTTCAGCTTCGAATTGAAGAGTATAATAACGCATCTCTTCATTCTTTTTACCTTTGATATCATTAACTCCAAAAGCAGAACCGAATAGATTGCCGAGTATAGACTTTCTCTTTTCATCACTATATCCAGCCATAAAATCTGGAATGCCAGGAGTTAATACTAATAATGGCATTTTAGATAATATCTTTTCATAATATTTTCTACCATAATTAGTGTTGCCATTATTTTTTATCCGATTATCAGCAAGAGACATCCATTGATATGGAAGTCCCATAACTGTGCTTAATTCATTAATAGAGAATTTTAGTCCTCTAGTTGTATTTCTTACAAAGTCACTATTATTAGCTCCCTTTGTAATAGTAGCATAGAGTTTATTTGCTCTATCTGATGCAGCTTTGATTGCGGATTCATAAGTTTTTTTATCAATCCCAATTGCACTATAGAAAGTATCAGTTAGAGTTTCAGTTATACTTTTAGGTTTTGGCGGTTGCTTGGCTTCAGATTTGGCTTTAGCTACAGTTTTTGCAGCATCAAGTTTTAATGTTTTATTATCATTATTGGATCCAGTATTTCCACCTAATCCAGATTTTGCTCCAGCGAATGGATCTCTAACTTCACCCCAAGAACCATCTTTTTTACCGTCAATAATACCTAAAGTTGGATTTGTATAATTTACATTAACATCATCTACAAATATTTTAGGATTATCAAAGGGGTTAGCCACTTTAAAATATTTATCCAGGGGTAGTGCAGCTCCCCCTGTTAATTTCCCAAGTCTACTGTATCTTCACTAAAGTTAGGATCATCGCTATGAGAAATAAGTTTTAAGTCTTTAGTCCAAACCCAAGTTTGAATGCCTTTTGGATAACCAAGAAGAGCTAATTGATGAGAAGAATCGAATAAGCAAAGACGATGAATCTTTGGTTCGTATTCTTGCTCAGGTAATGGACGATTATATGCGTCTAAAGCACCCTTACGAAGCATAACTAAGTCATTATGCTTAGCAGTTTTAGGATCTAGAGATGGATAATCTTCGAATTCCATACATTCTTCAAAGTATTTATAAGTACCACGCATAGATTGGAATCTAACATAGCCTTTTTCAAATTTAATCCAGATATGATCTACTGGAGTTGGATCACTACCATCAGCATGGAAAAGCAAACCTGGCATTACGTATTCAGCATGTACCACTTGTCCTTTACGAATAACGGATATTGCTTGAGCATAATCATCAGGAGCTTTACGTACATAGATAGGACCTTTAATACATTTATATTTTTTATCATAAACCATTAAGCCCATAATATTGCCTCCATTAAATAATTTATATTAATATTATTTGGATGTTGTGGGACCCTATATATTTGGGTCCCATTTAACTCCCATAATATCTTTTACATGTCTATCTAATTCAATTAATACTTTATTGATACCGCCAACAATCAATACTGACGATACCATACGAGCATTAACTGATCCAACAGGTAAGAAACTATGAATCTTTTCTTCTGGACGATATTCAGATGTAGGTTCTTCTCCTTTAGGGAAGATTTCTTTTACTACACCTTTCAATGCAGAGAAGTATACTAGTTTGTCACCAACAGACATAGAATCTTTATATTTAATATAGAATTCTACCAATACTTTACCTTCAGCATGTTTTAATTTGCCAATAGCTGGTAATACACCTGAAGTCCCATATTGGCTTCCATCTATACCTATTTTAGCCAACTTAGATTTCATCTTTTCGACTGGTGTATCGAATTTAGATACAAACTTAGCTAAAGATTTAGACATTTCTGATTTATCTACAGTAGAGTATACTTTAATATCTTGAAGTACACCTGTTACTTTAGATTTAATTAAAATTTTACCTAAATCATTAACTAGATCTTTAGAATCAGAATTCTTTTCTACCATTTTAGCAATGATATCAGTTGCGTCTTGATCCTCAAATGAAGATCTATATGACATGATAGTTTGGCCTTCTTGTAATTGAGATCCAACTTCTAAACATTCGATATCTATATCTTTTGCATCTAATAAAGTATCTACTTGAAGTACAATTTCGGATGCCATCTTTTCAGATAGATCATGAGAAATGATAGCACTATCTTCAAAGCCTTTTTCAGTATGCATAATAGCAATCTTAGTTAAAGTACCAATATTGTAAGCTAAGTTACCTTCACCTACAGTGTCAGAATAACTAGATTTATCATATGCTACAATATCCCCAGCCTTTACTTTATCCCCAACTTTATAGTTTTTACTTGGATCGAGTTTAATGGTGATAAAGAACCCGCCATCGGAGTTCTTTTCAACTTTTTCTCTAAGATCTACGAATTCACGTATATTATCATCATTCTTAAGAATAATATAATCATCAGTGACTTCTTCTACTATAGAATTAGATTTAGCTTTATGAGCAAATGTATCAGATGTTAAGTATGGTAATGCTTGGTCGGCACCATTAGTAACTAATAGTGGATCTTGTTTAGTAGTACGCATACCATGTTTAGATGTCTGAATAAATGTCATTGCTGTACGGAATGGGTCATCATGTGTAGTACCAAATGGAGTTAATGCTTCTGTGATAGATAGAGTAGATGCATCAGACATCTTATCTAATTCATTACCAGATTTAATATAACCCTTAGTGCTAGTAATGCCCATATTAATTGTAGCCTGACGGTTAATACCTACAGTGCTGGAGAAACCAGTAGACATAGATAATTTATTAAGCATAGACTTATCATAAGTACGTTTATCTAAGCTATAGCTTCTATCAGAGTTCATACCAGATAGCCCTTTAAAGGTTACTGTATTAGCAGACTCTAATTCCAATAGTGGAGATAACTTAGATAGATCACTAGTTGTAACATCTGCTAGAGCCATATCAATGACTGCAGATTGTTTCATAGTCATCTTAGCATCTTTACGGTTATTCTTAATTTCTCGTAAATATTCACCATAAGAAGTTGCTAAAGATTTATATAAGAAATGAACTAGACGTTCATTAGTTCTAAATCTATTACCTGTGATATCTACATGGCGATTATATTTATTAGTAGTCAATAAAGAACTTGCATATGCTAATGCTTCTAAATATGTAGTCGGAAGTTTATAAGTTTTACAAACTTCAACTGTAATTGGGTCCATCATTAAGTTGGCGAATGAATCTAAACCATCCGCTCTATTACGACTACCGAACTCTTCAAGCATATCTAACCACATAGCTTTTCTATCAATATCAGTAACTGAATAGTCTTCTGTAGGAAGAATCATCAATCCATTAAATAATAGAGAAGCTTCATCGTAGTTATTATCATGATCGAAGAATTTCATAAATCCATCATTAAATTTAACGTAAGTCTTAGTATCGGTTGGTCTCTTTTCACTGAATTCATATCTGATTCCAGCTACTTCTAAAGCTTTAGTTAAACCAGCAGTATATGCCATAACCACAATAAGAGGAATCTTACCATTCAAGATACTTGCTTGAGAGTAAGTTAATCGTTTTCCTGGTTTATCATATTTTCGGATCAATGGAGCTAATTGAGTACACATGAAAGCTATAGATTTAGCTACATTATTATTCTCAACCATTATAGGTTCATTATTACCAGTGATACCAATAGTTAATTTAGTTTCATCTACTTTAATTTTCTTTTCGATAAGTTTATCTCTAAGCTCATCTTGGTTAAAGTAAATTACACCACCAGATTTGAATGTAATCTTATTGAAGAATTTAGCTAATTCTACATATTCCATAGGTAATTCATACTTAGAGCAAATCTTAGCATTATTACCAGTTTGAATTTTAACTATCTTATCATAGATATTTTCTTTTTCGTAATAGTTATATAATTCTTTAGGTTCACCATTCTCAATAAAATAATTCAATGCTTTGATTAGATTATCTACATTGGAGTTTAGTTTGCCAGCTTGACCATAACGAGTAATAAAGATTTTATTATAGTTAGAAACAACTTGAACTGTATCTTCATCAGTCTTAATGATTGGAAGATTTACAAGTTGCCCAGGAACTACTTTATCATTACCACGTAAACGTAAGAAACGATTATTAATTATCTTAGGCATATCAAACTTAATAGTATGACGTTTACCTAAAGAATCTTCTAAATGAACTGTATATGTAATAATAGCATCCTCAGAAGTAGATCTATCTTCTTGAGTTACATCTATTACAGACATTGGAACGTCTTTATTTTTTGAGAAAGAATAAATGCATTGCATAATATCTGCATCAATATTATAATCTTTCTCGAAGTTTGGCTTCTTAAGATCTTTCCACTCATCATCTATGCTTTCAACATGTTTAGTTAAATCTGTAGATTCTAGTGGGTTATCTTCAGTCTTAACCAATTCACTGATTGGGGTGTTATTCAATCTTTCTCTTAGGAATTTATCATTAAGAGAATCTAAACGTGCTTTACGTGTAGCAGAAATCTTGAATGTATCATCTTCATCATCTACGGCTTGAAGAATCAATTCTTTAATTCTTGTAGATTGATCTATTTCTTTTTCCGCATCTTCTTTAGAGATATTCCAAGATACAACTTTATCAACTTCCGAAGAAATTTTATCAGCTGTAGATTTTTTATCTTCAGCTTTAACTTTTTTAATTTCATCTTCTGTTGGTTCAGCTTGTTTACCAGATAATGATTTAATTAAAGTGGTATTTTGAGCATCTTGTGCACCTTTAACATCTAAGTTATTTACTTCGATATTAGTGTCACGTTCAATTTTATCAATAACTACAGTTTTGATATCATCTTTATCTTCAGGTACGTTATCTTCAACTGGTTCATTTCGATGCATCTTAATAATATTAGCTTTAAATAAATTTAAGTTTTTATTATCGAGATCTTCTAATCTTAATTTAAACCAGCCAAAGTTATTCATGAAAATAAAATCAATTCCAAATAGATTGGATAAAGATTCTTTTGGTTTCTTAAACAATCTATGAATCATCGTAATTGGATTAACAAATTTTTGATGATTAAATAGCATTGTCGAAGGAATATCTTGACACCAATCATTTACTGGAACGATTACTGTTTTTCTTTTGTAAGATTTATATTCAGGATTATTAATAAATCTACTAAATAGAGCGTACATTAAATCTATACCTCTATCTTGAGTATATTTATTATTATTCAAGAATAAGTTATGATAATAAGAATTATCTATAAATAAATTTCTATTATTATACTTCTCAATCTTAGGATAGAAGAATTTAATATTAGGATTATTGGATTTAACAAAATCTCTAATCTTTTTAAGTTCAGAAGCTGTCTTAATTCGTTCTTTAAATAGGATTTGTTTCAATCTACTATTTATCATACTTTCAGGAGTGGCTTCATTGAAGAAAAATAAATTATCCGAATCTTGATAATAAGATTCGGTTATCATTGGGTGACCACTTACTACAGAAGAAGAAAATGGTTCCTCAATATCCATTGATTCGTTTTTAATAATTCCATTCTTTAGAGAGTAAAATACTTTCCATTCCATATAGTATGAATTAAACATATTTAAGTTTTCCATCATACTGGAATTCATAACTCTAAGAGAGGATTCTATAGTTGGAGTCAATAAGAAAATTGCACTCCCAAAGCGTTTATTTTGTTTCACAAATGGTGTGAAAAAATGGGTTTTAAGTAGTCTAAAAGGTCGCACCTTATCTACGTTTATAGGCATCTTTAACCCTCCTTTATATTAATCTATTGTTGAAGAAATAGATGTTAATATTCTAATCGGTGCTAACATCATAATAGTAGATATATCTAAATTAAATGAAAACTTTTTAACAAGGTTGAGAAGTAATAGAAGATATAGTGAGTGTATGATGGTATTAGACGTATTTGCCACTCTTATACATCTTTTAACTCTCAATAAATAGCGTTCTAATAGAACTATCATTATACTCAACTATAATCATTAATGGTTTGGGCCTTAGCTTATTAAGTGGGGTGTTAGGATACTATCTACAGAAATCTTGATGAGGTATAATTAAGAAAAACTTTTTAACTATTTTTAATCATAAAACTGTTACTATAAAAAATATATGTTAAGACCAAAAAATGACTCTCTTCTTAATTATACCAGCGCAAATAGCCTATAGGTCTTCACGATCTATAGGCTATTTTTTTTATTTAAATAATACAGCTGATACATTTAAGTAATCTATTTAGACAGTTTGAGGTATAAATATGACTACTAAAGTAAAAAATAAAGATTCAAACAATGATAGTAAACATGATTTCATTTTAGAACTGTCTAGAATGACTCATAAAGAAATTAATGATTTAATTAAATCAAAAGGTAAGCCGCCTAAATTGGTGGAAGCCATTATCCATTTAGATGAATGGGTTGATTAAGTTAAAGAACGTCTTTTGACGTCTTTATATATAATTATTTAAGGAGGATTCCGTTATGGAAAAAGTGGTTGACCTAATTAAAGAGGTTAAAGAGAATTTGACTCATGCTTCTTCTTCTCATAAAGATGAAGTACGTGTTATGCGAGCATTCTTAAACGATACTACTTATGAAGTTGGAGTATATGATAAAACTGGTAAAGTTGGTACAGTAGCTCCGGCTAAAGAATTCCGTAGTATTATTACAAACGCTATCGTTGCTACAACTAAAATTAGCAAAGATGAGGCCGAAGGTCTAGTTTCTACATATGAAGCTAAAAAATCTGATGCGGAAAGTATGATTGCGATCTCTAAAGAGTTCTTAAATACATACTTGCAGACTAACCGTAAAATTAGTCTTGGTGGACGAGAAAAATCGAATGTATCTTTCATTAAGAAAGAAATCAAAGCATCTACTCGAACTTATCCTAAACAAGTTGGTGTTGATGCGGCTGGCAAACCTGTTTATGAAAAAGCAGAAATCAAAGTTAGCCCTTATGATTCTATTAAGGTATCTAGTCCATGCCCAACATGGATTAAAAAATAATTAGAGCTGAACTATAAAGTAATTTCTTGTATTTTATTATTTAAGTATAAGAAGTTATACCGTTCACTCAAAGATAATATATTCATCACCACCCATAGGAGTTAAACTCCTATGGGTATATTATCTTTTAAAAAACTTGCTACATATAGGTAGTATGAGCTTGACTCACTCATACTGTGATTCATATATATTTTCCTTATAATTTTTCTAGTTTTTCATTTTTTATTTTAACTCCTGTTCAAATATTAAATACTTACTCCCTTATACTCCCCAAGGCTCTGCACAACGGCCTTGGGGAGTATTTCCCTTTTGTATAATTTTTACTACTAACATTTTAGTGTAGGATTATTTTACTCAATCATCTTACACACCTTCTTTCTGCACAAATATAGTGTGCGAAACGTACAACCCTAAAAAAATTGAAAAGCATATATTTTAGCCCAAGGATCCTAGATGATCCTTGGGCGATATATGTCTTAAAATTGAACATATTGATAATTTGAAAGAAAGGAGGATCCAATATTGGGGCTCAAGATTACAAATTATCTTAAGAATTTAGGTAAGTCAGTTAAGTATGCTGCTACCGAAGATTTCAAAACTAAATACGAAAATGTATATGAAACTGTAGCTGCTCCTAGTGGTGTTGCTAGAGACACAGTTAAAGCTATAGTTAATTATAAGCAAACTATAAGACGAGCACAAGATTATCTTCGTAAATCTACAATTTATGATGTATCTAATACAGCTCTTAAGAATGCTAAAGCCGATCTAAAGTCCGGTAAATTTTATAACATGGATCGTGTCAATAAATCCTTTGGCATCGATGATGATTTTGACTGGAACTTTGATGGCGATGATGATTTTGAATCGGGTGGTTCCGAATCTTCCAATATGACATTTGGAGAGAAAGCTATCACTTCCTCTATAGATGCTTCATCTAGAGCAAGTGCAACTCAAATCTCCAACTCAGTATTTGATGCAGCCAAATATCAAGCTGAAGTATCTAAGCAAAATACTTCGTTCATGTTTGTACAACAAGAACGGTTATTTGGTAATCTTAATAATAGTATTACTAGTCTTCATGGTACTCTTGGGGACATGCAAAACTTCCTAACAGGACCTTTGCATGCTCATATTAATAACTCAACTAAGTTCTATGAAGAATCTACTAAATACCAACGTGAAAATAATGCCATTCTAAAAGAACTCTTGGATATGGAACGTGTACGTTTCAAAGAAGAGGACGAAGACAGAAAGGCCAATCAACGTAGACTTGGGCGTGGACTTCGCACTGATATAACAGATATCGTTACTGGTGGGGTAATGAACTGGTCTTCTTACTTTAAACAAGTAGGAAAGAATATTATGAGCCAAGGGGATGAACTTGGTATTGGAATGATTAGTAAAGAGATGATGATGTCCTTTGCTACAAATCCATTACAAATGATCCCTTCGATGCTTGTATCTCAAATGATGGGTAAACCATTAGAACGAGCAATCACAAGTTTCAATAAAACTTTAGGAAGCGTTTTCAATCAAGTTAATGCTGACTTAAAGAAATCTGGTAAAGAATCAGATAGTCCATTTGCAAGTCTATTAGCTAATATTTTCGGTGTTGATATTGCTAGTAAGAGTAAGATAGATACTTCTGCTTATAATAAAGGCAGAGTTCCATTTGACGGTATTACTAGAAAAGCTATTATTGAAACAATCCCTGGTCATTTAGCTCGTATCGAAGCTTTATTAGGCGGAGAAGAAAGAGCTTATGATTATAATGCTGGTAAATTTGTTTCTCGTAAAGAAATCAATAAGATTCATGAAGATACAAATAAGACCTATAGAAATATAGGTACTTCAGACTACAAGCATAAGTTAAATAATAACGTAGATTCTATGGCTAAAGCTTTAGGATTGAGTAGATCTGAAATTAAACGTATAAAAGAAGATATAGTAGAACGCGCAGTTCAATATGCTTGGGAAAATGATGGATCCATGGATGGATTCAGTGAAAGTTTCTTTGGTAATGATGCTAAGTTCGCTAGGGCTTTAGTTAAACGTACAGATAAAAGGGGATTAGCTTCTGATGTTGCTTATAGTAAACGTCGTGAAGCTGAAGAATATGATAAGCTTTCTAAAGATGGTAGCTCTATTTTATTACAGCAATTTAATGGTTCTAAAGAATCTATAATACACAATAACAGCACCAATATGCAAACTGCATTTGGTAAAAATGGTGTATTCCAAAATATGCTTACTGAATTATACTTAATCCGTACTGGAGGAATCCGTAATAAAGGTAAGCAAATTAGTAAAGGACAGCTTCCTGATTATATTGACTTTAATTCTGTTAGAGATTTAACTGTAGTTAAAGAAAAGAAACAGGTTACACAAGCTGATGCTGATGCTAAAAAAGAATCTGGAAGAACTTTAGATGATTTTGATGAAAGTGCATTAGATAATTTGGCTACTACTAGTAGTACAAATGGTAAATTTGATAGTGTCACTGGAGCAAAAGGTCTTAAAGGTAAAGCTAAAGCATTTAAAGCTAATTGGAGTGATATTTGGAGAAATCCAAGATTATTCTTAGCTGAAAGTGTAGCTGCTGTTGATAGAAGTGTTTATAGTTTCTTCTTTGACCATGATAATGGTGAAAAAGACTCTGAAGGTAGACCTATAACTGGGTTCTATGATAAAATGGCTTTTGAACTCAAGAATACATTTACTCAATTTAGGGATTGGATGAAAACTAACGTCTATGAACCTATGAAAGCTTTGGGTAGAAATGCTTGGGGTAAAGTTAAAGATTTCGGAACTAATTATGCAGGTGAATGGCTTAAGAGTGGTAAACGTGCATTTATGAGTGCAGGTGGATCTACACTTAGTCGTATTATTAATTCCTTTGCAGATGGATCATTAGCTGTACCAGAAACCGGTTTAACAACTATCTCTAAAGGCGAGTTGATTATTCCGGCTGATCAAAATCCATTTAACCCAGATAGACTCAGTGCTAGTAGATCTAAAGCTAGAGCAGATGAGCGTAGCTTTAAAGCTAAATTATTCAACTCCATTATGTCTCATGCAGATGGCGGTAATAGTTTAGATGATATTGCTGCAGCTTATCAAAGTACTGTTAAAGCATCGCAAAGATCTAAAGTAGGTAATACTGTATATAATACACTTCCGCCTCAAGTTCAAAAATTCCTCGACTCTGATGATAAAACTGGAGTTGTAGCTGGATTATTGAACTATGCTATTTCTTCTCTTGGTGGTAAAGTTGATGGTGTAAATTCTAAAGAGTTAGCAGAAACTGCTAAAGGTGCAACAAGTCAAGCATTCAATACTGGACTTGATAAACTTAAAGAATACTCTAAAGGATTAAATCCTGATACTGCTAAATCTTTAACTAATGATATTGAAAAATTAAGAAAAGATTCCTCTGGTGTTGCTGGTCGCACAGCTTTTGGCGGTGCTGCTGGTTTAATTACAGGAGGTATGCTATTCGGACCTACTGGTATATTAGCAGGAGCTGCTTTAGGTAGTGCTGCTAATCTTATTAGAGAATCTGATACTGCTAAGAATTTCTTATTCGGTAAAGAATTAGAAGATGGTTCTAGAGCTGGCGGTTTAATTTCTCGTAAACAACAAGCTTTAGTTAAGAAATATTATCCTTCTCTTATGAAGGGTACTGTTGCATCTTTCCTTCCTAGTTTATTATTAGGCTTTGGCCCTGTCGGTGCTTTAGCAATGGGTGGAGCATTCTCCATTGCTCAAAATAACAGATGGGCTAATGAAAAGATATTTGGTAGAAAATACTACGATAAAGATGGTAAAGAAATCGGACGTCGTGGTGGACTATTTGGTCCTAAAGTTCAAGCTTATATTAAGAAATCTATGCCTAAAATTGGCGGCTTCTCTGCTGCTACAGTTTTATTAGATCCTACTGGTATGGGCTTAGTTGGAAACCTTGCTCTTGGTGCTGGTTTAGGAATGCTTTCCTCTAGTGAAACTTTCCAAAACTTAATCTTAGGTGAGAAAGGCGAAGATGGTAAACGTAAAGGTGGTGTAGCTGGTGCTATTAAATCTGGAGTTATTCAGCCATTAAAATCCTTCGGTAGAACTTTAAAAGATGACTTCTTTGGATTTATGAATGAAAATTTATTCTCTCCATTGAAGATGTCTGCTAAAATATTTGGCCAAAGTTTAATTAATAGTGGTAGGTCTATGAAGTATACTATTTCTAATACATTAGAACGTATACTAGGTGGACCTTTCAGTATGATGCTAGGTAAACGCTTTGCTGATTATATCCTTAAACCATTTGGTAATAAAATCGCTGGATTTACTAACTTCGTTGGAGGTATTGGTAAATTTGTTGGTGGTGGATTTATCAGAGGTATCGGTGGCAGTATAAATAAGCTCAATAATCGTGCAAATAGATCTATGATCATGCAAGGTAGAGCAGGTCACTTAAGTGCAGCTCAACGTCTTGAAATTATGGGCGATGAAAATTATGCATTTAGAGATCGTGATGAAATGCTCAAGAATGCAAGCTTTAAAGATCTATCACAATTAGAAGAAAGCTTATCAATATTCCAAAGTCAATTTAGTATTGGTGGTGGAGATACTAGAAAAGCAGTTAAAGGCTTAGAAAATGCCATCAAAGATAAATTATCTGCAAGTCAAGTAAGACAAATTACTAAATTTGCAGTTAATAATGATGCTCGTGGAGCAATGAGTTATATTGAAGGATTAGACTATGATAGTTCTACTAAGACTAAATTAGTTCAAGCTTTCAATAAAGAACTTCCACGTATTCAAAGTGCATTAGGTAAGAAGAAATATACTTCTAAAGAATTAGCTAAAGCTAAATCTCATATTGCTAAATATAATATAGATCCTACAGATAGACATTCTTTAGGATTCGCATTATCTCAAGTTAAAGGTGAACGTGACAGAGCCGAAGTTGCAGAAATGCTAACTAAAGGCAATGCTGCTAAATTTAGTTCTCAAGAAGCCGCTGCTACTGCAGAAGGCTTGACTAAGACTAATGATATTCTTATTCAAATCCGTGATAATTTAATTAAAGCTAATGGCGGAGAAATCCCTAAGGATGAAAAAGCCAAAACTATAATTAAAGGATTCAAAGGTAAATCAACACGCTGGACCGATTCTAACGGTGTTACTCATTATAGAGCTACTGATGGAAGCGATAATGAGGAAGACAATGAATCCAGATCAGACCGTAAACGTGATGAATCTAATAAGGATAAAAAACAAGAAGGATTCTTTAGTAAGATCTTCAGTAAACTTGGAATCGGTAAAAAAGATGATAAGAAAGATGGAGATCGTACTTCTAAAGGATTACTTGGTAAAGTTGCAGATGGTCTATTTAGTAATTTAGGAACTATTGCATCTATGGGTGCTGGTTTAGCTATATTAGGACCTATGCTTCCTGCTATTAGTAAAGCAGTAGGAGATTTAATGCCTTCTATTGGAAAGATGATGACTGACACAGTTTTACCTGCTCTCGGAGATCTTCTTTGGGGTGGTTTAAAATCTGGTGCTAGTAGTATCATTGATTATATTATGGGTAATAAAACAGTAGTAGATGAAGATGGCAATAAAACTACAGTTGATGATCCAGAAGCTAGTGGTAATTTATTAACACGAGCTGGTACTGGATTGGCTGCTGGTTATATTGCTACAAAATTAATTCCTGGTGGTAGCCTAATCCGCGGTGGCGTTAAGTTAGCCGGTAAAGGTATAGGCAAAGGAGTTAAGACTGTTTGGAATGCTATAAATGGCACAGAAAAAGTTGCAGCTGGAGCTAAAGCCGCTGGTTCTTACTTAAAAGGAGCTAGAGCTAAGAAAGTAGCAGATGCGGCTAAGAATGCTGAAAAGACTTTATCTAAAACTAAGATGTTAGAAAAAGCATCTTCTAGTAATAAAGGTATAATTGAGTCTATTTCTAAGAAAATGAAATCTGGATTCGATTCTTTGAAGAGTGTACATGAAGCTGGTTTAAAATCCTTATCGGGTGCAGCTCATGGTGCTAGTGAAAAGATGGGTAAAGGTTTCCAATTCCTTAAGAAATTAGTAGCTGGTGGTTTGGAATCTATAGCCGAACACGTTCCTATCCTTAAGGGTAAGAGTGCTGGTACTATGGCTAAGATTGCTGAATCTATCCTAAATGGTATTAAACGATCACCTAAAGCATTAGCTAAGATTGGTGCTAAAGTTGCTGCCGCTGCAGGTTTGACTGCTGCTACAGCTGGTTTAGGCGCTATTGCTATTGCTGTATGGACAGGTGTTGATTTAGCTGCTTCTGTTGCAAATGGTAGAACTAGATGGTACAATATTGCTGGTGTGCTAGCTGATGAAGAAGTCGATGACGATGTTAAATGGTTAGCTGCATTATGTAATGGTATCGATAGTCTATTATTTGACGTTCTAGGTGGACAATTCTACTTTGATTTATTATGTGGATTATTTGATATTGATCTAAGTCAACAAAAAGCGAGAGCTATTTCTGAAATAGATAAATACAATCAATCTCAAGATAAACCATCTGGTGCTCCTAGTTCTGTATCTTCTGTAGAAGAATATAATGAAAAAGTTCTTGGTAAATCATTCGGTCAATCTGTAAAAGATTTCTTCTTTGGTAAATCTGGTAAAGGAAAAAATGCCGATCCAACAAAGAAAGATGGTAATAATGATTCTAAGAATGGCCCTAGTTTATGGGATAGTGCTAAAAATAAAATTTCTAGTATGATGAATAGTGCTAAGAATTTTGTTAGCAATAACTATGAATGGGCTAAGAAAACAGCATCCAATGTTATTAATAGTGCAGAGGACTATTTAGGTACAAGCGAAATTGGTGGACGTATCTATAAAGCCGTTAAAGGTAAGGATTATCAACCAAATAATCCTAACTATGGTAAAGGTAAATACTTCAAACAAACTGATCCTAAATATGCTGGTGTAAAATTTAATCAATATGGAGATAGCATAACTCAAACTATTGGTGATTCTGGTTGTGGACCAGTTGCTGGAGCTAACGCTCTCAGAGCCCTCGGCGCAGGTTCAATTAATCCAGTAGAAGCTTCTCAATTTGCATTAAATAATGGATTCAAGGGTAAAGACACAGGTGTTGCTCCTTCATTCTTTAATAGCTATGCAGCATCACATGGTGCTACATCATATCAAACTGATGCTGCTGGTACTATTAGAAGCTTAATGAATGGTAATCCTGTAGTATTACAAGGTGAATCCACAACTGGTTCTACTTCTAGTACACATCCATTTGGTGGTTATCCTCACTATGTAACTGCAACTGGATATGATCCAAGAAGTGGTAAAGTTACAATTCAAGATCCTGAATCAAATTCCAATAATACTAAATATAATTTGATGAGTGTATTGAAAAATACAATTTCTGCAAATGCATTTGGTAGAGGTAAAGGTCTAAGATTCGGACGTGGTAATAACGCTCAACAAATCTGGACTTGGTTGATTAATAAAGGATTTAGTACTCAAGCAGCTTCCGCTATCATGGGTTCAATGCAACAAGAATCTAGCTTCAATCCAGAAGCAAGCCAAGGTGGCGGTGGTATCCAAGCGTCTATTGCTGGCGGTGAAGGTGGTAATGGTTACGGCTTATGTCAATGGACTGGTAGTCGTACTCAAGCATTATTAGACTTTGCTGGTGATAGAGCTAATACTGTAGAAGGACAATTAGAATTTATGGTTAGTGAAATGAGTGCTAGAGGTACATTAGATGCATTTAAAAATGCCTCTACTTTAGATCAAGCACTAGCTGTAATGAAAGATTATGAAGGATATGGTGATGTCGGTAGCCGTGAAGAATATGCTAGAGCTATATTCCAAAGCAATGGTAATAACTTAGCTTCTATCATGACAACTCAAGGCGGCAACGGCGGAGCTAAACCTTCAATTTTCGGTTCTTTATTTAAGCAATTTGATAATATTAGAAATAGCTATGGTGGAATGATCGATAATATGATTATGGGTAATCCATTCATGAAAAATGCTATGTCTATGCTCGGTTTAGATGGTGGTAGTAGCAGTGGATCATCTGGCGGACCTGTCGGCAATGGTGATCTATCTAAAGCATCTAAATGGGCACAGTCTATGGTTGGTCAAGAAGGTTTTGGTAATAATGGGTGTACTACATTCGTTAACAAATATCTTGAACAAGCTGGAGAAAATCAAATTAACTATTACGTTCCTACTGCCGAGTCTGATGCTCATAATAATACACCTTATGCTTTCAAACCTGCAAATATGGGTGGTAAACAAGGTGATGTAGTATTACTTAATACTTTAACATCTGATCCTGAAGCCGACCATGTAGTAATTGCAGATGGTAAAGGTGGTTATTGGGGTAACTCTTCTAGTCAAAATCTTATTGTCCATGGTAATATTGCTAATGACTTTGGTGCAGATAACATCAATGGTTATATTGCCACAGGTGGAGATGGTAATGGTAACGTACCTTCAGGTGCAGCTACTCGTAGTCAAAAGGAAATACTTGGAGATTCTAGCTTAGATTATGGTATGGGTAAACATGCTATCTATGGTAGAGCTAAAGGTGTTCCTCAAGAAATACAAGCTGTAATCGAAGGTAATAGTAAAGTTATTGACTTCAATAAGAATGCTGCTAAAGCACAAGTTAAATATGGTAAAGGTACTGAATCTGACAATAGTCTTGAAATTCAATATCTTGCTGCAATTTATGAAGAGCTTACTAAGATCACTGGTAATACTTCTGGTATTAACGGAATGGTTGCTTCTCAAGCTCAAACTGAGCAAAAAGTTAATTCTGTACAAACTGGATTACAAGAATCAATTGCTGGTATAGGTAATTACCTAAACAAGAAAATTGAAGATGTATCTGATAATGTACATGGTCAACTTAATAAAGTAACTAAACATGTATCTGGTAGCACAATAAATAAATTACAATATTTAGCATCTAAATAAAATATATCCCCTAGGATCATAGAAATCCTAGGGGAATTTTATTTGTTTCATGTAAAAAAATACACAACTAACAACCATGTAATAAAATTATGTATGAGGGAAGTAGGCATGATAAGACCTAGCACCCGACCTTTGGCACAATTGGCGAAACTCCCGCCATAAGACTTGCTGGTAATGCGTTCAAACGGACACGTTTGTTCCCTAAAAGCCCCAGAGTCTCCTGTCAAGGATATGCCGAATAAGGCAAAAGCTCCGGCTTTTTCGTCCTTATTTTGCGTCCTTGATGGGGGGGAGGGGGGCAAATTATGAAATAATAATTATATAGCCTTCTATGAGACGAGCGGAGTGCGGACGGGAGACGAGGAAAATAGAAGGCTATATAAATAATATATTTGATATCATTATGGTTCGTGAGAAAGTACCGTCTTTTTACAAAAGACTATATTTGTGATTATCAATTAAAGTTATATATTATAATTCTGAAAGTATCAATTAAACAGTATAAGGAATTTAATTCCTTATACTATATATTTTTATTCAATTATTATAGTTAGAATATTCTATTAAAAGATATTCAGAAAAGAAGAATAGGAGATTGTATCAGAATGAAAAAGTATTTATCTTCATTACCTTTCAATCATATAGTTACATTTGAAGGTACAGATTGTAGTTTTAAAGAAACTAATGCTAATAAACTAAAAGATTATATTGAAAATGAATTAGGATATAATGCTATTGTATTCAGTTTTCCTAATTATTATAGTCATAGTTCACATGCATTAACTACCTATTTTAAAGAAATACGAAAGTATAAAGAATTATCTCCTAAGATGATCAATATGCTTTATGTAGTAGATTTCTTTATTACATGGTATAGACAAATTAAACAGTATTATTATAAGAAGTATATTATTATCTTTGATAGATGGTATTATTCAAATATCTATTATCAAGGAGTACGTATATTAAAGTCCGTAGTAGAAGATCTTAATAAAGATAATATTGGAAAATATATTCATAATGAAAAGTTAGTAGAATTTATTAATGAATATGAAGATATTATTAAAAATGAATTTGGATTAGTAGATACGGATATTATGTTTAAAATGATTCATAGTAAACGATCTACTCGTGGTCTTATAGCGGAACGCAAATCGGAAAACGATATTAATGAAGGTGAAGTAGATTATTTAGAAATGGTAAATAATTTATTTAAGCATTTATTTATTGATAGTAATTTCGTAGTTAAAGAAATTGAGTTAGATAAATCGGAAGATGAATTTAAAAACAAAGAAGAAGTATTTAGAGAGATTGCATTAGAGTTTAAATGTAATTTAAACTATCGTTTAGATAAATGGAAGAGTGAGCAAAGTGAAACTGTTAACGAAGCTTAAAACTTTATTTACTCGTAAAGAAGTTAAGCAAGAAAACTTAAATGTAAAATTAGGATTAGATGTTATTCCTCTTTTTTGTAATGAAATTGAAGATGATTCGCATTATAATCTTATTAACGTATTATTTTATTTAGACTTTGATGAAACTAAAGTTAGTATTTTGGACTTGTTAGCGTATGGTAGTTATGACCATAGAGTTCATTTGTTTAAAATAACTTTAGAGAATTTAATTAAGATGCGATTAGAGCAAGAGAATTCTTATATTGTAAAAGAATTCTTTTTGCGGATTGCGGTCGGAAGTGATTCATTTAATATTGTTGATAATGAACTTGATGAAGAATCGATTAGGCTATGTGTAGTTGATATTATTAGTAAGTATTCTTCTTATAATTCATTAAGAGCATATAATGCTAATGAAAATTCCGAAATAGATATTCCATGTGTCGATAGATTTATTTATGAGCTAAGACAAACTTGTAAAAGTTATACGTATGATTATACGAAGTACGTTTTAGCTAAAATTAGCATGGTTAGAGTCCCATTATTTTATTTGATTGATTTATTTAAATTGGCTGAAGACATTTGGTTCGAAGTTGATTATGATAAACCTCATGATTGTAGGAGTTATAGATCTAAAATGACATACTTCTTTGAAGGAAAACAATTTGGTTTGAATGAAGAAGAAGTTATATATTCCATCATAAATATGAGTAAAGGCAATATTTTGACATATATGAGTACACTTCCACTTGGTGTATCCGTAAACGTCGAATTATCAACAAACCTCGATCATATTCTTACCTTCTTGGCCACATCTGGGAACGATGATTTGAAAACAATCATTAAAGATGAATTATTAGAAGGTGTTTTTGATGAAAAAGACTTAGAATCTTTAAAATATCATGCTAAAGCAACTGATGAAGAGATCGAGTATGATATTGATGAAGAAATTGATGAGGTAGTTAGTTATACTGTATTGGAGGACGATGAAAATGCTTAGTAGAGATTTATCTTCACTTGAAATGAAATTTATTAGAGAAATTGAAAGTGGAATGAGAGATAAGTCTTGTACACGTTTTAGACCAAAAGCAGAATTCTTTTCATTTGAATCTGATACTAATAAAATACCTCACACTAATTATCATATTGAAACGGATAAGAAATTTACGATTGTATTTGACCATGGTGTTTTGGAGATTGAATATAATCGTGAAGAACGAAGATGGATTGCTAACTCTTTAGGATATACTTTTAAAGATATTGTAGAAATGATCGCAATCTTAGGATTCATTGAATCTAAAATATTATTATTTAATATTAAACAAGAGGAGAAAGAAAATGGTTGATGATGAAAGAGATTTTTATTTTATAGCATTTTATTCAAAGAATAAAGATAAACTAAATGATTTCCATGATAATTCTAAAAAATATTTAGAAACTAATTTTGATATCATTAGTATTGGAGATATTGAAAACTTTGATGGATCTACTTATAAATTCAAAGTAATTTTAGCTAAAGATAGATTCACTCATTTATTTGATATCGAAGATATTCTTCAAGAAAAATACTATGGCGTATTCTTTGACTATCGTGTCGTTCATAATACAACTGGCATTGTTTATGAAAATAATGAATACAGCAAAATTCTTCCACCAAAACGATATATTTTAAGCAAAGCAATTAAAATGCCAATTGATGGTAAGATCGAATATAAAGTGAGTGATTACTATTATGCAAAAACTAAAGAAGAATTGTATGATATGATTTTCCACTTATATGGTCTTATTATTAATAATCTTAAACAAATTCAAGAAGCATCATTTGAATTAGTTAGATATCATTTGATTAAGAAAGATGGATACATTAACAATATTTATCCGCTTGATGATGAAATCATTGATTTCTTAGAATTGGATATTAATAAAGATAGTCATCCATTTATGGAAAGAACGGAGAATGAGTAAAATGCTAAAAGTTCATACACATTGGGACGGTACATCTAATTCATTCATGTTTTATAGTGACTACATTGATGAGTTAGAAAAGTTTCATAGTTTATTATGCGATAGTAGTATTTTAAAATACATTTATGAACGTAACCCATTATTAAGCGATCAATTTGATGATTGTATAATTAATTACGTTAGTGATTTCGAATATAATCCATTATATGGTACTTATTTCGAATTAGACTTTGATTCCGATGGTCAATTATTTGAAGAAATTGATATGGTATTGGAAGAAATCTTTGGTGGTAAGATTAATTACGTTGCTTTGGTTCATGATGAAGAACGTGGTATATATGTAAATACGGATGAAACTGGCGATTTCTATACTACACGTTATAAACGAGTCAGAGCTCATGAATCTGGTGAATTTGATAGAGAAAGTGATGTTGCTTTCTATTCAACTTTCAGTAGTTTAAAACAAGATGTACTTTTAGAGCATCCAGATAACGTACCTGAATTATTGGGTATTACTAAATTTGATGATCTCGAAGGCGCTTTAAACCATATTGATTTTGATAAGGAATATAAAACTTATATTTATCAATATGCTAGTGAAATTTAATATTAAATAAAGGAGTTAAATAAAATGGCTAATTATTGCTACAATGATATTACAATTTGTGCTAAAGAAGAAAATCTAGTTGATCTAGAATTTTTACATACTAATTTAGCATATTTATTTGAAAAGAATGAAGGATATTGTGATGATATATTCACAGAGCTATTAACTTCATTCGATAAAGATCAAATTGAATTTGATAGTAGAGATAATGTAAATTGGTATATGGATACCATCGAATGTAACGAAAATGGTACTTATAACTTTACTATTAGTATTGAAAGTGCATGGGTGCCAGTTATTTCTAAAATAGAAAAAGTTATATATGAGCTATATGAAAATAATATATGGTGTGTTGCTACTGCAGAAGAACCAGGTTGTGACATCTATATAAATACTGATGAAACTGGCGAATTTTATGAAACAAGATATCGTCTAGTATTTTATTATGATAATACTTATCATGACTGGTATTTGGATAGCTTACCAGAATTAATTTTACGTATTAATAAAATTTATAGTGAAAATGAATATGGTGAAGCTATTGAATATTCCGCTGATGCATACGAAGTTAGCGAATCAGTTGTCAAATTCAATAATTCTGAATTATCTAAATCTAAAGAATTAGAAATCGCTATCTATACATTCGAAGATAGTGACTTAGACGAATAATAAAAAACATTATGATAAACTCTAAGCAAAGGAGGTATCATAATGCGAAATCCATATATGCTAAGTGATGTAAATAGCATGAATGATGGACCTCAGATTATTAAGTTAAATAATCTACCTGAATATGATTTACAAGATTGGAATCTTGCAGATCAAAAAGATTTTAATAAATTTATTGCTGAATTAGAAAAGACTGTTAGATCTTCTATCGAATATCAGCAATATATTCAATATCTACGAAATGCATTCAATATGAACAGTTGTGCATTTTATAGAAACGTAACAAATGTACCTAATCCTAAGATAAAAATCCATATTCATCATGAACCAATAACTTTATATGATATTTGTCTTATTGTATTCAGAAAGAGACAAACTCTTAATGAACCTATAGATGAAGAATCTATTGCTAAAGAAGTTATGTGGAATCATTATAATGGATTTGTAGGATTAATTCCATTATCTGAAACTGCTCATGAGCTAGTACATAATAATTATTTATTCGTACCATGCACTCATGTATTCGGTGAATGGAAAGAATTTGTAAATATGTATAAATCATATTTTACATTGGATCAAATTGATTTATTGAAAGATATTGAATCTGCATCTGAAATGTATACAAGTGACAGAGCTAAATATTTATTCGATAAACGATTTACTTATGTGGACGACAGTGGAGCATATGATCTTCCTGAAAAAGAAAAGATCATTCAAATGCTTAACGATCGGAAACAAGAATTATACAATTCATTGTAATTTTATAATAATAACCTACAACATATAGATAAAAAATAGACCACATAGATTTATATAGAGCAATAGTGGATTAGCGTCTCTATTCCAAATTATAAATCTGGTTCTATATGTTGGAATTAATCTAATGAGGTGAACAAATGAAATTTGACGTTCTAAAAGAACTATCTGAAAACTACGCATTAGAAAACACTAATTCCAGTGCCATTACAGAAGCAAAACATGATCTAAATAATATTCTAGAACAAGTACAAGATGTTTCGGTGGTTCAATTCCCAGTCGAAGCTGTACCAGTGTTTGAATCCACTAAGGACGACGGGTCTAAAGTTCTAGTAATAGATGCTTATGATCTTGGTAGATTTATGGAAGCTACCTTGGAAACGGATGTGTTAGTTGCTATCGAAAAGATTAAAGACGCCAACGGCGCAATTATTCCAGACGATGCTAAGTTTGCAATTCTTATTGATAAGAAACGCTTAACTGGATTAAAAGAAGCAGCTGAAACTAATCCTGAATCTGGGCTTGTAAATGTTGGTCATGCGACTAACTTATTGCAGGATGTTATCAATAAAGGCATTGAATTAGTTACTGCTAAAAAAGAAGAAAAATAAAATTATATATCCCCTTGGAGTTGATCTCCAAGGGGGCTTTTATTTTTTAATAATATTTTTCACAATATATTATAAGTGTATAAAGGAGGTGAAACTAATGATAAAAATGGAAAATGCAATAAATATCTTTACAGATGCATCTGTATTAGGTAAGATAGACAAACATAATAAGAATAAAGTATGTGGTGGTGCTATAGCTGTAGACTTTAATAATGGTAGAATGAAAGAATACCATTGCGTTATTGATAGATCTACAAACAACTATGGTGAATTAACCGCATTAGGACTTGGCATTCAATTGGCAAGTATTTACAAAGATACTTATGAGAGAATTAATATATTCTCTGATAGTAAATTATCTGTTATGAGTCTACGAGAATGGATTTATGGCTGGATTAGAAATATGAATCAAAATTACAGATTATTATCTTCTACTGGAGCAGAAGTAGCAAATCAAGATCTTATTATCAGAATAACTGATAGTATAATTGATAACTTCATTCCAGGAAAGCATAGAATTAATATCTATCATTGTAATGGTCATATTTATAGTCCTAAAGACTATTATAAAGCAGTGAGAAGTTTATCTTTGAATTTTAAATATAGATTATCTGAAGAAGAATTTAAGATGCTTCAATACTATATGAAGATTATTCAAAGATGGAATAATTATATTGATGAATCAACGAGAAGTTCATTGCATACTATGCAATACGGAGTAGAGTATTTTACTGATGTTGGAACTCTAAAACAATGCATGGAATATCCAATGACTTATGATTTATTAGATCAATATAGTAGAATTGTATCTAATTCATATCAACTCTAATTAGGAGGTATATTAAAATGACAGTAGCTACACTTTTTAAGAAAAATGGCGAAAATATTACAGGAAACTTCGATGAAGGTAGATTGATTACCGATGGATTTTTCATGTTAACCGATGAAAATAATGTAATTCATCTTTATCCAAAAGAAACTATTGAATATTTTGCTTTAACTAGCAATATTGAAGACTATGCTGCTTATCTAGATCAAAAAGGCATTAAAATTGATAAAGGTATTAATAAATTTAAAGTATTGACTGATAAAACTCAATTATACGTAGATAATGCATTCTTCTGTGAATCCATTGGTGATTATGTTAGATTTACTACATTTGGTGCCCCTGGATACATTAATGAAGTATTTATTCAAAAAGAAAATGTAAATGATATTGAAGTTCATTCAACTGAAACAAATCAAGAAAAAGCTTCTTTATTATTTGATAAGAAACTTTTAGAAAAGATTGATATGGGAGACTATTATGGTGAAGTAATGGTACTCATATCTATTCTTTCTAGCTATGATATTGACGAAGATGATTTCTTAGCTATCTATGAATCTAATTATTATACATTTAATATTAGTACAGACTTTGTTAAAGCAATTAATCTTTATATTAAATCTAAAACTGAAAATAAAACAGATTCTACTGATTTAATCGAAGAATATAGTGATACAATTTCTGATGATTCTATTAGTGAATGGAAATCTGTTAAACCAGAAACTGTAGATCTATCTTCATATGATACACTGCGCAGTTTAGAACCAGAACCATTAAAAGATGAAGAAGATGATTCTGTAGAAAAATTGGAATATGATGGTTCTACTACTGAGGATATGGCTGAAGAAGATGAATCTAAATATCTTAATGAAGAAGAACCAGTAGCATTAGAAGAAGTTCAACCTGAAGAAGAATTGGATGAAAATTCTAAACAGCAAGTTGAACGAATTCAAAAGGATTTAGATGATCAAAATATCAATCTTGATATGGAAGAGTTCATTAAAACTGGAAAAATTGCAGAAAGATATGATCAAGCTGTAAATGAAATCAATGATCTTATTGAATCTGTAAAAGGCATGGATCTTGAAGAAGTAAAACATAAATTAGGGTTTGATCGTGATTTAAGAGATCTATATGAAACTTTCTGCGAAGAATCAAATCTAACTATAAATTCAGATGAATCATATGAATCATTCTATACATTTTTAAATGCTTAATTTTAAATAATTCCCACTAGGATCATAGAAATCCTAGTGGGATTACCTCTCTTTAATAATAGAGCTGAATATATATTATATACATGAAGGTTCGTGACCTATTTTAAAGGAGGTGAAGAAATGCGAATCATAGATTTTGTGGACTATAGTGGAAGTCCACATAATGTAGAAATAGAACCATCGAGTGAAGAAGAGTATAGAACTTTTGGTGGTTCAGAAGTATTATTACATGAAGACACAAAGGAGAATAAAACTATGTTAAAGATAAACCCAGGTATTGTATACAACCAAGAAACAGGAAAGGCTTTCATTGTTGATAGCCGTGGTATCTTATTACAAATCAGTGAAGCAACTGAAAAGGTAATTAGTAAATATGATTATGCTAAATTAGCAGAATTCATTGGTAGCAAGGTTAATGAATTCATTAATCGTGCATTCCAAACTTTAAGTGATATTGAAGAGCAAGAAGATCATAGTCATCATCACCATGATCATACTTGCAATTGTGGATCTGAAGACAGATTCCAAAATCAAAATCCTAGATTGAATCTATTCAATAATTTAACTAATGGCGGTCAAGGTTATGAAGAACCTAAATACCAAAATAATGGCTATCCTCAACAACCTGTAACTCCAGTTAAAGGTAAGTTATTTGAACGATTCACAAATGGTGATGCTCCAAAAGTACAACAAGAAGTATTTCAGGTAGATGATCATAGTGATTTCACATCAAGTCTAAAATACAATATTGATCCAAATACTGGAGCAGTTAGAGTATTCCATACTAAAACAGGAACTATTGATTTAGCAGATCAAGAAGAAATTGATGTACTTTATACAAAGTGCTTACAATTCCGTCAAGAATATGATGCGATGCTTAGGAGTAAAGTAGGGCAACCTATATACACTGGCAATCCATTACAGTATATGATGAACGGAGGAAAATTCTAAAATGATTAAGACCTATTCTGATGGCAGTCAAGGGTTTGACTTATCAGATCTTAGTCGTCCTGAGAATACTGAATTCATAAAGAATACTATTAAGAATTCTAATGCAAGATTCAGAAATTCTTTTATATCTCAAACATTAGATCTTAGAAATGCATATATTAATAAACTTAATAGCATTGCATGTGGTAACCCAGTTAGACCAGTTCCTTGGAATGAGTCAACAGATGAAAACGAAATTCGTGAAATCTTAAAAGCTCATCCGGAATATGAATTAGATTACAATCTGGAACTATATGAAGAAAAAATGTTAGCAATGGGATTAGATCCAACTGAAGGAATGTTTAAGCAGTTTCCTCCTGGGATGCCAGTATTGTCATCTGGTCGAGGCAAACATATTGCTTATATGGAACAAGTTAAGGATGAAGAAGGATTGAATACACCTGAATTGGCGAATTTCTTGATTGGTGTATCCGATCAGAATGACCCAGAAATTACAAAGAAGGTTGAAGAAGATAATACTGATTATGCTCAATATGGTTATAATAATTATATGGCTAATCAATATATGATGACTTCTATAATTGGGCAACCTCCAATATATCCAGGTACTTATGGGCCAAAACTTAATAGAGAAAATCTAGCAGTGATGGTTGAAGTCCCTGTAAGACAATATGGATATATTGAACCGCCTAGAGATATTTCTAGAGAAATGCAAGATGAAAGCATCCCTTATGAAACTAGGATGCAAATCTATAACGATACCGTTAGATATACTAATGAATATAACGAATATATGAAAGGTGCTTGGTATGAAGTAAACAAGCAAAATATATATAATCAAATTCGTGAGTTAGTAGATCAACGAAATGTATTAGTTAATTCCCCAGTTTGGTATATGCAACCACAAGTTAGAGCCAGCTGGGAAAAGGATATTCAAAAGTTAGATGCAAAAATTGCAGAATTACAACAGAATATTCCTAATTATCAACAAGATAGATTCTGGCAACAAGAACAACAAATGCTAGAATATAACTATCAAGCTAAAAAGTATAATGATAATAAGATCAAATATGATCAATATCGTTATGAGCAATCCATCAACAATAGACCTGGAACTCCACAGTTTGTCACAGCAGATGACCTATATAAACAAGGATGTTGGTTCAATCCAAATACAAAAGAATGGTTTGATCAATATGGTAGAAATCTGAATAGACAAAAGGCTGCCATTGAAGATGAAAAGAACAGAGCGAAATATATTTATGAAAATGAAGTAGAAATCAATAACAGAAGAAATCGGTTATTAGAAAATGCTTTAATGTATAATAATATGATTCGCGATGTAATGAGAAGTCAAGGATATGGAGAAGAAGAAATTCAAAGAGTTATTGATTCCGATCCATTTAGATTAGACTATAATCTAAACTACAATCCTGCTTATCAATCAGCTAGTACTTGGAATTCTTACATGAGTAGAATGTATCCATCTTATGAAAAGATTGATCCAGAGACTGGCAAGAATGTTGATGAATTAACTGCAGAGGAATTAGAAAACTATACTCAAAGAGCACAACTTAGAGCTAGAAATAATCAAGCAGCTAGTGCTATTCTTCTAACTCCCGAACAGTTAATGGCTATGAAACTTGGTGGTGGGGCAATGGCTAATGGTAGCATGAGAATGTGGACTATGAGAGCTCCATTGACAACTAAGCTTCAAGAGTTGAATGATAATTATGATGGAAAACCTAAAGGTATTCATCATATATTTGACACAATGAGTCAAGTGATGCCTGCATATGAATATGCAATTAAGCATCATAGACCAAGAGATTTATCTGGATTCTATAATCATAAAGACTTTGATGATTGTATAGAAAACTTCGTTCATAAAACTCGTATTGGTAGAACTTCTGATCTATTGAATGAAATAGATAATAATCAGGAGTTTGCTAAAGCTATGAATGATGGAATCTTAGGACTATCTCTACCAGAAGAAATTGGATTTAACTATAATAAGCGTAGAGTAGAATATGATAATTCTATCTTAGAGCAACTTCAGAAGGTAAATAAACCTCTTCCTGAAGGTGCTAAGATTAAAGATTATCGTACCGAAACTTATAATGGTAAATCTATTAAGGAAATTCAAAAGGAGCAATATGGTAAAGCATTAGAGCGAGCAGCTAAGCTTAAATCATATTTCTCACCAGATTTAGGAGGAACTTGGGATGCAGCTACAGTCAACAATAATTGATGATCTAGCTGGAAACTTAGATAACTCTAAAATCGATAAAAGACTTTTTGAAGTAGAATCTATTTATGATGGAGTAAACGCTGTCACTAAATTAGATTATGACTTTGAGAATCTTCAAGGGCCTATTGTATATGATATCTTTACGGATGATGAACTTAAAGTAATCGATAAGATTATTCTTCATCCTAGAGATAGGTCCTTTAAAAAGAAATTCCAAAAGCTAGATGCTATTATTAAACCTAAAGGGTTTAAGAGATCTGGATGTGGTACTAATCGTGTAGTATATGAACCTCTCGATGATAATGTAGGATTTTGTGTAAAGATTGCATTAGATAGAGCCGGTAAGAAAAACAATCCAGATGAAATAGTTAATCAAAAGTATTTAAAGCCATTTGTTGCTAAGTGTTTTGATATTAGCCCAGATGGTAATGTTGGTATATTTGAGCGTGTAGTGCCAATAGAAAATCTATATCAGTTTTGGTCAGTAAGAGATGATATTTATAATATCATGGAATCTATTATTGGGCGATTTATTATAGATGACTTTGGTACGAAAGCATTTAAGAACTGGGGCCTTCGTAAGGGATTTGGTCCAGTTTTACTAGATTATGCGGATATGTATATTTTGGATCCAAAGATCTTATTCTGTAATCATCCTACATATTTTGGTTCAAATGATATATGTAGAGGTGAGTTAGATTATGACGGTGGATTTAATAATATCATTTGTTTAAAATGTGGCGGTATTCATATGGCATCTGAATTTAAAGATGGCCGTAAGAAGATCGCTTTGTTTACAAGAAAGAGAGTAATAGGCATGAGACCTAAAATTAGAATCTTTAAAAACAATGAATGTATTCTTGATACAGAAAAAGGCTATGCTTCTCAAACAGTAAATGAGGAGCTAGAATTAAATAAACCTTCAGAAGAAGCTCAAAAAGAATTAGATCAAATTGAAGATCTTAAAGCTGAAGCTGAATCCATTGCTATTAAGAATCAAACTTTAGAAGCTAAGATCGTAAATAATCGATATGTACCTAAGGTAAAAGTTCGTCGAATTAAAGAAGACGAGCCTACAAAGATCAAGATCTCTATCAGAGCTAATAATCCTGCAGAGAAAGAACAAGATAAATTCGCTGTAGAAAAATTAGATTTGAAGCCTAGAGATCTAAGTCAGACTATGCATCAAAAAGCTATTAATATTATTAAAAATAATGATGCAGAAGTTGAAACAACGATCCCAGAATCCCCTAAACATGAGGAAATGGTAAAAAATGATTCTGTAAAAGACATTAATTTAAATAAAGAAGAGGAGACTACTGAAGTGGTTAAATTGTTAACATCTGATGAAATTTTAGCTATGTCTGAAGGCTTAAAAGACGCCGCAGATGATCATAGAGAAGTTCAGGATACTGATGATAAATACTCTTATAATGAAATTTTAGAAATGGATAAGAAATTTACATATCTTTTGAAAGAAGCAGATGAGTCTAAGAATATGACTATTGAAAGTATTCTCCCAGCTTCATTTGCATCTTATACTGGTATTGATAACTTAACCAAACATGTAAACATTGGTCAATTCAAAGAATTACTTCATGATGAATTAGCCGATTGTGCAACTGTAATTCTTGATGCTAAGTTAGATTATGAAAATGACTTAGACGAAGAGGACTACGTTCCAAAAGCTCCAGTAAAACAACGTACTCGAGCTCGCATGCAATTTAGTAATAATTACTAAGGAGTGAAATCTGATGAATCAGATTTGTTTTACAAAGGATTTTCAGTATGCATTGAATGCATCTATGAATCCTAATTTTAGAGTTGTATTGGTAACGGAACACGCTCCGTTACCTTTACAGCAAAATGCTAATATTGTAAGATTACCAAATCTTCTACCGCCATATTCTGTAGTATCAGAATATGTAGATAGAGGAGAAGATGCATTTATTGAAAGATATACTGATTATCTTTACACATTTGAGACAATCATGAATATCTATCTTTTAGGAAGTGCATTGTTAACAAAAAATATTATAATTTATACAACTGATGAAGAATGGGGTAACGGTGCTATCCCATTCATGGATGTATTAATTAGAGTAATGGTGGACATTTTACAATTGGATATGAATTCTGTAACGAATACTGAATATGGTTTATTCTTTAATCAAACTATGTATACAATTTTCAATGCAGCCAACCAATTATTCATGAATGGATATATCAATAAGTATAGTTTTGCTAAGTATCTTTCTGTAATCCCTATTCCTCAAGGAGCAATGGAATATTATTTACAAAATATGATGATCGATACGTCTGATGTACCACCACAATTGTTAAATAATTTAGCCCAAAGTGTAATTAAAGCACAGGCTGTAGACCAAAACCTAATGCCAGCTATGATTACAAATGAGGAGGCTTAAATGAAATTTGTATTTTGTACTGAACCAATCTATCAATATTATCGTAATAATCTTTATGATAATACTCAAGATATGCTTGATAGAAAGTCTATCATTGAGGGTGGATATGATGATATAAAAGATCAGCTTTCTAAGTTAGATGAAAATATTTACTCAGTACATTTAACTTCTGCAGATTATCCAAGAAATCCGTGGAATCAAATAGGTCAACTTGTAAAAAAGTTGACCTTAAATTATTTGATAGAAGATCCATTATTTGATGAGGCCTTTGCTGAAATTATATTTAATCAATCTGAAGAAGAGTTCTTTGAATTCTTTGATTTGATTTATAAATTTTATAATGGCAAAGAAGTCTTCGTTATTGTTGGAGAAGACGACTTTTCTGATATGGTAAACCAAATGGTTTGCCGAGTCATTAGAAAAGCTTATGGTATTCAACCGTCTATAGTTTACGACTTAGATGATGTAATGAATCTTCGAGATGATATCAATTTTTCTCAAGAAGGAGCTAGAACTTTTCATATTCAGCTCCCTAAGTATTTTGAGTTATTAGGTCGTAGAGAAAGAGAGTATTTGAATATTTGGTATCCATTTGATATGACCAATTATACAAATGCATTTGGTTAATTATCATGTATAATATTAATTTGGCACCATATTTTAGTGATATAACCATTATGATTCAAGAGCATATCTGTGTATATTATGCAAAAGACAACAGTATAGAATGGGTCAATTATTTCTTAAAGGATAATAATATAGATAATGATAATATATTAGCAATCATTGATGGAAAATTGATAACTTATAATGTAGACCCAATACGTAGCGACGATTATATAGTTTGTAAAGAATATACAGATTATATTCGTTTAGATAGTATTGTAATATTAATGGCTAAGGATATAATTAGATCTACTAAAGCCATATATGGTATAAATCCGCCAATAATCGAATTACATAAAGATTATATGTTAAAATTCATTGAAGAAATAGTCAGAATTCTTGGAGTTGGGAATGTAGATTTAGCTATAAACAAAATAAAACAGTTTAGAAGTGCATATCTACATAGAGAACTTCCAAAAGAATACTATAGAGAATTCAATAGCTCATCTAAATATACAGTTATTGATGATATCTGTAGATATGGTTTGATTGACATTGATGAAAATCAAAAGGGACTGATTGATATTTCTTATAATGAAAAGATCATACGATACTTATATAGTCTAGTTGCAGGTCTATATTTGAAGTAAAATAATATCCCCATAGGAGTTCAACTCCTATGGGGTATTTCTTTTTTTTATTTTTTGCTTTTAAATCCTTTAATTGCAGAATTGTTTTTAGCAGCATAAAGAGAAATATTCAAGAATATACGTTTAGCTATCAAGTCAGGGATAGCTTCACTCTTATAGAATAATTTCAATTTATTTATCATCGTATCCGAAAGTCTGATAGCAACTTCATTAGATACGAATAATCTAATCTTCGCTTCGATATCTTCATTGATATAAGTAATACTATCAATAGCATTAATAATAGCATACTCATTAATAGCATCGTTGATAATTCCATCTAATGCACTATTAACCTCGTTAATATTAATTCCAATAGATAACTGCAAAGCAGTTAATTCATTATCAACTCGTTTAGAATAAGATTCAATATATTTTTTTATAAGTTTATTAGCTATAAATATAACTACTGCTATTAAGACGTAGTTAATTATTTGCTGAATGGTTAACTCCATATTCATTCATGACACTCCAATCTTGAATTCTATCTCTAAGTTTTAGGAGTTCACCAGTTTTAGTATCTCCTAAAGAAATAGCATAATTAAGATAATTTATTAACTTGTTTGCTATTTCAATAGTTATACCATATCTATAGTCTTCTAAGAATTTAGGCCAATTACCAATACACATATCAGGATGAAGATACATTCCATTTGCATTATGAAATACTTGGTGAGCAGTTAAGGAAAGCATAACCAACTGTACTTCGTTGCTAGTATGAACTTTCTTAAGCATATTAACCAAGTCATAAGAAGTAATATATCCAATAGTATTAATTGTATGCTCTGTGATAATAACGGCAATATCAAATATAGTAAGCATATTATGATGCATTTCTATAGTTGCCATTTCTGCAGAGATATTACTATGCAATTGACAATGATCTAATCCTAGATTCATTAGATAAGATTTATAGTTTTTATAACATCTAGACTTTCTAAATCTAGATATTGCATTCTTTATAAAGTTGGAATATAGATCAATATCCATCAAAGTATATTTAGTTTGATAGAATGATAATTCGTATGGTACATATGGAGAACGAATAGTCGGATTTACCGGATCTTTTCGTAACTCCAAGTTTGGAAATTCGTTCATTTTACTATGCTCCTTAGGTATTAATTACTACCTATATGTTAAATATAGGCCTCTATATGGGTCACATATTATTAAATTACATATAAATTCTCTCTGGGAGGAGGATATTTATTTTATGAAAGAAGCTAATATGGGCAAAGTTTTTACAGACTATCCGTTTGTAGATGTCCTAATATATTATGTAAAACAACTTGCTATGTATTGCATAGTAAAATCAGAGACTGAAGCTTCTGCAGCTGAAACTTTACGTACTGAATATATGGGAGATCTGTTTATTCAGTCTATTGAAGGAACTGCAGATTGGCGATTATATGATTATAACCAAACAATATTATCTAAGATCGGATTGCCTGCAAACTTAATGGATGTTTGTATTGCAGATCCAGATAATATTCCAGAGGAATTTAGAGAAGCTGCTAAGAAAGAAGCATCTGATAATTTCTTAAGAAACTATATAGAGGAAAATGAATACTATCGTAAAATTATGGGATTACCGATGCTTGGAGATTCTGGATTATTAGTTCCAGAAGAATTCCGAATACATAATATCGGCGTAGACTATAATATTCCTCTTCATTTGATGAAAGATTCTGCTATTAGTATCTTAGAAGAACGTGGTATTTGGGATAATATATTAGCAAGATATACAGATGATAAATATGCATATCTTAAATATATTAAATCTGGTGTTGATAATTATAAAGCTAGAAAAGCAGAAAACTTCCAATTATTATTCTTACCAAATATTGATAATACTGTAGTAAAAGAAAAGTTCCAACGCAGATTCTCTGTAAATAGAGCTTATGCTTTAACTACACTTTATTCTGAAGCTCATAAATTTGATAGTAAATATTATGATGCTTGGATGACTATCTTTATCATAGTTCAAACTATGATTGATATGATTTCTGAAGTACAAGATCATATTATCAATTTAGATGTATTTGATGAACGATGTGTTCGTTATATATTCCAATCTCATGGTATACCATACTATAATGAAATTCCATTATATTATCAAGTAAGAATGATGCGGAGACTTCATGAATTACTTAAATATAAATCAACTTCTAAATGTATGGTAGATATATGCTCTCTATTTGGGTTTGATGATCTTAGAGTATTTAAATATTATCTTTTAAGAGAACGTGTTGTAGATAAAGATACAGAAGAATATGTATTCAACTACAAAACTAAAAAGATATTAGATACAGATCAAAAGATTCAAACTCATAAAGAAGTAGTTACAGGATTTACTGGTAATAATATTAGAATACCATTCCCATCTGAAGGCTTCCTTGCTAAAGGTGGAGCAATGATGATTAACTTAGATGGTAAACGTATTCGAGAAGATCAATATGAAATTGTAGATGGCAATCTACGATTTAAAGATCCAAATATACTTCAAGGGAAAACTAAGTTAGAATTCTTATTCTATTCTAATGATTCATTCAATGAAAATATTAATGAATTAGATAAATATAAGATTATAACTGAAACTAGAAATTTCCCAATAACTGATAAAAATCAAAAGGTATTTAATATAACCTTCCCAGTTACCGACTACTTTAAAAAAGGTGGTATCATATTTGTAACTGCGGGGTCTACATTTATTGATCAAAAGAGATATACTTTAGATCTAGAAAATAATACATTAACTTTTAATGATGATGAAGGTAATTGGTATGAAAAAGGAGCTAGAGATATCTCCATTATTTATATTCATTCTGATCAATTCCAAATTAAAAGTAAAGTATTAGAATATACATATCCTGGGCCTAACCAAGCTATTCCTAGCTTTGATATTCCAGAACCATATAAAGATTATATCCGTTATGGTGGTGAATTCTTTGCTCTCCAAGGTTCAGTGTTGCTGCCTAAAGACAGATATTTTATTAAAGATAAAAACTTCTCATTTGTATCTGCAGATGATAAAATTATTAAAGATAGAACTATAACTTTCAATAATATTTATACTGAGGGTAGCGAAGTTGAAATGGAAGAATCTTGGTTTGAAACCAAGGTAGACATTCCAGGCATTCAAGATTATAAAGTTACTGTACCATTTGAAAACTATACAGAAAGCGGATATCTACTTGAAGTATTTATCGATGGCAATAAAGTTAGATCATCTGAATATACATTCTTGAAGAATAATATTAAGATTATTGATCAAACTAAAGTAATGAGACCTGGTGTAAGAATTCAAGTTCATTTTGTATATGCTAAAGATAGAACTAAAGCTAAAATTAGTTCTTTAAGCATTCCAATTGAAAAGAAAACTTATGCATTTAAAATCAAATTCCCATATGATGGATATGAATATCGTCATGATAAATGGTATTTGACTGTAGATGGTATGATTATCGAGCCATCTAAATATAAATTGACTGGTAATGTATTATCATTCAATGACCCACAATACTATCTAACTTCTAAAAATGTAGTAGAAGTGAAATTCATCAGATATGATGAAAATACTTATTCTATTCACGTTACAGAAGAAGATCTATTAGTTAGAGATCAAGAACAAAAGCTATTCACTATTAACTATCCATTCTATAACTACCAACGAAGTGGTAATGGTATGATAGTTACTGTAGGTGGAGTTGTTGTTGATCCAAGTAGATATACTCTACTAAATAATACAATTCAATTTGATGATACTGTAGTTTTAGATAAAGGTCGTTCTGTACATTGTATCTTTGTTTACAACTCAGTATATGATAATTTCAATAATTATATCAGAAGTGAATATAGTTTATATGATTTAGCTAATGGTAGCAAAATCGTAAAAATACCATTCCCTTATGATAACTTCTTAGAGTCCGACAATAATAACCAAATGGAAATTATGTGTCAAGACGGAACTCTATTAGAAGAAAATGTAGATTATGAAATTATAGATGATCAAGCTATCTTTAGTGATACATCTAAAATTCTTTCTCATGGTGATAATATAATCTTTAACTTTACTTATATTAATGCTAAGAAGAAAGAAATATATATTGAAGACACATCTAAGAATTATGATCTAAAGTTTGTTAAAGTTCCACTAAAACACTCTGCGGATAATTATCTTAGAGATCAATCTAAATATATAGATTATGATAGATTTACAGAACCTGACTGGTTATGGGTAAATGAATTTAATCCTGTAGATATAAAAAATAAAATTCTTGAAAAAGAATTTAACTATGCTCGGACTAAATATATCTCCATAGATACAGTCATGTCTATGAATAATTTATCATTTATGATTCCATACTTCTTTAATTTATTCTTTGATAATTATAAATTAGAAGATAGATTGAGACTACAGCTTCCTAATATTAAGCAAGATAAAAACTACAAATTATCTTCTGTATTGTGTATGCTATTCTCTTTATCTTATGCTTATTATAATATCGAAGATAAAATTCAAGATGAAACAGTTCCAATTATGTATATACAAGGATTTAACTTTGAAACTGATTTGGCTATGTTGAAGAGTGATATTCTTAAGAAATATGGTTATACATTTGAATATCTTAAAATTGGAGAATTTGAAAAACATAATTCAAGCACTACAATCAAAGGATTGATGAATATGTTTGAGCATAATACTAAGATTTACGATACTGTAGTAAAAGGAATGTATTATGCAGATAATAAGAGAATTTATGATGCATATAAAGCAGTATATAATGCTCTTATGATTCGTAAATATTCTAAGAAATTCTTTACAACTAATGGTGTAGATGTAGCTAGAACTTATAGCGAATATCTATACTATCAAGATAAAGATCTTTACAATATTATTGAATATGCTAAATCTATTGGTGATGATTCTGAACGTAAAAAATATATAACAAATATGATCATGTCTGTCGTTGGATATATTGAAATTTATTTAGGTTCATCTGAATATAGAGAGCTATTTAATAGCTTACCTGGTATTGGTATTGATTATATAAAAATGTATGTATCTAAAGTTATTGACTTCTTTAAATCTTATAAAGTAGAAATAGCTGGATTAAATACAGTATATAATTTTAATAACCGATATAAACAATATATCAAACCTATTGATATTATTAAATTATTGGTTAAGATGCCATTAGAAGATTTTGAATTATTCTATGATGGCTTTGAAAAATATATAATTAAGTCTAGGAAATATGATAGAGTAACTCAAGAAGATATGATCTTTATTATGAGATACTTCATGAAGAAATTCAAGTTCAAAGACTTTGGTGTTAATGAAAGAGATAAGAAAAATAAAGTTAAGATATTTGATAAAAACAGAATTCATTCTGTCTTAGCTAAATATGATGATCTTCGTCATTTGATTACTAAAGAAGTTTTAACTTATTTATCTCGTGTAAATATCTTTAATGATATCATATCTGATATATTTGATATCATCAAACCTAGAATTAAATATAAACCTAAAGATAAATATAATATGATTGACCGTATCTATATAGATACTTACCATAAAAAGCCTTAAAGGTCAACATAATAATAAATTTTAAGAATTAAATTGGAGGTAAATATAGATGCGTGAGTTAAACATCGCAGAATTTAGTCACTTCAATGATAAGACTAATGTAACAACTGCAACTCATAGAGGAACAGATGTTAAAGTCTACGTTGGTGGCACAGATATTCTATTATATCGCGGAACTAATAAGATTATTCTTCCTGGTGCAGAATTTACTGCAACTCAACACTTTGATATCCCACGTCAATATATTACTCCATCTTACAACACTGAACTTAGCTTAGAAAATTCTGTATTTGAAACTCCAAGTACACCTGAAAAAGTTTATTTGTTCTGCGTTGGTACAGATGGTTGTGGTCGTGAAAACTCTCAAGTATATGAAGTAAACTATGGTAAATGGTGTGCACCTGAATATTTGGTACCATTCCGTTATCCTTTGATTACTGAAGATATCACTGAAGCTAAAAAAGAAATCTACCATGGTCGTAAAGTAATTGGTAACCGTGTTGCTTACTACTTTAAACAATTCGAATCCAAACCAGTTAAAAAGGTTCGTTTCGAAGATGGTACAACAGTTGATGCTACTGTATATAAATCTACAAAAGAATCTGAAATTGAAACTTTCGTAGAAATTAATCTTAAGATTACAGAAGAAGAATGCCGTGAGTATTTCATCAATACTGTAGGTATCAATGAAGCACGTATCAACACAATTTCTTTGTGTACTGCTTGGAAGAAAGAAATCAATGGCAAAGAATACTATCAAGATATTCGTCCATTGACTAAATATAATATGCCTAATGAACAATTAATCGAACTTTCTAAAGGTTTGGATATTGTTTATCAAATTTATTATTAATAAAAAATATCCCCATAGGAGTTCAACTCCTATGGGGTATTTATTTTTTATTTTTCACTATTTAGATACTTGGATAGTATATAACGGGAATTGATATCTTTAACAACTTCATCTACATCTTCTGGATCCATATATTGAAGAACCATTTCTGCCGCAGAGTTAAGCATTAATTTAACTGCAGATTCATCTTTAGTTAAGAATAATGCGCCTGTAGCAAAAGATGATAATTTATCAATCTCTTTATTTTGAATACATATAGACATAAATAAAATTAACAATTCTAAGTTAGCTAAGTTATTAGTATGAGCCATAAACTCAATAACTAATCCTAGAACTTTATCAAATACCGCAAAAGTTTGTCTAATAGCCAGTAATAAACATTCATAACCACCTCTGGATAAATTTAATTCAGGGATAGGAATATATTTGGTTAAGATATTAATATTTTCATAAGCTTCATTTTTGATAGCAATATATAATAATTCATTTGTATCAAAATTTACAGAAGAATAATTAGAAAGAATATCATCTAAGATATTTGAATATTTTTCTTTCTCTAAAACTGCTTTAACAATTTGATCGAAATTATATTTTGTATCGGTTTGGATGTTTATTAAAAATAATAATCTATCGTGTTTATCCATAATATAAATCATATCATCTAGAAGGCTATTTAGGCTACCTGAACCATCACCCTTCCGATCATATTTAGAAGCTATTTTATTAAGTAAAGTCATTCTATTTACCTCCAAACCAATAAGTATAGGTACATCCAATTTAATTGGATGTACCTAATATTATTATTTATATGATTTAAATGGATTGATTCTAAATGCAATCATTGCTCTATTCTTGTGAGTATATTCTTTACTACCAGAGAGTTTCCAACCTAGATAGATATCAAATAAGAATTCTTTTTCAATATATGGAATACACCAATATTCAGAAGACTTAATACAGAAATATCTGTTGATTCCTTGTTTATCATTTAAGAAAGATACACAGAATTCTTTACCTTTACCACGTTCAGATTCTAATACTATTTGAGTATCGCCTACATAGTCGATACCTAACCAATAATATGCAAATCCATATCCAGTATTTCTATATAGCCATGTAAGTCTACAGAAATATCTTTGAATACGTTCAATAATAGTCATGTCTTCACTAATGATTTCTATATATCCAGGAATCATCTTTGTATCAGTTTTAACTTCTGGATGATAAACGTAATATTTACTAAAGTCATACTTAAAAATAGATAATACATGATTTTCATAAATCATCCAATCTACATCTAAGCAATTATCATACGTTTGCCATAATCTAAAGCATTTAGGTAGATTACCATATTTATCAGCAAATAGAACTACTATAGGATTAGTAATATAGCAGAGTAGCATAAATAGTAATTGAGCTACTACACAAACTATATATTCTAAAGTAACCAATTCATATAAGTACTTAAACGATTTCTTTGTATGATCTAATTCCATTTATTAGCTCCCACTTTCTTCAATACCAATAGCTTTGAATGTACCATTAGTACCAAGACGAGCTTTTTCTACACCATTGAAGCTGAATACTAGGGAACCATCATTATCTGGAACGATTTTCCAACCACCAGATAAGTTCAAAGGTTGACCAGCGGCGATAGATGCTTTAGTTACAAATAGGTTATCCATTTCTGTTCTATTATATAGATCAGCTAATTTCTTATTTTGATATTTAGTTACAAAATAACGATCATCACTTTGCTCAATAATAGATGCAGGTAAAGTTGCAGGGAGAGTATAATTATTAGCGCCAGCTTCGATACCATCTAATTTAGTTTTATCTTCCTTACTCATTTTACCATCCACATTACCAGATGCTAATGGAATAGAGTTAGCAGAGATAGCAACCCAACTCTTACCATCATAACGATAAGTAGTATTATCAGATGCTACGTTTACAGTCCAACCTTTTTGAGGATTTGGATATGTAGTAGACAAAGCACCAACAGAGTCAACTGTTTCTTTCCAATCCAATTCAGATTTAACTGCATTGATCTTAGCATCAACTTCAGCTTCAGTAATACCACCATTAATGATACGGTCTTTTTGAGTTTTAGTCAAGAATTGACGATCATTAGTTTCAGTAATCATTGCTGCAGGGATACCAGTAATTTCCATGGATACGTTTTCAGAACCATCGAATGCTACTGTACCGCCTTCAATACCAGTAAGAGTAATATTTCGTTTAGTATTTAATTTACTTGCTGTAGCAGCATTCTTAGAAATATTAACATCAATCATATCTGGGTTACGAGCTTCAACTACATGGCCTGCACGGTCTACAGTTACAGCTAACCATTCTTTAGCAGACAAGTCTTTAGCTGTATTAGGATGAGTATAAACTGTATCAGTGAATTTAGCATTAGCTGGAACGTCAGCATCTACAGTATGACCATTGATACGGCTTACAGAGATATTAGAACCAAGTTCAGTCAAGTTAATTGCTAATTCAGTTACGTTTAATTCAACGTCATTAGTACCATCAATAATGATAGGATCTGCTTTAATTTTACCACTAACGCTTAATTTAACTGGACGTTTAAACTTTTGAGCAGTAAATGCTTCTACATTAGACTGCATAAAAGAAATTGCATTATTAACGAATTTAGTTGTAGCAAGTTGATCTGTGCTAGTACCAATTTCAGCAGTCGGTGCTGTAGGAACACCAGTCATAATTGGCGATTCTTTTAAGAGCAAGCTATTAAGTTGAACACCACTAATTTCATCTGCAGATTGGGCATGAGATGCAGTACCACTAATATTAATAGAGTAAGTACCAGCCAATAATTCTACTGGTAAAGTACCTTTGATTGCAGTAACGTCAACACGGTCAACTGGTAGTACCAAATCATTAGTGCCATCAAATGCAACAGGTTCAGAATGAGCTTTACCAGAAATAGAAATATTTACTGGGCTAATTAATCTACCAGTAGCAAGAGATTTGCTTGGAGTATAAGTTTTAAGAGCCCCAACTACGAAATTAGTTGTTGCTAATTTTTCACTAGCATCACCTTGAGATGGTGTTGGAGCTGTAGGTACACCTGTAAAGTTTGGAGAATCATTAGGAGCTTTACTATCCCAATTATTTCTATCAACTGCAGAGATATGAACTTTTTTATCAGCAATATGTCGGTTTAAATCATATGTAATTAGATCAGAAGATTCTAGAATTCTTTTCTTTAGACCAGGAGTGAGATCTTCAATATCTACTTTATCGAAGTTACCATTAAAAACTTCCATTTATTTTCTCCTTTCGAATGCAATAGATAATCAGTTACCTTTATGTTTTAACAATACAGTAACCCCTGGTTTTGCTTATTTAACCAGTATTAGGGGTAAATAAATTACATAAAGGAGGTCTTATATTGGGACTATTACGAAGCTTAAAAGCTAACATGGCCTTAATTTGTATGGGGTTTGGCTTGCTTGCTGCTACATTAGTTTTAGCATCTTGGTTATATGGCTATTGGTCTAATGGCCTATACGGTACTAAGTTCGAAATCGATAGCTGTTGGCAAGGTCTATCTGCATGCGGTGTAGGCTTAATTGGTTTATTTAAATGGTTAGTTGATAGCTCTAAGAACTCTCCAGAAGGAGAATTCCCTATCGCTCCACGTGGTGGGCTAAATACAATTTTAAGTCCTTTGGATGCAATGATGCCAAGTGCACCAGCTGAAGAAGAACACGTTAAAGTTGTTTTAGAAAATCCAGAACCAGTTAAGAAAGCTGAAATTGTTGAAGAACCTAAAGATCTTTCTACTACTGATAGCTTAGTAGATATGGCTAAAGATGCTGCTTTAGAAAAAGCAACTCAAAAAGTATCTATGAAAATGCACGATCTATTAAAGAAAAAATAATAGGGGGATTTTTATATGGCAGAATTTGGCTGGTTATCAGCAAAATATGAATCCGATGGTGACGCAGGTACAATCTCTAGTGGTTGGGGAGATCCAGGCGGAAAATCCTACGGTATTTATCAATTATCTAGTAATGCTGGATCTTTGGAAGAATATGTAGATTGGCTCCAAGAAAATGAGTATTGGTTCGGAGCAGAGTTAGCTAAACATGAATTGACTTCTGCAGAATTCGATGCTGCTTGGAGATGGTTAGCATATTCTGAAAATGGTCATGACTTCAAAGAATCTCAAGATAAATATGCTATGACTGTTTATTACTATCCTGCAGTTAGTTATTTACGTGATGCTGGATTTAATATTGAAAATCATCATGATATCATGAAAGAAGTTGTCTTCTCTCGTGCAATCCAATATGGTCCTGGTCAAATTGTAGATATGTTTACAGATGCAGTACATTATCTTGGATGGCCATCTCTTTCATATGTAGATGCACCAAGATTCGACTATGATATGGTAATGAATATTTATCTTAAAGTATGCTCTTCTTGGGAATGGAATCATTCCGCATCAAGAGATTCTTTAAATTACAGATTTATGCATGAGTGCAGAGATGTATTAGATGTACTTGAAGCTGAAGCTTAAATAAAATTACCCCAATGGATCTTGGTATCCATTGGGGCTAATTGCCCTTTTTTGAACATATACGTAATAAAAATTATTACGTAAAGGAGGATAAATAATGGCAGAATATAGTTCAGAATTGGATAAGATTACATATGCTGAATTAGCCTTATCTCTTCAGAATACAATTAAGAATAATCTTGCTCATACTAAAGATCAAGCTATTCATGTAACACAAGAAGATAAAAATAAATGGAATCAGATCTCTGATATTCCAGAGGCAACAGAAACCAAAAAAGGTGCTTTAACGCCTCAAGAAAAAATTAAACTTAAAAATATTGAAGAGCGAGCAAATAACTATACACATCCTACGAGTGGAGTTACTGCTGGTCAATATATCCAAGTAGAAGTTAATGCTGAAGGTCACGTAGTGGCTGGGCATAACCCTACAAAAATTAATACAACATGTGAAAATGCTGATAGACTTGGTACTATTCCAGCAGATTCATATGCTAAAGTAAACTCTCCTTCTTTTTTAGGTATTCCTTTAACTACAACTCCTAAACCAGATGCTCCATCCACTCAAATAGTTAATATAGAATATCTAAATAGCCAACCAACTTATATTAGACAAAAGACTGCTCCAGAAAAAGCTCTTAGTGGTAAATTATGGATCGGTAATAATAACTGTCTTAATGCATATAATAATGATGGATGGCAATCTGTATTCTCTGAAGTAGCACTATCTATTAATGCTCTAAATGCAGCAGTTGATCAACCAACTTCTCCTAATGACTATTCTGGTCAATTGAAATTTATTGGTAAACGAAAAATTACTGCATTAAAATTAACTAATATAAAAGCTACAACTTCTGAATATGCTACAGTTATTGGTATGCGTGCTGATAATAAAGAATTAGCATATGAATTCATTTGTATTGACAATTATATTTACATGCGAACTGGTAAAGGCGATACATGGAATAATACTATCTCCATTATCAAAGACTAAGAGAGGGTAATATAATGGCAAAGAATATGGCCCTATCTTTTAGGGAGCAAAATGGTAGTTTTGATAATCAATTAGATAAAATTACCACAAAAGAATTAAATACATTATTGAATGAAAAAATCAATAATGCATATGCTCATCAATTTGATGAAGTAAAACACGTTACAGCTGAAGAACGTACTAGATGGAATAATATCGTAAATACATTCAATCCAGCAACACAATCTACTGATGGTTTATTTTCTGCTCAAGATAAAGTTAAACTTGATGGTATTGCTACTGGAGCAAATAAATATGTACATCCTCAAACTGGTGTAGTAACTGGTACATACACTCGTGTATCTGTTAATCCAGAAGGCCATGTAATTTATGGTGATAATCCTAACAGATTAGATATAACTGCAGCTAATGCAGAAAAACTTGGTGGAGCATTCCCAAGTGAATATGCTAGACTTGCAAGTCCTACATTTACAGGTGTAGTTAAGATGCCAGATGTTACTATGACATCTAATGCTAGTTCACCTGTAACTATTAAGTTACTTCAAAGCTATGTAAGTGAACAACTTAATCGTAGTTGGCCTATCGGTAGTATCTTCATTACAGTTTCTAATATCAATCCTGCTAACTCTATTGGCGGTAAATGGAAACGTATTGCCGAAGGACGTTGCTTAGTTGGTGTAGGAGAATCTCAAAATGTAGATATTAAATTACGTCAAACTGGCGGTACTTGGTCAACTCAATTAACAACAGCTCAATTACCGGCCCATAATCATCATATTAGTGGAAGTATAAATACTAATGAAGCTGGTAGCCATAATCATAAACTACAAAAACGGGGCGGCATGGAAGTCGATAGAAATGGTAGTGAAATGCCAGATACTGCTATAGATGTAGGCGATAATAGACCATATAATAATTCATTCAGTGACTTATGGACAGAAAATGCCGGCAATCATAGCCATAGTATAACTTTGAATTTATGGTCAGATCAAACTGGTAGTGGTAATGCTGTAAATTTAGCACAACCATTCATTGGTGTATATATGTGGGAACGCATAGAATAGAAAGGTAGTTAATATGAATAAACAGATTGAAGAAACAAAAAGTTATCTAAAAAATTATTTTTATAATAATAAGAAGACTATCATTGTTGGTCTTTTAGGAATCATCTTTTGTGTATCATTTGGTGGATTCATTACATATCAAATTATGCAACGCCAAATAGAGCAAGCGAACCAACGGATTGAAGATTTACGTGCATCTCAAACTGATGAAGAAATGGCTCGTGAAATTCGTTTAGTTAAAAATGCAGTAGAAGATCTTAGACAAAATAAACCTGTAATTGAAAAGATTGCTGGAACTAATACTACTGAAATTCGTTATGTAGAAAAAGAAAAAGCTGACGATCCAGATGTTGATATTCAACATGCTAAACCATCTGCAAAAGTTCGTTATAACGATCAAACTTATGATATTCCAATGCAAACTAAAACAACAACTTCTAAGAATCCTGATGGTACTGTAAAAATTACAGAAGGTCAAGAATTGACTATTGATACAACTGCAATTGTTAATCGTCAAATTGCAGCATATCAATTGAATATGGAAGATAAACAACGTGAACTTGAAAAAGAATTAAAACACGTTAAGACTCAAAATAAAATCATTAAAGGTGTTGGCGCCGTAGCTGGTACCGCAGTAATTTATTCTGCTGTCAAAAACGCTTTAGATAAGCATTAAAAACATAATAATAGTTATCTAAGCGCAGCGAAAGAGGTGATCAACCCCATATGATTTCAGAGCTTAATGAACTTCTACATAACTTAGGAAGATTAATAAATGACTTTGGGCCATATGTATTTGGTTTGGTCGCATTATTAGTTATAGTAATCTTGTTGTTTGTAGTTTTATTATATTTAGTAAAATATATAACCAAAGGCGGTAATACTAAAGAACTGACTGATCAGATAGCTTTGTTACAATCGCAATTAAACAATCTCCAAGGCAATAATCAAAATAGTGTTAATCCTAACGCTATAAAGTTTACCCCTGAGAGACAAGAGAATTTAATGAATGTATTTCTACGGATTAATAATAGCCTTAAGCATACTTGTAGAGAGTTACTTAATGAAATTGAATCCGATAGGGTAGCATTTTATTTATTTCACAACGGGACCCATTCTACTAGAGGGGTTCCGTTTTTAAAAACTTCTTGTATTTGTGAATTTAGTAAATCTGGATATAATGCATATCATCTTATCCAAGAGCATAAAGATCTACCAATTTCATTTTTAGGAAGTCTCGTATCTGACTTAGTTGAGAAACGAGAATTCGTAATATATAAGAATGATACTATAATGGATGCTTTCATTTCTAGAATCATTCTAAATGAAGAAGATAAAACATGTTTATTCTGTGGTATATTTGATCCTGATAGTGGTGAAGTATTAGGATTTATAACTGCGGAATTTAATAATGTAACAAAATTTGATCCTGACGATCTAAGAGAGAAACAGGAAGAATTGAGAGAGATTTCTAAGCGTACCATTTCGGCTATGCAAGTAATTTCTGCTTTAAAATAGAGGAGGATTAATAGTGGCTAAGCCAGATATATTAACACGCCTAAAAAATATCGACGGAACAGCCGGTGACGAAGAAATTGTAGTATTCTCCGGTTCCAGTGGATATAAAGTTAAATCTAGTGGACTTAGATTTGGCTCTGTTATGGAAATCGTTTCTAATAATAGAAACGTATTATCCCATATCAATAATAATAAAATTCATGTAACTCAAGCTGAAAAAGAATCTATCACAGAAGCAGCTAATAAGGTTAATGACCATATTGCTGATACTACAATTCATATTTCTGCTGTAGATAGAGCTACGTGGAACGCCAAAGAAACTGAAGAAGGGGCACAACAAAAAGTAAATATTGCATTCTCGGTTGCTAATAAGCATATCCAAGATAAATCATTACACGTTGTTTCTTCTGACCGTTTGAATTGGAATAATAAATATACGAGAGAAGAAATTGATAATAAATTCTCTCAAATGCAATACGATAATGTATGGAAAGAATCTGTAGATGTATTCGAAGAGCTAGCATCTAAATATCCATCTCCTCAAAAGGGCTGGACAGTTACTTGTAACTCTGATAATATCACTTATCGTTACGATGGTACTAACTGGATTCCAATTTCTGCTAACTCTATCCCATTAGCTACAATTGCAGTTGATGGTAAGATGAGTAAAGAAGATAAAGCTAAATTGGAAACAGTTGAAATGAACGCTAACCATTACGTTCATCCGGACAATCCTAATGTAAGACACGTAACTGATGGTGATAAAGCTTATTGGTCTGCTAAAGCAGAAGACCGTGTTGCTTCTTATCAAGCAAATGGTTTGATGTCTAAAGAAGATAAATATAAATTGGATTCCATTGAAGAAGGTGCAACAAACTTTGTTATGCCATCTGAATTGGATCCTCAAATTATCAAACAAGATGAAAATCATCGTTTTGTAACTGATAAAGAAAAAACTGACTTTGCTAATAAGGCGAATAAGAATCTAGCTACAGAACAGCTTGATGGGTTGATGAGTCGTTATGATAAAGTAAAAGTTAATAGCATTGAAACTAATGCTAACTATTACGTTCATCCTGAAACTCATGAAGCTACAATTATTAAACAAGATCCAACTCATAGATTTGTATCTGATGAACAAATCTTAGCTTGGACTAATAAAGCGGCGGCTCAATTAGCTGATGCAGAGCATAATGGTCTAATGACTAAAGAAGATAAGGCTAAGCTGGATGGTATTGCAGCTGGTGCTAATAATTATCATTTACCAGAAACCTTACCTCCTACAATCATTAAACAGGATGCTAATAATCGCTTCTTTACAGATCAAGAACGTGAAAAACTTAGTTTGAAGAAAGACATGTCTGCATTCGTTGTAGGCAGTGGTGTATTTAATGGTACTGAAGGTACTATTATTAACCATAGTTTTGGTAATACATCTTTCTCTGTATCCATCACCCCGACAACTAATCCAAATGGCCAACTAGGTGAATATTGGGTTAAGAAAACTAATACATTAGTTGTAGTATACTGCTCTGGGGCAGGTAAGAATATCGAATTCGATTATTGCTTAACTTATTATAACTAAAAAAAATATCCCCATAGGAGTTGAACTCCTATGGGGTATTATTTTATTTGAATGGATCTATTCCGGCATTATTATCTGTAACAGTTGTGGCTTGAATACGTTTCTTTTTAGCATTATCTAATGTAACTAATGCATCATTGAAGTATTCTTTATTCATATAAACTACAAAGTCAGATAATACGTGTTCAACTGGAACTTTAGTGGTTAATTCCATTTTATCCCAATCTAAATCATATTCATATTCTTCATTATTATTGAATACTTTGAAATCTAAGAAAGCTGATGGAGAAATAAATGTTTTCTTACAGGCATTTATAATCCTAGTGATATTAATATCACCTTCAAAGATTTCACCAAACTTAATAGTTAAAGGTTTAGATTTATCTTCCTCTTCATATGTAGTAGTGATAAATTGATCCCAACCTTTAGAGTTAGTATTAGGAATATTGGAGAAGTTAACTACATAAGTAGTTAATTGCCCATTTTCATTAAATCTCATGAAGTTATTATGCTTCATGCTGAAGTAACAGAATATTTTAGGAGCAGGGAACCGCATTTCTGCATTGAAGTCAATATAATAGTTAGAAGTAACTTGATTTTGACGTTCACCATCATCAATATTCATATCGGGTACTTTTAGATGTACATACATATTCGAAGCACGTAAGAAGAACTCATTTCTACCATTAATAGTTCTTAATTTATAGATAAATGGAACTTCTGAGTGCTTATTTAGATAAGCTAGGAATTTGAATGGCTCTTTAATAACTTTATTAGTTATATCTACATCAAATCCAACTTCTTCAGCTAAAGTATATAGCATATCATAAGGCACATGAATATCCATATCAGTATAGTATCCACTTGTAGCACCAACTTTATATGCCATCTTCATATACCGCATCAAATCTAATTGTTTTGCTTTAGTATTTACTTTGACTTTTACGTTAAATTGGAATAATAGTTGATCTAATGAAATACCAATATATAAATCTTTCTCTAAGTCTTTAAAGAAAGTGTCACGATAATTAAAAGTTCTAGCATAGTAGTTTAGATCATATTGATTTACATCAATACCATCTCTATTGAAATCTATATCCAATGTAGGGATAATAGCAATAGCTGGCTTACCACGTTTGATTAATTCTCGTTCATTGATATTGGCAAATTCATCAAATAGATGTCTACCATCAATATATACAGTCTTAAAGTATCCTTTATCAAATTTACCAAGAATCCAATTCTTAAAGAATTCTACAGCTACAGAATATGCATGACTAGCACTAGGAACACATAGATTCTTCAATAAACTCTTATTCATCATTTGCCCAATAGTTACAGGGACAAGTGTTGTTGGATCAAATCTATATTTAGGATTATCAGACCATAATGTATTATTAGGGTCTTTCATCTTATCATTATTTGATATTTTCTTTTTAGGATCTAGGAATGTATGAACTCCTGGATCTGTGTCATCTATATTCTCTTGAATAAGAATAGGGACAGTGCCATCACTATCGGGACCTAATGGTTCAGGTATGTAAGTATCAGTTCTTAATGGCAATTTATTCACCCCACTTTATCAAAATTTACAAAAAAAATATTACCGTAATGTTGGGGAATGACTCTTATAGCCATTCCCCTAATTACAGCCTTATTAACTAATTCTTTTAATAAGTACCGTGGAAGTATCATTACCGCCCATTGCTGTAATCACCACCTTCCACGATGATGATGGCTATCATTTCACCATCATCGTCTGGCATCAGTTCACCTGATGCCAGTTCCGGATCATCTTTAACGTCAGGCCGGAGCTTATAAAGCGCCTGACTGAACTCGGGTAAGAGTTCAATCTCCTTCACCGTAAATGGTTTGATTACACCAATTACAGTATTTAACAGTGGGGTTGCATCCCCAATTTTAAGGCATTTAATATCACCGGGACTTATCATGAAGTTCCAGCGTTGTAATACCGTTGTCATATTACCATCCTCCTTCGTGATTATAATATATAATCAGAAAAGGACGTTATTTCAACTTTTGTAATGCTTTAATATTATCAAGTTCTTTTTGTGTATAAGAGTCTCTACCGATATAAACCATACTATTAAGATTTACATAAGTATCTTTAAAGTGGTTTACGGCAGAGTTGAACTTACCATCATTACGTGAAATCATCATTGCATTTCTTGGGTTAAGAACTCTTGTAGCTCTTTCTTCGAATTGTTTATTGATGATATACATAATATTCATACAGTCACCATCAAAATCTGCACCTAATGATGCTAAGATTTGTAATGGTACACTCATAGTGAAATCGTCTTCGTTAATACCAACACAATACATTTGTAAAAGTGACCCATAGCTAATAGATGGGTTACGATTAATAATGAATGCAATACCACGAGGACGAGATTTGATAATATTGTAAATAATATTTAAGATGAATTGATCTTTAATGATTTGAGATCTAAACCATCTCTTATATGCATCAGTATAGCTCATGTCTAGAGACTTAACTAAGAAATTAATAATAGTTTGCTCTAATAGAACCACTAATGCAGCATATGGTAATTTGATTTCATCAATTTGTAAAGTTGCATCTGGAGTAATAACAGCACGAGCAGTGAAGTTATATCGACCAGCCATTACAGAACGGATTGCACCTTTCTTACCACGCATATCGTTAAGAATAATTGTATAGATTTCTTGAAGACTCTTTTGAATATCAAATAATACATCATTCTTAGTTTTATTACGACGATAGATATCCATTGATTCATTATTTACAATAGATACATTTCGTGCAATATTATTATACCACTTATTATTCTTAGTAAATGTAAATTGCTCACCAATTACATTTACCATACGTAAGAATAATGTATATACTGGTATACTATGAGTTAAGATCTTCTCACGATTCTTCATGAGATGATTATATAATTCAATCTTTTTAGGATTGCTTTTATTTTTATTTCGATAGAATTCTAGTACATCATCTAGACGTTTAGCAAAGTCAATCATACCAATTCCATCAAATGGAGAATCTGGATTAATTTCTCTTGCTTCAAAGAACCCATCTTCATTAGCTTCATTAGAGTATTGAAGAATATTATTCAACTTCTTACTACCAATGAAACTTTTTAGAACTTCATATAAGTTAGGATGAATAACTTGGTATTTGTCAGATAATACAATCCAACCAAAAATACCAAAATCATCATCTACATATTTAACCTTATCATGACAAATAGGGCATTCTTCGCCATTATATAATGCTCCACGTAAATGACCACATTTACATCTATATCTATCTTTGAATGCATTTTGATCTAAAACAGATGCACCATATTTAGATGAGAAGATAGATGTATCAGATTTAACATCTTTCTTAGGATCTTGAGGATTCTTAATAAAGAAGTCCTTACCAAGAATAATACCTTTGTCTCTTTCCTTATCTAGATCAATTACTTCTAGTCTAGTTTGATACTCATATTCTTTGTTTACAGGTTGAGTAGTTCTAATGTTTAACTCCATTTTATATTATCTCCAAGCTTTTCTAATAATACTTCCAAATGTTTTCTTATAAGTTAAGCCAAGCAACTCAGTTGCTTTTTTTTCACTAATATTAAATTCTTTACCTAATTTATCAATTACGCCATTTTTGATATCATTAGGCACAGTGTCCATATTAACAATTTCAGACATGCATTTGATGAAATCTTCTTTAGTAATGCTACTAGAAAGAAGAATATTTTCAACTGTCATTCCTTCAAGATAGAATAGACCAAAGTATTTATATTTATTTAAATACTTAGAAGTCTTTTCTGTATTCTTAGCTTTGAATACAATATCAACAATTGCCTTAATAGGCAAGTTTAAAGTTTTATGAATGTCTTCAAGTAATACACCTTCATTATAAAGGTTTAGCACTTGAGCTTCTGTGTTATTCAATAACATTTATTTTCCTCCCTTCTTATTACGCAATAATATAATATTTATTCAAGATAAATTTTATAGTATCTTCAGTAGTATTTAGTTCAGATGCAACTTTAGCTACATCATTATATTTAATAAATGCTCTGATAGCAACTAAATCTTGAGTAAAGTTTGGATCTTGTTTAGCTAAGCTTTTTACAATAGTCTTAGTATTAAATTTATCACCTTTGGCTCGTTTAATATAAGTGAAATCTTTTACGAGCATAGGGTAAATACATTTACGAGTTTCTTCTAATCTGATGCTAGCCATATGTTTGCCTAAAGCAAGACTAGCACAAATGTTTTCATTGAATATGCTGCAAATGTCTTTTGTTAAATTGAATTTTTTAGAGATCTCTCTAAGAGTCAAACGGTCTTCATTAACAAGACGAATGATCTTTTCATAAGGAGCTACTTTGTTAGCTCTGAAGATATCATAATCGGATTTAAGACGCATTGCAAATCTTGGGGATACATGAGATAATGCAGTTACTTCTTTTAAAGTTTTACCTTCAAGAAGAAGATTAAATGCATTAACTACGTTTACATAGATTTCTTTATCTGAATAGATTCTAGAAACTACATTGGAAACTTTAGCCCATTTAACACGGGACCCTGGTTTAATATTACCATATGTTTTTCTATGAATACCAAATTTATTACATGCAGAACGTAAAGCTTTAATAGAATATCCGTGTTCTTCAGATAATTTAGCAAGAGTAAGCTTTTTGTCTACATAATTTTCTTGTAACCATTCTTTAAATTGCTTATTAGAAGCATTTAAAGTTTTATTTAATTCTAATTGAATAAATGGATTAGAAATATATCGTTCAATGATAGTGATAGTTGCAATACCATATTTAGAAAGAATCTTAAATACATCTTCACCGTTATTGAAATCTTTTATCCATTTAGGAGTTGTTGAAAATTTAGCTTCGATATTTCTAGCACGATTGTAATGAGCATACATATCATCATAAACATCATTCGTGATATCTAAATACACACAAGCTTTCTTTTTAGGAATATTACTTTCCCGTAATAGTTTGAAAGTCTTTAGCTGATTCGTTGAAAAGTTTAACATAACACGTTCTCCTTTAAAAACAAATATCGTTTCTAAATTTATAATATATAATTTATTATCATAATAAAATAATGACCCATACCCTATGAAAGAGTATGGGTCATTATTCAAAGTAAAGGATCTAACTACACCAAAAGTTAGAAGGATATATGTCCGCCCGCATCTCAAGGGCGCGGTGTGAGTCATACACCGTACTTATTTGTTGCTACTGTAATTATTATTTAAACCCAAATGCTTTATCTGGATCCATCTTAGTCATAACAACTTGAGAGTCATGGAATGCTTTCATGGCAATCAATTTCAATTTAGATGCAACTTGAGGCATTGCTGCTCCGACATTAGTGATTCCTAATTTATAGAAAAGATTACCAGCGCAATGATTGCATATTGTACCATCTTTAGCTTCACAAACGGAAGCGAATCGCATTTGTACATCTTTGCCAATATATTTGTCTTTATTATCAGAATTAAGCTCTACTAACTTATTTCCTTCTTTAATAAAGCAATACATATATTCCTTGATATTTTGATCAGTTAGATGAACTTTAACTGTGCGTTTAGTTCCACAATCAGATCCTTTAGGGCCAACTTTAACGTGTTGATATGCAGGAAGCATTAGCTTTTCCCAATAACCGCCAACTTCTGTTTTATTAGAACGAGAATAAGGACCTTCTGCTAGAGAGTTAGCAAAGTCAGCATATTCTTCTTTAGCAATACCTTCAATATAATTAGACATAATTATATTATAGCCTTTAGTTGGATCTGGATTCTTGGCGATGCCCTTCATAATAAACATATTTTTGAAGTCATTGTTGAAGCTACCACGAGCACCAGAGTTATAAGTATCCAATGCAATATCATCTTTAAGAGTTTCCTTAGCAAGTTTTAATAATTCATCTTGAATCTTTAAAACTACATTTGGATCTTTTGCATCTAATTCTTTTCTATATTTCTTAACTAGATCTTTCTTAGCTTTACTAATCACTTGAGTGATAGTTAAGAGCTTCATAGAGTAACCATTAGCCAACACTGATACATAAGGCATGAACTTTTGAGTTTTCATGATAAAGTCTTTCAATGTAGATAATGGTAATTTTTCTTCTAAAATAGCATATCCAATCTTTTCTGTGATTTTACCAACCATTTTCTTATCAATACTTTGATTGATATATCCATAGAGATCGAATAGTTCATTTTCAATAAATACTTTATTAAAAACCCAAATCCCAACTGTCGTTAGGAATGATTCTTTATTCTTTTTACCTTCAGGGCCATAAGCTCCTTTTGGAACTGTAAAAGTATCATAAGTATTAAATCTTACTTTACCATTGAAGTCACCAAAAGTTTCCATAATAAAGGATAATTTAGTTCCTTCTTCTTCAGTAATATTTAATAAGAATTCAATATCTTTTGGATTGGTGATAGTTTTAGCAATACGTTTTGCCATAGTATACCTCCTTATTATTACAATGTAGAACCTATATAAGCATATACCGGAAACATTAGATTAATATAAATTAACGCATATAAGGAGGCTCTTATGGCTACGTTTAATAAAGAGAATATGATTACTCTCAAAGAACTAGCTCCTAGTTTAGTAGAGATCATTACAAGTAAAGCAGCCCAAAAAGATTTGACTGCTCATATTAACAACCAAGATATGCATATCACTCCTAGTGAACGAACTAAATGGAATGCATCTCTTGACGATTCTAAATCTTATACTGATAGTAAGTTAGCTGATGTACTTGGTCCTATCAAAGACCAAATCGGCGGTGACTTAAATAACTTAACAACTTTGCTTGCTAAGAAATTAGATAAAACTACATTTGATTCTTTCCGTGGAACTCTTGCTCGTGTAGCAACTTCTGGTTCTTATAATGACTTGAAAGATCAACCATCTGGTTTGTCTTATTCTGATACAGCAAATAAAGCTTTACGTGCTGACCGTGCAGGTCATGCTGATGAAGCTGATCATGCAACTCGTGCAGATGAAGCAACACATGCTTTGACTGCAGATAATGCATTACGGGTAAATGGCATTCGTGTAACTATCGATGCTTCTTATCCTTCTAATCCAGAAAATAATAAAGAATTATTCTTCCACACTGGCGAAAAAATGTGGTACTGCTATTGTAACAATGCTTGGCAAATGACAGGCTCTGCAATCAGATAGAAAAATATACAGGGCTCAATACATTTCAATATGTATTGAGCTCTTATTTTTTCTATATAGGAGATTTATTTTAATGAAAAATTTTGAAGAAATTTACAGTGAATTAAACTCTGTTACAATGATCATTACAAATCGTTGTAACTTAGCTTGTGATTACTGCTTTGAAAGATCAAAGGGTAATAAAGATATGACTGTCGAAACTGCAATCGAGATTGTAGATAAGACATACAATAAACTTCCAACTCCAAGCGGAAGATTTACATATAATTTATTTGGTGGCGAACCAATGGTAAACTGGCCTGTAGTTAAAGCAATTCTTGATCATATTGATGAAAAGAATTACAATGCTCAGGTTGGTATTACAACAAACATGACTCATCTTACTGATGAAATGCTTGATTATATTGATGATAATGATGTATTTATTTTAGCATCTATTGATGGTATTAAAGAAGTACATGATGCTCATCGTGTAGATCATGCCGGTAATGGGTCTTTTGATACCGCAATCGGAAATATCAAGAAAATGATTGACCGAGGACTAGCTCATTTAGTTGAAGCTAGAATGACTATAACTCCTGAGAGCGCAAAATATATGTACGATGGAGTTAAAATGCTTTTAGATCTAGGTGTAAATAATATTTGCCCTATTGCAGCATCTGACTTAGAGTGGGATGCTCAATCTTTAAAAGAATATGAAGAAAACTATGAAAAGGTTTTAAACCTCTACGTAGATATTCTTAATGATAAAGACAATATTAGAAATATCAATATCAAACACGTTGATGATATCATCGGTACTGCATTAGAACCAGAAACTACTGATACAAAGATGTGTCATATTGGTAATAAATATTGGTTATGTGTAGACTGGGACATGAATATTTATCCTTGTCACAATTTCCCAACTACTGATTTAGATTTCTTAAAAGAAATGAAGATTGGTAATATTAGAACTGGAGTAGATGAAACTAAAGTTTCTGATAATGCACTCCAAGCTAAATTCGAATTAGATCGTTGTAATGGTTGTGAAGCTAAACTTATTTGTAAGTCTGGCTGTCCATTCCAAAATCTAACTGAAAATAAAGATTTCTATACTCCAACTATTGGATATTGTAATCTTCAAAAAGTTCTAATTAGAACTGCATTGAAATTTAGAGATAAGTTATTGACCGCAGAGAATATTCGTTCTCGTAAGTTAAACGTACTTATCGAAAATTTAAAATTAAAGAAATATTTCGATACTGAAATTAAAGATGGTGAGGTTACAGACTTCTCCTTTAGATTGAAATTAGATAGATTCTTAGAATTATATAATAATTTGAATTTCAAAGGAAATGTAATCCCTAGCTTTAACCAATATTTTTCCTCTCAATTAGCTACATTAATGGTTATTCTAATGGCTATTAATGGCAAACGAATTCAAATTGAGGGAGATGAGGAGGAAGTAAATAATGGCTAGACGTGCTAAATGGGAATACGCCGATCCCCAATTAGACAACTATACTGATAAGAAAGTTAATAGAAACTTCTTTAATCAGATTGATTATATGATTGATGTAATCAAATATCAATGTGCTGAAATGGATGATATCCTTCACGTTGCATCTAATCCAGATGAGCATACTGATCGCTATTATCAAAAGAAGAATCCTCAAAATACTTCTTTCTATGACGCTAGAAAAAGTACTTTTGATGAACTATCTAGAGATGGTGATAAGTTAAGTCTTAATGGATTTAATAAACTTATTGAAATTAACTGGGGTCTTCTTAATAACGTCCATAATATTATGGGCAATCCAGATGCTGGATTAAAAGATTTGCCTAAGTTTAATGAAAATGAAAAATTAACCATGGAAAAATTCAATATTATTTTAGAGAATATTAGAAAGACCAATACTTATCTAAATAATAATTGGGGTAAATATTTCGATGGTTCTGGATATTGTGTAATGTCTTGTCAAGTTGCATGCCAAGCAGCATGCCAATTGGCTTGTCAATCTTGCCAATATAATACATGCCATAATCAAAACTGTGGGGGATGGTCGTAAATGAAAATATATATCTTAGATGAAGTATTTGACTTTGCTAAGAAGATTGGTATCGTTACCAAAATAAATGACTTAGCTAAGAAAAAATATAATCCATCCACTATTCAATCAGATCTCCAATCTTATTATGATATCATGAATTCTAAAGAATATCTTGATCTCATGAGTGAATTGGAAACTAAGCTTAAAGCTGATGATATGTATTTATATAATCTATTCACTTATACTAAAATACAATCTTTCGATATTGTAGCAGAATTGTTAAATACTGTTAAGAATCTTCGTGATAGATTTGTATTATTAGAAAAGAATATTTCATATAAATTATCTAGTGCATATGAATATGAAATCCTAATCTCTTTATTCTGTGCAATGTATGAAGAAGTTGCAGAAGATGTAAGAGCTGGACTTCCTAAATATATTCATTTAGCTTATTATAACTTCGTAAGTATTAAATTCTGCACAACTCAATTATCTACTGCTGGTGATTTGGATATGTTTGATGAATATGAAAAATTCATGCAAACTAAATTCGATGCTATCAATAAATATATTAATGATAAAGATACATTACGTAATCTACGATTAGAATTACGTTGTGCGGCTTTGCAATATCTTATTCCTAGAATGGATAGAGATGTTAAATATAAAACTTTAGCAAAGATTGAAAAACTTATTGACCCAGCTACTTTAGATTTCGATAATAAAGAAAACTCTATTGGTGTAATTTGGACTATGGAACGTCTATATGAATTATACTTCGATCTTTCTGATTATAAGAACTTCTTTAAATGGGTTTATAAGCAATATCAATATATTGATAACGCATTATTTGATAAAGAAAAATTCTTTGATGGATTGAGATATTATAATAAGAATAATATCACTGGATTTATTATCTCTATGAGACGATTCTATTATATCCAAAATCTATATCCAATCTTCAATATGGAATTTAGAAACGTAATTCAATCTGATGAAGATTTTATTACTAATCCAAACTTAGAATATACTCTATATGATACTTATGCTAATAAATTATTATTAGATAAATTTAAGAATTATGTAGATACTTGGTTTGCTAACTCTAAAGCTAAGCTAGATGATTTAGCTAAAAATGAATCTATGCTTAAGCGTTGTAAACGTATAATTGTAGATGGTGTAGATGAAGCAACTGCAATCAAAGAAACAGAAGATAAAAATAAAGCTGCTGCCACTGCAGATTATGATTCTACTGAGCACCCAGAAAATACAAATACTGCAACCCCTGGTACATTTACAGAAGAAAATCATACATCCACTGGGGATACATCTGGAAGTCCAGTTGTACCTAAATTACCAGATGGATTTAACTTAGATCATACAGAATTGAATAAATTAAGTGAAACTGCTGAATCTGGAACTCCTGCAGCTAATACAGAAGCTACCCCAGATTTAAATCCAGTTCCTAAAGATCATCCAATTGCTACTGATGATTTAAGTGAAGAAGAATTAGCTGCATTAAATAAAAGTGAAGATGAATAATGTATAAAGAAATTTATCTAATGCTAACCGAGGCATGTCCTAATCGGTGTGAATATTGTTATATCAAAGGCAGAGATAATCCTGCCACTATGACATTTGATCAGATAGATAAAATTATTCAAGAAGAAAAGCCATCAAGGATATTATTCTTTGGTGGCGAACCTCTTCTTTGTTTAGATCTAATTGAAAAGACTATGGAGAAATACTATGGCAAACTAAAGTTCCAAATTGTAACTTCAACTGTAGTAAACTTCAAAGAATTTATTGATCTAAATGAAAAATATCCTATGAATGAAATCCAACTCTCTTGGGATGGATTCGCGGATAAAAATCGTGTTGATACCTGTGGTAAATCTATTGCATCTAATGTATATGAAAATATTTGGTATGCTATAGATAGAGGGTTGAAATTCGATATCAAATGTGTTATAGGGAATGAAAACGTACACCTAATGGAAGAGATTCATAAACAATTCTTGGAATTCCAAAAATATGGAGTTTCTGGAGAATTCGTTGTTGCTCATCGTTCATTATATACAGGTAATTTCCTAGAAACTTTTAGAGAGCAATATATTAAGACCTTTACATTGGATAAAATGTATATGGATCATCTTAATAGAATTATTGCTGTACTTCAAAATGATAATTACTTTGGTTCTTGTGATGCTGGTAAGTACAAGGTTATAACCCCAAGTGGATGGCAATCTTATTGTACTGCATTATCTCAAGAAGAAACAAAGTTTGGTGAAGAACTTCTACAAAAACCATGTAAGAATCCTAAATGTGATGCTTGTGAATATCGTTGCATGTGTGATGGTGGTTGTAGATATGAACGATTCTTAGAATTTGGTGAAGATTGGGAATCTAACTTCTTAGAATCTACATGTATCATGATGGAAGTATACTACAAGACCATTAAACAATGGCTATCTACTTTATCTAGATCTGATAAAGAAAGATTATATGATATAATTAAACGATATAAGGCATACCAATCCGAATATCATAAGGAGATGGTTTACTGATGATTAACTACGTTCCTGAGCGTATTTACGCTAAAATAAAAGATGATCCAAGCTTTATTGAAATTGATAAGCTTGCTAAAGATAGATTTAGTAAATCTGGTACATTGCTCGATGTGGTTATGTTTGATAATAATATCAAAGAAGATGATTTCATCTATAAGCAATACAATGATACTTTATATGCGTTAGTTAAAAAGTATTGTCCAGAATACGAACTTCAAATGAAGATTACTCTTGATAATGATATGACAAAGAATGATCTTTTGTATTATTATGATCATAGATCTGAATATGATACAGAAACAGTTCTTTATATATTATCATACTTGATTAATACATCTTATCAAGATTACACATTCAATACTTATCAAAAACAATATCATGAATTATATGAAGCTCAAGATTTGAAAACAAAATATCAATTCTCTACATATATTCATTTGAAATACATCAACTCCAAAGTTGAAGATTATGCTATTAATGAAGCTCCTAAAGATGAAACTTACTTAACCAAAGTATTTGGCCTTTTGACTTCATTATATGACGAATATAAATTGATTATTAAAGATCAAGATTTGTTGAAATATGTATTCATTGAAATCTTTGATCATACTTTAACAAATGCATACAACTTCGTTGATAATGATAAACTAATCTACAAACAGCTTCCTAATATTAGCGTTCCTGAAGACATTTTAGATGGAGACTTTAAAGGAACCTCTATTAATGAACTTGGTATTCTTGATAAGAAATTTGAATTAGCATTTGCTGTTCGTAATTGGGAAGAGACTACTAAATATTATTATGAAATTTTAGAATGGATTGATAATGCTCTTTCTGAACCACAAAAACTATTCAAGACTCTTGTAATTTATGATAAAGTTATGGCTCCAAACTTCTGTGGTATTTTACGTAGATATGTAAAATTAAGCACTCAAGTATTATGTAAGAATGGTGATCCATATCTTAGAAATCTAAATCCGCAAGATCAAGAATTTATTCTAAGAAAATCTTATAGTGGTACTAAATTCTCCAATCAAGCAACTACAGATTCCTTCAATCGTTTGACTAATCATATTGATCAATGGTTTGCAAATAATGAAGTTGCTTTAACTGTTTATAAGAATTGGTACTACAATATTAGAGGAAAAGAAGATGTATTCTTGTCCTAGTTATGACATACAATCAGTAGATGATTTTAAGTTAAATACTATTGATTTACATATAAATCGTTTATGTAATATGGCATGTAAATATTGTTATCTTATTGGTGGCTTCAATACTAATAGTGATACATCTACATTTACTAGATGGAATGACTTAATTGAGATGCTCAAATATATAAATATAGATAATGATAAACTTACAATAAATTTTAGTACTGGTGAGTTATTTACCAGTACTAGAATGCCAACTTTATATAATGCTATCAAAAAGATAGATAAGATTAATAGATATAGAGCTATTGATATTGAATACAGATGCTTCTCTAATGGTACATCATATGATAATATAAAAGATTTTATGAACAAGATGTTTGGTAGAAATATCACATTGAGTATTTCATATGATGGAGAGAATTCATCTAGACTATATAAAAATGATTCTGATTCTACTTTAGAAACTTTAAAATCTTTAGCTAGAATAAACTGTGCTGATGAAGTTATAGTCAGAAGTGCAGCTCATGAAAATATACGAGATCTATCCAAAACAATCATTAATCTATATAATCTAGGATATAAAAACTTAGAGTATTATTTAGTAGATGATTGGCAAGGATATAGAGATCCTGAATATATAAATCTCTTCAAAGAGGAAGTATATAAACTATTAACTTTTTTTAAAGATAAAGGTGATTGTTTATATAATATTCATAAATATAAAACCAGAGTGGCTCCGACTACATCTTGCGTGGCTGGTAAAACTCTTTCTATAGATACAAATGGCAGAATATCAGTATGCTCTACTTCACTAAACCCTAAGCTTGGATTAGACGATATTTCTGTAGATATAACTGAATGGAGAAGAATTCCAGAAATCTTTAAGAAGTTTAAAAATATTACATTAGATAGATCTAATTTAGACTGTGCTACTTGTAATAATATTCTTTGTGAAGATTGTTGTTCCCATAAAGCTATATCTAAAAATTACCAAGATAGACTATATCAGCAATGTAATATTAGACATGCTGAACTCGAAGTTTATAAATCAATATTTGGTTAATAACTTAATGGTAATACTCTTTATGAGTATTACCATTATATTTTCTATGGAGGTATCAAATGTTTGAACGATTTGATGCTATAGTATATAAAGTATCCGAGTATTGTAATTTAGATTGTGTTTATTGTTTCCAAAAGCATGATGTTAAAGAACGTACTCGAGGATTTACATATTTTGATGAATTAATAAAGTTACTTATAACTTTACCATTAGCAGATGACTTTGAAATTAAAGTCACTGGTGGTGAGTCTAGTCTTCATTGTGATAAGATTAGACAAGATTATAAAAAATTTAAAAAGATTGAACGATATAAAGAAACTAATATCCAAATGACTACAATATCAAATGGATCTAATATAAATGGTTTAATAGATTTATGGAATGATGGAATATTAAATCCTTGGGGTTGTAAGATATCCTGGGATGGTATATATAGTGCATCTAAATCTCGTAAACCGAAGAATATTAAAGTATTTGATGATGATTACTTCAATAGAACTATAACTACTTTAGGTAAATCTGACTATAACGATAAGGTGCTTGTTAGGACAGCATGTACACCTGACACGATAGATAATTTATATGATGCATATAAGTTTGCTTTAGATAATGGGTGTTATAAATGGGAATACTATCCACTATCAGATTGCGATTATTATAAAGACCTAGATTTTCTTAAAAAATTTGAAGAGCAATTATATTATATTTTCGAAGAGAATGCTTTAGAGGAAAATAGAGATAAAATAGTTGCAAATGTAGACACAATGTTGTATACTAATAATATGACAGAGAAAGAAAGATTAAGATCTATTAGCTGTAGACATCTTGGTCATTTCTTACATGTCGGCATTGATGGTTCTCTTTATCCGTGTGGATACTTTTCTGATGATGCATTCTATTCTAATCAGACTTTAAAAATAGGAGATGTATTTACCGGATTATATCCTGAAGTGATAGATAAATTCACTAAAGAATATAATCAAACTCCAATGTGTAGTGTAGCAGAAGAAGATGGATGTAAATGCTTCCACTGCTTTGAATGTCCAGCTGTAAGCAAATTCTATAAGAATAATTTACAGAATAAAATGAGACAACAATGTGCAATGCGACACATAGAAAAGAAAGTCTTTGAAGATGTATATAAAAATTATGTCTTTGATGAAGATCAAATTAAACGGAATTTTACGTACGCAGAAAACTGGAACACATGATTGAGAGCCAAAGTGTATGAGAAGTTTTTATTTTTTATACAAAGGAGATCTCATAAGAATGAGTACGGAAACTATCGTCAAGAGACGACAGCTTAGGAAAAAATTTTTCCTTTTATTTCCTGCGGCAATTCCTGTTGTATACGTTTTAAAAGGAATTAATTTCATTCTTAAGTTAGTTTTGAAAAAGAAGTAAATTCTTCAAACTATGGTTATATTCCCAGTAGGTGTTAATCATCTACTGGGGTATAAACATCTCGATAATGAGGTATTTATAATGAAATTTAAACATTTATATCCTGAATGTAATAATGCAATTCTAATTACAACTGATATGTGTAATTTATCTTGCAAGTATTGCTTCGAGAGTAATAAATCTAATAATATAATGACTCCTGAAACAGCTTTGGGAATCATTAAGAAAATATATAGAGATACTGGTGATCCTGAATATCCATTTAAAGTATCCTTCTTTGGAGGAGAACCTTTAATTGGTTGGGATGCCATGAAAACAATTTATGATTATTTGAATGAAAATAATCTACCATATAAAACTGGAGCAACTAGTAATTTAACTTTATTGACTGATGAAGTTATAGAGTATTGGAAGAATGCTGATACCTTTATAACCGCATCAATAGATGGCAATAAGATTACCCATGATAAAAATCGTAGTAATTCATTTGATAAAGTTTCAGAAGCATTAGATAAATTGAATGCTAATAATATTCCATTTGAAGCTAGAATGACTATATCATTTGATGATATGTATAATTTATTCGAAAATGTAAAATTTATTCATCAGAGATTTAATGCTAAACGTATAATACCACAATTAGATACTAATATTTTACATATATTAAAATATCTTGATCTAGAAGCTCAGTGGTATAAGATAGCTGATTATTATTTAGAGAATTTAAATACCGATACAGAATTTAATTTTGGTGGAGTATTAAGTAGATTCTTAGATTTAGATTTAACTAGACATGATGAGTGTACAAAGTGTTGCTACTTTGGATCTAATACATCAGTAGTAATTAATTGGAATGGTGACATTGTATCATGCCCAGATTCATATTTTACCGAAACAGATTGGAATATGAATTATGGTAATATCTTAGAAGACAATTTAAATCCTGAACCAAAATATGATTGCATAAAATATCAATTAGAAGCTAAGTATGCAAGAAAATGTGATTTTTGTCGCTGTAAAGGTAATATTTGTAATGGTGAGTGCTATCTACATATGATAGCAGATGAACGTACTGAATTTGGTCAGAAAAATGCATTCTGTCAGATGAATGAAATATATTATGACGTAGTTAAATATATCCAGAATGCCCTTAAATAAAGGAATTAGCCCATAGGCGATCATAGCCTATGGGCATAACATTTCAGTAATTAAATAGCGTGAAAGGAGTTAAATATGCCTGATCGTGGTAAATATAAATATAATGATCCTCCTTATGTAACTGAAGGAGTTAAGATCGGAGATGAATTTGCAACTCAAGCTAATAATCTCGTAGATGTAATATATAAATTAAAAAATGAGCTTAATGATATCAATCATGTTTGGGAAAATCCTGATGAGCATTATGATAGATATTATCAAGAAAAGCATATCGATGGCGATAATAGAAATTGGCATAATGATACAAAGAATAGAACTGTAACTCCTTCTAAACGAGGTCAGAAGTTGACAGTTGATAATATGAATGTATTAGTATTATATGCTAATAAAATTAAGGAAAGTCTTGGACATCTTCCTGCTAACTTATATACAGATATACCAGAATTGACTTATGGTAGTAAAGCTAGTATTGAAACTTTCAAATTAATTGAAAATAATATCAATACTATTAGTAAGCATCTTAATAAAATATGGAATCAATCTTTTGATACTAATGGTTATTGTATTAAACCATGCCAAGTTGGTTGTCAAATAGGTTGTGAAATTGCAGCTCAAGCTCCTGATATGAATGGTGCTAATATTTATCCTCCTAATATAGGTATTGAAGGATTCTATTATGCATGGCCTGGCAGATATTATTCTTCTAGACCAGATCCTGATCCTAAAGGATTTATGAAAATAGTTCGTGTAAACTCGCCTTTAGAACAAGAGAGTCTTTATCGTAGCGGTAGAGTTTTTGATCCATATTCTGGGCTACCATATACTCATATATTTGGTGTAGTTAGTGAAGAATTAGAAAGACGTATTAATAATTATAATTGGGAAAGATACCAATATAATCTTGCTCAAAAGAACTCCAATAAATGGCCTAAATATTATAAGCCTTATTATTCATCTAGATGGCTTACTTATGTACTACCAGTAGATATAAATAACTGGTTAGAACCTACTAAAGTAATAGAGCATCTAGAAGTTGATAGAAATGGTGCTCATAATTATTATAGAAATATGCCTAAGCATATTCAATCAGATAATAACTATGATAAATATGTATTTGTAGATTACGATACAGATTATCTAATAGATTCAGATGAACCACAATATCAAAGATATAAAAAGGATTATTATTTATACGTTAAATATCCTAAGAAAAATGGTACGTATAAATACCCAGTACGGAAAAGTTATGACGACTGTGGTGGGTGTGAAAATAAATAGAGGTTATATAAATGGCAAAATTAAGAGACACGAATGTCAGAGACCGCTTAGAGGTTGTTGGTAGTATAACCTCTGGTGGCAAAGAAGTTTCTAAAGCTGGTCACTCTCATAGTTTATCAGAATTATCTGGTATTAATGAAGCAGTAATCGAGCTAATGAAGAAAAATACTGCATACAATTCTGAAAGATTAAATGGATTAACCTCCGATGAATATCTAAAGAGTAAAGGATATCAAGAGCTTATCGTATTAGCCGATATGGAATATCCTAATATTAAAAATTTATCAATGATTCTAAATAATAAGAATACATTTAGTATATCTGCTATTAAGTTAGAATTATTGATTAACTATTGCCCAGTAAATATGACACTATATCTAACTGCTGATCGTGGAGCTACATATGTAGATCAAGCTGATAGCTATGTATCTAGTAAACTAATTGGCTTTAGATTTAAAGTTCAAAATACCGGAGACAAATTCAGTCTTTCTATAAATAATATTGATGTATTTACTGCTAAGATTGTAAAATTCTCAGTAATCAATAAAACTTCTACAGGTATTAATATCCCTGATGTAACACAATTAAAGACTAATTTAGTTGTATCTACTCCTGCAGGATTTAATGAATCTGAAGGAGAACTTATTAGAATTAGACCAATAATGAATTATAACTCTATTTCCATTAATGGAATGAATAAATCTTTCATTGCTACTAATTTTAATATGAAACGATTCTATGGTAATTCTAATGCATCTACTTTTGCATATTATCCAGTATTGACAGACTGCATTTGTATTGGTGATAAAACTGGCAATGTGAAAGTATTTGATTTAAGAAATAAAACAGCAATTAAAGTATACGATCTAAGTAATGGATCTATTAACTTTAGATTTACTGATGTAAATAGTAAAGATTTTGATTCTGCTACAAATTTATTGATCGATGCTGGTTCGGTATTTAATGGTCAATATAATATATTAGCATTAGGTAATACAGAAAACAACTTCTTTTACCCATATGGATGTATTGACCGCTTAGATGATGGAACTAGAAGTCTTACATTTAATAATGTAACTGATATTCCAGATTGGGTATATGCAATTAGAGATCATTATCGTTCTCTTCTCGGTCTATCCCCATTAGTTAAATTAACTGGTAAAATTAATGGAGTTGCATATAATGGTACATCTGATATTGAAGTGCCAGCGGCTAAATTAAAAACTCCAGTAAATATTAACGGTGTTAAATTTGATGGTACTAGAGATATTACTATTACTGCTAGAGCAAATGGCGGTAATGCCGATTCTCTTGGTAATTTAAACGCAAGTCAATTCGTTAAATTAACTGACGTTGGTAATGCTGCTAATAAGATAGTAAAATATAATGAAAAAGGTCAATTAGAATGGCCTAATGGATATAAAGAATACTTTGAATAAAAATTAAAGATAGTACTATCTCGTATAGTACTATCTTTTTTAATATTTTAATGGAGACTTAATATGGCAAAGCTTAATATAAAACGTGTTATAGAAAGTCCTGATGGAAATAAAGAATATCTGACTTTATATACTACTTTAGAAGAAGTAAATGGTCTCGGTAAAGCATTTGAAATACCTAATATTGGAAAAGCATATTATGGTATTGGCGAAGTTACAGATCCTCAAGCTTCGGCTAAAAAAAGATTTAATATTAATGGTACGGTTATGGCCGCACTTAAAGAGGTTACTACTAGATATTATAGTAAATACTTCTTATGTGATATTGGTGATAACGATATCGTATTACCTCCAGATGCTATCAATGTGGAATATACATTGATTGGTGCTGGATCTGGTATGGCAATATTTAATAATCATATTTATTATAGTGAAAATGATGCTAAAATAAATGCCACTGATTATAATAAATTTGTAAAAGATATCAATAAGATTTATCCTAATGGTGTTAATGGTGGATCAATTTTATCTGGTTCTGCAACTAAATTATCAGTAGTAAATGCTGATGACTCTGTAAAAGAAGTTGCCACTGCTAAAGGTGGAATATTAGAGATATATTCCGCTAATCTATCTACTCCAACATCTAAAACTACTAATAATTTATTATTTGATTCTAATAAAGTAAATTTCGATAAAGAAGTTTTAGAATTTAAAAATACTGCTAATTCTAATTATCGACCTGGTATTATTAATAAACTTATTGGTCATACTGTTAGTAGAAATAATTCAGTATCTGAAGATACAAGTAAAGAACTTCCTATAAATATAGGCAACGAATACGAATCCCTAATTAAGAATAGATTGGGAATCACTGATAAAGATATAAATTATTTTATACCTTTACGTACAAATAAAGGCTGTACTGTTTACAACAAAATGGGGCCGTATTTAAAAACTCTCTTAAGCTATAGTAAATCAGAAAATACTGATCAAAAATCTATTCTTTCCGCTATCGGCACAAACTCTGCAAACTATTTTAAAGGGTTAATAAGTAATGAGACTATATTCCCAGGTAAATTTTTATCTAAGCATACAAGTGGATTTAAATTAAGTAATGATGATATTGGTCAAATCCCTCAATTACCAAAATCAATAAATTCCAATTATACTGAAAATTATACATTTAATGAATTTGGGTTAAATGCAGATAATGAATCTGAATTCTTCAATAAATTATTCACAAACTCAGTAGATACTGCATCATTAAAAGGTAATGAGATTTACTATTATAGTGATAATTCTGATGTGATTTCTAAGCTTAAAGTATTAGCTAAAACAAATATAAATACAAATCCAAGAACTGATGGATTTATAGATCTATTTTATAAGAATATTTCTAAGCGTGCTTTTAATAATGATGCTATTGGTAGAAAACGCATTAAATTTAACGGAATCACTACAAATAATAATACTCTTAGCAAATATTTCGATCAAGATACTTTAAAATGTGATTTTACAGTAGGTAGTAATCTTAAATTAGATTACTCTTTCTATTTTGGTCAACTTCAAACTTTGTTCAATGAAACAAATGACAAATATGATTTCACAAATGATGATACTTTCTATAAATTCAATCCATTTAGTGCTGGTTGTATTACTGGCACTCCATCTGAAGTTGTAAAAGGTATAGTCAATGTAAAAGGATGTAAAGCTATACGTCTAAGTATTGGCGAACATGGTAAAATTTATAATAATAAAGTAGGGCTGGATGCTAACGATTATTTTAAAGATATTGAATCCAACGGGTTTGCTATTATTAAAATTAATTTCACATCAAATGCATTATACACTGCAAGCGATGATCAATATTTAAATAATCTTAAATATAGTTTAAATAATACATATAATTCGTATGCCGCTATATCTAAAGATAAATTACCTTTCTATGATTCAATTAACAGCCAAATTTGCCGTGAAGTCATATCTGGTAACAAATCTAAGATGTCTCCGAAATATACGACCGCTCAAATATTAAATAGGACAAATGGTAATGCAATAAAGATAAATAGATTTAATCCTATAATAGCGGACACATCAGAAGATGCAATTTTCTCCAATTTTTATCCGACAGAAAGTAGCTTCTTATTGGATTTAAATAATGATATTATATATCCTTCTATGATATATAATCTTCATGATATAACTCCAGTTAGATATAATCCTCTATATACTAAATATATATCATTATCAGCTTTTTATAATTCGAATCCTATTAATAATTTTAATAATTTTATTAGAATTATGGAAAGTGATTCTGCTAAATACTTATACTCTTTAAGTAATATTAGCGATTATAATATCCAATACTCATCCTCAAATCTAATAAGAAATAATGATTTATTCTATATTAATTTTAATAAATCTAAGAATTTAAGATCTATATATAATATTAAGAGTAAATCTAAATTAACAGTATTAGATTTACGTAGCATAAATGGCGATCTAAATTTAAACAATATTACTCCAGATGGTGATATAAAAGTTTTATTTAATCATCAGGCTACGTTAGATTTATCTAATTTCCTTAAAGATTTTAAGGGTAATTTTATTGCAGACCCTGCTATTCCAGAAACTTGTATCTCAAACTCTATAAGTAATACAGGTGCATTGTCTACTGCATTTAATAATGCTCAAAATATTAAAGATTTAAGCATGCACGAAATTAGGAATGATAGAAATTATAAAAATCTAGCATTCAATAATGTTTATGCTAACTGCTTAAATCTAACCCATACTACTAAGAATTTTACCAAATTAGTAGAAAATTCTACAGATAGTACTAATTTTTCTATGCTATTCTATTCATGCAAGAAATTAGATCCTGAAGATATGGGAATAGATTTCAGTAAGCATACTGGTAATTTAAATACTTATGCAATGTATTATGATACCAAAATGCCAGTAATAAATGATACTATTGATTATAGTAATCTTGCAAATGGTTCATTAATGTATGCTAAAACTACATTAAATCATCCTCTCAATAATGAAAAAGTAGCAAGATTCTACTTTACTGATAAAATGGCATCGATCTTTAGTGAAACTACATTTAATGATATTAATTTTACACAAAAATTAGTAAGTAAATATAATACATTTGCTACCGATACAAATGTGAAAAATCTAAATGTATTTAAGAATGCAATATTCCCTAGTGATCAAGAAAATAACCCAGATTTAGTTTATAAGCTACGCGGTAAATATAATAATCATGGTAAAATTAATACAGATGCAAAATTAGATTTTGAATATAGTGAACCTATCACTGATATTACAAATGATGATATGGGTATGAAAGATATGACTATGGGTTATAATTTGAAATTGCTCCAATCAAATAAGTTCATTGATAGTGTAACAAAAGTAACTGCATCATCAATTTCCCCAATGGTCAAATCTAATATATTTAATATGAAATTTAATAGATTGATACCAGGTCCTCGTACAGTCGATACAGAAACAAACGTTAGATTTATTCTTTCAGAAAAAGCTACAGATGTTAAACTTTTAGGACCACTAGTGCCAGGATTTGAAGATAAATATCATGCTGAAGTTTATGGTATTAATAAGAATTTTGAATTAACGTCAAATTCTACATATGAAAATATTGTAAATACTCTAAGTAACGTTTATGGTGCGGCATGCTCTTGTATGTATAATCCAAATGAGTATCAAAAAAATAATGTCGGCTTATATCTTTCTGATGGACCAGATAATTATCATACAATTCATGATAGTGTAATTTATTATGATAGACAATATCCAGTTAATATAAAAATATTTTATCAGCAATATAAAGATGATCAAGGTACCCCAGCTAATAATGCCGAACTTAAAAAGGAAATTGCTAATATAGATAATGTAAAATTTATATCTACGTTTACAGTTGCCGATAATATAAACAAAAATATAACGTCTATTTTTATCGTTAACAACAACGATGAACAGGAACGTATTGATTTTGACAATTTTACAAGTAAAGGAAAGAAAATCCTTATAGTAATTTCTAATGGTCAAAATAAAATTGTAATAACTCTTTATAGGGTGAATACTACTAAATACGTAGTATTGTATGATGAAAAATGTAAGCTTAAATGGGCCCCTGTATACTCACATTATGATATTTCATTCTACCCAAATCGGGATTATACTGATGAATCTTTAAAATCTAAACCTAGAACTACACCAGTTCTTACTAATGAATGCACTATAACATTTAATACTAATTCACTAGATAGAAATGCTTTAGGTGAATTACAAGAATATATTAAGTGCGTGAATTATCGTAGATCTAAACCAGTCCATGCTATAATCAAAATTAGAGACAAGGCTAACTGGAATAATATACTACTAACTCAAACAATTTAAGGAGAATCTTATGAGAAAATATGCACAACTTTTTCATGGAGAAGTAATTTATATTATTGATTCATTTGCATCTTTAAGTGATTTAAGAGAACACTTTTCTCAAGATACAGTATGGCTTGATGTAACTGACGTGGAAGATATCGAAGTTGGCTATATTCAAGTTGTAGATAGAGATGGGCGAATTACATTTAGACGTAGCATTGATAATGATTTTGATTCATTAGATGAATCTGAAAAAATTAATGCAATGATTTATGCGGCTAAAGTAAGACGAGATAAATATCTTGATGAGCTAGCTCAAGCTAAAAGATATTTAGATGCACGTGATTGTTTTGATTACGATTATGGCATCTATTCAGATGGCCATAAGCTAAAGGATCTTAAGTTTAAATTAGATCAATTTATCTTAGAGCGAGTTCCTAGTTTAATATCTTTAGATGCTGCTAGAGACCTAGATTTTGAATCTGAAGCTAAAAGATTAGAATTTGAATGGTAAGAAAGAAATACCCCATAGGAGTTGAACTCCTATGGGGATATTTTTTATTAATATATCTAGAATAAATAAACTCCTTTTGGGTTATATAACATTATTGTGATTCATATATCTTATATTTATTTTAAGGAGGAAAAGTATATGAAAATTTTTAGCGTATGTGCAAGAGTAGACTACAATGGTCAAGATGTTATCGACTTAGGTTTATTTAAGTCCTCTAATGCTGCGTTATTAGCGATGAAAACATTTATTGATAATCATGTTAGATCTGCTAGTAAAATTAGTATAGAGCTATTTACCTTTAGTGATAACACTTTGAACGATGATGCTAGTCTTACATATACGACTACTGATCTTATGTATAATCCTAGTACTAAGAAGTATGATGATCTAAATCCAGTATTATTTGTATGATACTGGTAGGAGGGAGATTAACTTCTCCCTCCTTTTATTTTTTTTGTAAAAATACCACCCATAGGAGTTGAACTCCTATGGGGATATTTTTTATTAGTATTTCATCATTGGATAGAGATTGATGTGATCTGGATGAATATGTGGATCATTTGAGCTATATACACTAGAAGAGTTAGAAGCATCAAATTTTAATAACTTACCAAAGTATTGTTTACCGAAAGTTTCCATATTTGCACCAGTATTTGTTGGATCACTATCTTTAACAAATGCACCAGAAGCATACTCGATACCGATCTGTCCACCAATACGAATAGCCATTTCACCAGTAATTTTAGGAGCACTAGATGTAACAAAATTACCAATATCTGGAGCATCAACATCTGCTTTTAGATATACATATGTATAATTTGGCAAGAAGAATTTATCAGTACCAGATTTTCTAAATAGACCTTTTTTGTTTATATCAGTAGTCCAAAGACTATTCTTTTCTACAAATTCATAAAGTCTAGGATATCTAGAAATAGAAACTTCTGCACCATTAGCTAATACATAACCATCTGGTTTATAAGGTAATAATACAAGTTCTCCAATAAGATGATTATCATCTTTATCAAAATATTGTACTGTAGAATTACCTTCTAGATTAATAATAGCACCTATAATATTGCTGTTATTTTTCAATGTAGTGGCATTATTATTATTTACAAAAACTGCATTATTAGATACAACTTGGTATGCTTTTCCTTCATAGATGAATTTTTCACCTTTGACAAATTTAGCATTAGTATTCCAAATTCTATATCCACTTTGCATTTCAATAGCTTTAATTAGAGTTGTAGCCATGGTTTCTACACTGCTATTAGCAGTTTGTGCAATCTGTCTAATAGATTCCATAGTTTCACTTACAGTAGAAACATTAGCTAATTCTAACCAGTCATTATTAGACTTATTATCTAAAGCAAATTTAAGAGTTTTTGTTGCTCTATTATAACCAAATTGGCCGGCAAAATTAGGAGTTCCACTTAGATTACCGCCAATATTAAAATGGTCAACAGATAGCCAATTATTTTGGCCATCAGCAATATAATATTGAACGCCGCCATATGGAGCCCAACCTGGGGCGATTTGACCTTTAGTGATACCACTCAATTTAGGTGGAGTTACATAAGGTCTAAATATAGTACTACCATTAGATGGAACTACAGTTGTATTCCAGTTAAATGGTGTATTTACTAAAATTGTACCACCACCAGATGTATTCATTACATAGTATACATTATTAGCGGTATTTGTATCGCCACCTACAGTGATATTAGAGTTAGGGCTAGTGGCCAAACCAGATCTAGCACTACCGTTTAGTGTGATATTATTACATACTACATTAGAGCCATCTGTTACTAAGATATGAGTAAATCTATCTCTTAGAACTACACTATTATTAAATGTGCATCGTTCAAATCTACCGTTAGTATTACTCATTACTATATTAGCATAGTCAGTATCAGATGCTACAGTAGGGTATACTTTAAATTGGATATTTTCAAATCCAACATATTTAGAATCTTTAATGATTAATGGTGGTAAGAATACATTACCACTACCATCACGTTTGAATTCTAAATGACTTTGAAGATTTTTAATTACAACCCCAGTTCTTGTACCGGAATCTGCAAAATCATTTAAATGATCATCACCAGTATAATCACCGGATTTGATATTAACATTTATATCACTATAGTTATTGGAGTGAACAAATCTAATTACATCACTTAAATTATTAAACGGTGTTTCCTTATCACCAGTTCTATAATTTCCAGTATATGATTGATCTAAATAGATATCTAATGCAGAACCTTGCATATTAACGCCATCACGTAATAGTTTAGAGTTATAACTAACACTATTATTTTTAGCTGTATATGTAATTTTGATATCTTCTACTTGATCGCCAAGACCGTAAATATTAGCACCAAGTTCAGATAAAGTAACTTGGTAGTTGTGACCAACTGTATTGCCACGAAGTTGTTTAGCATTTGCTGTAACTACAACATCAGTAGGACTAATTTTACGATATACTGCTGGCATTTCAGTAATACCATGATGATGAGATTTAAGTAAATCTACATTAGAAGGTACATACTTAGCTGTATTTTGCATACCTTCAGTTAAGCAATCACCTTCTAAAACTACATTACGGCCAATATAGCTAACTAATAATCCGATAGATAAATTATTATAATTATTATTAGCTTTATTACCAGTCTTATAATAATCGTAATCTGCTTGAGAATTATTATAGAAAGTTAGTTCAGCACCATTAAAAGATTGCAACCCGTTAGGAGCAACTTCGCATGGTATATTATTAGATGCGCATAAGTTATTATATTTATTATATAAACTTTGTAATACTGATTGACTAATACCATTTGGACCACTAGTAAATGCAGTTTTAGATACATCTGGAAGATATACTTTTTCTACTTTTTTACCAGTAATTAATTTTTCTAAATTACCATAATGATCGGCATGAAAATGTGTAATCAAAATAAATTTAAATTTAGTGATTTGATTTTCATCCATGCATCTTGTTATGGATTGAAATGATTGATTAGATTCACTAAAGCAATCAACTATAAACCAATTAGCATTATCAATCCCTACAATTGTGCAATCTCCTAAATCAGTTTCTGCACCATATTTAGGAAAGATAACACTTAAAGATTTTTCATCAGCTTTTTGTATTTCTTTTTTGAATGCGGTTAATTCATTTCTAAAATTATTTACAGATTCATCTAATTCTGGTCGATAAATAGTTACTTGATTATTAGAGCCTCTACTACGAGAAACTTTATAAACAACTAATTCAAATGTATCGCCTTTATCAGCAGAATAGCCTAGTAATACTATAGATTTAGAAGTTTCACTAAATTTATAGTTAATACCTTCAGTTAAGCGAATACCATCTTGGAATACTTCTAATTTATCAGTACCAGGATTGTAATTTAGTGCATCAAATTTGATGCTAGACTCACCATCAGCAGCCGCAGTATATGTATAAGTAGTACTATCGATAAGATATGGCATACCATTTGTTACATATAACCTATTAGACTTAGAGTCAAATTGTAATGATAATTCATCATTAGCTTTAATTTGACCGGCTTTTACTGGAGATGCGCCGACAAAAATTGGATAAGATACTCCACCAACCGTAATTGTAGCATTATCTGCAACGTCAGCATGGAAACGAGTTAATAGGATATTGCCATCGATTAGTTTATAATCATCAGATAAGTTAGTTCCCATATGGGAATTATCATCTTTTGTAGTACAACGAATAACGATAGCACTTCTATCCATTAAGTTAGCCATTACATCATATAGACCTTTAACCGCTGCACTTGTAGCAACTGCAGTAGTATCATTAGTCATATAGTCATTACTATACTTAACCATTCTATCGATAGGAATAGTACCTTTAGCGATATATGCACCATCAATGAAATTCATTGTTTCAAGTTTAGGAGCTTGAGTATTATAAATGAATTGGAAGTTGATAGTACGGTTAATATCTACTTCTTCTTGGAAAGTAATAGTATTATTTTCCACAGAATAACGGTTTGGATAGATTTGAACTGTACCAATATATACAAGCATAGCATTAGGATAATTAAAGTATCCTTCAAATGGTACCGGAATATTGAAAGTTTTACCTTTCTTTGTAACTACAATAGAATCAAAAGAAGAAGAAATATGAGAAATCTGTCTGACTTTAGATTCTACTGTTTCACCATCATCAGTATAAACCTGAGATGCAATTGTTAAAGGAGCAAATCGTTCTTCACCTTTAACTAAAGTTGTTGGAGTGATATTTTTATAATCACCAATAACTTTACTAATTTCTTGGGAAGCAATTACATTATTCCAGTTCTTTTCTTGAGTCCAAGTATAGAATAATTGAGTTCCCTTTACATAGTATACTTTGCCAGCACTAGCTTTATCGTTATTAGATAATTTAAATCTGTCGGCATCTGTATCTAAAGCTACAAAAGAAGAAGTTTTAAAACGAATGTCATAAGCAACGTCATAAAATGCTTCATTTGTATCATTTGTTAATATAAACTGACCTTCAGTAATAGGGACCTGAGATAGATCGGCCCGATTAGAAGGTGTAAATTTTAAAGTCGCCATCTAAATAAACCTCCAGATTAATTATCGATATTTGCGTCTTTACCTACAAAGGTAGGAGAAACGGTACAGAACCAGTTGATACCACCATCATAAGAATTAAGTCTAACTAGTTGAGCTTCGTTATTCTTACTAGGAATGATACGTTTAGGCAACTTGAGTTCAATACCATCTTTACGAGTAATATGTACATTGAATGCTTGAGCCCCAATATTATGAGGGCTAAGAATCAATATGATTTCTTGAGTTGTATCAGATACAGCTTTGATGGTAAATTGAGGTTCAGCTGTATCTAGTAGGAAGTTATATACAACACCAGGAGTGATTTCTTTAGAAACACCGCCAGCTAAATTAACTTGAGATTCTTGTCTTAAGTTATTTCTATTAGTATTAGCAGCTTCAAGAGCTCTAATTTTAGGCAATGGATCTTCAGCAGATAATAATCCATTTACTTTAGATTGTAATTGAGCGAAGCTATTAGTTAATGTATTTGTAGTTTGTTCAACTTTTAATACATTTTGTGTTAAGTTAGGAATAGCTTCCAATGCAGTAAGTCTTGTTTTATAAGATGTTAAAGTATCACCAATATTCAAGTTATCATATGCATCAATACGTGCTCCTAAAGCGTCACGAGCTTGAGTATTAGTAGTATTATATCTCTTTAATTCTTCTATTTCACTATTAACCAATCTAGTTCTAGTTTCAATACCATCAGAAATGGTTGAAACTTTTTGTTTCAATTCATTAATAGTGGCAGTATTGTCACCAGCTTGCTCTAAGGTGGATACTTTTTGTTGTAGAATACTAATCTGAGGTCCATAATCTGTCTTAGCTTCAATTTTATCAACCTTACCTTCAACAGTTTTAACTCTAGCAGTTAAGTCTTCTTTTGCTTCTAAAGCAACAAGACGTTTCTTAGCATCATCGATACCAGTTGTAACAGCCTTTACGTTATTAATTGCAGACTCAATCTTACCATTAAGCCCATCAGCTGTTGTTTGAGCACGAGTAGCAGTTTCTTTTGCAGTATCAACATCTCTTCGTAAAATAGGAAGATCTGCATATTGGTCTGCCGTTATTTTAATCTTAGCTACATCATCTTGAAGTTTCTTAAATTTCTCTGCATCTGGAGGTGCAGTTTCTTCTAAGTGACGTACACGATCGACAATATCAGTATCTGTACGAGCTACCCATTTAACTACATTACCATCTTTAACTGGGTAGGTATTATTATTTGCACTTTTGAATCCATTAATTTCAATATTACCATCAAAATTAGAAATGGAATCATTATCGAATTTAATTTGAGGAACCCGATAACGTTTATTAGGTTCATCTAAAGTTTTAAGGTTAAATTCAGATAATTGTTTAATATATTCGCCTAGGTTTACAACACCTACGCCTTTGATATTGAATGTATAGTTAGATAAGTCTACATTCTTCTCTACTTCTTTTAGAATAAGTTCTGTTATATCAAAGATAACAGATTTATCTTCAGCCGAAACTACATATAGCTTGCCCTTTTTATAGTCAAATAAGATTTCTTTCTTCTCTGCCATAAAACGAGAGTTATAATCTAATGCTATAAGAGGGACACGAAGACCATTATAGTTGGAAGTTGCCATTATCGTTTACCTCCTTGAAAAGTTAGATAATTACATTAATGTTCAAAAATAGAGCTAGGACACAAAAGGCCCTAGCTCTATAGTTTTGAACTTAATTAACCATTTTTATTTATAATAGTATCACCATCATGAATAATAACTTTATCGATATCAATGATTTCATTTTCATCATCAAAGTCAATTTCAGGCAATGGTTTATTGAATACTGGTTTATCCTTTTCTAATATAGCTTCTTCTTCAGAAATTACATGAGATAAACTTGGGTCTCCAACTAATTCACTATTCTTAGGCTCTACATTTAGTTTTTCATAATTAATATGAGGGTTAGCTAAATGATCGGCATTAAGAGTATTAGCAATATACATATTCTTATTGAAGGTATTTACATCTTCTACTGCAGTAGTGAATGAAATACCGGCAGCGCCATGCAACTTCTTATTTTCATATCTAGTCATATCTAATTGAGTAGATGTAGTTTGAGGAGTTACATAGATTGTATAGCTTTCCATTGGTTTAACTTTGATATATGTAGTAACCTCTTCAGGAATAGTACTGATACTTCTGGAAGCGGATACACCATTAGCCAATAGATAGTTAAATCTTTGTCTATATGTAGTATTATTACCAGAGCTATCAATTACATATGTATCTGTAGGTTCTACAAACCCAACTTCGGTTGTACCAATAGCAAATTCCGTATGATCTGTAGCAAATAATAATTCACTACCGCCAATAACAGTATTTAACAATGTAGAATCATATTCATTAGCAATTCTATCATAGAATTTATTTACATCTAGATCTTCTATATTACCAGGCTCTGGAATTGGAGCAGTAGAGAAGTCAATGTAATTATATCCGCAGAATTGGAAGCTTGCTGAATATCTATCAATATGATTTGGATTAGCATCTGTAGGAGTGCTCTTATAACCGCTACACATTGTAAGAATAATTTCAGCTACATTATCAGGACAAGTCCAATAGAATTCCCCTGGATCAGTAAATGGCTGATTATATTCAAGTATTGTATCATCACTGTAGATTTCAGCAAAGTCTTCAATATATTCATCAGCTACTCTTGTAGTATCACCTTTATATAAAACTACTGCAGAATGTCTATCGGAATCGAAATTAATTCTATAAGGTAGATTATATTGAGGCAAATCAGTCTTGCATAAGTTATATGCAATATTTACAAATCCATTTTCAGGAACTTTGATTCTATATTTTAAACCAGGGTAAACTTTTACATTAGTAATTACTTCTTTATGATAGTAATTTGGTCTGAATCTACCACGAGTAACTTCGGTATCATTTAATCGTTTAGGAATAAATGATGGTTGGAAATTATTCTTATCTAAATCAAGATTTGTAGAATAAGGTTTATCTAATGGAATACTAGCTTTAGTTAAGTTAGTATATCCAATTACTTTTTCTACATAATCTGCGACTTGAGTTGGTAATACGTAACTAATACCACCGTATTCAATATCGGAATCTGTAAAGTATCCAAGAGTTTGCATTGCTTTAGTAATTGGTTTAATACGTCCAGCAGATGCAATTGTTTTTACATTGAGCAAAGATACACCTTTAGGGACTACAAATGTATACTTAGCAGGAGAGATATATCTATGAGTAGTTGTAGCTAATTCATAAATAGATCTATTTTTCAATGTAGTTGTATCATAAGTATAAACAAATGGTAAACCTTTATTTATACCATTACCTAAGTAATGAGTTCTGATGATATCATTAATAATAGCTTCTTGAGAAGTATCTGGAACTATATGACCTTCAAGATCTGTAATATTATTATAGATATTGAATAGTTTATTAATATCTTCATTAGAAACTTGGTTCATTATAATATCGTAATCAGAGTTAATATTTCTATAAGTATCTAATTCAGGAATAGATGGAGTGTAATCGATCAATACAGTATTAAAACGAGTTTGAACGTCACTCTTAAGTCTAATGATATTATTAGCAATATCCTTAATATTATCTCTATCAATTTTCTTACCATTGATGTATAAGAAATAGAGATTGCTATTCATAGGATGCTCTAAATCAACACGATTCAAATAAATATAACCACGTTCATTAATCAATGGATGTTGTACATCTTCTCGATCTAACGATTTATTTGATTGGTTAGCAATATAGAAATATAAGAATGATAATTGTTGACCTTTAAGAAGAGATTCATCATAATTTAATAAGTATAACTTATTATTGTCAACGTCAATATTATATCTTGTAGGATCTAAATAAGTTTGATTTGCAAATACCATTACAGAGTTACCTTGTTTGAAGTAGTTTCTATATGGTAAAGGAATATCAAATTCCATTTGATTATCTACAATAGCATCAACGTCAATAATTTCTTTTTGAATTACTACATAGTCAGAATCAATTAAAGTGAATGTAACTTGACGATCAGTAGTAGTTACAATATTATCATCAATGATAGTTAATGTATTATTCGTTTTAGAAATTGTATATTGAGATTCTCTAATAAAAGTAGAACCAACAGTAACAAGAATCTTCTTATCTAATAGCATAGAATCTGTCCAAGGAATATTGAATACTCGTTGTCCATTTTCAGAGCATACTACAGATTGTGTTTTGAAAGTAGCATATTTAGAAGTATCGGCAATCTTACCAATAGTTGCAGTCTCAGAATCAATTTCTTCAAGATATGCAAATATAAATGTAAGAACACGTCCTTCTGGAACTCTATCTTCATTACTTAAGAATCTGAAGTCATTACCATCGATTTCAAATCTACGATTATCAATATAAGTATCACCAATTACACAGAAGAACTTACTTTCTTTTCTGTTATAATCGTGGAATAATTTAGGTAATTTAAATACCATCTGACCATCTTGATCTGCACGAACTTCTTCAATAGCAGTTTTTACAGACAAGTTTTTACCAGTGATAAAGTTGAATACCAATTCTTGTCCTCTATCTAAACCTTCAGTAGTAAGTAATTCAACAGTCTTTTCTTTTTTATCAACGTAGTATTCATTGCTATTCAAGAATACACCATTCTTAATCAAGAAGAAACTATTGTCATCTTCGAAGTATTTAGTATATGGTAGAGGAATACTGAATTTAGTTTGATTAGAGATTGTAGCTCTAACTGTAACAGCAGTTGTACTTACTTTATTCTTATCGTTAGGATAAATGAATACGAATACTACTGCAGTACCCTTAGCAAGACCGGTATTAACATTTAAGAATCTGATAGTTTTGGTCTTTTCATTAATGATATATCGATTAGGGTTTACATATAGCCCACGATAAGAAACAAAAAAGAAACCATTAAATCCTTCTGGATAAGGAATTTCAAATTCTAATTGATTATCTCTTTCAGTAGTAACGAATCTAGGATCTACATTAAGTACATCTTCTTCTTCGATACCACCATAAGGATTAAGATCAATATTTTTATTGTAAATGAATACAAATGTTAATTCACGACCATAATCTACATAATCATCAGGATCAGTAAATACAATCTTACGGCCAATTACGTTATATCTAGATTGGTCTACCATAACGGAGCCTCTCATTAAGAAGAAGCTTTCTCCATTAAGTAATTGAGATCTAGATGGGTAAGGAATACTAAACATTGGTTGTTTATCTATAGTTGCTCTAACTGTAACTACATCAACTTGGTTAGAACGACCAATATCAACATAATTAAAGTCATAAGGTAAATAGAAAACATCGATTGTATCCCCAGGTTGAGCCACTCTACGGACATGGATACATACCTCAGTGGAAGTATTTTCCACTTGTGGTACAATTACCCTATACATGTCTTTTGTAAGCATTCTATTATTATGGAATACTACAAATCGTTTAGTATTAAGACAAGGAATAAAGTCACGACTAAAGAAATAACGAACTGTTGGTTTATTTACTTGGAAATGTGCATATTTGAATTGGTTTTTAGCCGCCATATAAATGGTCTTACCATAATATGCAGGATTAGTAAATGTAATTCGTTTATGATCTTTATCAACTTTATATTTAACGTCAAAGATAGTACGTTTATTGAAGTTTAGCTCTTTATAAATATGATCTTCAGTATAGTTAGCAAATACCATTAAATCATCATATTTAATTAGAGTATTTTCAATGCTATTATTATCTTCAGTACAGTTTACTTCGATAAAGTTATTATTAACTCCAGTGAAGTAAACAATTTCAAATGTATTATAGTCCGCAATCTTAGAGATTTCGGTATCAGTCAATGGAACTTCAAAGTCAGCTCCAACATAACGAATTCTATGATAGTGATCCCATAGTTCACCATCTTTATGAATCATTACATACACATCAGGACTCTTATGGAATCCACGAGGCATTCTTAATACATTATTAGAAATATTTTGCTTAAATTCAGCACCAGTGAACTGACGGCTATGAATTTTAAGACGTTTCTTGTATAAATCATTGAATAACTTAGAGTTATAACGACTTATATATCTAATACCAGAGTTTACATTATCTTCATACTCAGTATCGCCTTTATATTTGAAATCAAAGTCTCGACCTAGAGCAGTTGTATCTAGTTGAGGCATTTCATTTTCTTTTTCAGCAACCAAGTGTTTAAGAAGAGTTGTATTTTCAGGAATAGTAATATTACTTAAGTTATGGTTAGTAATATCTCTATAGAAGTATTTGATATCCAAATCATAATCAATTGGATCTCCATTATTCATAGAAATTAAGTTAAGATTCTTAACTTCTGGATCTAGATCTTTATCAAATAAAGAATTCTTCCAACATAAGAAGTTATTATTAGTTAATTTGAATTTAGAATTTACTCCTAAATCATAATTAACTAATTTACCACCATTAAGAGTTTTGATGTTACCATAAGTAACACCCATCTTTTCAGTATCTAAGCTATAAACAGTTGCACCGAATCCAGATAGTGTACCATCATCAGCGAATCGGAATAATTCTTGGTAACCACCAGGGATACGTCTGGATTCGGAATAACTCATATATGTATAAGGGAGATTTACTATAGCTACTTTTTCGATATGAAGACCATTAACATCTTCAGTCTTCATTTCATCAGCTACAATATAAGTATATTTGGAATTACGAACAACTCGGAATGAAGACCATTTAATATGATGACCATTTATGAAAAGCATAAATGGATATACTAAACCTTCATTAACAGCATCAGTCATTCGTTTATCAAAGTTAATATTTTTTCTATTAACTTTTAGAACTCTATATCGAACACCAGTTACTCGTAAGATGAAACCTTTTGTTTCATAGGTTACATATTTACGAATACCATCAGACACGTAGTAGTTTGTCTTCTTCCAAGTCAAATCTACTACTTCTGGTACTATACCTTTTTGAATACTAGAAATATTAGTTGTAGAATAATTCTTAAGTTGATCAACGTAGTTATAAACTTCGTTATCGTAACGCTTCATAGTAATTGCCTCCCGTTTCTAGAATACTTTTTACATATTCTGGAAGACCACGGTTAGTAACTTTTTCAATAGTAGATTGATTATTCAAATAGCATCCAATATAAGCATTAGTCATCATAGAAGAGAATGCAGGGAAGTATTCTAATGCAAATAAAGTGGATGGAGTATATAATTTAACCCAAGCAGCAATAACTGCTTCAGTAGTTAATTTTTGTAATTTCAATGCTTCACGAAGCATCTTAACAAAGTTATCAATATTTCTGAAGGAGTCTTTATCAATATAAGTTTCAATCAATTCAACTTCACGTTCAGAGATACGAGCAATTTGTTTTGAGAAGTCTGTATTGTTTGCATATTCATAAGTATCTTTAGCACCACCCATGATATTACGAATGAAATATTGGGAAGCTAAGAATACACAACGATTATGAATATTACTTACAGAGTTAGTTTTGAATAAGTAATTAATTACATTATTGAATAAACTTGCAAATGCATAAGACCCAGCTTTGATAGTGGAAGATTTAGAAATGATTCCACGATAGCCAGAGAAATACATTAAGTTTACAGATGCATCTAATAGATATGCAACTAATTGTTTGATATTATTGCATACATATTTATCATCTTTTTTATCAAGGATTTGAGAGCAGTCAACGTATACAACGTATTTGCCATTGCCACCTTTAACATCTTTTGCGGTAACAACACGAGTGCTACGATTTAAAGGATGTTTGCTAATATATAGTCTAATAGATTTAGATTCCATTGCAGCTACTAAGAAACCACCAACTTGGCTTTTCTTAACATCATATGCTACATCAGAGAATTCATCGGATTTTACGTCAATTAGCGTACCACCATGAATAAAGTTTAGAATGGATTTTTCATATTCATCTTTATATTGTTTAAAGATGAAAGTTTCGTTTATCAGTTTACAATTCAACTGTTGTGCCATTTAGTAAACCTCCTTAGAGTTATAAGAAATATTACTACAATGTTTAAAATATGAGTGTATACACCCCTAGGGGCTTGAAGCACCTAGGGGTTATATAACACTGGAGATTAATTATTAAAATGAAATTAAACAAAAGAAAAGAGTAAACTAACAAATAGAGCTCACAAAAATCTTAAGGTTAAGGTGAATATAGTTGGCGAAACTATATTTATTATAAAGTTCCCATGAAATTTTTATAAACAGTAGTTTTTACATTAAAATACTTTATAATGATTGAGCGAGGTATTAATAAATGTCTTACTTTAATATAAATGACGATATAATTGAGACTGGATCTTATGATCATGGCTCAAATAAAGTTCCAAGTGTAACTCAAGTATTACATCATATCCATGAGGATTATATAGCTAATTGGGCTAATTCTCTTGGATTCAAAGGTATAGGTTATAAAAAAGAATTAAATAGATATGCAACTGAAGGTACTAAAGTTCATAATGAAATCGAGAACTTCCTAAGAAATGGATCTCCAATGGTTTCTGGTGATAATATTAGTATGGGATTTGCATCATTTCTTAAATGGTTTTTAGATTCTGGTGTAAATAGTGGTAAAATGATAATTCCACTAATGTTAGAACAATCTTTCATCGGTAAATATTTCTGTGGCACTATTGATGCTGTGCTACAAATAGGAGATAAGATTCATATAGTAGATTATAAGACATCTTCTACAATCGGATATAAGTATTTTATACAGCTTGCCGCATATAAATATATGCTAGATAAAGCTGGTTTACCGTGTGATTATTTAACGGTAATACAATTAGATAAATACAAAGCAAATGCAAATCAATATTCTATCTCAATTAAAGATAATGCTGAATTGTTAGATGAACTATTTAATGCATTTGTATATACTTTAGAATCTATGGTATCCATAAATACGGTTAAAGAAATTAAAGTATCAGATTTTAAATTTAGGAGTATCAAATGAACGAGATTAATGTATCTTCTCTTGATATTATAGCAAGAATTCTTACTATATTCATATTTTCATATATTTTAGTAATAGTCATTCAAAATATAAGAAAATCAAAAAATAAAAAATATTCTGCTGATGAAAATTTAAATATAATCAGTCACTTCTTAGTCGTAGGAACTAGTATATTATCGCTATATGCATTACTTGTAATACTCTATGAAATAATAGTTAATCGTATAAGGTGATAGGTATGTCAGATGGTAATATGGACGAGGTTAGCCTCCATCTATTATTTATACAAGCTTTAACAAAGAAGACTTCATATGATAAATCTAATTTAATATATAGAACTTATTGCCGATATTTATATAAGAAGTCTATAAATGATATAATCAAATATGTAAAGAATGAAAATATTTATGATGTATTATACGGACTTCTTTCAATTCAATGGTCTCTAAAAGATGCATACTATATATCAGAAAATTCTAGAATAGATAGAACTAAGGATAATAACTTTAGTGCTATTATTATAGAGAAAGATGATAAAAAGATAAATGCCATAGTTGGACCAATCCAATATACTGCATATAATAAACATATTGAAGCTAATATAACTTATATAGATGATGAAAATAGAATGGCTTATACAATTAATAAATATTCTAAAGAAGATGATAATCCTCTAAAGAAATATATAGAGGATGAAATCAGGAATATTATAATTGAATTCATGAAGTCTTTAATTAAAAATTCTTAATATTAATATATTATAAATATGAAAGAAAGGTCTAGTGATTTAAATCACTAGACCATTATTTTTATTTATTTTAGGAGGAGTATATTATGGACAATAATTATTTTGGCAGAACTTTACGTCGCACGTTTGATATATCTGGTATAGATATTAGCGAAGCTGGAGTTAAACGATTATCTGATTCTACTGAATTTTGTTATGCGTGTTATCCAATCATTGAAGTTCTAAAAGTTCTTAAAGGACCAGACTGGATTCATCTTCTCAAGGAGATTGAATATCTGCGAGGTAAGATTACAAGAGCTTGTGGATGGTATACAGTTAATGTATATACATTTGTAGGAACGTCTGATAAACATATCGAATTCAAATTATATCCAGATCAAATAGCTTGGGTTTCTATTACATTCGCATTACGCGGAGATAATAGATTAGAAATTGTAAAATTAGATTATAATGAAGAAGCTGGCAATTTCTGTTATTTCGAAAATACACATTTGGCATTATTCATTGATGCAGTATACAGTATTTATGATACATTATTTACTGCTATAGATTATGAGGATCCATTGATCAAGTGAGGAGATTTAATATGAAATATGGTGTAAAGGAAATAAAAAATTTTAATGAATGTATTAAGAATTTATTCACTCTATCTGTTTTAGTAAGAGGAATTCTTGTTTGTAAAAAGGGCACTAGAAGTGATATCTGTAAAACCTCAAAAGGTTTAATTACGGATACTCGTATTATTATTGGTGGATCTAAAATAGCAATTCAAATTGGTAATATTAAGATTGCTGCAACTACATTGAAAACTAATGATATTAATGTAACCATTGAAAATGAAGATAAGAAATCTATGCGCGATATCAATGGTTTCATCTTAGATATCTATACAAATCTTACTAATAAATATGGCTTCTATGTACTTCCTGAATTTGAGCCACATAATACAACTAAGGTTGTATATGCTAAGACTGGTGAAATCATATTAGCCACATATACTAAACTTTGCAATAATTATGCAGATCGTGCTAAGTTTATTTATAATAGACTTACTGAAAATAAACTAACACATTTAGACCTTAGTAAAAATACTGTATCTATTGAAGAAAATAATATTCTCAGTATTGATGGAGTATCCTATTTCAATTGCGAAAAAGATCTAGCATTTACTGTTGTAGATACAGATCGCAAATTAAAATTGTTTGAACTTACTGATCTATTTCCAGATGCAAGATCCATGTCAGGAATGGTTAAAGAAGTACGTGCAACTTTAGCATAAAATTATAAGGAGATTCTAATATGAGTCTCCTTATTTTTTTTATTTTTATAGTATTTTTCACATACTCATAATACTTATTAATTTTTTTAGGAGCATAGTAAAATGAGCGATTACGTATATAATAATTTACTAAGAAATATTATCGATGAATTTAAACAAAAAGATCTTGATAATATTAAATATGAATTCTCTGAGAAAGATATTGCTAAAGCTAGAGTAGAATTATCTTTATACTGTAGAGATTTCGATGAAATCCCTGAAGAGATTCCTACAGTAGAAGATTTCTTACGTCCACAAAAAGACATTCTCCCTGTTAAACAATCTAGAGAACTTACAGAATTATATTCTTTCATTACTTTGATGAATGTAAACGATCTATTAAAACAACTAAAAGATCTCATTATTAATGAAGATAATTCTTATATAATTTGTAATACTAAAATATTAGATAATGAACGCATGATGACATGGGGATTTACTGCAAACTTCTTCTATGGATCATTTAACAATTTCAGCAATATAAAAATTAGATATGATAATCCTGGGATTATTGATAATAATACTCATGATATCCTAGTCGCTGGAGTTGTAGATTTTATTTATAGTAACGTGAAACTTGGGTTATTGTAATGGAAAATAAAGACTATAAGAGTTTAGTGATAGATACTATCAAAGAACTCAATAAAATAAAATCACTAAATAAGCCAGATGCCGCTAGAGAAGCATCTGCATTTATTGGTGAAAGATTAGATAGAGAGTTATTAATTAGTAGCTCTAATATCTTTGATTTATTTAAAGATATTATCAATCCAACTGAAGATCTATTAGATGATCTAAGAAAGACTAATTGGTATGATGAGTATGTGAAATATAATGGTTATAAGATTATTAAGTTATTAAAAGTTAAACCATTTACTGAACTAACTTATTATGAGAAGATTGCTGTCTTAACTGAATTTAAAGAATTTAATATATCGGAAGACCAAACTATTGTCAGAGATATATTCTTGAATATTCTTAAAAGCGAAGATACTAGAATATTAAAATTAGCTACAGCTAACTATATTTATCATAATGGACTATCTAAGAATATAATTAGCTTTACTGATATACCGGATTCATTAAAATACAATTCAGAAGTATTAGCTTATCTGGTCTTAATGAACTTAAGTGATTCTATCTTTATTACAGATAAGATTAAAGAAGATGAATCATTTAATAGTAGTATCGCTTATATGAGTAGACTTGTATTTAATATGCCTATAGATTTGGAATTAAATAAAAAAGAAAACTCTATACAGTAATATATATTTTAACTATATATTATTTAGGTGATATGATGATGCCTCTACTCCCTGGCATATGTCATATCTAAACCCCTATAAAGGTTTATAACTAGAGACACACAACACAAACTAAACACACACTAACAACCAAAACACACATTGAATAATAATGAAATTTTATAATACTCTCCTATAAAATAAAAAATTCATAAATTCTCTCATCTTACATGAAACTTTTCTACCATGTGTCTCTAGTGTATAAACCATTTTTTTTTATTTATTTCACGAAAGGATGGTCAACAGATATGAATGAATTGACTCCTAAACAACTTTTTAAGGATATAAGTCCTTACTTAATTGGCCTTGCAGAATTATGTAAACAAGGCAAAGAAATCAACGATGTAGTTGGAGCTAGTGTACGTAATAAATTATGTACATTTGAAGGCTCTAGTACAATCAATGATGTAGTAATATTTAAATTCGAATTTAAATATGGAAGCTGTTCAATTACAGTTTTTGATAAACAAGTTAAGTCTATTAAGTTTGAACTTAGTAGATCTTTAGACTTTATTACGTTATTAGCTCTACGTGGTGCTGTTATGATTCTCGGTGAAGGATATGATTGTGATTATTCTAAATACGAAAGTGATACCAAAGTAGGGTCTATTAGAATTAAGAACGTCGGTGGCAATGAATTCACAAAAGTTATGCCGATGTCTTTATATAATAAGAATATTATTACAGATAGACTTAGATCTATTTGTGAATATATAAAAGCTAATTCAGATAAAGCAAAAGAAGATGAAACAAACTTCGATGAATTATCTGATGATACTTTCCGCGTTGTATTTTATCGCGGTGTTAATCTAGTAAGAATAATTGATCCTTACTATGATTCTATTTCTTGTGACTTAGATGTGACAGATATTAGAATCACCTCTAGATATAATATTAGGAATTTTACATATGGAAGCGATGTATTCAATCTTCTTAAAATTGTAAAACGAATTCCTAAATCTACTAAGGAGGAAAAATAAAATGGAAATGAATTTATTTATCGGTGCAGTAATCGATATTACAAATACAAAAGCATCAAGAATTTTAAAGAAATTCTGTGAGCAATTTGGGACTATAGAATTAGTAATACAATCAAACACTCTTAGAGAAGTATATAAAACTTCTTATGAAAAGAATACTGATTCTAAGACTATTAAACATATCATTCATTTCAAATCCAATGAAGGTAATGAATTCTGCATTAGCTTCGAATTACTTAGAGGTAAGAACGAAGTTCAAGTTATGGTCGGTGGTAATGCAATTACTGAAGATCATGTAATTAAAGCATTCAAAGCTCTATCTGCAACAGCTCTACATGAATTAGGTGTTACTGTAGATGACTATGAAGAATCTAAAAAGGATTTTATTTTAAATAGATCATTAGGTAATCAGCCAGATATGGATGAGTCTGTTATCGAAGAAATATTTGATAAAGTTCTAAAACCAATATTTCCAATAGCTAATATGTATGGAATATTTAATGTAGTAAATGTAGATAGATTAAATGTGGCTTGTAGAAAAGACACATTCTATCTATTTTTCAATGATGGTAATAGTCTTGGTATCATGATAGATGCTGTAGTTATTAGTGATGGAATTTATAATACTAAAGATTATAAAAAATACATCATCGATAGCGTTAATGAAGTAAATAAATACATTAATGCTTTTATGAAGGCAGTTTCTAAACCATCTCCTGTTACATTAACAGAATCTCAGATGGCTAAAGTTGATTTTATGATAAAAAGTGGGGCAGTTCCTCGCATATTAGGAGTGCATCCTCAACCTTGCAAAGATCCTATCGTTGTAGAAGAAGATGATAAAAACTATTATTACATTCAAGGCCAAATAGATAATAAATCAGTACTATCCATTGGTATTAAGAATAAAAATAATGGTAAAATATTTGCATTAGAATACAACTCTAATAGAAAAGGAATTTATGCATTCTCATTTGAAGAAAAGATCGATAAAGATGGTAATATTACACTTAAGTGTTTACGTAGTGTCGATGATGAATTATTTAATGATCTTGACGAATACGTTAAATCTGTAAGGGATTATATTATCGAAGAACTTTTCGAAGATAATGATGATGTAAAAACAATCTTATCTTAATGAAAGGAGCATAGTAAAATATGCAATCTGAAGATATATATAAAGACATGTATCTTGATTTGATGGACGTACTAGCATTAGTAGTCATCAATCAAGGTAATAAAGATTTTAATATTGATGAAGAATTATCCAAACGTGGATATGAATTATAAAAGGAGAATAACCATGAACCTTAAAGAAATTAGTACTAAAATTAAAAGCCTAAGAACTAATTATGATTTATTTAATGTATTCTTTGCGGATATTTATAAATTTAATCAAGACGATGATTATCTTTTCTTTAATAAAACCGCAACAGTTCTATATCCATCTGGAGTTAAATTAAATATTGAACTATATCCAGATAGCACTGATCTTAAATCTCTACATAAAGACGTAGAAGAATTTGTAAAAGATCATAATGCTTTTGATAGTCTAAGAAGACGTATAAAAATGGTAGATATGGACTATAAAGCTTTAGATAAGAAAGTAAATAAATTATTCAAAAAATTGAAGCTTTCTGAAAAAATCAATACTAAGAATGCATCTTATATTGTATTTACTACAGACTTCTATGCAGATGATGAAAAGAAATATGCTATTGAAACGGACTACATCAATTACTACATGTATCGTCGCAATGGTGACATCATTTCTATCATCATGGGTGTATTAGATGAAAAAGGTAAAGTAAGCACAACTGCATTCGTTTACCGTTATAAAGATTATAAATTTACCAAGATCGCTGATAAGAAAGCTATTGAATTGATTAATGATATGCTTGATTAATGGAGGTACATATGGAGAATTTGCAAAACCAATTCTTTGATATAGTTACCATCAGAAAGCCTAAGAATCCAATTAGTCGATTAGTATATGAATATAAGATGTGGAGATATTTTAGAGATCTTTCTAGATTATCTCCTTCATTTAATACTATGGTAGAAATGGCGGCATTCATCAAACTAGCTGAAACTATATGGTTTTATAGAAATGATGAAAATAATATGTATAATGATAGTCCTGTTACATATAGTAAAGAAGGATCTATTTATATTGTATTGATGGTATCTGAATCTACATCTTGTACAATCGGGTTGAAGCAAAAAACTAATCAGATTAGCATTTCTATAAAGAATATGTCAAAGAATGAAATCACTTCAAGCATTAAGTTTAAAGATGGCGAATTAGAAATTAAGAGTAAAATCGATGAAATTCTATTCATTAATATTCTTAATGCTTTGATGAAATCTTTCATTAATCTTATGAAATATTGTATGGAGATAAACAATGAGCGACGAATTTAATATTAAAGACCAACATATAAGTTTTCCACAATCTATACTGACTAGATATGTATCAAATTTAGCCAAGGTCATAGATAAGTTTAGAACTATAGATAGATCATTTAAATCTGAAGTTTTAGATAGTGGTATACGATTTAATACGTTTAATATGGTAGTAGATGAATATAAATTTGATATTTTTACACCAACATATAAAGTTAAACTTCATTATGCAGTTATGGATATTAGTTATGTGTATAACTATGAAGATGGGCATATTATTAATATGCGTATTACTCCTTCTTCATGGGATTGCATTAATATAGTAAGCTATCTATGTGCATTACGAGGATTCACTGCATTTTTACGTAATATTTTAGAAGGCGATACTGAAGATGATTTTAAGACAGTAGATAATGACTGTATCAATGTAGTGACAAAAGATGAAATTCTTTATTTACGGTCTACTCAGAATGAGAATGAAGATACTAGGCTGTCTAAAAAGATATATAATATGATATATTCATTATTGAATGATGAATTAAGTATCCGTAAAAATATACGTGGTGTAGATTATGAAGATGGTGTTTATACCATTAGGACAATGATTGACCACCATGTTTTATTTTATTACAAGCATATAAATTTATTATATTCTAGAAGTACTACCTCATCTGAATTGTATGGAATTCTAGAACGTATTGACGAAGTATAAATAAAATTACCCTAGGAGCTTCAATTCTCCTAGGGTATTATTTTTATATTTTTTAATTAACGAACAAACAGTTTAATAAATGATGTGAGGTCCTTCAAGGAACCTCACGGTTACTTTTTCTTAAGGAGCTTAGTAATGCAAGAAGAAATCTTAGTTGAAGCTCATATATCAGATATACACTTTGGTGTATTTGAACCATCAAAACAATATCAGATCTTAAAACAACAGTTTATAGATCGTATAAATTTATTAAACTTAGACTTAATATCAATCAATGGTGACTTATTTCATCATAAGTTCATGAGCAACTCAGATGCAGTTATGTACGCAATGAAATTTGTAGATGAATTAGTCCAAATTTGCAGACAAAAACAATGTACCTTGTTTATATTGCATGGTACTCCATCACATGATGCAAATCAAACAAAGTTATTTTATAGATATATGAATGATCCGACTGTAGATGTACGGGTTATTGAATCTATAAAATTTGAATATGTAAAAGGAAAACGAATCCTATGTATACCTGAAATTGCAGGATTAGGAAAGGAGTTTTATGAGAATATATTGTATACGAATGTCTATGATGCAGTATGCATGCATGGTACAATTAGAGGTGCAATATATGGAAAAGATAAAATGGATCTAGATGCTCCAAGTCCAGTATTTGGTATGGAAAACTTTAAGTATTCCATGGGGCCAATTATATCTGGGCATGTGCATGTATCTGGATGCTACGAAAAAGATTTTTATTATTGTGGGTCACCATATAGATGGTGCTATGGGGAAGAGCAACCTAAAGGATATTTGATCTTACTCCATAATATAACTACTAGAAATTATTATATTCACTTTGAAGAAATCAATTCTTATAAATATGATACAATAAATTTTGATGAGATGATTAAAGATGATCCTCAAAAGATTATTGAGTTTATAAGGCAACGGCAAGCTGAGGGTGTAGATAATATCCGAATGGAATTTACACTTGAGCATGAGAATATAAATATTCTAAAATCCTTCTATCGGAATAATCCTAATATAGCAATTAAGTGTGATTATAAGAATGATATTATCAGACGTCAATCTCAAGAAGTTCTTGAACAGTGTAAAGAATATGACTATATTACAGACAAGAGCTTAACTGAGTTTGATATTCTAAGTAGATATATAAATGATAATAAAGGTTATACTTATATTACTCCACAAGAATTAATCGATCTTTTAAAAGAATAATTTGTTATGGTGATGAAGTGAGGGGCTTAAATGGCCAAGAGTGATATTGGTAGCGGATTCAATTTACCATTATCTTCGTTAGTATTATATGCTACGTATATAATGAGAACTATCCACGTATCAAATAGATCTGTATTAACTGACTTGCGAGATCTACTATCAATGGTAGATCCGAATAAAAACTACAGTGTTGAGCAGAGTAGAGAAAAAAATACATTTAAGTTTCTTTCTCAATTAGTCGAGGCCCGACTCAAAGGATATGAAAATAGAGATATCTTACTTCAAGCTGCAACTGATGGCGTAGACACAGAGAACTTGTTCCCAATGTCTAAACTTGATGATGCATTGAGCGTTAATGAAATAGGATATATCGAAAGTAATATCAATGTAAATAGAAATAGTTTTTACACTCAATCCATGATGTCAAATGTATATGCTGATTATGCAGACTTTGCAATGGCAGATGAAGCTCAACGTGTAAAAATTATTGATAAAGTTCAACGTCAGATTGTAGAAGTGAACAGGAAGATCAAAGAGACTGCTAGTATTAGTGGAGTTTCAGAATCTTTATCAATTTCTGACGAAGAAGAATATGAAGCAGCTATTACTCATTTATATAATCGTAGCGTAAATGGTTCTACGAAACTTAAATGTGGTATGGAAGCATTCAATAGATCTCTTAATGGTGGTTACGAAAGCGATCGTTGTTATATTTATTTAGGCTTACCAGGTGAAGGTAAATCTAGTACTTTACTAAATTTAACCTTACAGCTTAAAGCTAATAATAAAGACGTAATAACAAAAGATCCTACAAAACGTCCATGTATTCTTTTCTTAACAATGGAAAATACTTTGACAGAAACTCTAGAACGTGCGTTCAGTATTCTAGTATCTGATGAAGATATTAGTTCATTTGGTAGCGAAAAAGAAATTATGAGATTACTTAGAGAGCATGGTTTGAAAGTTACAAATGATAGTCCTATAGATATTGCATTTAGATATGCACCAAGTAATTCTGTAGACACTGATTATCTGTATACTTTATATGAACAGCTTCAATCTGAAGGTAAAGAGGTTATTTGTTTGGTACAGGACTATATCAAACGTATTAGGCCTCGAGACTTCAAATTAATGAATGGCGATATGCGTGTAGCACTTGGTGCAGTTGTTGATGAATTCAAAGAATTTGCAATAGCTAAACATATCCCAGTGATTACTGCATCTCAGATGAACCGTGATGCGGCTAAAATAATTGATGAAGGTCGATATAAAAATGAATCAGATCTTGTAAGAAAGATTGGTCGTTCTAATATCGGTGAATCTACATTGATTACAGAAAATGCTGACTCAGCATTTATCATAGTTCCAGAAACTGGGGCAGATGGCAACAGATATCTTGGTGTATCTAATGCTAAGAAACGTTTTAAAAATCAATCAGCACCTTGGTTCTATCAACCATACTCTAAAGAAAGACCTTTAGAGTTATTGCAAGATACTAAGCTAGCTGAGCCATTATTTAAAACATCTCTTAATGAGCTTAAAACTTCTACTAATAGTGGTGGTTGGGGACAATTATCAGAATCAGTTAATGTAGCCAAACCAAATGATAAGGTAGAAGATATAGCTAAAAATTATAATGTAAGTAATGAGTTCGCATCTGAAGTTAATAAGTATATGAAGCTTAACGGTAAGAAAATCATAACTCGTAATGATGTTAAGGATATAGTTATTGGTAATGGTTTCATGTATGGAGAAATGACACCAGATCAACAAGACTACTTATACGTAATTAATGGATTTGATCCAGAAAATAGTAAAGACGGAATGAATACTATTCGGAGTTACAAGACTAATCAATTAGAAGATGGGGCTCCACGAGTAGTAGTTCAAGAAGCTTTCGAAAATGATGAATTATATACAAAAGCTTTCGTTAATGATACATTTGAATTTAAGTGGTAGAAAGGTCTAAGCCACTGAATAGCTTAGACCTAATTTTAATGCTTAATTTTATGATTATCGTTAAAAGTTTTTGCATTGGCATTCTCTTGAGTATAAACATCTGATAGATATTCTTTAAGCTTAGCCTTTGGAATAAGATATAGATATTTCTTACCAAGATTGAAGTCCTTTACATTATATAAGTCATTTAATCGAAGTATGATATAATATAGTTCAGCATTATCATATATATCATAAGATAATAGCTTAGGTCTATATTTATACTTCAATATTTCATCTTCAGTTAGTTCTACTCTAACTGAAGCTTTCTTGAATTCATCAAAATAGTCATCAGTGATAAGATTAACCACTGGGAATTGAATATTTCCTCGTTCTTCTACGAGAGACATATTCTGATAATCAGTTCCAATGGTTGGTTTATTACTAATAAATTGCTGAATGCTATTTATTGTTTTCATTATAGCCATCGTAATCTCTCCCTACAACTACTGGTTTATTAATATCACCACCTAGGAAAGATATAGTAAATCTAGTTCCAGGAGGAATGTATTTCGTTGGAAAATTCCTAACAACTTCTTTTGGCATTTCAATTAGGATATTAGATCCTGTTTGTACACTGCCAGTTGTAAGTTTGTTTTTATTTATGATATTTGGATTTCTAACTTTAGATGTAGTCTTAATAGGAGATTTCATATTCATCGGATTAAGTGCTTGCACATAAAACGTCTGATACCCTGGCTCATATTTATTACATACAGAAGTTAGAATGCCGACTTCAGTGAAACCTAATCCTGAATCGGAATTATACTTATCATCCATATTAAGTCACCTCGAAAATATAAAAGTATAGTACTTTAATGTTTTTGGGTAAGGAGAATATATGAATATGCTACAACCTGCAATGATTTGTAACTGGGATGAATACGTAAATGGTTTCGTATTATCCCTTTGTAGTAAAGTCGGTCTCCAGAAAGATCTTCACACTGGAAATATGTGTTTAGAAGATGATAATGGAGATCTCATAGTATTAGACTATAAAGGCAAATTTCTAAGATTCCCATTAGATTGCCATAATAGTTTATTTAATGACTGGATCATGTTTGATCCATTATATAACAAGAATGTCATGAAGTTTATCTTTGATGTATTCATCGATAACTTTAAAGACAGTGTATATTTAGCAAGCTACTATAAAGTATTCGGTAAGACAATGAATTCTAAAAGCAGACTAACCGCATTATTGTCTGATGGTACTTCTTATAGTACTCGTGAATATTATAATCCATCTCTTCAATATATGGAGATCATTGATTTCTTATTATTTGGGGTAGCTAATATTGATTATTCATATTTGGACTATCCGCCACCAGTAGAAATGCCTAAACGTAAAGGGCGTGCTAAGAAATGAGATTCAAATTAAATCCTGGTCAGCAAGCAGTAGTTGATGCGGCAGTAGATTGGTTTAATAATTCTTCTGAGTTAGTATTCCAATATACTGGTGCCGCTGGTACAGGAAAAACAGTCGTACTAAATGAAATAGTACGACGTCTTAATATTACATTAGAAAATATAATACCTATGAGCTATACTGGTACTGCGGCGATTGTTATGCGTAATAGAGGAATGACTAATGCTAAAACAATTCATTCTTCTATTTATGAGCCAGTTGAAGATATCTTATATGGTGATAATGGAAAGCCTGTAATGGATGAGTATTTCAATAAACCTAAGACTAGACTAAAATGGGTTAAAAGGGAATACATTCCAGATAAGAAACTAATCATCATTGATGAAGCATCAATGACTCCAAGAAGTATGGTTAAAGATATAGAATCTTTTGGTATAAAAATTATAGCATGTGGCGATTTAAATCAATTACCGCCTGTAGGAGACGATCCTGGATATTTAGTATCTGGTAAAGTTCATAGACTTACTCAGATAATGCGCCAAGCAGAAGAATCTGGAATCGTTTATCTTGCAGATAGAGCTATTAAAGGTTTACCAATCCAATATGGATTCTATAATAATGCAGTGGTGATACCAGAAGATGAGTTAACCGATAAGTTATCTCTTCAATCTGATATTATCTTGTGCTGTAAGAATAAGACAAGAGAAATAATCAATAAGTACATCAGAGAAGATATATTGAAAATCAAGACCCAATATCCTACATTCAATGAGCCACTAATCTGTAGAAAGAATAACTGGAGCATTGAATCTAATGGTATTAACTTAGTTAATGGTCTTCGTGGTGTAGTCAGAAATTATCCAGACATAACTTCTATCAAGGATAATATGAAACTAATGACTATTGATTTCTTAGATGATGGTAATAACTTATTTCCTCAATTGGATATAGACTTAGAGTACTATCGTGCACCATTTGAAGCACGTGAAGCTCTTAAGAGAAATCCATATAATAGAGCTGATAAGTTTGAATTAGCGTATGCTATCACTACTCATCTTTCTCAAGGCTCACAATACCATCATGGTATTTTTATGGAAGAGTTTTTACATAGAGATATAATGAGTAATCTTATATACACTGGTATAACTAGATTCTCAGATTATCTTGTTTATGTAAAACCTAAGCCAAAATTCCTCTAAATGATATATTATAATCTTGTAGGGTATATGACTCTACAAGATTATTTTTATTTAAGGAGGTATTGTGTTATGACAAACATAAACCAAACAATCGACAACGGAAATATTTTTGAACAACCGCTAAAATTAGCGTTGTTCCCAGATGAAACTGGTAAAATTAAGGTTGATCCAGAGGAAAGACCTTATACATTATTCATCTTCTTTGTAGATGGATATGATCAAGAAAAAACATTTAAGTTTGCTATTGGGCAAACTGCAGTACGGGAATACATCATTGAGAATGCCGATATCATTGATTTCGAAAAATCTCTAATCTCGTCCTGGACAACAAAACCATGTGATCCTGATGGATTTATTACATTGGTTCAATTTATGCACTATTTAGATACTATCACTGATGAAGATGGTAATAAATGGTTTGAAGATGATTTCGATATTCAAGAATATCTTGAATCTCAAATCGAAATCGATACAATTTCTGATGAAGAACGTGATCATTACAATAACGCAATTCATCTAGTAATGCAAAATTCTATTTTGAGAGATATTGATAGAATTGAAGAAGGAGACGGTAGTTATGATGTCTAATGATATTACAAGTGTTTCTAATGCATTTGAGCAAGGTAAATTAGATTGTGAAAAATGGTTAGCTAATTTATCCCAAACTAATCAACCAGTTCAAGTTCCTAGATGGCCAACTCATCCTTCTACTAAGGAAGAGCATTATTATAGAAAAGGCTTTGAAGAACGATTCACTGAGATGACTAAGATTAGTACTAATCAAGCCGCTCGGTTATCTAAAAAGAACTATAATCTTAACGTCCATAAAAATGGTAAGGCTCGTCCTAATACACTTGATCGTGAAATCAAGTCTAAAGGTGCAGACTTCTTATCTAAATATGGCGATAGATTCTATGTAGAAATTAAGAATCTTTCTGAACGTATTTTACGTGACTTATCTAATGCGAATATCAATGTACCTGATTATGAAGAATACTTCAAATCTAATCAGTTGCTTGATAGCTTAATTTCTGTAGCAACAGCTAAGTCCAACTATCATACATTCGTAGCAAATGCAATTCACTTCTATGGTATCTGTGCAGAACAGTCCGCTCAAGGTCTAACTCCAGATAATTATACAAGTGAACATCAGCGTTTCTTCGTATATCATTCTTCTAATGCACAAATCTATACTACCCTAGCAAATGCATTAGTAGAATTCAAAAGCTTCTTACTCTCTGGTATCTTTAACCCTGAAAGTATTCATGCTGCTGAATCTTATATTTATAGTAAGAAGTTGAATATGAGTGCACGAGACCCATATGCCCAACGTAGACTATGATATTAGTTTTCACTGTGCAGACAGATTACAAGAAAGGGTAGGTCTGCGTAAATCTCAGAAAAGTCAAGAAGCTTTCTTAAAGAAAGTTAAAGAACGAGGGATATCTATAAAGGATATCCCTAAGTCTGAGAAGTTATATAAGCTCTTATATAATTATTGTAAAGATCAAGAAGGAACTTATTCCATATATTTTAGCAACTATGTGGTAATATTTACTGAATCCAACATTGCAATAACAGTATTAAATGCAAATGATAATCTCATTAAATGCGTAAAGAATTATTGCAAAAGGAGACATATAGATGGATGCTACACAAGTAAAAAAATATCGTGATCTTTTAAGAGGCGCCGAAAAAAACATCGGTCTAAGATTATATTGTGATAATGGTATCATTATTGACGAAATTGAAATGTTTGTTAATTGGAATGATACAGATAATGTAGTTATCGCAATCAAATCTAATGAAGACCAAGTTAATCACCCAGGTGTCAAACTTAAAACAATTATTGCTGATTACGAAATGATCCAATATATTATTGCTTATTCTACAGGTAGAAGTATTAGACCTATTGCTAAGAAGCTTAATTATACTGATGATCAAATCACAAATCTTATTAATAAATTTGCTGATCCTAATATCAATAGCTTCTTGAATACCACACCTAAAGCAGTACTTGAAGAAATTAAACACGAGCACGAAGAACGTGCTACTGAAGCAGCTCGTGTTCATCAACTTCAAGAAGATAGAGCAAAAGCCGAAGGTCATGTAACAGTTGACCAAATTAGAAACAGATAATTACTAGAAATAAATTGGGCATGATAGTAAATTATCATGCCCAAAACATTTCTGTAATTGTATATTATTGGTGTGTATATAGCCGCATAATATATACAAAAAATCTCTTATAAGACATTTTTTAAGGAGGTACATATCATGTACAATCAACAATTTATGCAACAACCACAATTCGGAGCACCGGTTTACGGTCAATTCGCGCAACCATTCGGAGCGCCAGTTGGTCCTGTAGTACCAGCACAAAACATGTTCCGTGATGTGACTGTTACAGACCCAATGACTGCGGAAGATTTAAAAGCTCTTAAACCAGAAAAACGCGAATTCAATATGAATTTGACTGGTGAAGAAATGGCACGTGCTAAATGTCCGCACAAAAACAAGACACAAATCTTGCTTGAAAAAGTAGCAGGAAATGTTGTTCGTTGTAAACAATGTGGCACTGAATTCGATTTGACTATGCTTAGCAAAGAAGAAGTTCAAAGTGCAGTTAATGCAATTAAAAATGTTTTGAATCAAATGAAAACATATGCTATCAACTTCACTCCAGACTTCTATTCTGAATATATGATGATGCTAGCATTGTTGGATAAATGTCCAGATCTATACGAAATGGCTAAAGAAAACTTCACAGAAGTTACTAAACAAGTTTCTAACAGCCAATTCGTAACTCCAAACCCTAACCCAGCATTTAACCGTTATGGCTTTGATGCCTACCAAGACATCTTTAACGGTCAATACGGTGCTCGTTATGGTGTTTATAATCAAACTGTGCCTGTAGCTCCACAAGGTTTCTATGATCCTAACATAGCAGCTCAACAAGCACAAGTAGTTACAATGCAACCACAAATGGTACAACCACAAGTTGCTCCACAACAACAAATGTTTGCAGGCTATACTCAACCAGTAGCTCCATCTCCTAACGGAGCTAATCCATTCGCTGCTGGCTTTGCAGGTAATATGACTGCTCCAATGGCTATGCAACAACCACCTGTTGCTCAACAACCAGTAGCTCCAGCTCCTCAAGCTCCAGCACAACCTGCGGCTCAAGCTGAAACTACAACAACTGACACAACAGTTACCCTTTAATCTTAGTCAAATAATGCAAGATTAAATATATAAAAGATATTCTCGCCCATAGACTTATTGAGAGTCTATGGGCATTATCTTTTGTATTTTTTAATGAAAATTATAACAGCTAAGTAGGAGGGTCCTTATGTCACTATCTAAAGAACAAATTGAAAAAATCAAATCCTATGAGTCCCAAATTACGACTATTGAGGACTTCGCTGAAGCTGTACGAAAAACTGTAACTCAATATCTTGGGTATACTGGTAATAAAGGCTTTATTAATATGATTCGAGAAATCTTTCAGAACTCAGCCGATGAGCTTATGAAAGATGATAGTCCATGTGATGAAATATGGACAGCATTTAGTGAAGAGAATCAAGAATTCATGGTTAAAGATAATGGCCGTGGTATTCCACATGATTCTCTAATTCGTGTATTCAGTTCACAACATACTTCATCTAACTATAATAAGAAACCAGGTGAATTCTCATCTGGTCGACATGGTGTAGGTGCTAAAGTAACAAATGCTTGTGCAGAATTCTTTATCGTTGACTCCTATATCTTAGGTAAAGGTAAACGAGTTGAATTCCATTGGGGTGACCCAAAAACTGCTAAAGTAACTAAGCTTCCTGATGAAAAAGGACGCCAAGGAACGCAGATAACTTTCAGTCCAATTGTAGATGTAATGGGTGAAACTACTGTAACTTGTGAAGATGTATTGCATCTGATCAGTGCATTAACTCCATTGCTTAAACAAGGGGCTAAGATTAACTTCATCGGTAAGAAACGAGACGGTGGAGTAGTCAAAGATGTAATCATCAATAAAGATGGATTGATGGATGGTCTTATTTCTATTATGAAGAAACCAATCATCGCTCCGATTAGATTTGGTGCATTACGTAATGATAAAATGATGAAAGCTGAGATTGCTTTTACATTTGATTCTGATAATGATAATGAAATCATTAAGTCATACGGGAACTTCTGCCCTACACGAGATGGTACTCACGTAGAGGGCTTCCTTTCCGGTATGTCTAAATTCTTTAGAGAATATATGAACAAATTCTACTTGTCTGAAAAGAGCAAGTTAAATATTACAAACAGCGATGTTCGAGTTGGCCTTAAGGCAATCGTTACTTGTTCTCATATGACCCCAGAGTTTACTGGTCAGTCTAAAGAGATAATTTCGAATGCCGACTTGGTACCTTTTGTAAGAGATCTTACTATTACTAGTCTAGAAGATTGGGCTAAGCGTAATAATAATGATCTCCAAAAGATTTGTAAGTATTTTAAAGAAATTGCAGAAATCAGAACACGATCTGAAAATGAACGTGTTAAAGTAAAAGCAAAACAAGTTTCTACTATCACTGGTTTACCTAAGAAATTTATCAAACCAACTGGTAAGAAGAATCTTGAACTATTCATCATGGAAGGTGATTCCGCTGTAGGTCCAGCTAAAAACAATCGTGATAATACTCGTCAAGGTTTATTCCCTATTCGAGGTAAGATTGTTAATGCTATGGCGGCAACAAGAGAAAAAGTTGCGGCTAACGAAGAAGTTGCGGCAATTACTGCTATTATCGGTGCTGGATTTGGTCGTTCATTTAATATTGAAAAATGTAAATGGGAAAAGATCATAATCGCTACAGATGCCGATCCAGATGGTGCACATATTAGAAGTCTTCTATTGAAGTTCTTCTTATTATATATGCAACCATTAATTACTGCTGGCAGATTATATGCTACAGTTCCACCATTGTATGGTGCTAAGATCAATGGTAAGATCAAGTACTTTACAGATAGAACTGAGTATAATAAATATCTCCAAAAAGAATTTTTCAAGATTCATAAGTTAGAACTAGCTAATAAAACAAAATTGACTGAATCTGATGTAATTAAATTACTTGATCGTAATACTAATTATATTAGAGATATTGATGCTGTTGCTAACTCCTTTGCAATCGACGTTAAATTGCTAGAAAAGATCTTAGTTCTTTATAGTAATAAAGTACCATTCGATTCAAAAGAATTTAAGAAAATAATTGAATCTCAATATCCATTCTTGAAAGTAACTAAGACTGGTATTGAAGGTTTAGTTGATTCTAAGTACCAAACAATCTACTTTAGTGAAACATTGATAGATGCTTGCAAGTATGTCTTAGGATATATTGCTAAATCTCCTAATGAATTCCTAGTAGATGGTAATGTAGTATCTTTATATGGATTGATGGAAGAATTTAACAAAGTTAGTCCGCCATCTGTGACACGTTATAAAGGTCTTGGTGAAATGAATGGTGATCAGCTATTCAATTCTACACTTGATCCTAGTGATAAAGGTAATCGGGTTCTAATCCGATATACTTTAGAAGATATTAAATATGAACTTGATAAGATGAAAGATATTGAGGATGACAAACTTCAACTCATGAAGGATGTAGATGTAACTCAATATGTATTCTAACTATTTTTTGAGAGAGAAGAAGTAGGTAAGACAAATGATTATTTATTACCAAGATAATCATGACTGCATGTTTGCGGCCAATATTATTTATAATAATCGTAAACATCTAGCGTGGGATGATGGTACCAATGTAAAGTTGGTACCATATCGCTACTCTAGAACAGACATTCTAAAGATTCTAGATACTAAAGAAACAGTAGTAATTCTTGGTATCGGATTCTTTGCTAATGACCCTAAATCTATTGAACGAGTTCGTACTATAATTCAACGTAGTAAGAAAGTTATTTGGATTGATGGTCATGAAAATACAGAAGACTTGATGCGGATGTTCCCTGAAATAGAAACGTACTACGATAAGGGAAGAGCTACATCATTCATTTTACATTATAAGATCTTAAAGAGAGATTATAATCTTGGTGTAGATTTGATAGCCGAAAAGCAATCATATCCTAATCCAAGTATGGCATGCATTTGCCTCTATCTGTATATATTATCAGTTTATTCTGATCCATCAGATATTGTATGGAATGAAATCTATGAAAGTAACAACTTGGACCCTTTGATTAATACTGGATTGATTACTATAGATTTCTTAAAGCAACAAAATATATTTGCTATTGAAAACTTTGGTTATAGATCTATCTTAAATGGTGAAGAAGTGATTGCTCTAAATGCGGATCATCGCGTATTTCTACCTGATGTAGTTTATACTCAAAAGATTCCAATCTTATTCTGGCAATTTGATGGAAATATGTACAGATATTTCTTATATAGAGCAAATTCTAAAGTTAATTGCTTAGAACTTGCTAAAATTTATAATTCATTTGGTACTGATTATAGAGCAACCTTTGTGTTATCTTCACTTATTGCTCCAAGAAAGGAAAAAGAATGAGAAAGTTTGAAATGGTGAAAGATAAGTTTATTGATTTTAGCGAAGATTTAACTTTCGTATTTCCTCATCGAAGCACTGATCATTCTGCTGGATATGATTTCTTTGCACCTAAGACGTATGTAATACAACCTGGTGGATCTGCAATCATTCCAACTTACTTTAAAGCTTATATGAATCCAGATGAAGTACTTCTCATTGCCCCACGTAGTTCTTTCGGATATAATTATGATATGCAGATTAAATCTACTATCGGAGTTATCGATGCTGACTATGTAGACAATGAAGATAATGATGGTAATATCATTATTGGAGTTAAAAATAATTCCGATAAGGTATTAACTATAGAAGCCGGTAAACATTTCGCTCAAGGTATTTTCATTAAGTATTTGACAACAGATAATGATGCTAAATATCCAAAGAAAGTACGTAATGGCGGAATCGGCTCCACAACTATTTAATATTTAAAAAGAGGTAAATCATGAGAAACCAACGCAGAACAAGCAAACCAAAATTTAACAATGTACGTATTGAAGTAGCAGTAAAATTCAATCCTAAAATGGATGAAACTACTAAAGCTAAAATGATTGACGTTTTGGGAAGTGACGTTCTAAAACTCATCAATGTTAATATCTTCGCTTTACGCAGTGATGTTAATAACGATCCAGAATCCAAAGGTAATGTAATCGTAGGCAACTTTGTTGAATACAATAAAGAAACCAATATGATCACTGTTGATATCTATGAAACTTTCAAAGATGTAATTGAAGGTCTTGAAGATAAGATTGCATACGTTTTGACTTCTTATAATGCTCAAATGAATATTACTAAGATCAATCGTATTATCATTGAAAAAAGTCGTTAATTTACCCAAGGCTATATAGTCTTTTATTCCTCTTGATACAGGTATAAGTGGGAACTAAAATTTCACTGATACGCCAACAGCTAAATAAGTAAGGAGGATACCACTGTGGGTAGAGAAATAGACGTAAATATGCTAGAGCAATATACTGATGATATGAGATTATACTCAGTATATTCTGCATTATATCGCGTTGTACCAGACTTCCGAGATGGATTTAAATCTGTTCAACGTAAAATTATTTATGCAATGTATAATGATATCAAAGGCGCTAAGACTGTTAAGTCATCTTCAATTGTAGGTACTGTAATGGATAAGTATCACCCACATGGTGATACATCCATTTATGGATCTATGAAACCTATGACAAACTGGTTTGAAAATAATATTCCTTTGATTGATAAGCAAGGTAACTTCGGTAACTTCCAAGGTGATAATCCGTCAGCTATGCGTTATACTGAAGCTAAACTTGCTAAATTTACAATTGATGCCGTTATCGGTGATTTAAAAGAATCTAATCAAGTAGTAGATTGGGAAGATAACTATAGTGGAACCCTTAAAGTTCCAGAATACTTAGCTCCCAATTTACCAATGCTTTTGATTAATGGTTCATTTGGTATTAGTGTAGGGTTTAAAGTAGAAATTCCTAAGCATAATATCAATGAAGTAATTGATGCTACAATTAAGCTTATCGATAATCCGAATGCTAAAGTAGTATTGATCCCTGATTCTCCAATGGAATGCGATATTATCGATACTGACTTTGCAGCCATTTCCAATTCTGGATTTGGTAATTACAAAGTTCGTGGTCGAATTGATATTGGTGAATTCCAAGGGAAACAAGCTTTGTTTATTCATAGTCTTCCAGATCTAGTATATCTAAATACTGTAACTGAGAAGATTGAAGAATTGATGGAGAAGAATATTCTCACTCAAATTCATAATATTTATGAGAACTCTGATGGTGATCATAAGTTGGAGTGTATTATTGTATTGAAACCAGGTGCCGATCCTAAGTTTGTTAAAGATACAATTTTCAAATACACTCCAATGGAAAGATCTTGTCGTGTAAATCTTGAAGTCGTATGTGAACGAAGAATTGTTCATATGGGATATAAAGAATACTTATTACGATTCATCGATTTCCGTAAAGTAACAAAGCTTAGATTGTATTATAATCTTCTTCAAAAGACAATGACTGATTATCATCAATATGATGCATATATCCGAGTTATGTCTAGTGGAGAAATTGATACAATCATTAACCGCATCAAGAAATCAACTGGTAATGATGAAGAGTTGATAAATGATATGGTTAAAAAATTCAAGATTACTGATCTTCAAGCTAAGACTATTATTAATGCTCCATTGAAATATCTATCTAAACATAACTTAGCTAGATATATTGAACGAGCTAAGAATCTTGAACAAATGCGTGACTTATACATTAATAAGATTCGTAACGAGCATGAGCTTAATGAAGAAATTAAGCAAGAGCTTAAAGAATACAAACTTAAATATGGTAAGAAACGTAATACTCGAGTAATTAGTCAAGCTGAAGCTTCTGATATTCCAGAAGGTGAATTTAAGGTTATCATTACTGAATCTAACTTTGTTAGAAAGGTAGGATTGAATGATCCTATCAAAGCAGTTAAGGGCGATAATCCTAAATTGGCTATCAAGATTAAGAATACTGATAATGTAATTCTATTCGATGCCGGCGGCAAGTGTTATTCTTATCCAGTTCATAAGATTCCATTGTCAGATAAATCTAATGCTGGTACTGATATCAGATTCTTGAATAAAAAGATTACAGCTAATGTAATCGCTATCTATCAAGAAGAAGCAATCAAACAAATTGCAGATTCTAAACAAGCTATGTATATTATGGTATTAACCCATAATGGCTTTATTAAGAAGATGGAATTGGATGATTTCACTTCATTAACTGCAAGCGGTATATTCTATACTAAGTTAGATGCAAATGACTTTGTTAAGAATATAGTTGTTGGAGGAGACGCTTTAGATGTAGTTGTCTTCTCTGATAAGAAAGCTTTAAGATTCTCGGCTAAAGATATTCCATTAGTTCGACGTTCTGCTAGAGGTGTAAGATCCATTGGCAGTAAGACTGTTGAATATGTAGATGGTATGTGTTTAGTTGCTGGTAAAGATGTGACTGATGTTATTGTAGTAACTAGAAATGGTTATTTGAATAAATTCAGTATTGCAGCATTACCTACAAGTCAACGAGCTAAAGCTGGTAGTTCTGTAGTTAAACTAGCTAAGACTGATAATATTGTTAATATTCATATCGTGAATAATAATGATATCATTAAGTTAGTAACTGAAAAAGGAGTTAAGGAAGTTAATGTATCCGAAGTTCCTGTTGGAAGTTCTATCTCAGCTGGTACTAAATGCATAGATGGCAGAGATGTAGTTGTAAAATCTTTACTGATTAGAAATGTAGACTAAGAATAATACCCCATAGGATAAATTCCTATGGGGTGTTTTATTTTTTTTTGTAATTTTTAATAATAAATTATTAAAATACTAACACATAGGTAGTTTGAAGTTTTGTATAGCAGTAGCAAACTATTTTTATACACAAATTCTCCTTTGTGAAAATATTAATTACTCTACAGTTCTCTCATTCGGATGCTATACAAAAAATGATCCCCAAGGTAGTTTAACTACCTTGGGGGTTTATTTTATTTAAGTAATTCGCCAAGTTTATTATAAGAGAATAATTCATTATCTCTTTTATTAGTTAAAACTCTATTCCAGAATTCTTCATTATATCTATCAGTAGCAGATTTAACTTTATTTCTTTCTGCAGCTTCTATACGTTCATCAATATATTTACCATATACTTTTTCTAATTCATCGATATCGGCTAAAATACGTTTCTTAGTTTTAGCATCAGTTTTGATATCATTGATTTCTTTTCTCAAAGTCAAGATTTGAGCATATACTCGTTTGCTTGTTTGAATTGCAACACCAGAATCTGTTGTACAAATATAAGATAATAAAGTATAGATTGGAATATAAATATATAGATTATAGAAAGAGTTATCATATGGATCAAAGTTATCATCAATATCTGCAGCTTCAATCTTAGTTAAAGCAGATGCTAATTCTGGCCCATATCCATATATAGTAGCAAAGCTATCTGCCATTTCTTCTTCTAAATCATGAACTCTAACTGGTGGATTTTTACGCATATCAAAGTTCTTAAGATTATTTAAGATTCTGCCAAATTTAGAGCTGTCTCCAATAAGATTATATGTATCTTTCAAAGTTGGAGTTTTAAGAATATCTTTAAGTAGAATCAATGTATTGATTACATACTTAATTGCAAATACTGCGTCTTCCGTAAGCTTAGAAATAACTCTACGAATCATCATGAACATATCTGCAATAGAATTGGTTTCTTGAGATGTTATTCTAATAATTTTATCTAATTCAGAAAGGCCTTTAATATAGCTAGCCATTTGTCTCAATGAGCTACTATTTGCAATACGCTTAGCAGCGAATTGATGACCAATTTCATGCAAAGTTATAGCAGTCAATTCTTTACCAGATAGTACTCCACTTAACATAGATGGAGAATATACGATAAGAATACTACATGTATTACCAGGCATCGCTTTATATCCTTCAGAGGTTTTGATACGCATCTTTCTAATATCAGCAATATCAATATATGTATAAGCATTTAGTTCTGGAGTTTTATCAATACCAATTGATACGTTATCAAATCCAAATTTCTTTTGTAATTGTTTTGCTACTACACCCAAAGATGCCGCATCTACTTTATCTTTAGATTGTATAGCTTTATCAAATGATTTTTCAATAAGTTCTAATTCTTTAGACTTCCCAAAGTATGCTTCATTTAGCCCTTTAGGAGTCATATCTTTAATAAACATAATCAGTTTCTCCTGCAGCAGTATAGATTAATTTACTAACATGTTTTAGACAATAATTTAAATAGGTTTTACTAAGGGATTAACTCTCTTAGTGATTTTCTTTTTAGGTATATATTATAGATATGAAATACGTAATTTAATTTTATTAGGAGGTTAATATGAAAGAAGATTCAAAAAATGAAACAATTGAACTTATCGATGTTAGAGGAGAAATAATTAAAGATCTAAATGTCGAAGTAGCGCGATTAAAACAGCAAGTAATGGATAAAGAATGTGAAATGATGCAAATGGAAAAATATTTCAAACATGCATATTATATGCTTGTATTAGAAGCTATGATTGGTATGTCCATTATTGGGTTTGTAGGAGCATATTTAATTACCACCAAATAGGAGGATTTAAATGGAAAAATTACAGAATACTATTAATAACGAATTAAAAGATTTATCAGAATCTATCGGTATTGATATTAAAGATCTTAAAGACTCAATTGATAAAAGTGATGCGGCTATTGAATTAATTAGAGAAGCTTCATATAAAACTGCTAGTAACCTTTTAGCATTAAAAGAATCTGCTGAAAAGGAATTGAATAATTTAAATGAAAGAATTTATGAAGTCAATAATAGGGTTAATAGTTTAAGTAAATGGTCTGTTTTGATTAATAATAAATTAGAGAATGAGTATGTGCAATTATCTACATTCATAGATAAGACAAAATCTCAAGATAAAATTGCCGACTATTTAATGTGGGCAGTTATTATTGAAGCATTTGTGATTCTAGGTTTAATATTTTATTTATGTATAACTAAAGTAATTTAAAAGAAGGAGAAAGAAAATGGAAAAGTTTGTAAAATTAGGAACAGAAAGAATTAGATTATCTGAAATCAAATCTTATAGTATAGCTGATGGCGACTTATGTATTGAGACTGAAGATGACTATTTTACTTATTATAAAGAAGATATCGAAAATCTTGATGATGTAATTAAATATCTTGATAGTGAATTAGTTGTAGATGTAACCAAAACCAATACACCTAAAATTGATGTATCTAAATTAGAGCCAATCAACCCAGCTAAGCAAAAATCAATAGATATATTACTAGAAAAACCTGTTGAATTTACTTGGGATGATGTTTTAAAAGGTAATATCTTTAATACTAGGGATTCTAGATTAATTCCTATTACAGTATATGATATTGCAAGTGTCTTTACTAAACGACTTTATAAAAAGACTATTTTAAATCATATTATTAAATTAATGAAAGAAAATATTCCCGGGTTTGATTCTAGATCTGCTTTATTTACATTTGGATCTTTATTAGAATTTGATGATGATGGTTCTATCAAAAAATTTAATATATCTATTGATTATTTTAGTATTAAATTTAATCTGTTTGGATCTTTCAATTATTGGATGATTATGGTAGTAAAGCAATTATATAAATATATGATAGTTGCTGGGTGTTTAGACAAGATTCCTGAATTTGATTGGGATGTAGAAGGAAGGCTTTGGAGCCGTAATGGTAATTTAAGATTAGAAGAAGATGAAATGTCTTTAATCATGAAATTACTTAGTGGAGAATTACTTAAAGACCTAAATCTATTTAGTATTAAAGAACTTAAAATAAATATGACATCTAAAAAGATTATAGATGCATATTTTGATTTAAGATATATTTTACTTAATAATTTTATGAAAGAAATGCCTCACAATATTACAGATGAAAATGATCCACTTAGGAAGTTCATGGAATTAAGAGCTCTATTCTGTGATACTATTAATAGTGAATGTGGTATACATCGATGCGACTACAAATAGTAGATGAAAGATATGATAAATCATTTAAAGTAATCGAAAATTTAATATTAGACTTATTAGGTGAAAGTGATAAGCTTGATGTTGAATTAATAGAAGATGCTTTTAGAGAGTTGGAAGACATCAATTATCCATTGACTTCTGAGTTTCTAAAGCGTCGTCAATTTGGATTCATTAAGAAACGTAATATAAAGTTTGAAGTTACTTGGTATAGAGAAACAGCAATACCTAACTTCTTACTTAATTTACTAAATGCTTACTATAGTAATTATACAGGTTATAAGAATGATATATTTAAAGATTGTATACTCACTTCTAGCGATGAAGGAATCCTAATTTCTGAAAAATCTAAATATAATCTAGTAATTGGAGCTAATGGTAAGTGCTATTGCTTCATTGCAAAGGAGTAAGTTAAATGACATTAGATGATATTCTAAAAGGTAATATCTTTACAGGAGATTTAGAGTTAATTAATTTTCTAGATATTACTGAAGAAACTGAAAATAATACAGAAAAGGAACAGTACTTTCTTAAAGTTCTAGAAACTATATATAAGGAAAATAAAGACTTTAAAGTATGGGAATTTATTGATATATTTAGTGACCAACACCTTGGATGTGTAATCTGGGACGATACTCAGAAAGATATAAATGCTGATAACTTTGAATTCAATATTGATGATTACAGTTTCTATTATGATAAGGAAATAAATCCATTGATTTGTACTGATCTTGCAATTTTTCTTGCTCTAGCATATTTATATCAATATCTCAATGTAGTTGACGTATATATATAGATATCTTTAATAAACCTGAAGAATTAGCAGACTTTATAGATGATTTGCATTTAGAAGAAGATGATGAAAAATTATTAATGGGGCTCGTAATAGGTAGTATTTTTGGCTCTCATTATTATGATTTTTATTTAGACAATAAAATCTTACATCCTATTTATGATCGAATCTTAAGCGTTTATAACAAATTAGATACTATAGCTTTTCAATTAAGTGGGGGCGATTTTATAGATCGATATGATATGAATGAAAGTCTACGTAAGAACTTCTGTAAACTTCGTAGTGATATCATTGGATATATTAAAAAGGCTTTGCAAAAACGGGAGGAAAAGTAGAATGTTAGATTCAAAGGAAGTATTAAAAATATTTACTGAGCATTTAGCGTTAAGAGACCCTATTACTATAGATATAGATAATATTAAAACTGAATTTGATGCAGAAAAAGAACTAGCCGCTTTTAATGTACTTCACTCTATAACTGAAGAAATCCCAGGTGGATATATTAATAGCTTTATTAATAATTTTAATGAATACGGCTATGGCGTTACTATAGTACGCCAATATGATTCACCAGATTCAGAGATTGTTAAATTGAACTTTGCATTAGATAAAGGTATAAATCCAGTAATGAGTATTGATTATGCTATTAGATTAATGCTAAGATCTTTCTATATTTTCATATCAGTTCCTTGTCTTAATGATTTAAATAATCAATTCTTAAATGATAGATCTAAGATCTTATGGGATAGCTTTGATGGTAGAGCCGAATATGAATATGGTGATACAATTCTCAAATTCCAATATTTATTAGATGGACTTATCTTCCCTAGATTTGAAGAATACTTCTATAATAATCGTATTAATGATGGTCGTATATTAGAAGTATTCGATGAACTATCTAAATTCCTGAATGATATATTTAGCAACTATGTTGAATATGACAATAATATTACTTTAACGGAAAACTTCATTAAATTAAGGTCAGAAGCAATTCATTCGGTAAATCATTGGATTGATGCTTCTAAATAAGGAGAATATATATGCTTACATTAAAAGAGTTATGGAGTAAGGAAGCATTTAAAGATCTTGAATTAAAAAATTATGTAGATATTGATGACACTCCAGAATCACATCATTGTGAAAAAGTAGAAGAAAAACTTCTACGATTAGAAGAGGTATTGAATCTAATTGGTGATTATACAAAAGATCCAAATAGAGATCCTACATATATCATTATAGAAATGATAAATAATGAAGGTTTAGGGTTTAATTTAGTATGCGATTATGAGGATACCGATTTAAGAATTATTAAAAAAGGATCCTTATCTATTGAATTATATCCACATTTAAATCCATATGTGACATATGATACTGCTATTAGAATGGTGATGGATTATTATTACACTAATACAGCTGTATCTATGTTTAAAGGCATTTCAATTCCTTTATATACTGAATTTGAAATGAATAAAGGTGATTATGGATTTGAGGATAGAGTATTATTTGATCTAATCACTGGTGTATATTTCTCATCATGTAGATATAAGAATTATAGCAGTATCTCAGAATATGCTTCTGATCTTTTAGACTTTACAGTTAGATATTGTAAATTTGAAGATACTTCTTTTGTTAAAGAAGATCTACCAGTAAAGAATTTACTTAAAAATGCACGCAATTCTATTGCTAAAGTTATTAAGAAACGACACATTGCAGGAACAGATAATACTGTATTATTTAACTTAGATGCAGTTCATAAGGCCGCTGGTTGTATACTAGAAAGTATAGTTAAAGGAAAATGTCTTACAAAAATCAATACTGCTATTTTAGATAAAGATGAAACTGCTATTTATCTAGATAGTCTAGATTTATTATATAAAGACTATAATTTGCCAGCTGAATATAAATTTAATTCAGTATATAATAAATCTATTAATGCAAAAGAAGATTTACTTAGACTATTCTTCACGCTAAGTGAAAATAATAGACAAATATTTGAATATATTGAAAAAAGTAAGTTAGATCTATAATCTAATAAAAGAAGAGCGAGTTTATCCCGCTCTTCTTTTTTTTGTATTTATAGCCATCTTGAACAATCCAATAACTTAGAAAGGTGGTATATAATGAAAAATACAACCGTTATTGTAAAGAAAATATATCCAATTATTGAAACTCAAATTAAGAAAAATCTCAATGCTTATAAAAAATACATCGGCAAATTCATTTCAGATAGATCTGAAGACTTATATGATATTGCACCATGTAGAAGAATCTACTTTACTCAAAAAGATGCAGATGATTTATGTAATACTCTAAAGATTAATATTAAAGATATTCATAATTTGATGCAAGAAACTTATTATGCATCAATTTCAGCATTTAACCCAGCTGCAGCAAAAGACGAGATTACCATTATTCTCTTATGTCTTTTACGCTATTTCTGGAAAACTAGAGATCCCAAACTCATTGATTTAGGTATCATTAATCTCGCATTTTCTGGAAAGTTTTATCCATCTATTCATTATGGGTTCTTTAAGAAAGTTCAACCAGCTGAATATAGATGGGTAATGGATTATGTAGTAAATAATATGCTTACTGGTAAATTCGATCTTAAAACTCAAGGAAGCGTTTTGGGTGCAGTTAAATCTGTGTCTAATACATGGATTGATACATACAAAGATCGTCTAAGAGATTTCGAAGATGAAGATTGCGTATATCTAATTCAACAACTTCATGGACGTATTAAATCTTTTATGAAAAATATTGCAAGTCTATATTATGAAGCATATGAAAATAAATCTCAATATATAACTTATGCATCTGATGACTATTCGGATACAGGCTATAGATTGGCTGATACTGATAGTCTAATGGCTGAACGTATTATAGATAAAGCTGTAAATTTGGCATCTACAATGTCTGTAAATTATAAGTATTGTAAAATGTCTGCTGACTCATTAGTTAGAACTGATGAAATTAAAGATATTATTGAATATATCATTAAGAATGATACTAAACAACTTACTGAAGTTCGCGAATATATTAGTTTATTAGTTTACACATACTTTGCTCAGTCTAAAGACAAAGATGTTAGAACTGCAAACTTTATTAAGTATTCAATTCAACCTAAACCAAATACTAAAGATAAGAATATTCTAAGAATAAAAGATATTACAGAAAACTGGTTAATGCAAGCGTCTAAACGATATATTCATAGACGTAATCGTGTAGCTACAAGAAATAGTTATACTAGATCAGTTGTTATGTATTTTACATTACTTATTCATTATAGTGCTTTATAATTTTATATGTCTATGGAGTTGAACTCCATAGACATTTTATTTTTTTTTGCTCATATATTATAACTGTGTATTTAAAGGTCATTTGTTTTAATATTTAGGAGGAAAAAGAAATGACAAAAACAATTGAAAAGAAATTTAAAATCGATGATTTATTTGTTGGGAAATATGAAATGTCTAGCATTCTAGATTTTCCTGAAGATCATGTATATGATGAACTTGTACCAATAGTTGGAGTATTGGTTGGTAGATTATTAGAAATCTACTCATTACAAGAAGTACAAGTATTTTTAGATATGCTAAATAAGACATATGAAAAATCATTTAAAATTATTTATAACCCATCCACGAATATAACTAGCTTTTATGATTCACATGATCACCCAACTTATAATATGGAAATTATTATAAAATTGATTGTAAAAAATATTTATAGATATTTTGGAATAAAGTCTAATCCTTTAGACGAATCATATATAGTTGATAAATATCTACGTAAAGATATTAAAGAGTTTGATGTTAAAAATACTGGATTATACGATACAGTGCAAAAAGTATTAGATTTTGATTTCTTCTATTATTATAATAATTTAAAAGTATTATATAATATAGAAGGAGAACCTAAACCTGTAGTATTTGATCAATCTTATAAACACGTTATAAATAAGATCGATTTATTGACTCAATTTGTTAAGAAAATGAATCCTGGGATTGATTATAGAAGAATATATCAATCATCTAGAGATTTAGGATCTTATGTATTAGAATTGCGCAGTGTATTAGTTAAGAATATTAGATTTAAAATGGCTAAAGAAGGCCTTGATAATACAGAGTTTAAAAATGACTATGTAGAAAATATGATGAGAGCAACTGAATCTATCCTATTTATGATGCAAACTGATATTAGCGATAATGATAATGAATTAATATCATTTGAAAATGAAAAATTTAAACAGACTCTAGAAAAATATACAGATATCTTATCTAAGTTATATGGTACTGATTTTAGAAAAAAATGTACACTTTTTTCATTATTTAAGGATGAGGCATTTATGCAGGCTAGATATGTAACTGGCGAGTTAAGACTAGTGGCTTTAGATCTTTGTATTAAAAAATTTGATGAAATGCGATCTAAGTAGTTGATTTATTATATAGGGAGGCAGTTTATTCTGCCTCCAAATATGGTTTATTTTTTTTTACTCATATATTATTATCATGATAGTAGACCATATTTGCTACTATATTGGTCATTCTTAATATATGGAGGAAAAAGAAATGACAGACATCAAAGAAAAAATTATTAATTGTGAATTATTTACTGGTGAGTTCGAACTCGCTAAACCATTTGATATTGATGTATCTAAAATTAATCAATCTTCATTTGTTAATGAAAAAAATCATATCATGAGTGATGTATTACAATATATTGGATATGAATATGGGCTATCTAAGTGTGATATATTTATTGAACGAATGAATCGTATTTATTCTAATTTATTTAGAATAACCTATAAAAATACTAAATATATGATTAAACAAACAAAAACTGAATTTGGGGAACTCAATATTGATTTATGTTTAAACTTAATCTTAAGAAATCTATATCAAAATTTTAAATTAAATAAATATGATTATATTAATCCAGAGAATGTCACAATTTACAATGCGTTATACGAAGATACCAAAAGGATTAATAAATCAAAATCAGACTTCGTAATAAATATAATTACCAGAATTGTAAATATGGAATTCTTTAATTCTTATTATGTAGATTTATTTGGTACCATTGGTAAATCTTTACCATTTAGCACTAGATTTAAACAAATAGCATTGGAGCTATCACTGGTTGGAGATTTTATTAAAGAAATTAATAGTAACTTCCATGATACTATTGTATATAGTAATTGTAATAATCTTGGCGAATATACTCTTAAATTAAGAGATGAGTTAATAGATATTATTAAGCTTAAAACAAATCAAAAAACTATTAATAATAGAAATATTAAATTATCAGCAGATGTAGCATATTCTATAATTAATTTAATGGAATATGAACTCAATATCATAAACGTTTCTATGACTTATGACTCTTATGTAAAAAATATTATAGATAAAAATATAAAACTGTTAAATAAATTTTGTAATAGAGATCTAAGTAAAGATAGTACTCAACTTAAGATGCTCTTAGATGGTAAAGAAGTTAGAATAGATGATTTCATTAAAGATATTAAATTGACAGTTGATAAATATTTATTTTACTAATCTATAGGAGGAAATTAAAATGGTAAACTTTTCCGATGTAGCAAATGGGGATATCTTCAAAGGCAGTATTAAATTAGCAAATATCTTAGATATAACTCCAGAATATGCTAAAGAAAATAAAGAAGATGAAAATAAATTATTATATTTCATAGAAATCCTTAATGCTATTGGTAGACGTTATGAAAAGCTATCTGATTTTCCAGGACTTAGACAAAATTGCGAAATATATGATTCATTAGTTAAACTTTTGAATGATGTTAACTATTATGGATTAAATATTACAGCTCATTATAATGGGACTAATCAAATAGTATCTCTGAAATTAGATTATTCTAATGATTTAAATCCTTTAATGTGTTTAGATATGGCAATCCATCTTATTTTAGATAAAGCTGGGTTTGGCATTTTCGATTTTAAACGTATGGAAGAATTTATTAGAAGAGATGCTACGCCAGAATTACTTAAAGCTAAAATTGTTAATATGTTAATCACTGGTGAATTATTTGTAGCCTCGTATTCTATCTATGAATACAAAGTCTTCTCCAAAGGTATTGCTGATTTAATGAGCTTTGTTTCTGAATTTTGCAAAATTCATGATAATGAATTTAGCACCAATAATTTAGTAAATAAATCTATCAATGATGCATTATTAGTAGTACGTGCATATATTATTAATAATCTTAAGATTAGACTTGAAAATAATGCCGACTTCTATTTCATAGAAGAGATGGAAAAAACTTACAGATCATGTGAGCATATTATCAATAATGCATTATATTCAGTTGATGATGATAAATTTATCGAATCAATAGTCTCAGTGCTAAATAAAGTATATGAAGAGAACTTTGATAAAGTATCTGATATTAAATTTACTGTAGAAGATGCTAAAGTTTCTCTAGGTCTACTTACTAAAAATTATCTAATTAGAGAAAAGATAAGAGAAGTGTATTTAGGAATTAAGCCAAATAATTTATACGGCAACTTTGAATAATCATATTGATTACTAAATACAACAAATTGACCCATGGGAATAATTCCCATGGGGCTTTTATTTTAGGCTTCTTCAAGGTCTGCATATTTATCTGCAAATTCGTCTTCGTTGATAGTCACGTACATAGTTTGAAGATATGCTTTAGTACCAGACTTACCGTTTACTTCCCAGTCGAATGGTGTCACGATAACATCTACTTCTTTAATACTTGCGTAGTCTAACGCACTGATATTTTCCTCATCAAGTTTAGTCTTTTTGCGACGAGTTACCAATGTTACTTTTGGCGGTACATTATCGAAACGTACAGTTACTGGTAACCAATATACAGTCGTAGGAGTGTCATCGTAATCATCGTTATTTTTTGGTGTGAAGTTCTTAACATTCCAACCATCTTCTAATAATTGTTCTGCTACTTCAGGGTCTTCAATTACTAAACCAAAGTTACGATCACCTTTACGATTATATTTTTCTTCACGTCCTTCGAAGTTTCTAAAGATTAAACGTGCGTTCTCCATTACAATTTTACTTTTAGCCATTTTTAATTCTCTCCTTTATATTAGAATGGGTTTGTCCCAAGCATTACTTCTTCATAATTTGTTTCTCTGGGATATGGGTCGTTCGAGCGGAACCACTCAAAGTCTCCATATTCCGAGATGGCATCCATAGCCTCATTCGCTAAGTTAATGAAATATGACTTATCGATTCGGTCTTCTAAACCTAACTCAGTCACCATTTCTGATTCCATCCAGCGATATCCTTTTGTGCCGTTTACAGCATCGTACTTACCGTTTCGCTCAGCTAGCAATATACCAGCGCCAACGCCGCTCACCATAGGACAGAATTGTCCCACTTTCCCGATAAATACCCGGTCGTGACAAGTTTCAATCTCCATCTCAATTCTAGCTTTTT